ATTCATCTTGAATATGTATATTATATTTTTTTTAAGTTATATTTTATTCTCTTATGTTTCGCATTAAACACCATAATATGTATATAGATTCGTGAGTCATGTCATTTTCTACGCTATTACAAATCTCTAACATTTTATTAGCATCTGATATTGCTTCTTCTAATTTCTCTTTTTTTATTGTTAAATAATTTAACCATACACTTGCCAAATTTGGATGTGTTGATTTTCTCTCATCTAATTTATTCATTAATGTATCCAGTTCATTTAAACTCATTGATTATTTTTATTTTTTATATTTATATTATTATTTATTTTAATCTTAATGACCGTAAATAAAAATTAAATACAATCCAATTACACTTAATACAATTCCGATTGCGTCATATTTTGTAACGGTTTCATTAAACATGACTGCGCCTACAATTAACATGGTTACTATGCTTACTATAGACCATACAAAATTAGTCATTCCTACTCCATGAAAATCATAACATTTTTTCAATAATAGACATACTATACTGTATGAAAATATAGCAATTAATATATACAATGAAGTATTATTTATTTTACTTTTTTTAATATGATATTGTGCTATACATTCAAAAAAAACAATTGCAAAAATTAATAAAAAATAAAACCTAATCTCTTCTGATGTCATATATATATAGTATTTATTTATTTTAAAATTATAGAGTAAAATAAATAAAAATAAGTTTCCAGGTCTTCAAACCTTTTCTGAAAAATGGACATAAAAAAGCATGTCCATTTTTAAATCGGCCAGAAAAGATATGAAAAAAACGAAAATTTTTTTATGATCTCGTTATTTTATAAAAAAAAATTGAAATAAGAGCGTTATGCTGTAAAACACATATTTACCAATTTCCAAAGAATCCTTAAAGGGTTTTTAAGCGTAGTATATAAAAGCTAATATGGATGCTAATGATTCTCTCCCCAAAAAGTATGTAAATTATGAATGTCAGAAATGTGTCTTTTTAACGTGTAATAAAAAAGATTATAAAAGACATTTGCTTACTGAAAAACACAATAGACCTGAAATCCTAACAACAAACACCCAACCCACCCCAAAAATTGAAAAAATAGGTAACGTTTGTAAATGTGGAAATTCATACAAACATGCGTCTAATTTATGTAGACACAAACGAACCTGCACTTATAAAGAAAATAGTGATGATTTGAATGAAAAAATAGAATTAATAAAAATTCTTGAAAATATTAAACAAAATACATTATCAGAACTAGATTCAACCAGTGAACCAAAATATAAAATTCAAAATTTAAATTATTTAAAATTGTATGATGGTGATAAATTAATTTATGTAATTAATCCATTATAAATGAATTTTTAATTATTTATTTATTATTTTATTTATTTATTATTTTATTTATTTATTATTTATTTAATTATTATTTATTTTAAAAATCTTTTAGTAAATTAAAAAAAAATAAGTTTCCAGGTCTTCAAACCTTTTCTGAAAAATGGACATAAAAAAGCATGTCCATTTTTCAATCGGCCAGAAAAGATATGAAAAAAATAAAAATTTTTTTATGCTGTTGTTATTTTTTATAAAAAAATGAAATTAAGAGCGTTATGCTCTAAAATGCTTTTTTAAATAAATTTCCAAAAATACTTAAAGGTTTTTTATTGTAGTATATAAACCTACAATGGATGCTACATCGTCTCTCCCAAAAAACCCATTAAATTATTCATGTATTGTTTGTGACTTTTTAACGTGTAATAAAAAAGATTATAAAAGACATTTGCTTACCAATAAACATAAAAACCTAACAAATCCTAACGACGAACACCCTCCCACCCCAAAAGAATTTAAATGTAAATGTGAAAAAGTCTACAAACATTCATCTACTTTGTCAAGACACAAAAGGACTTGTTCTTTTATACATAAAAATGCAGAGGGGGAAACGGATTCTTTAGGAGAAGTAGAAAATAAACAGGAAGACAATAATAATGAGTTGATTACATTATTGATTACACAGAATAACCAATTACAGGAGTTATTAATAAAACAATCGCAGGAATATCAAAAACAGTTAATTGAATTAATTCCAAAATTAAGTAGTAATAATAACAACACGATTAATTCCAATAATAAGGTTGACATTAATATATTTTTAAATGAAAAATGTAAGGATGCAATGACAATGAATGAATTTATTAAAAAAATAGATGTTTCCATTAATAATTTGTTTATGACGAAAGATAAAGGCTTGGCAGAAGGTATATCTAATTTATTTATAGAAAATATTAAAAAATTATCTTTACACGAACGTCCTCTTCATTGCACTGACGTAAAGAGAGAAACTCTTTATATTAAAAATGACACGTGGGAAAAAGACGATAAGAAAACATTTATAAAGAATGCGATTAAAAGGGTTTCAATTAAACAATCAAAAAGTTTAACAAAATTTAAAGAAGAAAAGCCGAATTATATGAATAATCAAAAAGACAAGGATGATTTTATTAATATAGTTAGAACTACGACGGAATCTTTAGATGATAAAGAAGATAAAGTTATAAGAAATTTATGTAAGAGTGTTTATTTAAAAGAAGAAGATTATAAAAATTAAATAACGTTATATGTTTCATCACACATTTGGAATATATATTTTATAATTTTATTATGTAATAAATAAGTATTTAACTACATAATAATAATAAAGAATAATAATTATATTTAATTAATGAAATTTTACGACACACGTTTTGATGATTATATAGAAACAAATAAAATAAATGATTTACATCCAAAATTAGAATTATTTTATAAAAAATTTCCTGAGAGTATAAATAATTTTAGGAATTTAATATTTTATGGACCCAAAGGAGTAGGCAAATATACGCAAATGTTAAAGGCGATTAAGCGTTATAGTTCAAGTGAATTAAAATATGAGAAAAAAATAATAGTATCGTACAATAAAAATATTTATTATTTTAAAATAAGCGATATACATTTTGAAATAGATATGGCTCTATTAGGATGTCAATCAAAAATGTTATGGAATGAAGTGTATTATAATATATTAGACATTGTATCGGCAAAGACGGATAAAGTTGGAATCATTGTATGTAAAAATTTCCACGAGATACATGGTGAATTATTGGATTCATTTTATAGTTATATGCAGACTCTAAATCAGAGGTTAATCAATTTAAAGTTTATATTAATAACAGAGGAAATCAGTTTTATTCCTGATAATATTCTTAATTGTTGTCAAGTAATATCAGTTCCGAGACCAACAAAGAGCCAATATAATAAATGTTTAAAAACAAAACTACAATCTGATTTTAATTTGGATGAAATTGTGAATATAAAAGACGTGCGTTCTAATAATATTTATAATTTAAAACCGTACAAGACAATTTGTAATAAAATAATAGATGAAATCTTGAATATAGATGATCTGAAATTTAATAATTTTAGAGATTTACTTTATGATATTTTGATATATGATTTGGATATAACAGATTGTATATGGTATATATTGAATTCATTAATAGAGAGAAAAAGAATAAAGAATAGTGATATGATTGATATATTGACTAGAACCTTTTCTTTTTTACAATATTATAATAATAACTATAGACCAATTTATCATTTAGAGAATTATATTTGTTATTTAATAATAAAAGTCCATGAATACGGAGAAAGCAATTAATATATTAAATTTATCATTACCATTTTCTCTCATTGAATTAAAAAGAAATTATCATAAACAATCATTAAAACTTCATCCGGATAAGAATAATTCTCCTAATGCTACCGCTGAATTTCAAGAGTTAAAAAATGCTTATGAATATTTGAAATTAAATATAGATGATTTTTCAGAAATAGATAATAATGAGTTTGATTTCTTTGAAATACTAAATAATTTTACATCAAAATTAAGTGGGAAAAAATTAGATAAATCATTAGTATTAAATATAATAGAAAAATTATCAGAAAAATTTTCTGAAAATAGTAAATTAATATATAAGGAATTATTTGAAGGGATAGATAAACAAACTTCGCTTGATTTATTTGAATATTTAAAAAAATATGCCGAAGTATTTAATATATCAAATGATACATTAAATAAAATAGGTGACATAATAAATGAAAAATTTGAAAATGATGAAATAATAAAGTTACATCCTACAATAGATAATTTAATAAGTGATGATGTATATAAATTGGATTTTGATAATGCTCTTTATTATATACCTTTATGGCATCACGAAATAATATATGATTTATCGTTTAATAATCAATTAATTATAAATATCATTCCTAATTTAGATCATCATATATCAATAGATGATTATAACAACGTGCATATTCATTTAACAAAAAATATAAAAGGTTTATTAACATCAAAGACGATTATGTTTAATATTGGAAAGAAAGTATTCAATATTCCATGTAACGAATTATATATAAAAAAAAAACAAAAATACATTTATAAGAAACATGGAATATCAAAGATAGATACAAATGATGTATATGATGTTTCAAAAAAGAGTGATGTTATAGTTCATTTAACATTAATAGATGTAGATATATGACAATAAAAAAATTTATTAAAATTAATTAATAAATTTTTTGTTTTTTGTTTTTTGTTTTTTTTTAAATTTATATTTTTTATTATTACTTTAAAATTTTATATTACTTTAAATTTATTCATCACTGGCATTTTTCTTGCGACGAACAATTTTCTTTCTGGATGCACTTGATTCTTCAGCAACTGTCTCCGACGCGGCAACAGCTACATTAGGTTGAGACGATTCATCATCGCTGTCTTGGACTTGGACTTGTACGCTATCATCAACTTCGTCAACATCTTCATCATCTACCTGTGTTTGTTGTACCATGCGCTCGCGATCATTGCTGCTTAGCTTAATATGGCATGTTCCGCGTAGACTCTGAGGCGGCTTAACAACCGCTTGGAACAATTTCCAAGTAACACCGAATTTACCATTTGCGAACCAAATACCTCCACACTGTAGAACACATGCGACGCGAGTAAGCTTAGGAATAAGTTCAACCGGGGATGAAACTTTAGTAGACGGCCACAGCTGATGCTCTTCCATATCGTAAAGTTCAATCTTCCAATCGCCATCCCAATAAGGAACCTTTACGCGAAGTGTAGGAGCTTTGGTATAGTCGTGCTCTTGTGTTTCCTTGTTCTTAGGATATTTCAACATCGGGGTCCATAGAGCATCAACAACATCTGCGCTCATTTTAGGCTTGTTGAACCACTCCTTAGAATTGGTAATAGCATCAGCTTTAATTCTTTCTTCAAAATTCTTGAGCTTTTCCAAAAACATCTCGCCCTCTTCATCGGGATAATCCGCATTAGGAAATTGCAGAGAAAGTTCATATGATACTTTTCCTGATTTATCATCTTTAAACTCGCTCATGCCCCACGTCAGCATAAGAGGAGTAGATAGATATGTTGATTTACGAAGACGAGTATTCATAATAGTAATATTTTTTCCACCAGCCGCATTAATTTTGGGCTTGGCATATGAAATATCAGTAGAAGGGTTGTAGTCTGACACGTTAACGATTTGTGACATTGTTGTATTATATGATTTATTATGTGGCTAAATCTTTAAATCAATTTTTTTTTTAATTCATATAATAATGTCGCGTTTAAAGATAATATGCTGCGCAATGCGTGTAAAATATTATTTATTATTTTGTATTTATTGGCGAATTAATAATAAGTATTCTAATAATTATATTTGAAAATATTCTAATAATTTATTAAAATTATTGAAATATTTATTTTATCATTTTTATTTTTTTACAATTATGTAATAACCTCTTTACTTGGCGGCGGCCTCAGCAAGTGCCTTCTGAGACTTGGCAAAGTGAGGGCTCATATAACGCTGGAGATTGAAATAAGTTAGCTCATCAGTGTCGTTAATCTTAAGGAGTGTAGAGAGGCTTGAGTCAGGGTTAATCTTGCGACCGTTGCTCTTGTCCTGGAGACTATGCTTGCGAATATAAGCATTAATCTCGCGGGTCACTTCAGTGCGAGCCATTTCAGCACCAGAGGGTCTACCAAGGAAAGTCGCAAGCTCATCAGAAATAAGAGTAGGCTTTACAAAACCGCTGGGAGAACGGTTTCCAGTCTTGCGACGACGACGAGAAGAGGCCTTGTTTGCGGACTTTAGTTCTCTGGTAGCACGGCGTTCAAGCTGACGGAACTCGGTCTTAAGAGAAGAAAGAAGCGCAGTAGCCTGTTGAAGTTTCGCGAAAACATCGTTGAATGCTGCTGATAGCTCGGTGTTAACAGCGTCACTCTCGGCAACGGGAGCAGAAGACGCACCCTCCTCTACAGCGGCAGAGCTTACGGGGACATCAACAACAGAAACAACTGCCTTCTTGACTACGCGCGGGGCCTTAGTCTCGGATTTAGCAGCGGCAACACGGGGAGCCTTAGATTTAGTAGAACCAGCAGCCTCAACGGCAACCGGAACACTTACAGGGGCAGCAGATACAACAGCGGGGACAGTCTCGGATTTCTTTGATTTAGGGGGCATTATATACATTACTATAATAAATCTTTTTTAAGTGTTTTAACGCAATATATATTATATTGAGATTTGGACCCGCTAAATATGCTAAAAGTTTATAAAAATGTATGAAATTAATTAATGTGAGCTACCGAATAATACAACCATGGCATACTTTGGGCGGCATTTTCATTGACTAACGTTAATGCTGATAAAACAAAAGAAGCTCCTAAAAATTGCGAGTCGCGATTTATTCCTTTATATATTAAATTTTCAATTAACCGAATCATTTTGAATTTTAATTCTTCATGCGATACATTATAATCATAAATATTGAATGTTGAGTGGATTCCACTTGAACCGGTTCCACTAATTAAGAAAGGGTCACCATTAGGACAAATTTCTAGTTTACTTGTGGAGGTTAATTCTGCTCTATAATTCCATATATCATATAATTCTCTGCAGAATTTAATAATTTGTATACTATTTAATGTTGTAAACCAATTCATATCAGTGTAATTTCCTAATTCATCTATTTTTTGACATAAAGCTAATAATTTGAGTTGAATTTGTTTACTAATTGGTAAATTAGACATAAGTTCAATTTCGCTTATTTGATTTATTGTAAGTTTAAATATTTTATTCAATCGATTAATTGAATTAATATCATTTATAATTTGTGAAACTGGTATTTTTTTTCTATTGTATGGATTTTTAAAATTATTATCTCTATTAATTGCTTTTAAAATAGATGACATATCAAACCCATATATAACATTATCATCATCTTTGAAACTATAAAATTGGGTTTCATGAACTTCAGTTAAATTATCCATTGTTAAAAAATCAGTATCATTGACACATAAACATTTATTATTAACTGCTGGACCGTGTAATTTAATTAATTTACGTCTTAAATATAATCTGAATATATTTTGAATTTTAATAATTGAATTTGTTGCATATAAAAATAAATAAATATTAATGGATAATTCTTGTTTTGTTCCAGATTTAGCAATCTTATAATGTTCGCATATTTTTTTAAGCATTGGGATTGTGTAGTTGAATTTTATGATATCATTATATTCATTTGTACGTGGAATTTTAAAATTCGTTTCATTGATTTTAATTTGTTTTTCAATTTTAGGACGCAATTTATGAATGTAATTAAATATGACATTTTTCTTTTGATTTTTCATATGGTTAGTGTCTTTAGGTTTGATAAAATTTAGCATTATTGATATATACAAATATAATCTTTAATCACATTTGTATTATTAAATTATAAATATCTAAATTTAGACTTATAGTAATAGTTATAATTAAATCTAAATGCGCGTTGTTAAATAAAATTATTAAAATATGCGTTTATATTATAAATGAAGTATACAAAAAGAAGCACTAAACATAAAGGAGGTAAAACCCGCAAACAAATAGGAGATAAAATGGGAGGAACGATTAAACGCGTTAATCAGAAAGAATTTGATTCTCTAATAAAAAAAATGCTTGAATTATTGACATTATTGAGATTATATCATTGGAATACTTTCTCATATTCAACTCACAAAGCAACTGGAGATTTATATGACGGTTTATCAGACAAAGTAGACCAATATGTTGAAACTATGCTTGGTAAGAGCAATGGTAAATATCGTATTAATATGTCAAATTATAGTAAATTAACAATCAATGGTGTATCCAATAATGTTAATATGGGAAATACAATTAAAGCATTTATTAATGTATTGAATGTTTTCCATTCTCAACTACCTCAATCATTCTATAGCGAGATTATCAATATTAAAGATGAAATTGTTGCCGAACTAGATAAATATTTATACCTATTAAGCTTAAAATAAATAAATAAATAAATAACCCTGAAATATGAAGTATAAATTCAATGCATTTTTATATATTTTACATTCAATCCGCAAATAATTATAATCATTTGAATAACAACTATTTATGATTATAATTATTTTAAACTGTAATTGTCTTTGCTATATTTCTAGGAAAATCAACATTTTTATTTCTTCCTTTGCTTAAATAATAACTAATTAATTGTAAAGCAATAATAGATAATAAATTTGAATATGTTTCATTATGAGGAATTATTATAATATTTTCTCTCAATTCAGAAAGGTTTGATATATCGCTTATAGTAAGAACATTTGCTTCACGAGAGATAATCTCATTATAAATGTTGGATAATTTTGAATGATGTTCGTTTTGATTATCAATAAAAATAATAGGAAAATTATTTTCTAAGATGCTAAATGGTCCATGTTTTAAGCTGCTTGCTAATTGTCCTTCAGCCATTAAATAACACATTTCTTTTAATTTTAATGCTCCTTCAAATGAAAGTCCTTGGTGTTGTGATATAACGAAACATTTATCTTTCTTTTCAAAAATATTTAATAAAGTATGATAACAAAACATGGAAATATCCATTTTATTAAGAAGTAATTCAATTTGAAGATGTAGATTTTTCAAATCACTTATATATTTTTTTCTTTTTTCCAAATTAATATTTTTATTTTGAGAAAACCATATAGCAATCAATGATAATACGATTATTTGGCTGGTAACTGCTTTTGTAGAGCATACAGATACTTCACGGCATGAATTCAGATAAACGCCGCATAGAGTTTCTCTCGCGATTAATGAATCAACTACATTAACAACGCCTATCATTATTAAATTTTCTTCTTTTGCAATATTAATACATAGAGTTAATTCATATGTTTCGCCTGATTGTGATATTAAAATAACACCAGTTTTCCCTTTTTTTGGTATATCAAGTTTAGTAAATATTGACGCGTCTATTGTTTTAACTGTATTGAAATCACACAATTCTTTAAAATAATGTTCGCTTATTAATGCGGCGTTAAGGGATGAACCGCAAGCTAATAGAATTAAATTATCAATTTCCATTAATAAGGATGTATTTATCTCAAGACCTCCTAATTTAACTTCATAATCATTTTTAATGCGTCCTCCATTTCCGATTGCTCTTTGAAATGAATGAGGTTGTTCGTATATTTCTTTAAGGGTCCATGATTCATATGGTTCGGGTGTATTATTTTCAATTAGTTTTTCAATAGATTTTATTTTATATAAAATATTAGAATATGATTTATAATTACATTTATTATTTTTTGAATTTCTCTCAATCTCAATGATATCATCGTTATCAATACACATATAATTTGTTATTTCTTTATAAAAACCATACTTCTCAGAGGATACCATAAAACTAGTTCCGTCATCTGAATATCCAATAAGCAGGGGACTTCCTTTTCTAACACAATAAATAATATTAGGGGTATCTCTGCAAATAATAGCAAGAGCGTATGTTCCTTTAAGTTGAGCTTTAGTATATTGAATTGCTTCTATAATAGTATTACGATTATTTAAATTATAAAAATATGAAATTAAATTAACTATAATTTCTGAATCTGTATCTGATTTAAATGTTAATCCTTTTTCAAGTAAAAAATAATATAATTCTTTATAATTTTCAATAATTCCATTATGAACTAGAGAGAAATTCCCCAAATAATCCGAATGAGGATGAGCGTTTGCGTCTGTTTTTCCTCCGGTTGTTCTCCATCTACAATGAGAAATGCCTACGTTTGTAGTGGAGCCAAGATGTTGGTCTTTAACTCGTAGAACCTTTTTTTCAGCTGTCTCATTATCAGTTGAAGCAAATTTATGCGTTAGTATGTTTCCACACGAGTCCATTGTGCTTATTCCCACAGAATCGTAACCTCTATTTAATAAATTACATATTCCATTGTATATTGGATCAAACGCATTTGAATTTCCAATAAATCCGGTTATTCCGCACATTAATAGTATTATAATATTATTAATTTGATTTTAACTATATTTATAAATAAGTTTTATAAAGAAATAAAACCAGCTTTGGTTTAATCCAATTCCAATATTGTCATTCTTAATGAGTTTTTAAGTATGTCATCATTTTTAATGTTATTATTATTATTTTTATTAATGTTTTGGATACATTTTAATGATTTAATGTATATTTCAGAATCATAATTATTTTTTATAAAATCATAAAATGAGGTTAGAGTTCTAGGAGTTTTATTAAATTTCATTATAGCGAAATTATTCACATTACACCATTTTAAAAATTTCGTATAATCATTCATTAATATTGATGTTACGATATAATATGCAAATACATTCGCCTTTTCTTTATATAAATGTTTTCTAGCAGCTATACTTATTTTATCATTTTTAAATAAATTTTCATATTTTATACCCATATAATTGAGGATTTTATTCGCTTGATAGAGAGAAAATACTCTTTCAATTTGTAATAAAAAATCTGTATATGATAAAAATTCATTAATATTATCTTTATTATTTAAAATACTATAGGAACAAAACGCCGCGTTTATTATTCTAGCCCATGTTTCACAATAACTTTCAAATAAATTAAATTTACTTTGAATTGGAAATAGACGAGAGATATTATTATTAAATTCAGATAAACGCATTGTTGAAAATTCAAACCCCAAATTATGTAATGTTTCATGTAAAAATACTTTAAACCATTCTTCTTTTCTATAAATAACAATTTCTGATATTTTACTACATACTATAGTAAATCCTGTATTAACCTCTTGTGGACTAAGTATAGTAAAATTATTAGATGGGACAGTTTTTTTGAAATCTGTTAAAAAAATAAATATATTTAAAAATTTACTACATTCATTTTCTCCATACAAGTTTAATATACGTATCCACATTAACATATAGTTAACATAAATATCAAGTGTAGTTGTTGGTAAATTTGAATTATCATGTGTATAAAAATAAAAATTAATGACGCGACCGTCTAGCACAGAATTATATTCAATTAATGTCGTTGTAGTTTCTTCAATATTTTTCTTTATATTTTCAGGGAAGAAATTACTATTATATATTGTTGGAAATTTAATTTGTTTGATTGAGTTAATGTTAATATTATGTTTAAAGATATTTTTTTTTATTGCTGCTGATTGTATATATTTCTCAGATTGTTTTATTAATTTAAATAATTGTTTTAAAAAGGTAGTTTCAATTGAATTAGATTTTTGATTAATCTCTCTATTTAGCATACATTTATTAAAATCATTATAAATTAATTTTACATATTCTTGTGATTTGCTTGAGAATAGCATATATATTTAATTCATATATTAATTATTTTTATTAATACTTATTAATACTTATTGATTAAATCAATATTTATTAATTATTATTTTTATTCAAGTTTTGATAACATATGGATTATATTTATATTTATATTTATATTTATGCTTTATTTAGTTCGTATCGTATTTCCATAAGGTCGTTTGATGTAGTTGCTGGTGTTCCCTGTAGATAATGTGTTAATTTTGCCTTTCTAGTTAATTTAAGTATTTTTTTCAATTCTTCATTTTGGTTAAATTTTGCTCTAAGAGCTTCCTTTAATGTAGTTTTATTTCTATTTACAAAAAAGTCGGCATCAATTACTATATTTTTTGGTCTTAATTGTTTTCCTTCAAATTTACCAGTTTTGCCTCCAGCTGCTTTAGCCATTGCCGGTGATTTTGATATTTCACTGTCTGAATCTAGTGAGAATTGTAAATAATATTGAGGAGCTGAATTTTTAAATTTAGAGCCTTGGTAGTAGTGCTCTACGGATAACCATTTATGTTCGTTTAATTCAAACGGAGACTCCCATAAATCATCTAATTTTCTTCTCCATTCGGGCATAGAAGATAGTCCGCTATATGCTTTAACTCCTTCGGGTCCAATTTTCTCTCCTGACCCCTTGCCTGGAAGAGGCTTTGGATTTGAGCGTATATAATATTGAAAAATCGTTTCATCGTTCCAAACATCTTCTGACGGCATTTCAATCATTTCAGGAATTTCAGGAGGAATTTCAAGTTCTCCCTTCATTTGAAGGAAATCAGGAATAATATAATATGGACCTGCGTTTTTCTCTAAACATTTATTAACAATTAAATTTTTTACATTATACGGTAACTCTTTGAATTTTAAAGCTCCTCTGCTCTTGTATGTGATTAATTTATAATGATTGCCTGTATAATTAAGCATAATATAAAATTTAGGTTCAAATACTCCTCTTGATTGTAATACAACATCATTTAATTGACCGCAATTCAATACATTTTCAACATCTCCAGAATTATATGCCTCTTCTGAAAGTAAAATCAGTTTAATATTTAATAATCTTTCAATTGTGGATACAGCCCAAGTATCTCCCCAAAATTCACATGTTTTAATAATGTCAGAGAATTTATCTAATGTATCAACCCCTTTCATAAATTTAAATTCTGATAATAGATTTTCATTTATTTTCTTAGTTTGTTCTAATTCATTATATGTTTTTTTAACATTTTTAGCTCTCTCAATAATGGCGATTTGTTCTTTTTTCTCTTTTGCTGTATCCAGTTGTTTTTTCAATTCTTTATTTTCATTTGCTAATTCGCGAATACGATGTTTTATACCATCTAGCTCATTTGTAAATCCTGTATATAATGTATAATATTGTGTAAAGGTGTCTTCGTCGACTTCTTCAGACAATTTATTTCTTAATTGTTCTACTGAAACTTTGATGCCTGCTCTTGCTAGGCCATCTCTTACTGTAGCGAAAAAACAATCACCTCCGCCTTCATTATCAACTGCGTCATAATAATTGCTACGCATAAAATTTTGTATCCATTCAGCTTGATCTTTTTCTATATAGTCTAATTGTTCTTTTTCACTATCTAATTTAGTTTGTTCTGGTAATTCATTAAATGTTAATGTTTCTATATCTTCCTCATCACTTTCTTCGTCTTCGCTTTTTTTTTCCTCTTCATCTGTTTCCTCTTCGTCCATTTCTTCTTTATTCAATAAGCCTAAACTTTCCTTTTTAATTGTATCTATATTGACGAATGAATATAATAATGGGTCATATGTGTATTCTAGATTTATATCGCCGTCGGCATCTAAAAGATCGGGTAAAGTATTTGACATAATTTCATAAATGCCAATTTGTGAAACAACTCTATTTTTTTTAAGAAGATAGATGGGATAATATTCAATGTTTTTATCAATATAAGTATATTTTGGTTTTCCAAGTGCAATTAAAACTTTATGACCCATTAAACCAATCTCATATAGCGTAGCATCATAATTTATATCATCTACATCAAGTTTTTTATTTTCTGTATATACAATACTGTCATCTAATTTAGATTTAACCATTTATAAAATAATTGTATATTTATTTTATAAGTAATATTAACATAATATATTTAATATGTATTTAATTAAATTAAACTATTAGATTATAGATTATATATTGTCTTCAATAATTTGACGGTGTGAAATACCGAATAACTTTTTCTTTTTACTAAATGATATTACTTGTGTTTTTCTTTATAAATTCTGTATAAAGAAAAAAATATTTTTATAAATTTTATTAGAAATTTTATTTTTGTATAAATAATTAAACAATTATAGCTCGTCAAGAATATCCATATGTTTAAAGATTGATTTTGTAGTAGCGCTTGGATAATCTTTAACCTTCAGTTTGCTATATGTTTTTACATTGTCAATAATCATTTCCCAACCATCTTCATCGTCAAGCTCTTCAGAACTATTTGTAATCAATATGAATATATTTTCTGAAAGTTCATCTAAAATTTCTTTGTTTCCTTCTTCTGATAATTTAAGTATAATGTATTCTTGAACTTTATTAATAATTGAAATCATGTCTGATTTATCAATTACTCCTTCTTTCATAAGATTTACATAAAATGCACTAAGAGCTCTTCTTTTATCGTTTGTTTTATTATTTTCACAAAATTTATCATAATCAGTATTAGGATTGTAATATTCAATTGTAGTAAATAATTCTGAGAATTTATCTAGATTTGTTTTAAAAATATCTGACATAAAACTATATTTTGTCATGAGGCTCTTATATAGTTTTGCATATGTAGCCGAGTAGAACGCATTTCCACTTGCAATATTAAAGACAGATTCTCCGATTTTATTCAATTCTTCTACTGAAGCATCCGTTATAGTGCTAATTTCTAGAGTAATTTGTTCACACATCTTGTCATAATTTTTCTCTGTAATCTTATTTAAATATTTGCGAATATTGTCAATATTAGCATCAATTCCGTCTTTCTTTTTAATTTCGGTTGTTTGAAATTTACGAATCGAATCCCAATCATCATCTTGAATCTCTTGATTTTTATTTCTACGTTTATTATTATTATTATTAATTAATGCTGGTTGATGAGTTTTTTTATTAAATTGAGGTGTTCTGATATAATCGGCTGCTCCAACTTGATTTGCAAGTGTGGTAATGATATCAACTGTTTCTTGAGGAAGTTGAAATTGAATTCCATTGAATATAATATTTTCAAAATCGGCAATTGAATACCTTGTAGCCATTGTCATAGATGTTATAATTAATAGGTATATATATTTATATCAATTTTTATTTTAAATTAAATTTATATAATAATAAACTTAAAAGATTAGTCACATTATTATATTATAATGCCAGGCAATATTACTCCAAATACTAATGACAAATTAAATAATGATGGAATAAACAATTATACTGAACCTACAAAGGAAAAATATGAAATTGTAGATTATGAAACATGGGATGAGATTGAAGAATTACAAGACAGAACAGATATTTTACGTGGTATTTATTCGTATGGTTTTGAAAAGCCGAGTCCTATTCAAAAAAGAGCCATTAAACCTCTCATGATGGGGTATGATATTATCGCTCAAGCTCAATCTGGAACTGGTAAAACTGGTTGTTTTGCGATCGGAACATTATACAGAATTGATCCTAAAGTAAAGGCCGTTCAAGCGATGATTTTAGCTCCTACACGTGAATTGTCAAGACAAATTAATTCTGTTATTGCCAGTATTTCATCTCAAATACCTGGATTAAAAACCCATTTACTTGTTGGTGGAACATCTACGGAAGTTGATAAGGAAAATTTATATCATGATGTTCCTCATATTGTAATTGGCTGTCCTGGTCGCGTTCATGATATGTTGAGACGCAAATGTATTGATTCTCGTACTATTAAATTAATTGTTCTCGATGAAGCGGATGAAATGTTATCACAGGGGTTTAAGGAACAAGTATATAATATTTTTCAATTTTTGCCATCTGAAGTTCAAGTCGGGCTTTTCAGTGCGACGATGCCAACTGAATTGCATGGATTAACTGAAAAATTTATGAGGGACCCTATTAAAATTTTAGTTAAAAGTGAAATGTTATCTCTAGAAGGAATCGCGCAATATTATGTTGCGTTAGAGGATGATTCTAATAAATATTGTACGTTGAAAGATTTGTATGGTAAGATATCTATGTCTCAATGCATTATTTATTGTAATAGTGTGAAAAAAGTTGCTGATTTACACGAAGCTATGGTAGCAGATGGGTATCCTGCTTGTTGCATTCATAGTAATATGGATAAAGATGAAAGAGTTGAAAGTTATAATAATTTTAAGACCGGTAAAAACCGTGTTTTGATTTCTTCAAATGTAACTGCTAGAGGCATTGACATTCAACAAGTAAGTACTGTTATTAATTTTGATATTCCTCGCGATGTATATACATACTTACATCGAATCGGAAGAAGTGGAAGATGGGGACGTAAAGGAGTTGGAATTAATTTTGTAACAAAGAGAGATTTTAGAAAAATAAAAGAGATTGAGTCTTATTATCATACCACTATCAAAGAATTACCCGAAGTTTTTTAATTCGTTTAGTTATATGGTATATGGAATAAAATAAATTTTGATTAAATGGTTAACAATATAGCGTTTGATAATATTAATATAAATATTCTATTTTTATAATGACAAATATAGAATATTTAAACACAACTCCTTCTAAATATTTTAAATTTCCAATTGAATATGTAGAACATAAATTAACAAGTGATACAGTGAAAGAAGATTTAGAGTTGATAAGTTTTAAAAATAAAGAAGATATATCAAATAATTCTTTATACAAATATGTTTTAAATCCTACAAATATATTTTCAAACGCAACCGCAAATATATGGTCTAATTATTATACTACTAATTTAGATTTTTTAAAAGATACTCAAAAAATAATTAAACATTTTAAACAAGTTGATTATGAGTACGAAGAAGCGAAGTTTGAGACGATATATGATATATATAATAATATAACAAATGATAATAATTTTCTTGAAAAGTATCAATATATAGACATATCCTATTTTAAACAATTTAATAATAATTCTCATGTTCTCCAAACACTTAGTTTACTTAATTTAACGTCTCCATTGCTTTCTATTCTTATACCTTTGATATTATTAATATTGCCATTATTTATTTTTAAATTATACGGACTTAATTTGAATATAAATACATATTTACATTTATTAAAGCAAGTATTTAGTAGACATCCATTAGGAAATGTGTTTATGAATTTTTCATCTGTTTCAATTGATAAAAAAATATATTTAGCCTTTTCTCTCGCATTTTATTTGTTTCAAATGGTTCAAAACGCAAAATCATGTTATAAATTTTACAATAATTTAAAATTAATGCATCATTATTTAAAAGAAATAAATACCTATATTGATTATACAATAAATTCATTTGAAAATTTTGAAAAGCAAGTAATAAATTATAAAAATTATGAATTATTTATCTCACAAATGAATGAGAAAAAAGATATTTTAATTAAATATAAAACAAAATTAGAAAATGTTACAAGTTACAAGTTTGGAATGACAAAAGTATTAAGAATGGGAGAAGCAATGAAAAACTTTTATGCTTTGTATGACAATGAAGAACTAAAACAATCTCTTCAATATTCATTTGGTTTTAATGGATATATTCATAATTTATCAGCATTGAATAAAAAACTTATTTCAAAAGAAATAGCATTATGTAAATATAATAAATTAAAAACTAAATTTAAAAAATCTTATTATCCCATCATTAATAATAATCCTGTTAAAAATTCATATGATTTAAATAAAAAATTATTAATAACTGGTCCAAACGCATCAGGTAAAACAACGATACTTAAAACAACTCTATTAAATATTCTTTTCTCTCAACAGATTGGAATGGGGTTCTACTCAAAAGCATATATAAAACCATACACATATTTACATTGTTATCTTAATATACCCGATACATCTTGCCGAGATAGTTTATTTCAAGCAGAGGCACGAAGATGTAAAAATATTATAACTGAATTAGAATCTTCATTAAAAGTTGAGAACCACTTTTGTATATTTGATGAATTATATAGCGGTACTAATCCATACGAGGCAATTAGTTCTTCTGTATCATTATTAAGATATATAACGAAACATCAGAATTTGGATTTTGTATTGACCACACACTTTTTAGATGTATGTAAAATACTAGACAATGATGAAAAATTTATGAATTGTTGTATGAATATTATTGAAAAGGACGATGATTTTGAATATACTTATAAATTAATAAATGGAATTTCACAAGTAAAAGGAGGAGTAAAAGTATTAAAGGATTTAGAATATCCTATAGAAATAATTAATAACACAAAATTGCTTCTGAACTCGTTAAAAATATAAGTTTTATAAATGAATTAAATTGTTAAATTATAAATAAATAAAATTCGTTTATTTATATTTAAAAATATATACCAAGTGTATAATATGGTATTATTCGGAGGAGATAAATTGTGTTTTGTTATTGGGCTAGGTATCACATTATTATTATGCGGATTGATTATGTTTTATGTAAAACAAAGATTTTCTGTTTATGATAGAGCTATAACAGAACAAAGTCAAATGCTTAAACATTTAGTAAGTAGCATTCAGACAGATACGTCATTTTTACGTTCCGCACAAGGGGCCGTTAATGCTGCTAAAAACGCACGTGAAATGTTTGAGGCGACACTTGGCGGAGGACAATGTGTCGGGGATGAATGTGATGTAGTAGAAGATAACGTCCATAGAATTGTTGTATCAGACGATGAGGATAATAGTGGTTCTGTATCTGATAGTGATAGTGAGAGTGATAGTGATAGTGAGAGTGATAGTGAGAGTGAGAGTGATAGTGAGAGTGAAAATGATGTTGAAGGTGAAGAAAACGTAGAACAAGCTGTTTCTCTAGATGATAATAAATTAAATATTAGACAAATCAATGTAAATGACATTAAAGTAGTGAAATTAGATGATTTAACAATTAATGAAAATATTCAATCATTAACAAGTGACGAGATTGAGTCAGTGTCCGAACATTTTAAATTTGATGTCGATGAAACAAATGATATGTCTAGCAATTTAGTAGATAGCATTTTATCATATCATAATGGAGATGATATAGATATAGATGATTCATTATCCAATTTAGATCCGTCGTTTTCAAAAAATAAATATTTAGATTTAAGTAAATCACAATTACAAGATTTATGTAAAGAGAAGAACTTTTCCGTAAAAGGAAGTAAAAAGGATTTAATTGATAGATTAATTGAATAAATATAATATATATATTATTTATATATGTCTTGGGGAACGTGTTATGCCGGATCAAATAATATTCATTTTGACTTTCCACCAATAATGATGGATGGTCGAAATTTTGCAGATTGGCAACCAGGAGCAGTAATTAATGAAAAAATTAGAGAAGAAGCTCATATAAAAACAAATGCCGATTATAGGAAATATTTAATTAATAATGCTGATAAAATTGTAAAATATAATCAGATACAAGCATGCGACCAATGTTGTAGTTGTCCGGCTGTTTATAACAGCGGACCACATAATCCATCAAAGGGACCATATTTATATAAATCATGCAGTGATTCAACAATGCCGTTTGGATACGAAACAAGTGATTTAAAAAACCAATATCTCTCTAGACAGGAATTAGAGGCTAGAATGAATATGCCATTATTGACGCAAGAACAAATGGTTAAAATGGGTTACCCTAATCCGAATTAATACTCGTAACTATTTAATTTTATATTTATTTCAAGTCATATTTTTGTAAATATTTGAAATAAATAATTAAACAGATAACCATTATGTATAAATATAGTATGAATATTCTTAGTTTTGATGTGGGAATTAAAAATTTATCATTTTGTATAATTGAATACAAAGATAATAATTTTACAATTAAACAATGGGAGGTAATTGATTTATGTAAAGAAGGAGATAAATGTACTGAGATTAAAGATGGTAAGAAATGTATAAAAAACGCAAAATATTATAAATATAATGATTATTATTGCCAAACACATTGTAAAAAAAAAATGTATGAAATTCCTCCTGACAATTTAAGAGAGAAAATACTAAAAAAAATGAAGTTAGATGAATTGGTAAATATTTCTAATCAATGTAATATTGAAATTAATAAACCATATACTAAAAATAAACTTTTAGAACAAATAATTGAATATAAACGAGACAAATATTTTGAATTAGTTAATGAAGTAAAAGCAAGCGAACATAATTTAGTTGAATTGGGAATTAATTTAAAAATTAAATTAGATAATTTATTGAATTTCTCTCAGATAGATTTAGTTTTAATTGAAAATCAAATCAGTCCAATTGCGAATCGCATGAAAACAATACAAGGTATGATAGCACAATATCTTATTATGAAAGGAGTTCACAATATTATATTTTATTCAGCAATAAATAAATTGAAAACATTTATAGGATCACATAAAACGTCTTATTCTGAGAGAAAACAATTGAGTATTTCATATACTACTCAGATATTAACAAAAACAATTATTTTAAATGAATGGATCGGATTTTTTTCAAGTCATAAAAAGCGTGATGATTTAGCAGATTCCTTTTTACAAGGTTTATCCTATTTAGTTCAAAAATATAATTTGGCAGTGAGTATATAATTTTAGGTTTATTTTTTTATATTTAAAAATAAATATTTTATAATTCGTATTACTTAAAATTATAAGTTCTTAATCTATCATAATAATAATGTTTGAACCTGAAATTATTGAAATTGGAAGCGGATTTAAAGAGTCTGTTATTACATTAGGAAATAGTTCAAAAAAATCCGGAAACGTAAATTTTGGCGGAGGCATTGAGCTTTTAATGAATGAAAAAAGAAAGGAAGGACCTTCAAAAAATCCATCAACCGATATTGATTTAGGTGATATAAATGAATTAGAAAATGAACTAAATGAGCTTAGTGCCCCGGAAAAATCATATAGCAGTGGTCTTTCAAAATCCAATTTATTTAAAAATATGCTTTCTGGAAATGCCCCTATGAAATTAAATTCAACATTTGACGAACACGACGACGAAGTAAATTCAATTATTGATACTTCTCCTGGACCATCAATAAAAATAGGACAAGAAACAGCAAAAGATAATACTAGTCAAAATAAAACATGGGATGGTTTTCAAAAATTCAATGATATTCCTGTAGATCCTACGAAATCAATTCCTCTGCATCCAGTATTGAATAAGGAAGACCTATTAAGAGAGAAATTTAAATTTTTAAGAAAATTAGAAGAATTAGAAAGCAAGGGAGTTAAATTATCAAAAAAATACACAATGGAAAGTAATTTACAAGAAATGCAAGGCGAATACGAGACAATTGTATCTGAAAAAGAAAAGCAAAATAGTGTAAAATTCCAAGGTAAAATGTTAATGGCTTGTATTACCGGATTAGAATTTTTGAATAATAAATTTGATCCATTTGATATTAAGTTAGATGGATGGAGCGAACAATGTAATGAAAATGTTAGTGATTATGATGAAATATTTAGCGAGTTACACGATAAATATAAAACAAAATCAAAGATGGCACCTGAACTTAAATTGATGTTTCAACTTGCCGGTTCAGCAGTAATGGTCCATATGACAAATACTATGTTTAAATCTGCTATGCCAGGAATGGATGATATTATGAGACAAAATCCCGATTTAATGAATCAATTTACACAGGCAGCAGTTAATTCAATGAGTAATAATAGTCCTGGATTTGGAGGATTTGTAAATAGTTTTATGGGAAGCGGAGGCGGTGGAGGCGGAAGTTCAGGAAATCAAAACTTACCTCGCAATAATCAACCTCCTCCCCCTCCAGTATCAACACAGAACATATATAGACCGGCTAGTTCATCCGGTCCATCAAATAGACCTGATATAACTAGTGCTCGTGGAGACGGAATTGACATTCATGATACATATGGTAAAGCCGGAGGCGCAGATAGAAGTTCAAAAAGACCGGAAATGAAGGGACCTCGTGATTTAAATGATATCATTTCAAATATGAAAACCAAATCTATAACAATTCAGGCTCCTAAGGATGATGAAAATAATAGCACAATGAGTGTAAAGGATTTAGACGAAATGAATAAATTTAAAGCGCCAAAATCAAAACGCAGACCTAGAAGTGAAAAAAATACAGTAAGTCTAGACATTTAAAAATGATACGATTTAATGTAATTTTATATCAATCTATCATCTTATTAAATACTAATTTGGTTTAATTTAGTATTTAAAACAATTAAATATATAATATATGAGTGATAATAAAGTCAAAGTATGTTCTAAATATGATATATTATTAGAAAAGGATAAATTAAATAATAATTTTACAATTTCATTTACGATTAAAAATGATGCGATTTCATTGATAAATATTATTGATTATTCATTTTTTAAAATTATTTCAGATTTAAATAAAGATATTTTGGAAGTTGTTATGGATGAACCAATTGATGATAAAATTAAAATGTTTTTTTTATTTAAACCAATTGCCGAAGATTTTGGAATAATGAATAAAAGCATGTTAATAGAAACAGAAAAATGTATCCGTGATAGTCATGTAATTTTTAAAAGTAAAGATTTATTACACGATGTAGATATGTTTAACGAATACGATAGGATTGATTGTAATTTATCTGAACTTGATATTAATATTATAAATAATCATTTACTTCATGTAATATACACGTTCAATATTGACATTCATGAAGACTTACCAATTTATATGGAAAATTTAATAGGTTTAATTATGAAAAAAATATTTTTGAAATTAAAATTATTTATAGAGAATATTAAATAATTTATAATAGTAATGTTAATTAATTTTATTGAATTATTTTATAATATATGGTTTGTTTTAAAAACTTTTTTAATAATCGGTTATGAACGATTACAATATTATTATACAAATGATTACAATGGGTTCATAATTAATCTAACTAAAAAATTATCAAATGAAAATATTGTTTATGGTAAGATAATACAAGCTATATCAACAAATAATAATTTAATTAATCCAGAATTATCAGATTATTTATTGAATTTTACTGATAACGTTAAATTTAATCAAAATGACATTGATATGGAGACAATTCATTCATTGAAAATGTTTAATAAGGCAAATGGATATAAAATGAGTCATATTGATTATGAATATCCAATTAATTCAGGTCTTATTGCTCTTGTTTATTTAGTTAAATTGAATGATACTGAAGTTGTAATAAAAATAAAAAGAAAAAATATTTCAAATAATTTACATGACGGATTAAAAAAGGTTGATTTTCTAATAAATCTGATTAGTTACATTAAACCGTTTAAGAAATTTAATATAGATAAAATTTTTAATGAAAATAAGAAATTGTTATTGGAACAATTAGATTTTTCTAACGAAGTTAAAAATATAAAATTATTCAATAATAAATTTAAAAATGTAAATCATATTGTCATACCAAAGGTTTACGACGAATTCACAAATGAAAATGACAATTTGATTATAATGGAATATATAAAAGGGAGGTCTATTAATAATTTAAAAGATGAAGAAAAGGAAATTTATGGGGTATTATTTTCTAAATTTGCAATGAAATGCGTTTTATTTGATGGTATATATCATGCTGATATGCATCCAGGAAATATTATATTTATAAATGAGAATAATACTTATAAATTAGGCATTATTGATTTCGGTTTGATTGGTATATTAACAAGAACAGAACAGAATATATTTTATACATTTTTATCACAACTATTATTAAAAAATTACGATAAATGTGCCTATATAATGGTTAATAATATGATAGAACTATATGATGAGAAAAGTAAATGCAAAATAGACTCTTCAAATGAACCCGAGTTAATGTATGAAATAAAGCAAGTATTTCAAAATTTAATTGAAGTGAATAAAACAATTGCGATTGATGATATTATAAAATTAAATAAATCATTTAATAAATACAACGTTCAATTGTCTTCATTTTTTTGTAACGTCCAATTATCTATAATTGTATCCGAAAGCATTAATAAATCATTGTGCATTAATAGAACTTTTATAGATTACATTCGCGATGGAGCAAAAGGATATTTGGAAGAATTATCATAAAATAAATAATTTTAAATATATTACATCATTATAATATATTTAATAAAATTGAAATATAATAAATATATTAAACGCAATATAATTAAGTATTACAGAACAAGATGGCAAACTTTATATTTATCGATGGCAGTTATTTCATATTTTATAGATATTACGCTTTATTACAATGGTGGAATATTTCAAAGCAAGAACCAGTTATAGAAGAAACTCCTCCATCTGAAAATGAACGCTTTGTTGAATTATTTAAAACTACATTTATCAAAAAAATAAAAGAAATTTCAAAAAAATTAAAAGTAGATAATCCGATATATATAGTAGGAAAAGATTGTCCTAGAGAGAAAATATGGAGACATTCTTTATTTGATAATTATAAAGGTGAACGGAAAAAAGACAATAATGTTGGGTTCTTTTTCAAATTAACATACGAAGAAGAATTATTTGAAAAATCAGGAATAGAGACTATTTTATCTTATCCTGAATTGGAAGCGGATGACTGTATAGCTTTAACTGTAAAACATATACAGTCCTATTACAATGAAAATACTATTTACATAATTGCGAATGATATGGATTATATTCAATTATGCAATGATAAGATTTATTTATATAATTTAAAATATAAAAAAGTATCAGAAATAATATCTTCACAAGAAGATGCGGATAAGCATTTATTCTGTAAATTATTAACGGGCGATAAGAGCGATAACATTCCTTCCATTTTTCCAAAATGCGGAATTAAAACAGCTATTAAATGTTATGAAGATAAAGATTATTTTGAAAATAAACTTAATAGTAACAAAGAGGCAAGAGAATTATACGAGAGAAATAGAAAAATAATAGATTTTAATGAAATACCTAATAATTTGAGAAATGGATTTTTAAAAAATATAATTAAATTCAATATTGATTGATATACTTATTAATAAATGATTAAAATTAACATTAATAATTTATTTTTTTTATAATAATTAGTGTATTAGAAGTATATTTATTTATATATTTATTATATATAAATGAATAATTTGAGGGATCTAACACGGACATTATCCGGGGTAGAATTATTAGATGAAAAAGAGCTGGATGTAACATGGAATTATTTTAATCTTTTAGCAAATAGCAGAGAGACATTATTATTCACATTAACAAAATTATCATTGATACCTATGATTGATTATTTGGCACCAATTTCAAAAAATAGTAATACAAAGGTATACGAGGAACTTGAATTAACGAGCGTACAAGCATTGAAAATTCAAAACTTAAATATTGATTTATTAAATATTCAGAGAGTAATACAATTATATTGCTCTCAGATGTATTCATTATCTTCTTTTTCAAGTAAACTTATTAGTGATTTGATTGATGCTATACCAGAAGAAACAAACGTCCAAGATATTGAAAATTTTATGAATACATTAGAAGCGTTTAAAATGTCAGAAATTCAGAAAGGAGGAAATAATATTCATTTATTTCAAAATTTATTTAAATTGTTATTTTTATTTTTATTAGTGATTCCTGGAAGTCAATCCAATCAATTAACTAATACTCTAGAATTAGTAACAAGTAAAAACAACATTTATAATCCTTATAATGTGGCAATAATATCAGAAAAGAAAGAGAATGAATTTTTAGAAGCATTGGAAGAGATTGATTATAAACAAAAATCAATTGATATTACAAGATCAATCACTGTATATGATAAAAATTTAAAAGACAAGTATGATTCTTTAATTGGTACTTTAATGACTTATATAACGCAAATTGAACCAAGTGGTAAACAAACTGTTTTAAATATGATTGATACAATTAATAGTGATTTAAGAGGGTTTTCAGGTGATGTGGAAAAAAATTGTTTACAATTAATGAAAAATTCATATGATAAAGACATTTTTGCAACTTGGAAGACCTTAGATGATATTGAAACAACTAGAGCAAAAATAGAAGAGGCCGAAAAAATGATTGAAGAGAAAAACTCACAATCTATCTCAAAAATAGGATCTACAACTGTGGCCGCTGCTGTTTCGGTAGCAACCGGTGATGTATTCTCAGCCGCGGCATATTTAGGACAAGCCGGAGAATCATTGTGGGATTTATTATCATCTACAAAGAAAAAACAAACTGAACTTCAAAGTATAACAAAAAATGATTTACATCAATCTCAATCATTAAGTGCTGAGGATAAAAGAATTTATGAGAATAAATTATATACATATTCTAAATACTATTGTTCTTTTGGTTATAATTTACAATTAAATTTTGATGAAGATAAAAATACTATTAATGTCTTCGGAGATAAAATAGATTATATTTGGATTGTAAATTTGATTAATGTTTTGGAAGAAAATTTAAAGGTTGAAATTACAACATTATCGGTTGATGCTTCAAAAGATAAAAGCAAAATAATAGAATTGGATTTACTTATAAGTACTTTACAACGTCTTGATATTTTAAAAACAATTACAAATAAATTATCTGATATTATTAATTTTTCTTTTAAATCTCACATTATGAAAGCACAAATAAACCCATCAAAAAATACAGTCAATGAAGTAAAAATTTATTTTGACGAGCAATTAAATGATTTAAATCTTTTACTTATGAAATTAAATGAATTTTTTCCAAAACACAGAGAGAAAATAGAAGAAGAAAGACAAATAATTGAAGCCGATATTGAACTAAAAACACTAAAACAAAATGTACTAGATATTAAATCAAATGCTGATAGTATTATACAACAAAGAGCAGCCGAGAGATATGCTGCAGATATGGCGAGCAATTGGATTTCGACAGAATCATATGTTAAAAGTTGGGTTAGTATTAGTGAAAATTCAATCAAATTAGCAGGATCAACATTAGGAACCACATTAGGAGGAATAACAAGGGAACTGACGAGCGCAATTGGCGAAATACCAAAAGGAGTTATTAGTTCAAGTCTTGGCTTATTAAATGATGTATTATTTGATTTAGTTACAAATGTTAGCGGTTGGTTAGTTATAAGCGTCCCAGCATTTATGGCATTGCTTTATTTTGGACAGATATTGAACTTTGTAAAAACATTTACATGGGGAGGTAGAAAAATGATTGTTATTGTATTTGGAGGAATTGTATCTATATATACAGTTCTTAAAACTCCATTTGGATATAGATTTAGAAGAGAAAGAGTATTAATTCAAACACCTCAAGCTATTGAAGAACAACCACAACAACCACAACAACCACAAATTAATTATGTTGAACCTGTTGAAATTCAGCCGCCTATGAGTTACCAATTACAAGCTCCTATTTTTAAACCTAAAGAAACCAGACCAAAAAGAGCTCCTGTAGATACTGATGATATGACAGCATTTTTTGGGTCTATGTCATTAAAAGGTGGAAATAGAATAACAAAACGAAATCATAAACGAAGTAAACGAGGATTGAAACAACGAATTAAAAGGAGAACAAAACGTCGCCTTGTTAAGAAACGTAATAATAAAAGTAAAAAGGGGATTAAACGACGTAAAATAACTAAACGAAATAATAGAAAAAATAAAAATAAAAAATAAATTAATAAAGTATATAATCCAATATTTTATTATGTGGCAATTTATACTGTATTTGGTATTTTAAAATGCGTTCTCTATTTTAATTATTTTTTAGATTTATTTTTCTTGTTTTAAAACGATTTGTGTTTTTGTTGGATTTATACTTACCGCCTCGTCTAAAGGTATTTCCACGCAGAGGGCGGTTATATAACCGTTGATTGTACGTAGGTCTATTATACGAAGATGAAGATCTATTATATGAAGATCTGTTATACGTAGGTCTATTATACGAAGATGAAGATCTGTTATACGTAGGTCTATTATAGGGTCCGCGAATGGATGGTCCATATATAGGTCTATTTCTTTGTCCGCTAATATTTGGAATATTTATATTAAATCCTAATTCTTTCAAATCCATTGCAATATTTCGTCGTTTTAAATCACAAGTCATTGAATTTCTCTCTGTATTATTTCCGGATGATCTATTGTCTAATAAATATAATTCTATATTAATTTTATAATTAGGAACACTTTTTCCATTAACTGGTATTTTACTATATTCTCCATTCCAAGTATATGAATGTATAGGAAATATTCTATTATTATAGGTTAATTTATTTTCATTATCAAAATAAATTGATAATATAAGGTCAATATTATTTTTAATATATCCTTTTCTCTCTGCTTCTTCTATTGTAAGAGGTTTAATATTTGTTTTTGTTTTTATATATTGTATTACAGTATTTAGATTTTGAGGATTACTAAAAACATTTATAAAATCACTTGGTCTATATGTATTTTTTTTTACACCGACGTTTGATTTAATTAACTCGTTCATTGTAATTGGAATCATTGGAATAAATAAAATTCTATTTTCAAGTGAATTTCTATACACCATTTTAGGGTTAAATGTATCTATTTTAAAACTAATGCCTCCTGATACATTTATAGAAATTATTAATTCACTTATAAATGACGGTTTTGATATTTCCATATATTATATAAATATATTAGTTATTTTATTTACCTCTTTTATAGTGTAGTATATGTCGCCACATCAGATAATGATGAAGAGGATGATAAATATGATAACATTTCTAATTGATTTGTTTTCTTTTTTTGTAATTTAGCTTTTCTTAATATTTCCTCGGCTTGTTTAATTTCCTCATCACTAATAATTCCGTCGTTATTTGAATCGATTAAATATTGTAAATTTTTAAATTTTTCAGGTAATACACAAAATTGACTATTTTCATTAAAAAGATAATCAGCTAAAATAATAAATGACGCAGTCATAACAATTGATACAAATAAATCTCTCGTTGCCATCCAAATAATTGCAAAAATTAAAAATTCTCGGGCTACTTTACTTTTAATATATTCCTCTTGAGATTTACTAAATTTAAGGGTTACATATCTTGAACCTATATTCACTAACAACATCATTATTCCTGCAAAGAATTTACTATTATTTACACTTGAAAATGAAGTATTAACAACATTTTTTACTATTTCAAACATAATATAAATAATTCAGATATTATTTATAAATTAAACTTGTTAAAGATATTAAAATCCCATTTTTAATTTTACATTTTCTCTCTTAGTCATAACTTTATCTGATGCGTCTGTAAAAGCAATCCGAATGCGTCTCATTGTTGGTCTGACATTATTTGTAAATCCTCCAGTTAATGATGGCATTTTACCATAAATATATATAGAATATATTAAAATTAATGCGATATTAATGCGATATTAATGCGATACACCATAGTAATAATTAAATTACTATTTAACCGACTACATTTGACGGAATAGGTCTTAATTCTTGTTCAACGGTCAATAGTTCGTTTCCACTAGTTAATTTAAATCCACAATTCTCTTCGCACGGATTACATTTTTCATTTTTTAAATTAAATTCTATATTAGGGAATACTGTCGATAAATCAGCTAAATCAACTAGTTTTCCTGTTTTATCTATAAGTTTTCCTTCTTTATTACAATGTTCTTTTTTGAATGTAGCTATAGGATCATTCATATCTATTCCTTTATCTTCATCTACGATGGTTAATGTTGAGGGGTCTGGTTTTTCCGAACTAGGAGGAGTTAGATTATCAAGTCCTTCTTGTAAGTTATTATTTAGTAATAAAATAATACAGAATGCTATTATTCCAAATGTTATATTCTGTTCTAAAATAATAAATAATACAATTAATAAATTAAAGAGTTTTCCTAAAATTGAAGAGTGAGCTCCATAAAGATTTATCAATATTAAAATAAATAAAGAGAGATATGTAGAAAGATTTATTTTTTTTGCTTCTTTAATCGTTTTATTTAATAAATATAATGCAGGAGCCATATATAAATATTCTATATAATATTCTATATAATAATTTATATTCTACATAAATTTTGAGTATGTTACAAAATAATAATATCTTAAATTTTTATAAGAATGTCATTTGCTTTTAATGCCGCGCCGTTTAATCAAGCTTCTACTACTGATTCAAATTATATACAACAAAAGCGAGAGGCTAAAAATAAAACAATTAAAAAACGGGAAACATCTAGCAGTGTAGACACGTTAATGCAAAAATTACATAACGCAGGCGATAGTGATAATATGACCGATTTCAATCCAATTTCTCCTCCTCATTCAGAATCTGTGTTGAAAACAACTGATAAACAAGACGAAGGTCCTATTCAACCAACACAAGATTTTTCAGCAGGACCAATTAAACAAACTTCTTCACCGAGTGTGTATGAAAATTTTGCTTCTAAAGGGTTAAACAGTGTTGCTGCCGATTATTACCAACAGTATATTCCAACTTATTATAATAAAATGAGTGAAAATACAGGAGGCAATAAAGAATTACTTGAAAAACTAAATTATATGATACATTTACTAGAAGAACAACAAGACGAAAAAACAGGACATGTTACAGAGGAAATAATATTATATTCATTTTTAGGAGTTTTTTTAATATTTATCGTAGATTCATTTGCAAGAGCAGGAAAATATGTTAGATAAATAATAAATATAATACTGTTAAACATGTATAAAAATTTATAATTTATAAAAATTATTTATTAACACAGAGAGAAAATAACTCAATATATATAGAAAAATTTATAATTATTAACAGTTCTAGCAACATAATTATATAGAAAAAATGCTGTAGGAGAATATAAAAAACTTTCATTCGTTATATTTTTAATAATTTCATTGTTATGTGATACATCTTCAATTAATATGGTTTTAGATTTAATTAGTTTTGAAATATTATAATATGCTAATGTAAATCCTCTATAAAATAATTTAGTTTTATCATTTTTTATAGTTGAAATAGATGCTATACATTCAATGCTAGGTTTATTATTATATAATGTATCTGTATTCTTGAAAATATAACATCCTAATATATTATTGTTTTGTTTCAATAAATATATAAATAAACATTTACTTTCAATGAGAGAAATTAGATTAGAAATATGAGGAGTTATTAAACCATCAAATTCTTTTTTATTGTTTTTAAAAAAATCTAAAAACTTATAAACAGACGATTTATTTACCTGTACGACTGATATAGACGAATCCTTAATTTTATATACATCTATTTTTTTGTATCCATATGTATAATAAAATACTAATGGAACAATACCATTAATCTCTCCTTCGCGTTTAAATAAACTTACCTTTATTTGTTTATTATTATGTCTCTGATTAAATTCATGCGTTTGTATAATCTGTGGCGCAATCCCTTTCTTTCTGTATAAATTATGGACACATAAATAATCTACATAGTATAGTGGGAATGATAAATCATATAATGTAATGTATAATGGTTTTGTAGTCATTACTGATATAATGTCTTTTAAATCAATTGTATTATTTTTTTTATAATCAAATAAAGTTGAATTAATAGAATAGAGAGAAATGAATGAAGGAAATGCGTGATTTTCAAAATTAGATTCAAATGATTGAATTGAAGGAAGATAATTAACTTTTTTAGTTCTTAAAAAATACTTCTTCAAAAAATTAATTATATATTGTTTATCAATTGAAGATAAATCCGTATATTTAAATGTCTGAATTTCTCTCATGTTATAGTATTTGTTAACTGTTGGAAGATCATTATTTATAACTTTATTTGTTGAAAACCAATATAAAATATTATAGTAATGAAATACAGGTTGTATATTCCAAAAATGATACTTTATTTTTACATATGAAAACAATACAATGTATAAAATAAAAATAAAAATCATAAAATAAATAATATAATTCATTAAAGTGTGATTATATTATTTTTAATAATTTAAAACTAATATAAATAATATTTATTTATTAATAAATTTACAAAACTAATTTATACAGGCTTTTGTAATATATATAAGAACTGATTTTCATATTGACAACCTGCCATATCTATTTGCGCGGATTCAATAAATCCAACATTGCGAGCCTTTGTTAAAATGTTCTTTTGAGTATCCATGTATAATTGATGGGTATTTTGTCTAACATTTCCACTTGTTGTATCCTTGAATATTTCTTTAAAAATTACAACATCATTCGGGAATACACCCATATCACCACTTCTATCTCCAGGAGAGTCAAATTGTGATTTATACGTAAACTTATTGAATACAACATTACTAGTTGTAATTCTATCTTTAGAATAATATTGAGGAGAATAAATTAAAAAAGGATTTGATGCAGGAATAATAGGATCAAACGAATTTTTATCAACTAAATGTAAAATAATAAATCCTCCTGGTTTTAACCAATTAATACAGTTAGCAAAAAAAGCAGATTTATCTTTAATGTAATAAATTGTAAAATATAAACAAGTAATGTGAGTAAATTCACCTGGTTGAAATTCCATAGTATTCATAACATTTCCAACACGAACCTCAATGTCAGGATATTTTTCTTTTGATAATTTTATCATAGCTTCTGATTTATCAATGCCAACCGCATTAAATCCTCTATCTTTTAATGATTTTACATGATGTCCCGTTCCTGAACCAATGTCTAAGAATTTGCTTGTTTTAGTGGGGGATGTTTTATTAACAATTTCTCCTAATTCAAAATCATTTTTTAAATCACTGTAAACCAAATCATCGTATACAGACGCATAGAAATCATCAAAAACACCATCTCCCTTTTTTTCCGTAAATTTTTGTTCAAAAACAAACCCTTCTTTTACTGGTGTATAAACATTCACTAATATAACAGCTATTAAAAATATTCCTAATATTAATGATATTTTCGACCAAACTGTCCCTTTTAAAAAACTATTTTTAATAAGTTTCATTGATTTTGAAAACATTTCTATATATGTATTATTATTATTTTTTTTGTATTAAATTATTTTATGAATGACATTGAAATAAATGATATAAGAAAGGCTACAGATTTTAAATCTATATCATTTTCAAATTATAAAACAAGCGCCGTTATAAAAGAACTTCTAAATAGCATGGTAAATTGTAAAATAGAATATGCGTGTAACTGGTGTGCTGAATTAATATGCGCAGGACATTATTCTGAACTATGGAATGCTATTTTGATATTTATGGGAAAACATATACATTTAGGAAACCCTAAATTACCAATTTATATTGAAAACCGTTTTAGTAAATTCAGAGATATTGTTTCAAATGGTTATTTAGACAATGAATTAAATATGAGAAATAATGAAAAAATTAGAAAGCTTTTTGCTGAAATAATGTGCGTGTTGTGTTTTTCAAAGAAGAAACATAGCATTGATTCTGTTAAAATAAAAAAAGAAGAAGAATTTGATATTATTAGTATGAAAAATAAAGTCAAAGCACCAAATATTACATTCGCACAGGCAAGTTTTTTAAAAGGAGACCCGAAAGAATTATTTATTGCAATAAATGAATTAGCATATAATATATCATCCGGTTCAAAAGATACATTAACCGCTTGTAAATGGATTGAATGGATAATTGAATTTGAAAGATTATGTAAAAAAAGAAAAGAAACGTGTCATTGTGAGAGGAGAACATTTGCTTCCGTCCAAGAAAAATATCAAATGGATATAGTATGGCTTATATGGGATGTATTGCTGAATGAATGTAGCGCTAGAAATAATAATGAATTATGTAAAAGAATCATTACATCAACTCTTAATATTTTTTGTATTAAATATACACCTGCTGTTAAAAAAAGAAGAAGATTTCTTATGTATTTTGCTGTTGGATTATTGACAGAAGAGGTTAATTATAATATTGATATAATATCAAACAAAAAAGAGATTGATTCAATTGTATCAAAAATTAATGTTGTATATAAACAAATTAAACATAATGAAGAAAAACCTCATAATGAATACCTATTTAATGGTATGAGTAAAAAAAGTAATTTAGAAAAAACCATAGAAAAATTAGATAAAATGAGGGATTTTAATAATATTATTCCTCAAATATAATTAGAATAAAACTTAGTTTATAATTCTATATATTATATAAATATGGAAAATATTGATAATGCTCCATCAGTAAGTATAAATAATTCATTTAATTCTGATAAATTCAAGGATACATTTTCTAATTTAAAAGATAAAACTTGGAATTTATCAGGAGGAACTATATTAAGATATCTAGCAATTATTTTGATATTGTCCGCATTAGGATTAAACTTATTCTCTTATTTAGGAATAGCAACTGAATTTATATCAAAAATTACATCTCCTATATTAAAATTATTTGGTGTAGCTGTAGCAGAAACAACAAAAACAGCAGTTAATGTAGGGGCAGCAGGAGTTAAAGTTGGGGCTGATGTTGTTTCAGGCAGTGCTGATGTTGTTGCTGGTGCGGTAACAGGCGGAGTTAATGTATTAGAAAATACTTTATCAGGAGGATTAACAAGAAACAATATTGATTCAAATTCTCTATTCTCTATTAATAAAGCATTAAGCGCGGCAGAAAAAAAAATAAATGACACCCCTATGCCTGATGAAACGGGAAGCCAAATACAAACAAGTAAAACATCAGGGAAAACCGGATATTGTTTCATAGGTGAGGATAAAGGATTTAGAACTTGTGTAAATGTAACAGAGGATGATCAATGTATGTCGGGAGACATTTTTCCAAGCAGAGAAATATGCATGAATCCGAGTTTAAGACAATAAATATACAAATATACGGTTTAGGTAATCATATTATAAAATGTAATATTTTTTATATTATTATATTTTATATAATGTCTGGTAATTTAACAAACACATCTACGACTGTATCTAATTTAGGTGGCGGCATTCCAGGATCCCAACCAAAATTACTTGGAGGAGGCGCAAATTCTACAGGTGGTACTGGAATGGTTGGAGGAGGAGAGAGAAGTTTATCCCGTGCTTATTTAAGAAGAGCGTTTGGTAATCAATGGTTAAATCAAAGTCTTGATATTCATTCTCCTAATTTTTATGTAATAAACAAACAATCCAAAACTACACCTTTTAGAGCTATAATGTCAGCAGGGGATGTAAATGGAACTGTAAATCAAGCCGGTTCTCGTAATTTACCAACCATCAATCAAGTTCAGGCTCCTAGAGTCCAAGGAACGCAAAATATTACAGGAGGACCTAGAAATGACGGAAATTCTTATTTCACTGGAAATCCCAAATATGTATACGACAGTTCTACTTATACAAAATATAAACAACTTAAATCTGTCAATAAAACATATGATGATAAGAGTTTTGGGGGTTCAAATAATGGTTCATATTCATTCCTTTTAGCAGTTAGAAGATTTTAATAATTTAATATTTACTCTATATATAAATATGAATCCAATTGTAGGTGCAAATAATAGTCCAGGTGTAATTAATTCATTTCCTTTAAAACAACATACAAATAATGGATACATTTCAAATGTAAGAATGGCCATGCCGGCTCAATTTTACCCGTCTGCAAATACAAGTGTATTTTCAAGCGCAAGAAATGCGTATATGAATAATGTTGGAAGAGGTCCTTTATCAACCCCTACATCTATATCTGATTATAGTAAAAAAAAGAAATGGAATAATACTTCATCGTCTCAATTGACATATTTAAAAAAAGTAAACGCGATTGGTAAAAGTTCTATACAAAGTCCTGCTACTATAGAACAATTATCATTTAGAAGCCAAGATACTACATCAAGAAATGATGCGTTAAGAAGATGTAGATCAAGTGGGTGCGTTGCTCCAAAAAAGAAAGGAGCCAACCGTTCTTTTCAAAGCGGAGGAGGTTCAACATTAACCGGTGTAGGAAATCGTCAAATATTTGCGCCTTAAATATTTAGAAATAAACAAAAATAACTCTCATACTATTTTTATAATTATTTTATTTGAATAATATATAATGTCTTGTGGATGTGCAGCTCAAACTGGCGGTAGACGTTCCAGAAGTTCCAGAAGTTCCAGAAGAAGAAGAGGCGGATTTTTGGGGTACGGTGATAATCAACAATCCGGATTAAATAATAATTTCGGTCAGTCAATGGGAAATCGTTTGGGTCAAGCAAAGTCTGGTCTTGGAAACTTTTTCTCTAAAATTGGTCGTTCAAATCAAAACCCACTCCAACCCCAAATGTATTCTCCTCAATCCCAAATGTATCCTCAATCCCAACCGAATCCTCAACAAAGTAGTAGTTGGTTTGGAGGTAAATCACGTAAAGGTGGCAGAAAAGGAAGAGGAGGTAGAAAGGGAAGAGGCGGAAACCGCACTAGAAGAAATCGCAAACATTAAATTATTTTTATTCGTTTAAAAAGACATTTAGGGAATTTGATTATAAATATTTAATAAATAATTATATTCAATAAATATATAATGAAATCAAGAAATTATTCAAGATCAAAGTCAATGTCGCGTTCTAAATCAAGAGCAGGTGGTGGTTGGGGACAAGAAGATCAAATGTACGATCAGTCTCAGTACGGCCAGCCTTCTTACGGTCAGCCTTCTTACGGACAATCAATGGGTCCCAATCAACTCTCGCAGTATTCCCAACCGTACTCTATGATGGCATCAAGAGCTCGTGGTAAAGCAGGAGGTAAATCACGTAAAGGTGGAAGAAAAGGAACAAAAGGTAGAAAGGGAAAAGGCGGAAAACATACAAGAAAACACCGTAGACATTAAATAATATAAACAATCAGTCTATGATTTATTTTCAAATAATTTAATTAAAATGTAAAATCCAAAAATACCAAGAGAACTGAAATATAACTTACTTATTATTTCATCATTTAAATCATGTGTATCATTTTCATCTTCTATATTTGAAAATGCTTCGCGACACCGTTCATTTGTTACAGGATTTTTCTTATCTAGAAACCAACAAGGGGATATATTTTTAATATCTACAGTAGTAACATGTTTCGTATCTCGGCTTTTAATATTATTAACATTTATTGTTTCCATCGTTATTGGCTGGCATTCTGGATTACTACCAGAAGCAAATGATTGTAATATTTGAAGAGGATTTATTTTTGAAACGTTACTCATTGTTCCAGGAACCAATCCTCTAAAAGTAGTAAAATTTATTCCCATTCCACTAGTAATAAATGGAATACTTCCATCGGGAACATTATTAATGTATATATATCGGTCTTCTTTGTTTCCTGAAGTTTTATCCTTGCATTTTGCGCCTGTCTGTAAAAAGAATTTATTGCCAAGTGGACCGCCTGTTATTGATGCTTTAGATTTTCCAGTAACAAGTAGTTCAGTATATCCGATTAAACCACTTATATTTTTACCTAATGTAGCCAAATTACCTTTATCACTCATTCCTAATTCGCCAGGACTTTTAATTTGATTTGTATAATTATATGATGGCCCTAATAATTTTTCTTCAGCTCCTTTTAAATCATCGGTGACACTTTTAAAAATATTATCCATTATATACTTTATATATAATAAATTATAAAGTATAAAGTATAAAGTATAAAGTATAAAGTATAAAGTATAAAGTATAAAGTATAAATTAAGTCATTACTTCATCTATTTCTTCAGGAGATACTCCTTCTTCTGAATCGGTCATTGATGTAATAATGTCTGTTGCTTCATTCATATTCTGTGTTTGAAGTTGATCTACTAATTGGCTAATATTTTTAACTTCTTTTTTTAATTCAGATATTTCAGATGAATTTTTCATTGCTAAAAATAAAGGGGCATTTTCACAACCAGAATTTTGCCCGGATTGATTTTCCATATTTTCTTTTAAATTAGAATTAGATTTAGATTTATATTTATATTTATATTTAGATTTAGAATACCATACGATAAAAAATATAATAAGAGAGAAAATAATAAAAATTTTGTGGTTGATATTCATTAATATATATAAAGCATTTATTTTCTTTTAGAAAAATATATAAAATATGTATTCAAATAAATGTACTTATATGTGGTAATTATAAAACTACAAACAGAAAAATATTTCTCGCATTGAAACAACGCCAAGTGATGCTCGTATATTAACCAACTGGCAATGGGATTCAAATCAGTTTTCTAGTTCAGTTGATGGATGGTTAATAGCCAAAACAAAAAGTTTAGCAAAGTTATCAATAATAACTTATTATTGATAAATTTATTTTCATATATGTAAATTATAATAATCAATTCAATAATATTTAATTAATCGATGAAATAATCATTTAACATTTTAGTTAAATATATTATATTTTATTATTTTATTATTTTATTATAATTATGTCTAACTCAATAAATGGTTCTATTAATAAAAAAGACGATATAGATAACAAAAATGTTGAAAACACAGATAATATTAAAATTAAACCTTTACATTTTGAAGGAATAAAACACCAAGGAATTATTGAACATAATAATAACTACCGCCATCGTGATAATAATAACCACAATCATCATAGTCATAACAATAACCACAATCATCCAATTTCTCGTTTCAATCAAAAAGATAACATTTGTATTGAATGTTGCTTAAATGGAAATAATAATACAAATTTAAATAATTTTAAAATAATCGAACAAAATTTAATTAATAATACAGCATTTCAATTTGCATATGATTCAAATAATCCAAAAAATAGCAATTTATTATTATGTGGTAATTTGAACCTTGATGGAAATTTAAATGTAAACGATGATTTAATAGTAAGCAATGTATTAAAAGTAGACAGTAATAATAAAAATGTCGGAATTCTTGTCGATGAACCAAATTACCCGCTCGAGATCGATGGTAACGTAAATTTATTACAAGGAAATTCTTATTTGATAAACAGTGAAAAGGTCATAGACTATCAATCGTTAGGTGATAAAATTAAAATAAGTTATTTGACAACCGTCGGAGATTTGGATTATTTGAATGTCGATGGAGATTTAACAGTAAAAGAGATATTGACAGTTAGTACAGAAACAAATTCAATTGGAATATTAAATCAAACACCCTTACACGCGTTAGATGTTAATGGGGATGTAAATATAAAAGAAGATAGTTGTTATTTAATTAACGGCTATAAAGTATTGGGAAAAGATTCGTTAGGTTCAGGTGTCACTAACAGTTATTTAAAAAATGTTGGTACTTTAGAAAATTTACATGTTAGTGGTCATATTACGGCAAGTCAATATAATATTAATAATAAAACTATATTATCACCAAATTCATTGGGTTCGGTAATTAAATACAGTTCTTTAACTAGTGTCGGTAAATTGAATAATTTGGATGTATCAGGAACATTAAACGTGGATAATAGCATTTCAACTGAAACACAATATGAGATTAAAGGAATTAATGTTTTGAATGATAACACCTTAGGGAGTTCGATTAAAAACAGTACATTAACTAAAGTAGGAATATTAAACGATTTAGATGTTAATGGTTTTATAAATTCAAAAACAGGATATAATATAAATGAAATAAATGTTTTAACCCAAAACTCTTTAGGCGATAATGTATTATACAGCTCATTAAAGAGTGTAGGAAAATTATACAATTTAGATGTGTCTGGTAGTATATCTACAAATTCAAATATTATGATTGATGGAAAAATAGCATTGAATAAAAATTCATTGGGTGAAGATATAAAGAGAAGTTACTTAACAGAGCTTGGTAATTTAAAAAAATTAACCGTACATGGTCTAATTAGAAGTAATATAGGATTTAATTTAAATGGTGATAATATTATTATAAATGATACTCTTGGAGAAACAATTAAATATAGTTCTCTTAAAACAGTTGGAATTTTATCAAATTTGAATGTTGCTAACGACATTAATGCGCATGAAGTAACTACAAAAAAATTAAATATAGAAGAAGACCTCAATGTTAAAAATATATGCATTAAATTTATAGAAACAAGTGATGAATATTATACAATATCCGATAATTATAATATTAAATTTATGAATAATACAAAAATTGTTTATTTACCCCAAAATTTAAAAGATGGTTCAGTTATACATTTAAATAATTGTTCTGATAATAATATTTCCATTAGTTCTAAAGATAAAATTTTCCATTATATTTTAACACCACCAGAAGGATTGAATAATTTAATCTTAAATCAAACCGCGATGCTTAAATTTATTTATACAAATTCTCAAACTAGTCAACGTTCAAAATGGAATATAGTGGGATAATTATTTCCATCTTTTATTTAATATTGGCACCTAATTATGCAATATTAAATGTTATTATATAGCTATGTTAATATGTTATTGTATTATTTTCAAATATGTTATTTATAGAACCATTAATTGTTCTATATAAACCATTATGATTCGTTACACCATTTGTTAGACCAGTAACTGTGTTGTTTTTTATATTACCATTTTTACTATTATCTATATCTATACCAACAACAACACCTGGTTCTGGAATGATATTTCCATTTGGGAAAGTTGATCCTAAACTAGTAAATACATTGTTGCTTATATGGAATATATTAGTTCGTTGTACTTGAATAAAAACATTACATTTACTTTCTACATTATCTTTTATGATGATATTAGAAGCATCATTATAAGGATCTATATGTTGTATTGCGATTCCTCTGACACAGTTGTGTATATAGTTATTGCGAATTGTTACGTTTGTGACACCTCGTTTTCCTGTTATACCATGAAAACAATTAATTACTCTATTATTTTCAATTAGTATAGAATTATTAGCGGCTGATGTGTATATCCCACAATCTCTATTTCCTACAAATTTACAATTGCGTACAATCAGATTTTGCATGCCACCAATAAACAATCCTCCGTCCCCTCCCGAATCTATCCAATGTAATTCTTCATCGGTTTTGCCTGCATTGTTAACTGCATAACATTGAATTCCATCAATAATACAATTATTTGTACCAACTGTTGAATATACAACTAAAGCGTCACACGTATTTGATATACCTTGATTTTTTGAAGGATAATTGCTACCAAAAGGTACAACCTGAGATGTTTTTTGATTATATTGATAAAAAATGCCACCATACCATTCAATATTTAAATTAGAAGGAACATTCCAAAAACGTATCATATCATTATCTAGATTATCCGCAATAAATATAGCTTCAGAATGGCATATTACACTAATATTTACGTTAAGACTACCGATAAAAACACCACCCGCATCATTGCCATTATATCCAATTAAATATTTTCCTTTTGGAACATATATGAGACCTCCTTTAGAAAAAATAACACTTAATTTATCAGTAACATCAGAAAGACCATTCTTTTCATTATAATTAAAATCAGTAAAATAATCAATGTAATTAGACGTATCTACTATATTACTAGACGTATCTACTATATTACTAGACGTATCTACTATATTACTAGACGTATCTACTATATTAAGTCACAAGGAAGGAGGATACATATAGGGAGATATAGTTGTTATTCTTCTATTATTTGTAAATGTAGAACTTGTATTTGTATGAAAACATTTTGTAAAATTTCCATTGCGATGATGATGCTCACATTTACCAATTTTATCTTTTATTAAGTACGGGGTAGTTCCATTCAAATAATATGAGCCTGCTTTAGCAGCCGAATTTCCAAATGCTCTTCTTAAACTTGCTCCGCTCTTGTTAACTGTATCTAATTTTAATTTATCTAAACGAGTACTACTGGATACAGCGCCTTGCACTTTAAATTCTCTATTATTTGGTTTAAATATTGTGATTTGTTGATTGCCTCCACAAGCTGTTTGAGGACATTCACCGGTTGAAAATACTTGAGGTCCTAAAGGAGAATTATTAGGATATAACCATTCACCTTCAGAATTATAATATTCTACGCCTGGGTAAGGTAAATTAGTTAATTTCTGGTCGTATAGTTTATTTCTACTTCTTAAATACGCTCTACTATCAGTATAATATTTTTTGCTTAATAGAGTTGTTCCTCGTTTTATTACATTCTTTTCAGGATTACAGCAAATCTTTTTTCCAATCGGTCCATTCCATCCATCTGCTACATTTTGGGCTGTAACAGTATACGAACAATTAGATGTTTCACAAAATTTATTATTTTTTTCAATATTTATATAAGATACTACTTTTGTAGTAATTCCATTTTCATCACAACACTCCCTCTTTTCATTTACGTTGGCATTCAAATAAACTGTCCCTCCGGGTTGAAATGTTTCAGTAATATTTTTAGATTTACTTCCTCCTCGTATAGGGTCAGTTTGTAGTTGTTTCCTCCAATGTTTAATCGGTCTTGGTAAAAAAGCATTCCCATCAACTGAATTAGAAAACTGATTTGAATCCCAATTACCATTTGTCAACGGGCGAGCATCACTTGGCGCTGTTTCAATTCGTGAAATCCCTTTATCGGTTTTGTAGTTTTGTAATTGCCACATATAAGTATATTTATTTGAAGACATATTTTATATATATTTATAAAAGAAAATAATTAATTTATATATGTAGGTGGTAAAATTAATTTATATGTGTAGGTTGGAATATTAATATAATCGGACCATTAGTTGTGCTTTTTGGGCAACTATATATAATTCCATAATTTGAAACATTTGATGCTAGCGCAGCATTAATAAAAGTCCTACCAATATCCCGAAAGGAAGTGTTAAAGTTAATGTATAAATAAACTTTTCCATTTGCTCCTCTCCGCCTTTTATAACCTAAAGAAGGCAACACGGTTATACTTGTTATATCGATTGTGTCGTTGTTATGTCAATAATTAACACTGATATATCATTGGCAGGCGCACAATAAATTTTCCATTTGGAATTATATGTTATCAAAATTAGAAGAAGACATAAATAAAGAAATCGTCGACGAGTTATCATAAAATTTATCTTATTATAATAAATTTAAAATAAGATAATAAATTAATCAACGAAACACTTTGTAAATAATATAAATAATAAAATATTTATATAATTTATATTATGTCTATTAAAAATTCTAGTGTTTATAGTACTCCAAATACAATTGTTCAGCGAAACAATTTAGGAGCAACATGGTTAACCGGCATCATTATGAAAGGAGTAAAATTTGTAACAAATAATATGGATTCTCGTTTAACTAAACAAGGATTTTTATATTTTTATTCGGGGGATACAAATAAATGTGCTGGATTAAATAATATATCGGAATTTGATAATGATATACATCTTTCGATTGATATTGGTCAAAAAGGCAATGATGGTAAATTTAGTATAAGAAATTTAAATAATAATGTCTGTCCTCATGAAGCTAAAACATTATTCACTGTAATGCATGGAAATGTCGGAATAAATACAGAATTTCCTAGTTGTCAATTTGATGTTAAAGGAACGGGAAAATTTTCTGAGGGGCTTAATATTTGTGGTGATTTAAATGTATTTGGAAAAATTATTTATTCACCAACTGCAATTACTTATGATAAGCGTGACCTTGTAAATGTCGAACTATTAGATAATCGAATTCATGATTTTTTTAAAGATGGGGGGTTAGTCGGACCAAAAGGTGATATCGGTGAACGAGGACCTAAAGGCGAAAAGGGTGATATCGGTGAAAAAGGCGAAAAAGGAGACACTGGCAGAGGCATACCTGGATCACAGGGGTTAGTTGGTATTCAAGGCGAACGTGGTATTCAAGGCGAACAAGGTGCTCAAGGAGATAAAGGCGAAAAAGGTGATCCTGGGTCACAAGGAATACAAGGAATTTATGGTGAAAAAGGTGAACCAGGTCCAAGTGGATTAAAGGGCGAACAAGGCATCCAAGGAATTCCAGGTTCAACTGGAGAAGATGGCGTCATGGGTCCACAAGGATTAAGAGGAGAAAAGGGTGAAAAAGGCGAAAAGGGTAATATTGGTCCAACCGGAATGATAGAGGGTATATATGGTATAGCAACACTTAAAAATGTCATATATGAGATTGATAGAATGCTAGAATTAGATTATTCGGTTTTTTTTGTAAATAAACCAAATATTATTTTAACGATGCCCGAAAGGAATGATGCTTGGAAAAATCGTATGATATATATTAAAAATATGAGTTTAGGTGTTTTAGTCTTAAATTTAACTATTAACGAATTAACTATTGATAATCTAAATATTAATAAATTTGTAAATCCAAAAACAACAATTTGTTTATTAGCGGCGGATGATTATGCCTTCTCTGGCTCGTGGTATATAATAAGCGAAAATAAATATTAATTTTTTATTTTCATAACTATAATAAAAATTTTATTATAAACAAAACAAAAAAAAATAATTCATTATTATATAAATAATGAATAGAGGATTGTTTAATAGAAATTGTCAAGATAATGATTCTGAATCGGTCGACAATTTATCTTGTAATATAAGTGTGTTAAATCCAAATGATAATATTCCATCAAGTAATCATTCGACGCAATCAGCTTTAAATTTAACAGACAAAGAAATATACCAAGAAACAACCGGTCAGAGTGTTGTTATCTCAACCCTTTATAATTATGAAAATTTTGAAGATAATGAACTTATTTATCATGAGAAAAATATGAGTGAAATTAATATAACATACGACGACCTTATACGATCAATCTTTAGTGAGGCGGGCAATGGTTTTAATCCTACTATTGTTAATTACATTTGGACCGGGATTGTTAATTTTTCGTTATCGGCATTTATTTTAGAAAAGTATGAACAAAAAACTGGAATTACTAGAGATAAAATTTCTCCACTTTCTAAAATCCAATTGTATAAAGAATGTAATATACCAAAAATGAATTCAATTGTAAAAAAAACATTTTCTTTAAATTTAAATGAATTTAACGTTTCGTGCAATTCTGTTATACCGCGCGACGATGGTTCTATAAGTGGATTAATCGTTTTAAATTTATATTTTAGTTCATTAGACATATATATAAGATTTAATCTAAGATTACTAATATCTGGAATGCCAGAAGATTTAATCGGTAAACCTAAAATAGATGATAGTGTCGTATTCAATTTTAACGAATTGATTATTAACAGATAAATTACATTATAAAAAATTTACATAAAATAAGTAATTTAAATTATATTTACATATTTTAAATTATGACAAAATCAATGACAACATTGTCTTTAACAGGAAGAAATTCGTTTAATAAAACATCTTTATCTGGTAATTTATATGAACAAAAACAATATGTTACGGCTGATGTAACAGAGTTTATTAATACTGTAAATAATTTATACATTACCCCTCATTCGACCCAAAATTGGGAACTTCTGAGAGAAAATATGACCTTTATAGAATTTGTTGAATATAGATTAAAAACATTGCTCACTGTATACAGTGATAATCAAACACTACAAAACTTAAAACTTTTTTTAAATATTTTGAATGACTTATATAATAAACACATTGAAATTATTAATTTAGAACAACAAATTACAAGTGAAAATGAAATGAATAGAAATATGACAATTATGAATTTAAAATATAAATTACCATTCATTCGTTTAAAACCAGAGTATGAAATATATAATTTAATTTTTGATACACAATCCGATACTAATGGAAATGTAGTTTATAACAATTATAATGAAAATATAATTAATGATATATCTATACAATTAACAAAGGAACAATATAATTTTAAAAATATTAAGCAAACTATTTTGAATAAATATGGGGCGAGCATTTTAGTGTAAATCACATTATATTTTCAATTACTTTTTTTTTAAATATTTTTAATATATATAAATGGCTGATCCTGTTGTTACCATCCCCCCTTATTATATTACAATCGCTTCTCTACAAAGAGATATTGGAAATGTTTCATTGAAAAGTGCTACTCTTATAAATGAAGTTACTTGTAATCCAATTATTACCACATATCCGGATTTTAAAACTCTATTTTATTCAACCGATGGATTTAGCATTCCTTCAACATTAAGAAATACTCCTACTACATTTGAAAAAGTAAAATTTGATACACTCGTTTTACCATCAGGAAAAAAATTATACTTATTAGAAGAAATATACCAAAATATTGAAAGTTCTCTTTCGATTTCGCGTGCGAGTTTATCAGATACAACTGTATTTAACTTAAATCAAACAATCGGTAATATTGTTTCGTTAGTTGATATAGTAAGTATAACAAATAGTATAACAAATAGTTTAAATTGGACAAGCATTTACAACATTATTAAAAATTATTATCTAGATCAGGCATTATCGTTAGGACTGTTAACTCCTATCGAAGGAGAAGCATATTTATCTATTTCTGTTATATTCATTTCATCCTCAAACGTAGCAATAAAACCTGTTAATATTAAATTTACATATAAAGTTATTATCCCTTTTAATGTATAAGAAAATATTTATTATATGTTTTATTATAAAATAAATAATAAATAATATTAAATAATGGAAGATAAAGATTTGAATATAGACAGTTATAATTTTGATGAATTATTAAATTTATTTGAATTAGACAATGAATTGAATAATGATGTAATCGAAAATATTAAAAAAATGTCTGATATATTAGATATTATAAAATCTAAAAAAAAGGATTTTTATAATTTTTATTATCAAGCATTTAAATTAATCTCTACTATATACGATTTTTTAAATGATGGTACAATAAATGAAATGTCTCAAATAAATGAATATATTAACTATATAAAAAAAATTAAGTTTTTTGAAAAAAAAACAACAATAGAAATAAAATACATTATTAATAAACAATATAAAAATGAATATAATTATCAACGTATTGTAGAGAGCGAATCGTCTATATATGATTCGTATGAAGATGATTCAATAACAAATATTAAACGTCCAAATATTATTAATCAATTAAAAACAAACGAAGTTGATAACGTTGTAATAAATTCTATTTCCCCCGGAAATCTTAATATTATTCAACGATTAACATATTTTTTAAATTTAAATTTAGATAGTTGCTTTAGAATAAATTATTATAATACAAAGTCTAGTGATTTCCAATACACAATTCCAAGTGAAATTAAAAACGTTGTTTCGATGCGTTTAGCTTCAATTGAAATGCCAAATTCATGGTATTTGTTTTCTAGTAAAAAGAATAATAATTTTTTTATAATTGATATTAAATCATATTCAACAAACGCTATATTACAAACAAGTGTAATTACAATCCCAGATGGAAATTATGACAATACAATGCTTGAAAATTATTTAAATACTAATTATTTTTATCAAGCAATTGCTTCAGACCCTTATTTGAAATATATTAAATGTTCAATTGACCCGTATAATTTTAAATTTAAATTTGAATCAATTAATAATGGTTCATTATTAGTAAGTGATTTTTTTTACATCGATATAACATTTTATATTTTACCTTTACCACCTAATAATTCAAGTAATGACTGTAAAACATATAAACATAAACAATATATTAATTCAAGTAATTATACACATAACTTAGCAACCTTGAACGCAAATTGTGTTACTACAAGCAACATTTTTAAATGTATGATGACAAATACTATGGGATGGGTTTTAGGGTTTAGACAAGATAAATATGAAAATTTATTAATAAACAATATTTCAGGTTCTTTATTATTGTCAGAAAGTTTATTTGATGGTGGCGGAGACCGTTACATCTATTTAAGCGTTGACGATTATCAAAATAGCAAAAATATATTAAATATAGGATGTTTAGATAATTTTATCATCGAGAAAAATATAATTGCAAAAATACCAATGGTTAACGGTAAATTAAGTTTGGTTATTAATGATAATGAAGCGCCTTTAACAAAAATAAGAAAATATAATGGACCAGTAAATATAAAAACTCTAAATATAAAATTAATAGATAAATTTGGAGATATAATTGATTTGAACTGTTTAGATTATAGTTTTACATTAGAACTTGAAATCTTATATGAGGGGTTTAATTTTAGTAATATAAATAAATAAGATTTTAGAAGGAAATATATTAAATAAATAAGATTTTAGAAGGAAATATATTAAATAAATAAGATTTTAATAAAAAATAAAATATTTATTTAATATATAATGTCTACTCCTCAATTTAGTACTTTGTACTTAAATGCTCTTACAAGTTCTTCGTCTGTCGTCACAGTCAAAAACGGATGCACGTTACGTGTAGAAGAAAACCCTGGCGTATACTCCAATGTTATTACATCGTCTGTATTAGCAGCCCAGAGTTCATCAAATAATTCGTATACCGATGCTGCTTTAGTAAGTGCTAAATCATATACTGATTCTAGCATTGCTGCTTTAACTAACGGTGCTGAAACTGCGTTAGATACACTTAATGAATTAGCTCAACAGATTAGAAGTGACGAACAAGGTGTTTCTAGTTTAACTTTAACTGTTGCTGGATTAAACAGTTCTTTAAATGCTGAAGTAACCAATCGCGTTGCTGCTGTTACTGCTGAGGAAAGCGCGCGCATTGCTGCTGTATCTGCTGAACAGAGTGCTCGCGTTGCCGCCATTAATACTGAAATTTCAGATCGTGTCACATCTGTTTCAAATGAGAGAGCCGACCGCATTTCTTCTATGAATTTAGAAATAGCTTCTCGTACAAATGCGGATAATGCCGAACGCGATGCTCGTGTATTATCTGATAAAGAGGTATATACAACACTTTTCAATGTGTGTAACGTACCTTTATCTTCCGGAGTTTATGCTGATGCGAAACCCCCTTCCCCTATTCCTTCATCTCAATTAGCTTCACTCGGACAGGATGGATGGTATTTCAAGAATGCGGTTGCCGGCAACAAAATCAACTGGTATTCTATGGCTCCCGCGAATGTCAATGGCGTTTCAAAGGTTTCTGATTTAGGCGAATTAGCTATGTCACTTAAATTAGTGAACAAGGCTTCTACTCCTTTTTTCACTGTTTATACTAAACCTTTTGGAAACTATGTTGCTAATGGATATTTAACAAATCCTTCAATTGATGCTGCTTCATGGTATCACTCAAAGGCTACATTCACCATTGATGGTGATGTAGCAGGTAACGATTATGGTACATTAGAAAACGGAAAACAATATTTATTCCAGGCTAGAGTCGGAAGTGGTTACACCGCTGATGCTACCAATGAGAGTTGTGAAGTCAACAAGAATGGTTTCCGTTCCATTGTATTGAAAAAATCACCTGTTGTAAGCGCAACTAAAGGAGAATTCATCCCATCATTAGATATATTATTCATTGCGGTAAGTACCGATAGCGCTTCTGCTGCTGGTAATGTAGAATTTATTCTACATGATTTTACTATGATGTCATCAAACGGTAACATGGTACTAAAATACTCTAATGCCGATGTAATGAACAAATACCTCCAGGATAAACTCGAGGCTGTCTACCAACAACTCGGACAACAGTCTATCTTACTATAAATTTTATATTAACAAACATATTTACAACATTTTTTTAAATAATCATATAAATTTTAATAAATTATATGATTAATTGTTCTAGTTCAGGAAAATCAACCAATCTGAGTTATTCAATATAAATTGTGTAATTCATGCAACAAAGATCACCATTCCTTATCTAGTTGAAATTTTAAATAGATAGATAATAATTTAATATTAGAATAAAGTATCAACATTTAAATTATCATTTAATAGTATTATATAACATTAAATGATAAGCTCGGTAAGTCAAACATATAATTGGCAATTACAACCTTATAAAACTTGGAAAGGAAATTTTTACAATGAATCGTCCCTTGTAAATGCTAGACCCGAAACAAACGGATCATGGATATTAAGTAAACAATCCTCATCTAGTCAAGATGGAAATGCATTTTTACCAAGACCAATCAAACATTGGAGAAAACAATTGGCAGCCAATAGAATTAGAGGAGGAACTCAAAACATTAGTATAAATGACATTGATTCGCCTGGATTATATAATATGTCAAATAATAAAGAATGCTGTGATGTATCAAATAATAGCTCTTCAATCGTTTCAACTATTCAACAAAAAAACAATTCAACTATATATGAAGATAGCGAAACAACTATAACATATGCGGACGTTTCTAATTGTTGGAATGGTCCTGTAGGAAAACGTATATGCTGTAACCCCGAAGACAACTTAATTCGTTATAAAACAGAACCACTTGAGAGAAATTATATTTCTTATTCTTATTATTTTAAAAATAGATGTGTAAATTATAATCAGAATATTTCTACAACAAAAGTTCAAGGAAATACTTATTTTAATTCAAATGGCATTGCTTTATATCCAACAAATTCTTCAAATGGATGTCAAGTATTACAAAAAACGGATTGTGCTAATAATTGTTGTAATTGTAATTGCGGGACAAATAGTAAAGTTCAAAATACAATTTATAAACCAAACAATCGTCCGTTTGCAAAACAAGGAGCTACATCATCAAAATCTAGAATTAATGCTCTGAGAGAAAATACGATAGATCAAGGAGGAGCGTTATTTAATAGTGCTAGTGGTCTTCAAAAAATAAATAATGGAATATGTGGATTAAATGGTGATTCGGTTTATTATGTTAAGACTAAACCTGTTATTCCAAGTTGAAATTGTATAAATTGATATTTAATACATTTATTAATATTTAATATCAAATATTTATATAGAATGAAAGTTAAAAATGGTTTCAAATATAATATGAATGGATGGACTTATGTTTCAGTAAAAGGAAATCCTCATCAACGTGGTTTCGCACATGGTTATTTATTAGCCGACGAAATAAAATTAGCAATTAAGACAATGAAGTTTAATTTATATGATTCATATGGTATAGACAGCGATTTTTTTGTTTTATGTAGTAATTTCTTTTTCAAAGAACCGACTAAAGAGAACTTTCCAGAATTTTATAAAGAGTTAGAAGGTATATGCGATGGAGCAAATAAAAATAAAGCAAATATAACATTCGACGAACTTATATTATGGAATAATTTTGCTTCTTTAGGCTATATCGTGCCAACAATCGGAGACTATTTAGAAGAAATGCCTGAATTAAATAATAAATTCGGACATTTATTAAAAGGATTGGGATCGGGAAAACAGGAAGGAGGAGCAAAAGATAAATGTTCTGCTTTTATTGCGATTGGTTCATATACACATGACGGGAAAATTTGCTGTGCGCACAATTCATTTGATGATTTTATGAACGGACAATTTTATAATTGTATAATAGATGTATTGCCTGATAATGGTAATAGAATGATTTATCAAGCCGCGCCTGGATATATCTCTAGTCAAACAGATTTTTTTGTTACTAGTGCTGGATTTATAGGAACAGAGACAACAATGGGAGGTTTTCATATGTATGAAAGACATGATCCTATTACAGTAAGAATAAGAAATTGTATGCAGTATGCTAAAACATTAGATCATTATGTTGAAATGCTAACTAAAAATAATTCAGGTGATTATGCTAATTCTTGGTTAATTGGTGATACAAAAAATAATGAAATTATGAGAATAGAATTAGGATTGAAATTTGTTAATGTAGAGAGAAAAAAGGAAGGATATTTTATTGGTTATAACGCGCCTGAAGATCCAAGAATAAGAAATTTGGAATGTTCTAATACGGGGTATGATGATGTAAGAAGACATCAAGGAGCAAGAAAAGTAAGATTAGAAGAATTAATGGAAGAGCATAAAGGTAAAATAAACGTACAAATCGCACAAGAGATTATAGCAGATCATTACGATGTTTATTTACATAAAATTAACCCTTGTTCTAGAACAACATGCTCTCATTATGAGCTAGATGATAGAGCATTTATGAGTCAGGCAGACCGTCCATTACCATATCAACCACGAGGGGCAGTGGATGGTACTGTATGTGATAGTACGCTTGCTAAAAATATGTCTTTTTCTGCTAGATGGGGTTCATCTTGTGGAACAGCTTTTGATAAAAATATATTTTTTGATAGACATATACAATGGAAACGATTTAGACCTTTTGTATTAGATCGTCCATCACAACCATGGACTTTATTTAAATCAAGTAATAAATTATTGGACGCTATGAAAAATAAATCAATCAAACTAAACCATAAAAAGAATAAAAAAACGATTAAAAATAATAAATAAATATTTACAACATTATTTATTATTTATAGAATATATAATGAAACATTTAAAGACTTCAAAATCTTTAAAGCCAAATCATCATAAAAATAATAAGACAAAAAAAGTGGCTTTAGAAACAGAAGAAAGAGTAAAAGAATTATGTGCTAGTAGTGGATTTAATACATTTGAAGGAAAATTATTTAAGAATGCAAAAAATAGTAATGAAGTCGATAAGGTTTTAATGGAATACAGAAAATATAAAAATATTTTAAAGGATACTATTACAGGAGCAAACGCATTGAAAGAACATAGTAAAAAGGATTTTTTTTCATATATAAATGAAGATTGGATACATAAACAGGAAGAAAAACTAAAACACGAATTAAAATATTATTCACAAGTTGATAATTTTAGAATCATTCAAGAAAAGGTTTATTACGAAGTAATTGGATATGTAAATGATTATATTAAAGAAAATCCTACATCTAAAAAGGCGAAAATGGTTGAGAATGTATATAAAGCATTATATAACACAACTAAAACAGTTGGTTTAAAACATACTCATCAAATAAAAACAGATGTAGAAGATTTTGTGCGCCAGAATGATATGTATGGATTATTAGCATATGTAAATCAAAATGAAATATATGGATGGGCGTCTCCAATTGTATGGAGTGTATTACCTGATGAAAAAAATGTTTCACAATATATAACACATTTATCGCCTCCTCAACTAGGAATTTATGATTTGTATATTTATATTGATGATCCGAGTGATAATGCAGAAAAATTAAAATATAAAAAGGAATTCAAGGAAAAATATTTACAATTTATCAGGGACACATTTAAGACTGTTTTACCTAATAATTATCAAGAATTTAACCCAGAAGATATATGGAATGTTGAATTGGAATTATTAAATGCTATGGGTTGTAATGAAATTAAAAAGGAGGATCCTAATTTCTATAATGTAATAACAAAAGAAAAATTAGAAAATGATTACGGTCTTGATTGGACCCAATACGCTCATAAATTAGGATACAAACAAGTTCCATCAAAAGTTGTAGTGGCAAGTTTGAATTCATTAAAATGTATAACAAAATTATTAAAAGAAAAATGGAATTCGCCTGAATGGAAAACATATTGGTTATTTATTTTTTACAAGACCATGTTACGATTTGAATGGGACTGGAATCAAATTTATTATGATTTTTATGCAAAATACATACAAGGACAGCCTGTTAGATTTCCAAAAGAATTATATCCTATATTCATGTTGTCTTTCACATTCAATACATTTTTATCAGAACAGTACATAAGTCATAACAAAAATCCATTATACATTAATTATGTTAAAAATATGGTAGAAGATCTTAAAAAAATATTCATAAACAGAATAAAGAGAAATACTTGGTTATCTCCGTCTACTAAGAAATCAGCATTGAAAAAATTAGAAAAGCTAGCATTAATAATTGGAAGTCCTCCTGATATGAGAGAAGACCCTCTATTAGATTATTCTCCAAATGATCCTTGGCACAATATGAATTTATTGGCTGATTGGAGACATAAAAAATTAATAGAATATGATGGTGGTCCAGTTGGAATTGATATTCCTGAAATTGATTGGAATGAATTAAAATTAATAGGAACTCAACCATATGTTGTAAATGCTTTTTATCGTCCAACTAGCAATTCTATTTATGTTCCTCTAGCATTTCTACAAAAGCCTTTTATTGATTTAGATGAGAGAGGTATAGAATATAATTTAGCATTTGTAGGGTATACAATGGGTCATGAGCTGTCTCATTGTTTAGATGATATGGGAAGTAAATTTGACGAAAATGGAAATTTAAAAAACTGGTGGACTCCTCGTGATAAAAGAATTTTTGATAAAAAAATAAAAGATGTAGTAACCCAATATGAAGAATTTGCAGCTAGAGATGGCATTAAATTTAATGCTGAAATCGGTGTAGGAGAAAATTTAGCAGATATTTCTGGATTATCTTTAGCAGAAGAGTATTTATTATTATTTCAACAATCAAATGAAGATATTGATATTATTAAAAAAATATCTTTAGAAGCATTTTATGTTTATTCTGCGATTCAATCTAGACAAAAAATTCACGATAAAGCTATCCCGGCCCAATTAAAAACAAATCCTCATCCTTTAGAGAAATATAGATGTAATTGTCCTTTATCTCGTTTAGAATTATTTAGAACAATTTATAATATTAAGAAAGGAGATGGAATGTGGTGGCATAATACAGATACAATTTGGTAATTTATTTAAAATATAATTAATTGTTTTAGTTGAATATTCTAATTAATTGTTTTATATTAAAGAAGATATTGAATATTATAAATATTTAGGAATTTATTTATAATTTTTTGAGTTCGTTTATTTTTTTTTATCAATTATATATATAAATGTCTCACACAAGAAAACATGGATCTCGTCGTCGTGGTGGTTCTCGTCGTAGTGGTGCTTCTCGTAGTGCTTCTCGTTCTCGCGGAGCTGCTTTAACTATGAAACGCGCTGCGTCAAGGTCTGCTGCTAAGGCTGCTGGTCGCGCTGCGTCTGCTGCTAGAGCCGCTTCTAAGGCTGCCGGTCGCGCTGCGTCTGCTGCCCGTGGAGCTTCTGCTTCAAGAGCTGCGTCTGCTTCCAAGGCTGCTGGTCGCGCTGCTTCCAAGGCTGCTGCTATGGGTGCCGCCGCTTCCCGTGCCGCTGGTGCCGCTGCCTCTGCTTCAAGAGCTTAAATTATTGATTATTAATTATAAATTACAATTTAATTTATAATTTCATTTAATCCAAATCCAGAATCCAAAAATATAAATAAAAATTTTTATTATCTAGAGAGAAATTGGTTAACCGACTTTATAACGCTATTATGAGGCAAATTATATTTTTGACACCAAGAAATACATTTGGTAATATTATTTTTTTTCATTGTTTCTATCTTATCAGACCTATAATTATCTATTAAATTTAATGTAGAAGCTATATTTTCTATTTGACTTTGACCGAATACAGAATTGTATTCTTCTATTTTATTTACAAAATAACATGGAATATCTATATTCAATATACGGGTTAAATTAGAATTATTTTTTAAATAATCAAATGATTTTAAAAGTTCATACATTATTGTATTGCTATTTTCTAATTTGAAGTGTTTACAAATAATATATTTTTCAGAATTGGCTAATCTACTTGTATTTGGTTTTATAATGTAAACTTTTTTATATAAACAACATAATAAAAATAATATATCCATGCTGCCTTCTGTAAACAAGTCAAATACTTTCAAAATAAATGAACCATTTTTTTTCTGCATCGCGATAGCATAACAAACTTGCGCGTAAATTAATTTCAAAGATAAACATTCTTGGTTATTAAAATTAATAGAAAAATCAAATCCACCATCAGCGGTTATTAAATCCATACTATTATTATATTTTTTAAAACAATATTCTAAATTTTCTTTGTTAAGTAAATCTCCTGTATTATCTGAACCATTTTCAATAATCACATTTTGGTTTGATTTTAAAAAATTTTGACTTTTTTTCCAACCAGGAATATTAATATCGTCATTATTCAATGTCATGCCAAAATAACAATCATTGACATTATTTCTCATTGAAACGAATGCCTCTATAAATCCACCTGGTCCTTCTGCCAAATGAAACGTTTTACACGCGCTAGCAGGTAGTTCATTTAAAATATCAAAATTATTACATATTTCTATCATTTTATAAAATGAACGCGATAATGGTTTTAATTTACATACTGATTGTTTAGAGTTAGGAATGATAGAATGTATATATTCATATGGGTTTGTATATTTTTTATAATTATCCCATTTATCAATATTGATATCAATTTGTAATTTTATATTAATTAAATAATAAATCAACATTTTATTTATTATATTTTTACTTTCTTCCGATTCAGAAAATTTAATTTCTATTTTATCATGAATATTTGGTATATTTATATTAGGCAAGATAAAACTCATTATATAATATTATATATTTATCAAAAAAATATTTATGTTATTTCATTATTATATATAATTTTATATAAATTGTCGTTTTATAAATTTATACTCTACTATTAACTATTATTTTAAACTACTTTTTTAGGTCTTCCTCTTTTTTTGGCTTCTTTTACAATTGGTTCTAATTGAATAGTTTCCATTTTATTAATAAGATTTTCTATTTCCAAAGGAATTTCTTCTTGTATTACTAATTTTTTTGGTTTTCTTCCTCTCTTTTTAATAAAAGGAATAATTTCAAATTCTTCTTGCTCTTGTGCTTGTTCTTGCGCTTGTTGTCCTTCTTGTGGTTCTTCAACTTGCATCATTTCTTGAATCACTTCAATTGGTGGTTCTGGTTGAGGTCCTACGATGTCGTCTGCTTTTTCAAACATGATTGCGATTTCGTCTGCCTTTTCTTCGCTTCTTACATCAACTCCCTCATCTTCAATCATAACCAATTTTAATTTATTCTTTAATTTTTTAATAAACTTGTGCGATTTTGTTTTCTTTTCAATCGCTTTTTCAATCTCCTTACTTTCTTTATCAAGTGATCTTTCCGACTCCTTTGTGGTATCCAATAATCCAGTCGATATTGTTTCTGCATCCACATTTCTTATTTTTTTATATACAAAGTATCTATTTAAAAATGAAATTCTTTTCTCTCCGCTTGTCATTTTATCAGCAAAACCATAATCATTTGCTTTTGATCTATTTCTACTAATTTCTTGTTCCATCAATCCATAAAGTTCATTAAATAAACCACTTGATGACGGAAGACCTAGATGTCTAGCTTCTGTATCTGTAATTAAAACAAATCCATAATTTTCCATGAGACGAGTCAAATATGTAAAATTGACAAGATATTCTCTGAATACTTTATTAATCGTTTCTTGATATACATCAATCGCATAACCTAACGATGAAACATCTCCGTCAAATTTATTACTATCATATACTTTTTTAACTTCCCATATTTTAGTTTCATCTTGATAAATACTAATGCTTTCACCAGGAGATTTATCGGATAATGCTCTAAACATGGTTTCCCCATCATAACTTGTTGCAATAAAATGTCCTCCTACTTTGGTACATTCGCTTATATTTCTTAAGAAATTCTGAAGTGTTAAATTATTCTCAAACATATAATGTAATGCGAATTGAATAGAACTAATATCAAATCCTTCTTTGGCTTTTCCAAATTGTTTATAGACGCCTTTCCCTAAAACCTTTTCATCTTTAGCTCCTTCTCCAAATATAGCCTTAGTTATTTGCTTTCCCTTTTGAGTATAAAGAGCATCAGTATTTTTAATATTAACACTTGAATTTCCATTTACAAATAATCCAGCAGGCATTATTTTGAATTTTTTACGATAATTTAAATAACGAGCGCATACACCATCTAGTTTATTTTCTATATTATCTCGCGAAATATCAATTCCAAATACAAATGATAAATTTGAAGCAATCCATTTTGGAATATCTCCTCCTTTACCAACCGCATAATCAATCAACGAGTCTCCGCTTTTAGATGCTCTCATAATTAGTAATCGTTTTACAAATAAATTGTGAAAATCTCTTAATCCTCTTGTTTTAGATACATTCGTTGTTTTATTATAATATACATCGTCGTCCCCTAATTCGTTTGGTATATCTTCTCCTGTAGAAATCATATCATCTGTTATAGGATAATGAATAGAATGCCAATTGTCATTTGCTACATGATATGCGTTTCCGTAATTTTTTAATCCCATTCTTAACTCGGCTGTTTTTTCATAACGAATTCTCAATGGAACCCATCTCCACTGATTTTCATGTGTTATCACATATTTGAATTCTACAATTGTATTGTCTTCTATAATCTCTTCCTCTTCAGTCATCATTTTTTTAAAACCATTATTATCATATTTCAACATGATATTACAAATACTAGATTCTGGGTCATAAGGGCTTGTAGGATAAAATCTAACCGGTTTATAACCGTCTTCATTATCAATATTATCAGGTGTTTGAATATTATCCTCATATATATCTTGACATGGATTCAAATAACCATGCTTTCTAGAATCAAATCCAACGCGCAATATTAACGTTTTATATTGGTCTAATTGTTCCATATTTCTAACATTTGTTCCATTTTTAAATATATTTGATATGATGTCTTCACCGTTTGGACCTTTTTTAATAGATACTAGGAAATCAATTGTATTAAACTCTGGTGGTTTCCATTTGAATGAATGGACCCATGTTACCTTTGTATTTTTAACAGTATCATTCTCAGTATCAAATCCTACTCCTCTTTCCATTGGTGTAAAAATCAATCCGTCTGTATTATACTCAAATAATTCATCTCGTTGTTTTTGTAAAATTGTTTTACATCCTTGAAAAATAGATTGCTTTTCTGATTCTGAATAAAAGGCCTTACATACAATTCTTAATGGGGGCTGTGTTTCACTAGAAATTACAGATTTCATTGATACATTTTTGATAAATGCATCTAACAATGGTAATCTATAATTTGCCTTGATTGAATCTGGTCTTAATGAAACAAAATCAAGTGCTCTTTTATCTTTTTCATCTAAAAAGTATATATCAAACGCAGCATATAAATTTATAAAAGCTCCATTTTTATCATGTAAAATATGTTCCCCATCTATAAGTGAATTTCCAAAAAAATCTTGTGTAATGCAACCAGTAAATTGAACGTTCATATTTGTATCAATAAAATAAATTTTACCCGTCTTATCTACAAATAATAATTTTCTATCACCATCGGCTTTATCAGTTACAGTATAATTCCTCCTAATGTTTGGATAATTTGAATCAGGATTTATTTCTAAAATATTATTAATTTGTAATGTGGTAGACGAAGGTCCAATAAAATCTTTTGGAAACGCCCTCATATCTTCTTTATAATCAATTCCTTTTACTAGTCGTAAATAATTATCAATAACGGTTCGTTGTTCTTTATATGAAACAGGATAATTTGTCTGTTGTAATCCAGCTAATATATATTTGATTGTTTGTTTTAATTCTTTAATTATTTTATCAGCTTCGTAATATTTGGCTTCATTATTTACAAGTTCTATTTCAATTTCGTATTGAGGTTCATCGTCAAATACTTTTGAATCAGAAATAGTGTATTCGGGTGTTTCGACTTGTCTTGTACGTCTGAAACCTTTATTTACATATTTATCTTGTAAAATTGTTCTATGGGACCGTTTTACAATACTCAAGTCTATTTTGAATGGAAGACTGCGATGAGTAAATTCAACTCTGTTTATAAATCTAAATGTTTTTTTGGTATCAGCCCAATTTTTTCTTAGATCAATTGAAATCGGAGATTCCGAACTTATTTTATGTTCATTATTTAATGCTACTCTGAAATTAAAATCATCATAGTCTATTGGTAGAATTGCGGTTCCTTCTTTTTTTTTAAAAACACCTTTTTGAACGAATTCATAAAAAGATAAGTTTTCTAGTGAATTTGTTTTACAATAATCTTGTATTGTATATTCCGTTTCCATTTCTAAACGAATTGATGATATTTTAGTCATTCCAGTTAGAGGGTCGACGTATTCAGGATAAGCTCTCAATAAATAGTAATCCCTTTCCATAGAGAACCCGACTGATTTTATTTTCTTAATAACATTATCAAAATCAATTTTATTAATACGTTTAATGCCTTTTGTTCCAAATCTAACTTCTAACTCTATATTATTTTTACTTTCTCTATTATTTATTTCCGCTAAAGAAATATTAATCATATCCTTTAACCGAGGCTCATTATCTACGGGCTTTTCTTGTATTTCACCTCGTTTATTATAAGCTGATTTATGAGCTACTGAACGAGCTTGTGCTTGTCCTGACATTGTATATATATAATTGAACTATAATATTTAAATTATAGTTCAATTTTTAATTTAATTTATGTTATACTACTGAATATTTTGTAGAATATTTTCATATAATTCCTTTTTTGTTATTTTTTTATCTTTTTGAGTTTGAATGCTTAAACGGTTGCATATATTTTGTAATTCTACTAATGTATAAGAACTAATTGATTTTAACGGATTCTTACAATTGTTAGGATTATCAATCTTCCAATAATTATCCTTATATGATTTTATCATTTCATCGGTTACAACAGATGGAATATGAATTAGATGTTTTCCTGTTTTATCTTTCATGTCAAGTATGATATTTTGGTTATTCGTATCATTCACAATAATTTCATAATAAGTTCTATTTTTAACATATAGCAAATTTATATTATAAATATGACATAACGCAACCAATCCCTTTATTGTTATGCATGGTTGATTGATCAATTCGTCTTGCAGTTCGCATAATTTTAATTTCAATGATTTGAATGCATTCTTGTGTTCTTTTATTTTTTCGGCAGTTTTATATTTAAATTCTTGTTCTGTTTTATAGACAATTGTTTTTATAAATTCATAATTTTCTAATCCATTTTGTAATATATAAAAACACCAAAATAATTTATCTTTTTCAATCGGACTTATAAAATCATTTTTAATTTTATTTACAGATTTTACAAGTGATTCAGTAGATTCTTTTTTATCAACAACCTTCTTATTGATTTCACATTTATTTGAAAATTTATAAATAAATTCATTCGTCAGCATATAATCATTTAATTCATTAAATACAAGATTATAGTCTTTATTATGGTCTATTTTATCGTAGTCTACTTTATTGGAATGGTTATTATATTGTTGTGTTTGTTTGTGAAACATTTGAGGTGAATATACGTGTTAAATATATTAACAAATCTCTTTATTACATTTAAAAAAAGTAGTTTCAATTTCATTTTTTTGATTTTCTATGGTTTCTATATTAGTTGTTTGATTTTCTACATACTCAATATATTTTACTAAATTTGATAAGATGGTTTCATCTAAATAAGAAATATTTACAAATACTCCATTATTATTTTCATTTAAAACAATATTTTTATCTTTTTTTAACATTCTTAAAACTTCTATTTGATGATGTTTATTCATTATTTCTATTTTTTCTTTAACCTTATTAATATCCATTAATTAATTTATTATATTTAATTTAATCAATTAGTTTTTAACTCATTTTATTATAAATAAAAAATAAAATAAGTTGTTGTGATTTGTCTATTATAAAAAATAATTTATAATATAATTTCTCTCATTGTAATCAAATAATAAGTTGTATATTTTATAATTTCTATTTCTAATTTTCTAAAATCAATCTAGGTTTTTTAATAGGTTTGGCTTGTCTAGGTTCAATTAATTCGGCAATAATAGAAATATATTTATCATTTAATTCATATCGTTGACCTATAACTCTTATACGTATTTTATCATTTTCTTTAATACTTGCAAAATATGTAGATTTATAATGATGGTCTCTTGCCACAAATACTTCAATTGGACTTGGTATGGTATCATATTCAGCGCGAATGCCAGCCTTTGTAATATTTTTTGCTACAACATCAATCAGCATTCCTTCTACAGGCGAACATACTAAACATTCAAATACTACTTCAAATATAACATTATCAGAATTAAGCATTCCGTTTGAATATGTTAAAATTTTAACCGTTCCAGGTTTAATATAACCTTCTACAATACATTTTCCTTCTATTTGTGAAGAAATAATTTTTTCTAATAATGGTTTTATATTGCTTCCAATGTTAGACATTGCCAATGAAACGCGTTTTGTTATCATACTTGGCATAAAAATATTAATTTCTCGTTTATTTTTTCTAATATCTTTATCTTTAACATCTTTGACCACTATAGTTTTTTTAGGTTGGTTTATAACACTTGCTTCCATATTTATTTATGTATAGATAAAAAATCTTTAGATTAATTCAATTTTATTATAAAGTCAATTTTTCTATATTTTTAAGTATAGCTTCAACCGGATTAAGAAACCAACGTTTTCGGTCTTTATTATTGCTATCGTACAATCTTAATGTGAATTCCTGTCTTATACATAATTCTGTTTGTCCGATTCCTTTTGTATTTCCTGTATTATATGTTTCTGTTTCCAATATTTTATTGAGAGATTTGATTGTTTCTATTTTTCCAGCTTGGTCGCATCGCGCACCCTTATGTCTATTAATATTCATAAATTTAATTTTAAATATCAAATAATCATTTTTAAATATTCCTATAAATCCAACTACATTACTGAGAGATTGCATATTATCAATTAAAGATTTAATTTCATTTATAAAATCCTGATAATCTTCGCTTTCAGCATTTACCCATTCTTCTCCGTCGTAAATAACCAATTGTTGCTTTCCATCTTTTTGTAATAAAAATCCTTTTTTACTTCTATAAACTAACATGTTATCATCATAATATTTTTTCAATAATTTAAGCGTATCTGATAATGAGGCAGTGTTGTATAAGTAATTCAATAATAAAATATGTTGATTAAATGCTAATGTTTCTACTATATGAGCTACCAATAATTTTATTAATTTATTTCTCTCTGTTCCTTCACTTGACATCTTAGTAATAACTGCACTACAAAACTTATACCAATTATCCTCTCCTTTTTTAATTGTTTGTTCTGTAGTAGCTATTTGAAATTTATTTTCAATCTCATCGATTAATGCTGTTAATTCTTGTTTATTTTCCGCGCCTTCTTTTTCTTGTGGTTGTTGTATAATTGCTTCTGTAACATTTTCGGGCAGTTTGAATATTAATTCATTATGTTTGAATTGAACCGGAACACTCCTGTCATAAACAGAAATGTGTTTATTATTTAATTCAATCGGTTGAAATAAATATATATAATCTATATTAATAACATTTCCTAATCTTCCATAAGCATCTACTACATATTCACTTTTATCCTCTATAAGTTGATTCAACGCGGCATTAATTTGAATAAGAGGATATTCTCTCGTTACATTAATGTGTTTTATTAAATCTTGTTTTGTATAGAAATGTTTTTCTTTAAATAAATCGCGCAATCTGTGTATAATTTTTTCAGTATTCATTAATATAAATGCCTCACTAAATGTATCTAATATTGGGGTAGTAATATTTTTTTCTCGTTTACATCGGTATTGGCATGTTTCCATATAATCGCATATAGATGAGTATGGTTTATCTCCAACCGCATAATCTATTATTTTTTTATTAGATAGATGTTGTGATACAATTTGTCTCATATTTTGCTCTGTAAAATTTTGTTGACCCGAATTCAAAATACAATCTACTGCGTTTTCTTTCAATGCGCGACTTACACGGCCAATTTGTAGTGCTTTTATTTCAGCAAGTCTATAAACATATAAATCAATCGCTTCTTGTTCTTCATCGCTAAGTAAAGTTCCATATAAATATATTTGGACGTTTCTCTCTTTAAATGGTAAAGATTTATGACTACAATTTCTAACAGCTCTTCCTATAATTTGTTCTATTCGGTTCATGTTATACCATGGTTCCATTATATGAACTTGTCTAATGTTAGTCAAATCTATACCTTCTGAACCAGTTTTTGAAATTAAAATAACTTTTATTTCTTCTCCATAATTATTATTGCTACTTGTCATTGTTTTGATTACATTTATATTATCGGGAGAATAAGCCAAATCACCTGTAATCATTGCATATTTTGCTGGTTTAAATGTTCTATTTTTTGATACATTTTCTCTCGTCTTGAATTCTACAGCATCAATTTGTTTTGAAGGCGGAGTTTTAAAAAGAGATTGCGTTCCATATTTTGTAAATCCTAAACTTTCCAATGCTAGTGCGACTGGAACAAGTCCACCGTCAATATATTCCGAAAATACTAATATGATTCCGGTAGAATTCAATATATTCTCGCAAATATTTTTAATTTTACCACTATATTTACCTATTTCGTTTGGAGAAAAAACATTTCCGTATTTGTCAGATTTATATTGAAAATCTTTTTTAGAAGGCGGGTTAGTTGTTTCTGTATATTTCATTATACGATTCATTCCATTGCTTCCTATAATATCCGTTGTATCAATTGTTATATTTTCTCCTTCTATTATTTTATCTAATCTTTCATCCGGATAAATCATATTTAATCCTTGAATTGACTTTTGTAACATTGTATATCCTTTTGTTTCCATATTTTCAAAATTAGGTAATTCGTCGTCTTCATCAGATGCCTTTTTTTTAAGTAATCTAATAATATATTCGTATCCTTTTTCTTGATAAGGTCCAATGTCATTTAAATATACATCAATTAATTCTAATGGTTGTAATACAGATTTTCCATTATATTGTATTGTTGGATATATAAATTTATCAGATTTTAATGAATGATTAAGAGAGAAATTAGAAGGCCAAATTCTATAAGGAAAAATATAAGGATTTTCTCCTCTCAAAAAAGAAATATATCCACGCGATTTTCTCTCAAGTAATTCTCTTCCAACTTCTCTGCCTCTATCATCTGTCTTAAATGTTCCGTCTGTGTTAAATACATTTTTGGCATCAATTGTAGTCCTATTATCATTTAAATTCATCAAATTAATTAACCATATTATTTCTTTATAACTATTATACATTGGTGTAGCAGATAATAATAAAAGTTTTAAATTATCAACACTGTTTACCAATTTGAATAATTCAAGCGCAACTCGTTTATTTGAATTGTCGTCGGTAATACGAATATTATGGACTTCATCTATAATAATTAATCGGTTATTGAAATACTCATTGAGTTGTTTTTTTGTTTTCATTGCTCTTACTTCATCTGTAACTTCTTCTCTGACTCTAGCTTTTTTTTCAATATAATTTGCAAATTCAACGTATCCTAAAAATGTATACGAAGCATTAATAATCTGTTTTATTTGAGACGCGACCTTTTCTTTATTTAATCCCTTCATATTTGTAGGATTGATTTCTTTTAAAAATTTATTTCCAGTGCACGATTTAATATTCCATACTCCATCAATTAATTTTAATTTATTTTCATCAAATAATTGTAATTTAAAATTCTCCTGAACGTTGGGCGACGCAACAACTAATATTTTATGAGAAACCCCTACTTGTTTGATATAATCTCTCATTTCTTCGGCAACTGTAATAGCCGAACATGTTTTTCCTGTTCCTAAACCATGATATAATAATACGCTGTTGTATGGTGTTTGAAATGATAGAAAATTTCTTACAAATATTTGATGAGGAGATAATTCAAATTCGGCATTACATAATTTCTCTCCTTCTTCACTTACATTTTTAATTTCACCGTCATATTTTGTATCATAAAATTCTTTTCTTTCTGAAATTTTAATATTAAAGTTAGGGTCATTTAAATTGGGATATAAGTATTCAAACTCTTTATTAGATAAAATATTTTTTGCTTCTAATTCTTCCTTTTTATTTTCAAATTCCTTAATTTCTACATCCGTCTTTAATGGATTCGTTGTCAATTCATTATAATCTTTATCTAAAATAAGTTGAGGGTCTTCGTCTTCTTCAATTAAAGACAATTTTACTTTTGCTTTTACTTTGGGTTTTCTTACTTTTTTTTTTGAATTATCTGACATATTATATATTAAGTATATAATCTATATTGTATTAAAATTTTATTTAGTTTTTCCAAAATTGATAATTTTTCTAAATTATAAGGTCTAATAACACTGACCGCATCATTGTAATTGTACCATGCTATCTTATCTACTTCATAATTTTTTCTATCTTCAATCATTTCATTTGTATTATTATTATTCATAAACGCTACATAATATTTATGCTTGTATGATTTATAATTTGAACCAGTAAAAATTTCTTCATATGGTATTAAATTTTGAACGATTGTTAATTCATTTGTATTGTATCCTGTTTCTTCTTCAAATTCTCTCATAGCGCAATGTAAATCTTTTTCTTGAAAATTTCGTCTACCTTTAGGAAATCCCCATTCGGTTTCACTCCAGTTTGTAACAGATTCATCAATCAAACTTTTAAGATTATATTCCTGCATATTAATTGTAATGCCAAGTTTTAAAGAAATGTATTTACTTCTTGATATTTTTTCATCTCCTCTATATTGAATGCTGTTTTTTTCACCCCATACGCTTTTCCATAACTCATCAAAATCTTTAGTTAATAACATTTCCTTTTCATCATTTGTCATTTCATTTATAATATTAAGTAAATAATTTTTATTATATAATGGATATTTTCCTGCTATAAAATCCGCAAATCCTAAACTATGTACCCTGCGAATAAGCAAATATTCAAGATTATTATTATTGGCTCTAAAAGCAATAACGCCTATACTTGTAATTGGTTGTTTACATTGATAATAAATGTGACCGTTTTTCCCACAATTATTACAATAATTATTTACATTACCAAACGCATTATCATTTTTATTATTTAAAAAACTTTTAAAATTATTTTCCGTGGTTCCAAAATTATTAACTGAATTACTAAAATACATATTTTTCATGTTATTTCTTATTTGTTATTTTTGCTATCTTTTTATATCCTTTATAATTAATGATGGAATTAGATCCAAATGTATGGGGACCGCATTATTGGTTTGTTTTACATACTATTGCTTTATGTTATCCAACCCATCCAAACGATGTTACGAAAAAAAAATATTATGAATTTATACAAAATTTACCATTGATGATACCGGTTGAAAGAATAGGAAACGGGTTTAGTGATTTAATAGATAGATATCCAGTAACACCTTATTTAGATTCGCGCGAGTCATTCCAAAAATGGATACACTTTATTCATAATAAAGTAAATTTTAAATTGGCTTTACCAGAATTATCATTTGCGGAATCAATAGACAAATATTTTTATAACTATAAACCAAAGGAGTTTTTACAAAGAGAGAAATTAAGACAAAAAGAAAAATTCATATTTATTTTATCAATGTTTTTTTTGATAGGATTCATCTTTATTGCTTATAAAAAATAATCATATATTATATAATGAGAGACAAATCTGGAGGTAAAGCAATTGCGGCCGGAGGGTTTGGATGTGTATTTGAACCAGCATTGAAATGTAAAGGAAAGTCAAGAGAATCCGGTATAAGCAAAGTATTAATTAAAAAATACGCAGAAGATGAAATGAATGAAATGAAAAATGTTTCAAATGTATTAACAAAAATAAATAATCATAATGATTATTTTGTAGGTGCAACTGCTACAATGTGTGAATTAGACCCATTAACTACTGATGATAAATTAAATTTCAATACAAAATGTGACAACTTAATAAAAAAAGGAATTAATGAATCGAATGTTAATACTAAATTAAATGAATTAAGAAGTATAGATTTACCATATGGAGGATTAGAAATTATGAATTTTTTAAAAAAATACGGATTAACTGGTTATAATTTTGGAAAAGTAAATACTTCGTTAATAAAACTTTTAAATAAAGCAATCGTTCCGATGAATAATTTAAAATTATTACATTTAGATTTAAAAAGTCCTAATATTTTAATTAACGATTCCTATCAAACAAAAATAATTGATTGGGGATTAAGCGCAATACAAACGGACGTAGATGTTATACCAGATGCTATAAAAAATCGTCCATTTATGTATAATACTCCATTTAGTGTTTGTCTATTTAACAATAAATTTAAAAACTTCATTAGAACTAAAATTACTAATATTTTAAGAACATTAGGAAAGCCAATTACATCTTTAAACTCAATAAGAGAAGATATAAAATTATCAATGTATGAATGGATATATTTATTTAGAAACGATGGATATTCAGGACATTATAATTATATTAGTACTCTATTTAAAAATGAAATATTAATGAATTATTCCGATTATCCAAAAGATTATACTAATACAATAAACAATACAGAATATTATGAAATGCTTAACGGTTCATATTTAAAAAATTATATTGTCAATGAATTAACCGAAGTCGTTATAAAATATACAACCGTATCAGGAGACTTTGAAGACGTTAAGTTTTTCAATGAAGCATATAAACATAATGTGGATATATGGGGTTTTTTATCTACATATTATGATATACTTTCATTATGTCGTAGTGGTAGTCTTTTACCTCATAAAGAAAGTCCTGTTTTATCTCATAATATAATTGGGATTCTAAATAAATATTTATTCAATCCTAAACAACAAATTGAGCCAATTAATATAGAGGATTTATCTAGAGATTTGAATTCTTTGAATTCTCTTGTTGGATATTCAACTAAAACACCGAGTCCTCTAACTCCTGTTTCAAAATCGGTTTCAGCATTATTAACAGCATCTATCCCACCTAAGCCTCCTACTCCTCCTCTTATACCAGGTCCGAAAGCAGTAGCATATTCAATCTCTTCTTCTAAATCAAAAAAAATATCAAGCCGAGTAAAATCATCTAAACGTATTGTTTCTCCTAAAAAAACAAGAAAACGACATGTCACATGTGACGACGCGAAGAAAGTCAAATGTGTTGCAATGGGTAAGGTATGCAATGAAGCAACAGGGCGTTGTCTAGCTAAAAAAAAATAAACTTGATACTATAATTTATTAAAATTTATTAAAATATATTATAGTATAATGAGACTAGGTCTTTTAATTTTTAGCGCAACTTCTTTTTTAATTGCTGATACTTATCACGACGGAAAATATGTGAAATTATTAAAATCTTGGAAAAAATATTATCAAATGGCATTCATAGGATTTCTAGGATTATCAGCATATTTATTTATAAGAAAACATCCGGGACAGTCTAAAAATTTAATGGTTCACGCAAATGAATTAATTAAATATATGCCAATTGATAAAGATGCTGGTGATTTTTTAACTCCTCTATTAGATATGTCAAATAAAACGTCATTTACAAATGAATTATCAGGAGGTCAAAATTTATCTCATCAAGAAAAAAAAATGATGACGTCTGGTAAAACATCTACAAAACGGTCTGTTAGCGAAACAAAGAAAAAATATGTTGCGTCTCAACAAGGATGGAAATGTGGAAAATGTCATCAACAACTGCCAGCTTGGTTTGAGGTAGATCATACAATTCGTTTAGAATACGGAGGAACAAATGAAGTCAATAATTTAGTAGCATTGTGTAGAGAGTGTCACGGACAGAAAACAGCGATGGAAAATATGTAAATGTAATCAAACAAAAATTCCTTATACTGAGTTTACATATATTTTGTCTCTATCTCTGATGTAGAACTAAAAACGGCGAGATTATTTTCTAGGGTAGTATCCTTTACAAAATCATTAAAATTATAACCTTTAACATAAAATATTCGTTTACTATTGCCAACGCAATATTTGTTCTTTTTATAAGCCTCTTGTTCGTCTATATTATATTTTTTAGCTTTTTCAATTGCTATTTCTCTTGATTTATACACACTGACGATATTAGAATAAGGAGGGTAATAATTGTCACTACAAGGAAAATGAAGCATCAGAATGTATAATTGATACTCTAGTTGTAACCCATTCTTTGGTTCACTCATATTTATTGTTATTTAATTATTATTATTTATTTATATATCATTTATTCTATCTATAATTACTTATTATAAATAAAAAATTTTATGATTTATATGTATATGACTGTTGCTGATGTTATAAAAGAAAATAAACTCAATATATTTTTCGCATTAATTTCAATTGTTTATATTATATTAGCAACATTAATTTTTTTTAAAAATCCATACAAAATTGTAACAAAATACAATGCTATATCTATTGTAGTTTCATTATTTGGAGGGTTTATTATAACAATGTTATATTTTTTTATTAAACGAAAACAAACATTATATAGTCCAAATGATATTTCGGCGCCATCCACCTTATCATATGTAGGCAAATTATTTGTTTCTATTTTAATGCTTGGAATTGTAGGTTCTATAATATTTGGAATTATTTATGCGTTCAAACATGCTACATTCTTATCAAATGTTATATTGTATTTATTAAATATAGCAATACTTATTGGTATAATAACATTAGCTTATACGTTTATAAAACAATTTATTACTAATCCAAAAAATCCTTTCTTAAAATTATTAATTGATGTAGTTACATATATTCCATGTATAGTATTATCATTCATTAATTACATGACTTTACAATACAATATAACTACAAAACCAGTATGGATACTTTTTGGAGCAGAAATTATATTTATTACATTATTGTATTTATTACCAAAATTATTTGATAAAATAATAAAACACGACACATCTCAATTATTATCAAAGCCAACGTCATTAACGAGAGAAAAGATTATTGGTAATTTTGAAATTTTAAATAAAAAAGAAAATAAAAGTAAATTTACCTATAATTATGCCATATCTTCATGGGTATATTTAGAAGCACAACCTCCATCTACAAATTCTTCATATATTGGGAATAATACAATATTATCATATGGCGGAAAGCCAAATGTATATTATAATGGAACTACAAATGAAATTGTCATTTCAGCTAAAATAGGATATGAAGATAAAATTATTTTTAGGACAAAAGATATCCCCTTTCAAAAATGGTTCAATATTATTATAAATTATCAAGGAGGAACTATGGATATATTTATAAATAATAAGTTAATTCAATCAGTCAAGAATATAGTACCATATATGACATACGATAACATTGTAATTGGTAAAAAAAATGGTATATACGGATTTATTAAGGATGTTAGTTATTTTAATAAAGCTATTACAAAAGATGAAATTTCTTGGATATACAAAACAACTAAATTTTAATTGTATCAATAAAAATTTTATAATTTAGAAATTTTCTAATAATATAATATAATATAATGCCATTTATTAATTTAGTCATAACAGTAGTAATTATTATCGGTATAGTAATTCTTCTTAACAATATATTCAAAAATAAAAATAAATTGAGCGAGTTTAATGATGGTAATGTAGAATTAACATTGCCGGCTAGTAAAATAGATTCGTCAACTAGTTCAAACTATTCATATTCATTGTGGGTTTATATTGAAGATTGGAACTACAAATACGGACAACAGAAAATATTACTCAGACGCGCAATTAATAATAAAAAATTTTGTCCTAAAATTTCACTCGGTGCGTTTGAAAATGATTTAACTGTATCTGTTGAAACATACCCAGGAACAGATGTAGTATCAAGAAATACTTCATCAAATACACAAACATTCAATTGTACGGTTAAAAATATTTCAATCCAAACATGGGTAAATATTTTAATGAGTGTAAATGGAAGAACATTAGATATATATTTAGATGGAAAATTAGTCAAGACATGTGTAATGCCAGGTGTAGCAAAAATATCTAATAGCGCTCCAATTGTTATTACCCCCGCAGGAGGATTTTCAGGATATACATCAAATGTAGAGTATTGGGCCAAATCAACAAACCCTCAGGAAGCATGGAATATTTATAGAAAGGGACACGGGGGAGGTAATGTTTTTAGTAAATATAAATTGAAAGTTGCTGTATTAAAAAATAATAAAGAAACAGCAAGTTATCAGACATAAATTATTTTATTTTTTTTATATTATATCTAATTTATAATATATAGATAATGTTTGCGAATAGAATGTTTCAAAATCAATCAGCGAACCTATCAAATCCATTTAGCCAATCAAAAGGAGTTGGGTCTGGTGTTTTTCAACCTTATGGCTCAACTAATTATATTAATGGCAGTAGCGATTTTTTAAGGTCAAATAGCATTATTGCTAGGATAGCATTTTTAATATTAGCAATATTTATTTTTGTAGTTGTATTGCGTTTAGGAATAATTTTATTGAGTTGGGCGTTTAGTCCGTCTAAATCACCTACATTAATTGATGGAATGATTGACGCAAAAGAAATGCATATTATATCTCAAGATCCAAATAATAAAGGAAATATTCCTATTATAAGATCTGACAATGAACGAGGAGGCATTGAATTTACCTGGTCTACTTGGATTTACATAAATGATTTAACTTACAAAAGCGGTCAATTTAGACACATTTTTCATAAAGGAAATGATAGAATAAATTATGAAAATAAAAATGCCGGAATGGTCTTTCCAAATAATGCACCTGGATTATACATTGGTCCTAATAAAAATGAATTAGTTGTTGTAATGAATACGTTTAAAAATATAACAGAGCAAATATCAATTGATAATATTCCGGTTAAAAAATGGGTAAATGTAATTATTAGATGTAATGGAAACATCCTAGATACTTTTATCAATGGAACTCTAACCCGCCGTCACATTCTTAAGAGTGTTGCAAAACAAAATTATGGCGATGTATATATTTCTATGAACGGAGGATTTGATGGATATACTTCCCAATTGAAATATTATGATTATGCTATAGGAACAAGTAAAGTACAAGACATTATTAGAGGAGGACCCAATCTTAAAATGAAGTCAGATAATCTTACTCAATCTAAGGACCCACAATACTTAGCAATGAGATGGTATTTCAGCGACGCAAATAGCAGCAATGTTGTATAAATATTACATCAATATTACACCGACCGAAAAGAAAAATGAGACAATAATTCATTAAAAAATAAATTAAAATAACATTCTTAAATCCTTTCTTTCGGTATTTATAACTTTGGGTCTATCACTCGTCTTGTGATATGATTAATGATTTTCTACAAAAAATAGAAGGTCTTGTTCTATGTTGTATCCATTCTTTCATTAGATACAATATATTTCTACTACCATTTAAATCTCGGTTCATCAAATGTGAATGCGACAACTTACTACACTTTTGACAAGTTAGTAATCCGTGTATATTCACCATACCTTTTCTAAATGGTTTTGGATTTTCTCGTTGTTTATAATAACATGTTTCACCATCTAAACAAAAACTACACATTTTAGATGTTTTAAATTCATCAACAATACATAATTTAAAATGTTTTGCTAATAAATCTTTTAATGATTTGTTCGGTGTAGGCATACAATTTTTCATTTGTTGTGTTTGTTGGAATGATCCGAAACCAATAACAATCTTTTTACCAAATGTTCTTTTTATTTTATTGATTAAAATACTTTCACTTTTCTGTGTATATGTATGACTTCTCCATCTTAATTTTCTAAATAATTCTTGTTCATAATATTTCTCTAATTCTTTATTGATTGTGTTTCTTACTCTCAAATAATCTATAAATTTATCATAATTACAAGTCATAGAACAAGTTTTATTTAATGGTTCTTCTATTTGTTTGATATTATTTTCTTGAAATGACTTCATAATAATTTGTCTTTTCTTTTTTGAATATGTATCTATTCTCCTTTGTAATTTAGTATATTTTAATGTATTACCCTTTTCATCTGTCATAAACATAATTGTATTTTTACCAGGGTCTATAGCAACTTTATTGTAATCTTTCAAATGGTTTACTTCTTCATTTGATAATTCAGTTATGTAATCATAATCATTATAAGATATTTTATTATTTTGTGGAATAGGATTGTCTTTCATATCTACTCTTATAAATACCAATGAACAACCTACTCCATCAGTAGAAAACATATTATTAAAAATATATTTATTTTGGTTCATTAGTTTATTTATTTTTTCCATATCAAATAACGAATTCCATATAATTTCTTTATTTTCATTTAATTTATCTAATAATTTACCTTGTGTGGTTTTATGTTTTTTTGTATCAAACAACATGGTAATAATTGTTTTTGTATCAATTGTCATATATTTTGGTATAAGTGTCTTTCTCAAAGGACAAAATTGAAATAATTTCTTTTCTTGTTCTTCTAATTTTAAACTCATATAAATAAGCGGAAATAAATAATGTTGTGGATTACATTCCAAATCATAATATACATTCTTTTTTATTTTTTCTGGAATAAGAAATGATTTATTTCTGTCTTTCCATATTTTATATTCATTTTCACTTTTATCAGTATTATTCACGATATCATCAAAAATTAATTTTGTATTTTTATAAATTATTTGTCTTTCTTCCTTTGTTTGATTTACATTTTCAAATTGTATATTGATAAATCGTTTCAAATGTTTAGTAAAATGCGATTTAATATTTGTTTCAAGACAAGTTAAAATAGAAGTAGCAGTATAACCAATTGTATTACCATATTTAGAATAGGATAATTTTTCTCCTTGTATTGTTTGTTTATAATGATTTTCATAAAAAAATGTAAGTTCATCATTATTTAATTTTTTACCTCTTTTATCTCCAACCGCAATTGTTTTTATAATGTGTTCTATAAATTTGCTATCTATTTTTGGTAATGATTGATTTGTATGATATTTATGTAAAATATACAATCTTAAAAATTGATAAGTATGTATTACAATTTGATTTAAATTTTTACAATAATTATTTATTGATAATATTGTTTCACTATATAAACAAATGCTTTTTAAAGATGTTTTAATAACTTTTAACGGAGAATTTGACTTTTTCTTCTTTTTCATTTATATAATTACTTATTATTTTATCTTTAAGTAATTATACGCAAATATTCATTTTCCTAAATTATTTATATATTCATATCTTTATATAAAGATATGAATAATATCTACAATACATGAGTGATACAGATTTGAATTGTAAAAAATATAGTTGTTATATATATACCATAACTTGTAATGATTGTCCTGAAGATATTTATGTAGGACATACAATAGATTTTGAAAAACGTAAAAATAAGCATTATTCAGTTTGTAATAATCCTAACTCAAATGGTTTTAATACTAAATTATACCAAACAATCCGAGATAATGGTGGATTTGATAATTGGAATATGGAAATTATATATTATTATAAAGATTGTAAAAATCGTAGAGATGCAGAAGTTATGGAACAAGCATTTATTGAAAAATTAAATGCAAATTTAAATATGGTAAAAAGTTATATTACCGAAGAAGTAAGGAAAGAAGAAATAAAGAAATATCAGGAAGAAAATAAAGAAAAAATAAACGAAAGACATAAAAAATATTATGAAGAAAATAAAGAATATTTATTAGAAAAAGCAAAAGAATATGTTATTATTCATAATGATAAAATTAGAGAAAGGAGAAAAAAGTATTGGGAAGAAAATAAAGAAAAGATAAGTGAAAGACATAAAAAATGGTATTATGAAAATCACGAAATAAATCTTGAAAGAAATCATGAATATTATCAAAATAATAAAGAGAAATTAAAAAAACAAGCATATGAATATTATAATAATAATAAAGATACATTAGAATATAAAGAAAAATCTATAACAAGACACAAAATATATTATGAAAATAACAAAGATCAGTTATTAGAAAAACACCTTAAAAGATATTATGATAAAAAAGACGATATAATAAATTATCAAAAAGAGAGATATCAAAAATTAAAAAATGAATTTATTAATTGTGAAAAATGTAATAGTTTAGTAAATAAATATGATTTAAATAGACACAAAAAAACATTAAAATGTATAAACAATATAGTTATATCTTAAATTAAATATTATATTTGATTCTGTTTTAACTTCTCTTTCTTTTTTAAATAATAGTTTCTCCTGTATTCTTTTAATTTATCTGGATTTTCTTCTTTTAATTTTTTTAAATAATTTGAACCTTGTTCTTTAATTTTATCTTTATTTTTTTCATAATATCGTTTATGATTATCTCCATTAGTATATTTTTTTAATTTTTCTTCTAATTCTTGAATTTTAAATTTTAATTCTTCGTTTTCTTTTTGTAGTTGTTCCATTTGCTAATAACTATAATATATAACTTTTAAATATTTATAAGAATATTTATTATGAGACAACATACAGAAGATTATAAAATAACTGCGGTTGAATATTATATCAAACATAAAGATTTAAGAAAAACATGTAAGATTTTTAATTGTAAATATCAATCACTAGCAAGATGGGTTAATAAATATAAAATGACTAAAACATTAAAAAGAAAAATACGTAAAAATCACAATTTTAAAATTACACCAGAAATAGAAAAATTTATAAAAGAATATGTAAGAAAATATCCAACAACTACATTATGGGAATATTCTAAATTAGTAAAAGATAAATTCAATATTGAATTAAGTGATAAAAGTATTTATAATATTTTACATAAAAATAAAATAACAAGAAAACGATTAAGAAATAAATATTATCCAGAAAAAAGAGAAGGTCAAGAAAAACAAGATTTAGATACATTTTATAATAAACTCAAAAATTATGATTATACAAAAACAATTTGTTTAGACGAAACATCTATTCCATTAAATATGACATTTTCATATGGTAGAAGTAGAAAAGGAACAAGAGTTATAAAAAAGACAAATAAATATCCTTATAAGAGATTTAATTTATTATGTGCTATAAGTACGAATAAAGTAATTGGATGGAAATTATTTCCAGAAAGAAAAGGAGGCGTAAAAACAGATGATATTTTAGAATTTTATGATGATTTTATTAAAAATAAATACAAAAATCATTTAATAATTATGGATAATGCTGTTATTCATAAATCTAAAATAATAAGAGAAACTATTGAAAATAGCAAAAATGAATTATTATATTCTGTTCCCTATCACCCAGAAACCAATAGCATCGAAGAGTTTTTTAGTCAGTTAAAGCATTATATTAAAAAAGAAAGTCCAAATACTTATGATGATATTTATAAAACTATAAATAACATAATAGAAAATAAAATTACAAAAGAACACTTAACAAATTACTTGAAACATAGTTATAAAATTTATAAATAATAACTATTTTGTCTCATTTTTCTTTTCGGTCGGTGTAATACTATATCATATTTTATTCATTATAATTATATAACTATAAATATAATGGCATTCAATCCATATTGTGATTTAAGTTCTAATTGGTCTAATTATTCAGGTCCACCGTGGGGTAGAGCAACATTAGTGTGCGACAATGGCAATTATTCTCAATTTGATTTAAATATGAGACGAAAAGCAAAAATATTACAATACAATAATAATCAAAATAATCCAACGAAAAAACAACTATGGGCTATGTTAAATAAAGGAGAACTTACAAGAAAAAAAACATGGGCCACTCAAGGAATTAATACTACAAATCCAAATACAAATAATTTAAATTTAGTTGGGAATACTTTGGTTTGTAATACAAATACTGTTCCACAGACATATTTAATTAATCCTACAACTTCGTCAGATGTTCCTGGGAGACAAATCGGATTATATTTAAATCCAAATGTTCCATTAACAAATTATAAGAATCAAATTACATATTTAGCGGGCGGAAGTAAATATCCGGAAACGGCATGGATGCCAGGGGATAATGGGTTTCCTGTAGGTAAAAGTGGTTCAAATTAAAAAATAAATATTTAATATAAAAAAATATTTAATATTTAATAAATAATTTAATTTTATAATTTTATAATTTTATTCTATACATTTTCTAGGTCATAATTCGCGGAGCAATATTCATAGTTATCAATTCTTGGAATAATAATTTACAAGCATAAGGGATTTCAACATAATCAAAATCAACGCGGTTGTCACATGTTCTACAATGATGGATGTGTTTTTCGTCATTGTGTGACGCAATCATTCCACATGATTTACAAACATAAACACTGAACGCATCTGACGCATCATACAACCGACCCTTTGTAAATCTTGATGCTCCATGAGAAACCATACAATCCCTCTCCATTTCACCAAAACGATGTCCTCCATCTCTAGAACGGCCTTCTGCCGGCTGTCTTGTCAAATTTACCATTGGTCCTATGCTACGGCTATGCTGTTTATCATTTACCATATGTTTAAGACGCTGATAAAATGCGGGTCCAATAAATATAGATGTTTCAATTTGTTCTCCAGTTAAACCATTATATAATATCTCATTGCCAGTAGATTCAAAGCCAACTTTTTGTAATTCTTTACAAATATCTTTTATATCATGTTTACCAAAGGCAGTACCATCTCCAAATAAACCTAGCTGAAGCAATACTTTACCCAAGACGGTTTCTTTCAATTGTCCGATTGTCATGCGACTAGGAATAGCATGAGGATTAATAATAATATCAGGTTTAATTCCACTAGTAGTATATGGCATATCCTCTTCTGGAATAATATTTCCAATTGTTCCCTTTTGTCCGTGTCGCGATGAAAATTTATCACCAATTACAGGCTTTCTTAATGTTCTGATTCTCACTTTACAAAAGTTATATCCATCTCCATTTCTATCAATATAATTTTTATCAATATACGATTCCTCTGTAGTTCTATAAATAATGCTCTGATCTTCGTATTTAATTAATTTTGTATGATCGTTACGATTTTCTTTAATCGGTAAAATTTTAGAGATGATAATATCTCTGTTTTCAACGAGTGTATTTTCTGGAATTACACCATTTGTTCCAATCTTTTCGTAATTCCCAAATTTTTTACCCTTTGTCTTGGATTGATCCGGTTTACATCTGATTTCTTCATCACCGTGAATTTTCTTATCTTCATCCTTTTCAGTATGATAAATTGTAGCTTGAAACAATCCTCGGTCAATTGATCCTTTATTGAATAATATACTATCTTCTTGATTGTATCCTGTGTGGGTCATAATCGCTACAATTACCTGACACCCTGATGGAATTTGATTCAATTGTATTAAATTCATTACACGTGTATCAACTAGCGGTCTCATTGGATATGTCAATACATACGCTGTTTTATCCATGCGATTGTCAAAATTTGTAACATACATTCCCATTGCTTGCTTGCCTTGAGCACAATTGCTTGACAAGAAATTATTACCTGCAATGAAACTATGATTGTCTGATTCAACTGTAATATCTGATACTAAACGATTCTCTGTTTCATCAATTGAAATTACAGGCATAAAGATCATTCCATTTATCGTTTTTATTTTATCAAACCAATTTTCAATATTATCATCATTTATATTATGCATAGAAATTTTCCGGTTATTCATATAACTTCGTCTAATATCAGAAACTTTATTAATTTTAATGTTTAATTTATTTGCGATGTATGTATTTGTCTCATTGTTATCAATTGAATCTCTAATATTTTCTACAAATGATTTGTGTTCATTATAACATATGTTCTTATATTTCAAATATTCTATTACTTTAAACGATTCAATATTTTTTGTATGAGAATAACGGTAACCAACATTATCATAATATTTAATTAAATTTTCTTGAGTATCCGCGATCTTATATGATACTTTGTCTCGGTTGCTTTCTACATTAACAATCTCATTTAACTTGACTTTAATGTCAAATTCATTTAATAAATTAACACATTGATTCATATAATAATTTAAACTTTCAGTATATTCTGGATTAATCTGTTGTGATGTTTCAGCGCATATATAATTATATCCTTTATTACAATTACTTTTATTCCATCTAATTTTGCATCCGTCTCCTCCTTGAAAACCGGCAAGAAATTCTCTTTTTACCAAAGATGACCCATTCATAATCCAATCAGGAATCGGTTTTCTGAATGTTTCTGTTTTTTTACCATACGTAATACCTAACAATATTAAGAGAGTTGGCAATGCTCCATTATGCGTTACAGAATATGTGCTATGAAACACGTCATTAAATGCACGAGTGCCGTAATTATATTTACATTTATTAAATCCACAATGTTCCATGTCGGTTTCAAACTGAGTCGCATCATTTTCAGTTCCAAAATCAAAACTACACTCAATATATTTTGTATTTCTTTCATATACATTAATAGAACCATCTGCCAACAAGAACCCAAAAATTCTTGCTATAATAGGCAATTTATAATTGTCACTGTATAATGGTAACAATCCGACTCCTTCTAACGAATGAATTTGTTTATTAATATAGGTCAGTCCTAAATCTAATTCAATTAATGTATTCAAAAGTTTAATATCGTCTACAATTAATGTTTTAAATGTATTAGTTGGAGTAGAACGTGAGGGTAAATTACAATACGTAGGCATTATTCCAATCATTGTTTTATTTTTTTCAAAATCTTTTACTTCACTCCAACCGTCAGTAGTCATAAATTTGTGATCTTCTGTCGCAACAATTTCTCTTCCACTAATTGTTTTAAGTTTATATAATTTTTTATCTGTTTCCCTCACATATTGATTTACTACTTTTGTATAGCTTATTTCCATTGTATTTGGATTAAAACAAACAACATCATCTCCTACTTTAACATCTTTAATTGGAATTTTATCTCCATTTGTCAACAAAACATTTTCATTAATGTCTAAACATTGGTAAGTGTTTCTTGGCGATTGATTATTTTCAGGGAAAGGAATACATGACGCGATAATCCCAAAAATAGTACTAGGATGAATTTCACAGTGCGTATATTTACGTATATAATCCCCGTTAATATTTAACAAATCCTTTGGTTCCATACAAATCATACTATGATTTTGTTCTAATGGGTCAATATATTCAATAATAGTTTTTTCTAGCGTAATAGAAGTTATCAAATCATCCCAATTTAATTCTCCTTTTCTAAGTCCAATGATTTCTTTATTTTTAATAAATAATTCATTATTTTTAACGCGCAACAAAGGCCTAGTCAATCTACCAGCATCATTACATACACGAATTTCCTTATTTTTATAATCAAATATGATAGAAGTATAAATATTAATAATGCCCTTATATTTTTTTTCCTTTAGAGACTCGTATAATTCAACTGGTGTATTACTAATGCCAATCCATGATCCATTTATAAATACTTTTACTTTATCGCCCAAGTCATGAGGTGTTAATTTTTCAAACGATTCAATATAAGGCTCCACAAAATCATACAATCCAGAGCTATTAGATGGAATTGTAATATGAGACATATACGATAAATTTTTCACTACACCGATAGATGCTCCTTCCGGGGTTTCGGCACTACACAAAAACCCCCATGATGTATTATGTAGTTTGCGAGGCGGAATTAATTTTCCGCTTTTATCAATGGGAGTATTAATTCTTCTCAAATGACTTAAACTAGAGACATAAGTAAGACGATTCAATACTTGAGCCACACCAACTTTATTGCTATTTGTTTGTTTAATTCCAAAATCGCCAGTTGCTAATGCTCGCTTCAGACCGTTTTCAATTGTATTTGATTTAATAATTTTATAAATATTTGTTAAATTTATGATGTTTGCATAATCTTCACTGCTTCTCCAAGACCCATTGTTAATTTCTCGGATGATTTGTTTCTGCATATCTTTCACCAATTTATTGAAATAATTTCTAAACAAGTTATTTAATAGTGTTCCAGTCAAATCAATTCTCTTATTTAAATATGAATCGCGGTCATCAGTATTTATATATCCAAAATAGCATCTCAATAACTTATTCGTCATGTATCCAAGAAAGTAAATCTTTTGTTCCATGTTTGAACAATGAGGAAATAAATCATTATTCATAACTTCAATAGTAAATTCGGATTTCTTTCTATTGCCCGTTTCCTTATCCATATGCATCGGTGTATATGTGACATACTGTGTAATGTACGCCAACGCGCTCTCTTTTGAAAGTGTTTTATTTGCGTCTACAATAGACGCCTTCAATTCCTCTAATATTTTTTTATTGTCTTCATTATCCAGTTCTAGAACAATTTTTTCACAAATATCTTTATCTGTTATCACACCAAGAGCTCTGAAAATAATGAATAACGGAACCGGTTGCTTAACTCGTGGTATTTGGACGAAAATGCTATGACCGAAACCATTATTTTTTGATGAAATCGTCATTGAAATTTGTTTTGGAGAAATACATTTCCAATCAGGAACGGATTTAATTTCAGCCATCATATTCCACTTGCTATTACCCTTTGAAATGTCAAAGCAATACACTTGATTTTCGGCAGCTCTTTCCTGAGCTAAACACGTTTTTTCAGAACCATTAATAATAAAATATCCTCCTGGATCCATTTTGCATTCACCGCTTACATTATTGTCAATATGTCCGTATTGATTCAGTACGCAAATATTAGACCTCAGCATAATAGGGAGTTTCCCAATTTGTATCTTGGGTAATTTTTTATGTATAGATTGAATATTTTCTAACGTATCTCCGTTTCTAATAACATATTTTATATTTATATCAACCGTCATATTAGAAGCATATGTAAAATTTCTCAAACGTGCTTCTTGAGGAAACATTAATTTTGTTGCTCCATTATTCTCATGAATTTGAGGTCTGTATATATTGAAATTATCAAAATGAATGAACATCTCCAAGCTATATTTATTAAGTGTTTTATTATAATCATGTTCGGACCTAACATGAACGGGATTAAACATGTCAATCGTTTTTTGTATTTGATATGTTACAAAATCATTGTAGGACTCAATCTGATGCCTGACTAATTGTTTTAGATGATGTCCCTTAAAATATGAACCAATAATATCCCAAGGCTCCTCAATATATTCCATAGTATTAATAGAATCATCATTTTCAAATGTCGTCATGTTTGTTTCTTTTATTTAAACTTATTGTTAATATTCAATTTCAATTTTATCTTTAAATTATATTCATTAAACAATAACAACATTATAACAATTTTATTTATATTGATAATTATTATATAAATAATAATATAATACTTATATTATATGTCTAGTAAAAATAAATTAACAAGTACATTAGATAGTCATTTATTAAATAAATTTTCATTTAATAAAGATATATCAAATAATAATATTAGTAAAAAAAATAAACAAATTTATTTTAATAATTTAATAAAAGATATCAATTTTGAATACAACGATTCATTTTCTTGCTCCCATTATAATAAATGCAACATAATTAATTCAGATCCGGATTTATATAATTTTAATCCAAATAATTATATAATAGATCATAAAATTATTGATGTAGAAATAAATTCATTGAGCGATTTAATTAATATGATAAACGACAATCCTATTTGCATCAATATATCGTATAATATTAATATGCAAGCGATTAGTAACATAAAAGGACATTTAATTGAATTAAATAATATGATTGGTATGACATCGTTAAAAAATCATCTATTGGACCAAATACTTTATTTCGCACAAGGACTACATAAAAGTAAAAATAATACAGGAGATTTTATGCATACTGTTATTTATGGACCGCCTGGAACTGGAAAAACAGAGGTTGCAAAAATACTTGGTAAAATTTATAGCAAATTAGGAATATTAAAACGAGAGATATTCAAAAAAGCAACAAGAGCAGATATGATTGCCGGATATCTCGGACAAACATCTATTAAAACAAGAGAATTAATTAATTCTTGTATAGGAGGAGTATTATTTATTGATGAAGCATATTCACTAGGAAATGAGGAAAAGAAGGATAGTTTTTCAAAAGAATGTATTGATACATTATGCGAATCATTAAGCGACAATAAAGAAAATTTAATGGTAATTATAGCAGGATATGAAAAGGAATTAAATGAATGTTTTTTTAATTATAATCCTGGATTAGAATCTAGATTTATTTGGAGATTTAAAATAGATGGTTATAATGGAGAAGAATTAATGCAGATTTTTATTAAAAAAGTTAATGACAATGGATGGAGTATAGACAATAATAGCAAAATAGATAAATGCTGGTTTGAGAAAAATTTAAAATGTTTCAAATATTTTGGAAGAGACGTAGAAATATTATTTACTAAATCTAAAATAGCTCACAGTAGAAGAGTATTTTGTAAACCTGATAATGTAAAAACAAAGCTAACCATAGAAGATTTAAACAAAGGATTTGAAATGTTTATAGTTAATGATAATGTTAATGATAGAAAAATAAATGATGAAAAAATGAATTCTATTTATTTATAGTATCATTGGTATATATTTTTAAATTAAAGTCGGTTTATTAAATCCATTAAACCCGTCAACACAGCTATCATATGTATAAGCTCCAATATTATCCCAAAATATAGCATTATTTACATTCGGAACATTCATTAATACATTTTCAACAATCACATCATTTCCATCACATGTATTTCCCCAAATAGTACATCGTTTAATGTGTCCGGTATACAAACAATATGGTTTATATGTTTGATTGTCAAAAATTTTACCACTGAACGTGTTATAAATAGAATCATTAATGTAAACATTACAAATGTCCTTTTCTTCTTTAACAGCAATAACCTTTGTATAAAGTTTTAAACTTACCGAACTGAAAAAACGACCTGGTTCGGCAATAAATTTAATGCTAGTATCCATATTTATATAATCATTAATCTCATTTTTCAATATTAAAATGTCATTCTCATTATTAAATCCTCCTCCAATGTCAATTAATTCGAACCGTTTACCATTTTTTTTAAAATGAGAATAAATATTAGTATATATCAATGCTAACGTTTCTTTAAAAGCTACCATATTAGAACACTTTGAGCCAACATGAAATGATATTCCTACAATATTAAAATCACTTGATAATGCTGAAATCGTTTCTTCAATTGTAGCGCCAAATTTTGTATTAAATTTAATGAGAGAATATTTTTCAATTGATTTAATTCTCCAAATAATTTTTGCGTTTGGATAAACTTTTTTCACTTTTTTCAGCTCTGAAATATGGTCGCATACAATGTATTCTATATTGTTTTCTTTAGCATGTAAAATGTCATCCTCTGTTTTAATTGGATGAGACAAGATAATAGGATTATGGAAATGTTTCACTTTATCTATTTCTCCTCCACTTGCCACATCAAATCCAACATTGAATTTTGAAAGAGTGCTTAACATTGAATTGTGTGAAAATGATTTTACAGCATAATAAGGTTTAATATAAGGCAAATTGTCGTTCCAAAATTTTACACGAGATTCAACCGCACTTTCTTTAAAAATTGCTATAGGACGAGAAGAGTTAACTGCTAATGAATAATGACTATAGAAATTAGAAAGTGTTTTTCTCATGAACGAATAGATTATAGTATTAGTCTGTTAAAGTTTAAGTTTGTTTATTAAATTATTTGTGTAATATTTAATTAGGTATTTTATCAATATTTTTAGTTTTTAAATAATATATCATGTCTCCAACAAAAGTTTTAACAATAAATCCGGAATTTTTTTCAAATAAACATAATAATTCAAAAACATTAAAAAAGGAGAGAAAACAAAAACCCATTGGAGTTAAAACAACTTCAGCAAATTCCATGAGAAAAACTCTTTTAGCAAAAATAAGAAATTATCAAAAAAAGGAAGAAGATACTCAAAAAAGTGAAAAAAAAATAAATGAAGAAAAGGAAAAGGAACTTGATGACTCGTTTGAAAGTGAATTTAATAAATCATTAAATTTCTTACAAGAAATAGCAAATAAACATAAAAGTAAAGAAAAAAATAAAACATTTAAGAATAGGTCAGAACAAAAGGAACAATATGTAAATTTAGAATTACCTGAAGCACTTATAGAGATTCCAAACAATTATGAAGAGAGAAATTCAGAAAATAAACATACAAATTTTAATAAAGAATTAAAAATAAATAATGAAATCAATAAAAATCATTTTAATAATTTACCAAATACTTTTCCAATTGCGTTGTCTATAAAGAATGAGAGCAATATTATAGATAATGATATCAATATTAAACCTTTAATTAAAATTCAACCGCATAGCTTACAACCGCATAGCTTACAACCGCATAGCTTACAACCGCATAGCTTACAACCTCCTCCAATAATCACAATAAATACACCTCAAATGTCATTACCAACTATACAAGAAACAACCAAACCGTTAATTCCTCTACAGATTGCAGAACTAAATAAACCAATAGAAACAAATAAATTAGAAAATATCAAAATGCAAATAAGTCATATATATTCAGAAAAAAATATAAATCATAGTATTAAACCTAAAAAATTAAATGACATTGTAACGCCTCATAATTTGACTTTGAAAAATCCTCCTCCTTATAGTAATTTAAAAGGAAGCAATAAACCAACATATAGGGAATGGAATAAAACATATAAAACTCACGGCGAAACTACAGGCAAACCTAGAATTACTATAAATGAAAATAATAATAAAAAATATCTTCCTACTAAAAAAATAATTACACGTAAAACAAAAACAATCAAATATAATCTAGGTAAAAAAGGTAAGACTGTTGGAATTTTAATTAAAAATAATAAGACTAGAAAAAAAATTAAACATGAACTCTTATCATTAAAAAAAAAGAGTATAATAGAAGTCAAAGATTATCTTCATCAAAAAAATCTTATTAAGTCGGGAACACTTGCTCCAAATGATGTTTTGAGAGAAATTTATGAACAATCCATTTTATCAGGAGATGTAGTTAATGAAAGTAATCAAAATTTAATTCATAATTTTTTAAACAATAAAAAGGATATATTTTAATTTGTAAAAAAATCACATTTAATCTTGAATTTCTCTCTTCGTTATACTTTCAGGTCCTTAATTTTTTATAAAATAAACTAAAATATTTTTATAAATTTCATATTAAATATAAATATATCAAACGGTGAAACTATTCGATTAACCCGCTTTATATAGCTTGATAGAAATATATTATTATAAAAACATTTAAAGATGTAGAGAGATATTTACATATAACATTATATACTACATAATATATAATATATAATGTCAATTGTCAAGGATTATCTTACATTAACCGAGCAATGGGTTAGAGAAAGAGGAGAGAATATTATTGTTTTATATCAAAATGGATCTTTTTTTGAAATGTGGGGACTACAAGACCCGATTGGAAATATTATTGGCAGTCGCATTTCTGATGTAGCAAATCACTGCGATTTAAAATTGGCAGTTACAAATAAACATTCGCCTATCCAAGCAAATAAAAATCATAAAGTACTCATGGCAGGATTTAAGGTAGAATTAATTAATAAATATCTGAAAAAATTATACGAACTCGGATTCACAGCGATAGTTTATGAACAAGAATCTGACGGGAAGGGATTTATTCGTAAACTAACCCAAATTGTTTCTCCGGGTACATATTGGTCGAATGAAACGGATGTTTTATCAAATAATACAACTTGTGTATGGATTAATCATACTCCTGCTTTTGGAAAACATATTGAAAAAATTATTATAGGATTATCTAATATTGATATTTTTACTGGTAAAACATCATTATTTGAAGTAACAAACGCGTATATGCACGACCCGGCTACATATGATGAACTAGAGAGGTTTATTTCAATTTACAATCCAAGTGAAATAATTATTATTCATAATTTAACGGATGATATTGTAAATGATATTATTAAATTTACAAATATACAATCTACTTCTATTATTAAAGTTGATGTAACAGATACTCCATCATTAAATAAAGAAACAGAATTCTTTAAAATGGCAGAAAAATGTGAAAAACAAACATATCAGAGTGAAATTATTAATTCATTTTTTGATAACATAAACGACGAGATATTTTTTGAAAATTATCAACATTATACAATCGCTACTCAATCCTTTTGTTTTTTACTTGATTTTGTTAAACGACATAATCCAAACTTAGTCAATAAGATTACAACTCCTATTTTTGAAAATTGTTCCGATAGATTGGTATTGGCAAATCATTCTCTAAGCCAATTAAATATAATTAATGATAACCGGTATAAAGGAAATTTATCATCGGTTAGTTCGTTTTTAAACAATTGCGTGACTAATATGGGAAAGAGAAAATTTTACTATGATTTATTAAATCCAATTAAGGACGAAACTATACTTAATTCTTATTATAATATTACCGAACATCTTTTATCAAATACATGTAATTCATGGGAAGACTATAGAAAGGGACTTTATAATACGAGAGATATTGAAAAATTAATAAGAAAATTAATTATTAAAAAAATAACACCAAAAGACGTATCTATCTTATCTCAAAATATTAATAATATCATTTCACTCAATAAAAAGATTATAAAGGATAAAATTTTATATGAATACCTAGATAAACCAACTATTAATATTGATTGTAAAGACATATGCGAAATGATTGATACGAATTTTGATATTAATAAATGTGAGAATATTTCAGAATTCACTTGTGATGGATTAACCGGATATTCTGTAGAAGAGTTATGTTTTGTTAAAAAAGGAGTATCAGAACAAATTGATAAAACAATCAAAGAATATTATGATTCACGAGAACAATTTGAAAGCATTAGGTCTTATTTATCAAACGCAATCCAAACACTAGAAAAAAAAAATAGTGATACTCAATTTATTAAAATACATGAGACCGCAAAGAGCGACGACTTACTCATTGGAACAAGTAGAAGAATCACTTTATTAAAAAGCGCTTTACCAAAAACAGATAAAATAAATATAGAATATACATCAACATATACCAAAACAAAAGAAACATTCTCATTTAATTTATCAGAACTAGAATATAAACCACATGGAAGCAATAAAAGTAATTTAATTGTTACAAGTTTAGAAATCAGACACCTGACAAGTAATATACAAAATGTAAAAGAACAATTAATTAAATATATTATTTCATATTATAATTCATTTATAGATAGATTAATAGAAAAAAGAGATGAATTGAATAATATTAGCGAGTATATTACTATTATAGATACTCTTCAGTGTCGTTGTTATATAGCTAATAAATATAATTATTGTAAACCCGTAATTCAAAAACAAGAGAAAGCATTTATAAATTTTGAAGGATTAAGACATTGTTTAATCGAACACATTTTAACCAAAGAATTATATGTTACAAATGAACTAGTCGTTGGTAATGAGTTTAATGGATTTTTAATTTATGGAACAAACGCAGTAGGTAAAACAAGTTTAATTCGCGCAATTGGAATTTCTCTCGTCATGGCACAAGCAGGCCTTTATGTTCCATGTTCTTCATTTGTCTATTCTCCTTATAGTTATTTATTTACAAGAATTTTAGGAAATGATAATTTATTTAAAGGTCAATCTACATTTGCAGTGGAAATGTCCGAATTGAGAACTATATTGAAAATGGCAAATTCAAATAGTTTAATTTTAGGAGATGAATTATGCTCTGGAACCGAACAAGGTTCGGCAAACAGTATATTTACAACTGGTCTAGAATTTTTAGATAAATTAAATAGTAGTTATATTTTCGCAACACACTTTCATGAAATAACACAATGGACCGAAATAAAAGATATTGAGAAATTAAAATTAATGCACATGTCTGTTTTATATGATAAGGAAACTAAAAAATTAATTTATGATAGAAAATTAAAAGAAGGACCGGGACATACTATGTATGGTCTAGAAGTATGTAAAGCATTGAAATTACCAGATGAATTTTTAGAAAGAGCACATCAAATACGCGTTAAATATAATCCTGAGAGCGGAAATACTACATCCATGGCACCGTCTCATTATAATTCAAAAAAAATCCGCGGCATATGTGAAATGTGCAAATCTAATATTGGAGAAGACGTCCATCATTTACAACATCAAAAAAAGGTAAATGGTAAAAATAATTATATTAATTCATTTCATAAAAATCATTCTGCAAATTTAATAAATGTATGTAAGAATTGTCACGATGAGTTTCATTCAACTGATGTACAATTCAAACGCATTAAAACAAGCGAAGGATATGACATTGTAAGATGTTAATCGTTGAGAGAAATTAAAAAATAAATATTAAATAAAATAAATTCATTTTGATGATAGAGAAAATTAATATGTAATTTATAAAAAATTGAAATACTTTTTTTACATGATAGTAAAGGTATCTGATTATTACAAAAGTTGTCTCGAACAATATGACTGCTCCTACTACCACTACAACAACGGATTGCCCTATTTGCATGGAAGTTGTTCATTCCGACATTAACTGTGTGATTACCGCGTGTAAACATACATTTCATACGAGTTGTCTTCTCACTAACATCGTTCATAACGGTTTTGGTTGCCCTTATTGCCGGACAGAGATGGTTGATCCGGAGATACTAAAGGAAGACGATGAGCGTGACCGGTTGAATGAAGCATTTTATGACGAAAATGGCGATGACGAAGATGAAGAGAGCAGCAGCTACGATGATGAAGAAGACCCTCATGTATGGACTGCCGAGACACGCCAGGTGGAGAGAGGATTTCTTGGTATGCGAATGATGTTTGCTCGCGAAGAAGAGGAGGAAATTGTAGAGGATGCGAATGCGGATGCGAATGCGGAAGAGGAAGAGGAAGATAGCGATGCGTCTTGGATGAACTCTGACGAAGATCCGGATGATTCATCTTCCGAAGACGATGAAGAAGAAGCCGCCGCCAGGGCAAGCCGTGAACCGATGAATCGTCTAGCGATAGACTCTATTATTGAGAGGGAGAACCGATCATCCAGAGAGAACTATATTCCTTCTCCGCAAGAGGTTACGTCCTTTTTGGAACAATCTGGATATTCATTGATAGATTTTGTCAGGCTTGTTTTGTGGAACGAACACCCAGAGTATGATGCCATTATTGCACAGCGCATTTCTCGGTCAACTTCTCGTCGCGTATTCCACTTCATTCGTGGGCTTTTGAGGGAGTACCAAGGACGCATTGAGACCAACCCAAACACAAACATCACCCAGTCGGACGAGGAAGAAACTAACGCAGAAGAAGTCAACGAGCCCCAAGATTCTTCATGGTTGACAGCGCAAATGGAGCCATTTGATGACACTGGATTCTTCTTTATGGGGTCTACTGCTAGCATAGATGACGAAGAGGATACACCGCCTGAATGGAGTCGGACACGGTTTCAGTTAGATTTAGATTAGAATGGAGTAGGGTACATGTAAATATATAGCTAAGTTAGGAAAACAGGTAGGATTTTGTTATCAATAAATAACCCTTTTTTGTTTTAAATATAATTATATTTAAATATAATATAAATGGTATCAGAAAACAAAATTAATAAAGTAGATAGCGAACGGTTTTCTACTAGTACGAATATTTATAAAAAAATATTTTTATTTTTAGTAACAATAATTGTATTAGTCGGTATATTTGGAGTTGCGTTTCCAAATGCCAGTATATTTTTTTTTACTAATTTTGAATACATTTTACTAGGAACTATTATTATACTAGCTTCTTTAGTTTTGATTTCAATGTTAAATATAAATTTTCCTGAAACCGATAAAGGATATGGACCTGTTAGAAAAATAGTAACAATTGAAGGATATAATATCTATTAATTAATTTAGAAATTTATTTATTAAAAATGTTATTATTTAAGTTCTCGTTTTACCACTTACATCTTACATATTTAATGTTAATATTATTATATAAATTGTTTCAGTTTATTTGTTACCATATATGATAAATTATTAATAATAATAATAATAATAATTATTTTATTTTTTTGTTCTAGTATATTTACGTTTTATTCTTCTAGTGTATTTAATTTTTCTTTTTCCTTGTCTATAAGATTTAGTTTTTATTTTATTTTTCCTTTTTCTTGTTGATTTACTACCTCCTCTACCAAATGCTCCTGCTCCAGCTCCAGATGCGGTTACAATTGGTAGTAACCCATTTGCAAAATATTATTAAGTATTTTTATTTTATCATTTAAAAAGAGAAAAGTATAAATTATTTGGATATTTGATTTAAATATTAATCACTATTATTTATTATAAATAAAAAATGAAATCAAATCCTGAAATCATAACAAAAATAAATTGTAATATATCTCTTGATAAAGACGAAGTAAATTGCGCATTAAATTGTATGCAAAATTCAATAAGATGTTACCAAAATGCTCCAATATTAAATAATGAAGAGAGAAATAAACACATAAAAGAATGTCAAGAGATTGTGATAAAATGCTATTTGGAAATATTAGCAAAAAAAAATAAATAAAAAAATTGATTTATATAAATGTTTTCTATAATGTATATAACCAAAGAATGATCATCCCTGTAAAGTGTTTCACGTGTGGCAAAGTTTTAGGAGATAAGTATCGTTATTATCAAGAAGAAGTCCGTAAGGCAAAATTAGCAAGAAATATGGAAGTTAATGATATTATATATTTAACGCGTCAATTCATTGATAAGACTCCGGAAGGAGAAGTTATGGATCAACTTGGATTAACAAGATATTGTTGTAGAAGACATATTTTAACTCATGTTGACATTGAATAAATTATTAAAATATAAATATACTATATAATGCCAAAAAAATATACGTTAAAATCTAAACGACCTAAAAAAGTCAATAAACGAAAACATACTCGTCGCCACTCATCTAACAAAAAATATAAAACACGTTCTCGTTCTCATTCTAAATTTAATCGTCGTTCTAATTTTAGAAAATCTAGTAAAATGATGAGAGGAGGATTTGGTCCAGGTGCAGGTCCAGTTGGTTATAGTTGGAAAGCAGACCCAACTACATGGCCTGGAGCTTATGCATCAAATGGAGGAAATACTAACGGTATGACTTTTTCTAATCATTACCAATATAACCCCCAAGGAACCGGTGTAGGCGGTTTAGACCCAGCAATTTCGACAAGAGGAGATTTAGCGGATTTATATAGCCAAAGCGGAGGAGGTGCTTTTCAAGATGTGATAAATTTAGGGCGTTCTGCTGAATTTGGCGTAAAAGACTTTTTCTCACAAGTATATGGAACTGTGAATCCTCCAACTGACCCAAACCCAGTTAAACACCAATTCGCAAGTGATAATTATAAGGTAATATCAAGTGAAGTTCCAAATATAAGAAATATTGTCAAAACATCGGCAGATAGTGTAGCAAGAATGTAATTTTCAATATAGTTTTTTTCTATATATAAAATATAAAGAGAATGGCATTACAAGATTTAAATAAATTATGTTCCCCGGCTCAATTGTATTTATTTCTTACATTATTAACTTTAATCGTTATGGTATTCCAAAATAACGGAACGTATGAAAATGTATTATGTGTAGGAAACTATGAATGTCATAATGCGCCGAATAAAATGGCTTTAGTTTTTGTAAAACTAATTTATATCGCGTTTTGGACGTTTGTTCTTAATTTGATGTGTAGGGGAGGATACAAGAACCTTGCTTGGTTTTTAGTTTTATTTCCTATATTATTATCTGGTTTATTATTAGTATTTGCAGTTGGACCTTGGACTCACAAGGGTATATTATTTGAAGGATTCAGTGAAGGCATGGACGATGAGGCGGACGATGAGATGGACGGCGATGTGGTGGATGGGTTTTCGATGAGAAAAAAAATGAAGAAAATCACGAAACATATTATACCGAACCGACGAGTCGCTGGAACTCCAGTTAACGCGGCGTTAAGTAATTAAAGAATAACAAATTAAATATTTAACATTTAATCTTTAATTAATTATTTAATATATTTAATTAAATAATTATACAACAAGGGTTTTATACAAAGAACAGTTTAAAAAAATATGATAATAATAATATATATAATGGACGAAGAAACGATATGGAAAATAATTGATAAATATTTTAAAAGTAATCAAAATATATTAGTGTCACATCATTTAGATTCTTATAATGATTTTATGAATAATGGCATTAAACGAATTTTCAAAGAAAAAAACCCAATTAAAATTATTAAAAAACAAAATCCAGTAACAAAAGAATTTGACTTAAGATGTAATATATATTTAGGTGGAAAATCAGGAGACCGCGTTTACATAGGAAAACCAGTTATTTATGATGAAACAAGGGAACATTATATGTATCCAAATGAAGCGCGTCTAAGAAATATGTCATATGGGGCTACAATTCATTATGATGTTGATGTAGATTTTTTTATAAAAGATGGAGAAACATTAATAGAACGCAATATTACTTTACCAGAAAAAATATATCTTGGAAAATTCCCTATAATGTTAAATTCTGATCTCTGTATATTGAATAAATTAGATCCTAAAGTAAAATTTAATATGGGAGAATGTAAGAATGATTATGGAGGTTATTTTATAATTGATGGAAAAGAAAAAGTTGTTATACCACAAGAAAAATTTGCCGATAATATGCTATATATTAGAGATAAAGTAAATGATTTATATAGCCATAGTGCTGAAATAAGAACTGTGTCGGAAGATGTATCTAAGCCACTTAGAACTTTATCTGTTAAAATAGTTGCACCGTCAGCAAGTTATTCCAATAAACATATTGTGGTTGATATACCAAATGTACGAGCCCCGATTCCTCTATTTACTGTAATGAGAGCACTAGGCATTGAATCAGACAAAGACATTATTAAATGTTGTTTACTAGACATGGATAAATATAAATCCTATATTGACCTGTTTATTCCATCGATCCATAATGCTGGGAAAATTTTCACACAGGAAAACGCATTGAAATATATATCCACGTTTACAAAAACAAAGACTATTTCTTCTACTCTTCATATTTTATCTGATTATTTTTTACCCAATGTTGGAGAGCTTAATTTTATATCAAAAGCATATTTTTTGGGATATATGACACTTGAAATATTGAAAGTTTATACAAAAGAAGAAAAACCAACAGACCGAGATAGTTTCAAATTTAAGCGTGTAGAGGAAACAGGATCATTAATGTATGATTTATTCAGAGAATATTACACTTTACAGCAAAAACACATTTTCAAAACAATTGATAAGGAATATTTCTACAAGGAAACTACATATCAGGGTAATAATTTTTTTAGTTTAATAGAAAATAATTACAGAGATTTTTTTAAAGATAGAATTGTTGAAGATGGATTCAGAAAAGGGTTCAAAGGAAATTGGGGAGCAGAGACACACACTAAACGGGTTGGGTTAGTCCAGCCGTTAAATCGTTTATCATATAATTCTTTTATAGCGCATTTGAGAAAAATAAATTTACCTCTTGATGCTAGTGCTAAAGTAGTTGGTCCCCGTTTGCTACATGGATCACAATGGGGAATAATTGACCCTGTAGATACGCCTGATGGAGGGAGTATTGGATTGCATAAACATATGGCAATTACTACTAAAATCACAGGTTATTGTTCCGGTATACCTATTATGAAGTGGTTAAGAAACTATGCGAATGTATTATTATTAGAAGAATGTAGACCCGAATTATTGGCCCAAACAACAAAAGTATTTGTTAATGGTAGATGGATTGGTAATATTGAAAAACCATTGGAGGTTGTTTCTTATATGAAACAGGCAAAACGTAATGCTATTATCCCGATTTATACAAGCATTCAATTTAATATTAATAAAAATGAAATAATTATTTATACGGATGCTGGAAGATTGTGTAGACCTGTTTTTTATATAGATAAAGAAGAAAATAAGATAAGTTATGATAGACAAGATATTATTGATAAATTAAAAACAAATGATTTTACGTGGGAACAGCTTATTAGTGGGTTTAAAGATAAAATAGACCCGTCATTTTCAATAAACAGTTGTAAATTATATGACACAGTAACTGATTTATATAATATTTCAAATGTAAGTGAATTGACACAAACTCAGTCAGTAATAGAATATATAGATACATCTGAATCAGAGATGGCATTAATCGCATTCAATGAAAACATCTTATATAAAAATAAAAACAAAAACGGCGATGAAATGTATGAAGGAACATCAGAAGAAAAATCAGAAAGAGGAGAGAAAATAAAAAATAAAAGATTACCAAAAGATACAAAATATACTCATTTGGAAATTCATCCTTCATTTTTACTTGGTGTATTAGGCAATCAGATTGTATTTCCTGAAAATAATCAATTGCCGAGAGATTTATTCGCATGCGGTCAAAGTAAACAAGCAGTTTCATTATACAATTCAAATTATCAAGTAAGAATTGATAAAATGGGAGTTATTTTGAATTACGGACAAGTTCCTCTTGTTAAAAGTAGATATATGAAATACATAAACAATGAAGAACATCCGTATGGAGAAAATGTAGTGGTAGCAATTGGAGTATATGGTGGGTATAATGTAGAAGATTCTATCCTCTTCAATGAAGGGTCTATACAACGAGGCATGTTTAGAACAACCTATTTTAGTAGCTACGAATCACACGAAGAAAGTTCTAAGATTGGTAATTCAAAAGTAGACTCTAAATTTGCAAATATTGAAGAAACAAATGTAGTAGGATTAAAACCTGGTTATGATTATTCTGAATTAGATAAATATGGATTAATTAAAGAAAATTCTCCTGTAGATGATAAAACGGTTTTGATTGGTAAGGTAATATCTAGTGTTGACAAACCAGGAACATTTATTGATAATTCTATATTCCCAAAGAAAGGGCAACTCGGATTTGTAGACAAATCATTTATAACTGACGGAGAAGAAGGAGTTAGAATATCAAAAGTAAGAGTAAGAGAAGAGAGAGTACCAAGTATAGGTGATAAATTTTGTAGTAGATGCGGTCAAAAAGGAACAGTTGGATTAGTTATACCCGAAATAGATATGCCATTCACATCCGACGGAATTAAACCTGACATTATTGTAAATCCTCATGCTTTACCAAGTCGTATGACAATAGGTCAACTAATTGAAACATTAATGGGAAAAGCATGTTCTTTATATGGTGGGTTTGGAGATTGTACTGCGTTTGTAAATAATGGACCCAAACATAAAAAATTAGGAGAACTTTTATCGTTACAAGGGTTCCATTCATCGGGCAATCAAATTTTATATAATGGAACTACAGGAGAACAATTAGAATCAGAAATATTTATTGGACCTACGTATTACATGCGACTTAAACACATGGTTAAAGATAAAATAAATTATAGAGCACAAGGACCTAGAACTGTATTAACCCGACAAACCGTCCAGGGTAGAGCAAATGACGGTGGTTTACGTATAGGAGAAATGGAACGCGATGGAATTATTTCTCATGGAGCCACTAAATTTTTAGAAGAATCTCATATGATAAGAGGAGATGAATATTATATGGCTATATGTAATCAAACAGGAACAATCGCGGTTTATAACGAAAGTAAAAACTTATTTATGAGTCCTATGGCAGATGGTCCAATTCAATTTACAAATATTACTGATACCAATGCGGATGTTGTTAATATGACAAGATTTGGACGAGAATTTAGCATTGTAAGAGTTCCATATGCGTTTAAATTATTAATGCAGGAATTAAGAACTATGAATATTGAAATGAGAATTATTACTGAAGAAAATGTAGATCAATTAACTAGTTTATCGTTTACAGATAACTATAAGAAATTGTCTGGTAACGCAGAACAAAATATAGCACAAATTATTAAAAAATACAATAGAATTAAAACTTATGGAGATGATGAAGACTATAATAAAAAAGAAAAAGAAGCAAAATTCGTTGAACTGTCAAATGACGATATATTATATAAATATGGATGGTTATTTAGAGTTGACGATTTAGATGAAGGAGAGATATTTGATTCAATTGTTATTGATGCTAATGGGCGACCTGCGTCTGTATGGTATGTAGACGATAAAGGATATAAACCAGATATTCCTCCAAGTGAATTGATTATTTATATTAGAGATACAGATGGAAAAGTTGTTGAGTTTAGAGAGATAATAAATAAGTTGCTTGAATTTAGAGGTCCTAATAATATGAAACGTGTAATTGATTATTTTGAGAATGAAGGAACATCTGTAAGCCCTCCTTATAATCCTGAAGTAAGTCCTCCATATAATCCAGCTCAAACACCTGAAAGTCCTCCTTATAATCCAGCTCAAACCCCTGAAGTAAGCCCTCCTTATAATCCAGCTCAAACACCTGAAGTAAGCCCTCCTTATAATCCAGCTCAAACCCCTGAAGTAAGCCCTCCTTATAATCCAGCTCAAACCCCTGAAGTAAGCCCTCCTTATAATCCAGCTCAAACACCTGAAAGTCCTCCTTATAATCCAGCTCAAACACCTGAAAGTCCTCCTTATAATCCAGCTCAAACACCAGAAGTAAGCCCTCCATATAATCCAGTTCAACTATCTGAAGGTCCTCTTACTCCTCAATACCAACCACAAACACCAGAAGGTCCACCTCCTCCCCAAAGTTCTAGTATAAGTAATTCAGAAAATAGTGAAAGTTTACTTATGAATGTCGAAGAAGAAAAAGAAACAGAAGAAGAAGAAGCAAAGGCTGAAAATAAAAAAATTATATTATAAAATTGAAATGAATTAAAATATAAATTTGTATTATAAATAAGAAATGGCACAAAGTAATCACATACAATCTATCTATAATTCCAGATTAAATATATTAGAACACATGAAATATCAGTCGTTTAATACTGAAGATTATGACAACTTTAGTATTAGCGAAGTTTACACAATGTTTCAAAATAAACAACTTGATATGTTATTAGAGCGAGAAGAAAATAAAGAAAAACAACTTCCTAAAAAGAAGGTATATATTAAATATCATTTAGCAAAAACTCTAAGACCTCAAAATATTTACGATTATATAGAAGATTTATTCAATATTGAACAAGCATTGACAAAAGATGACGATTTAATGATTATTGTTCGCGATGAACCAAATGAAACAATTATCAAGACACTTCAGCAAATTTGGTTTTCAGACAGGCAATTTGTTATTATATGGAATATTAAATATTTACAATTTAATGTATTAAAACACGTTTTGGTTCCGAAACACGAAATATTGAATTCTACAGAAGATAAAGAATTTAGAAAAAGATATAATGTTAATAATGATAAAGAATTACCAGGCATATCAAGATTTAGTACTGTCGCAATGGCAATTGGAATTAGACCAGGAGAGACATGTAAAATTACGAGACCAAGTAAAACATCTATTAATACAATATTTTATAGAATTTGTTCTTCATAATATATAATATGAGTAACGATATAATTAAATCCTATAAAACAAATTTAACAAATGCGGAAACAAAATTGAATATGGTTTTAAATGAAATGATAAAATCATATCCCAATTATAAGCTTTATCCGGATGTAAATGAAATACAAAACATTCATGAAAATAATACTTTCAAATTAGAAGATATTAAAAAAGAAATTTTTTTACTTAAAACATCTATACATAAAGATAATGAAAAAATCAAAAAAATGATTGAAATGAAAAATAAAGAACTTAAAATGTTAGAAGACCATAATAAAAAATTAAAAAAAAGATATAATACATTAATTGATAGCGACCAATCATCCATCGGATTACGCGCCCAAGTTGAAGATCAATATAGAAAAACATATTTATCATTTACATTATTGGCAACATTTACATTATCAATTGGAGCTCTTGGAGTTATTGGATTGAATAAATTGAGATTGATAAGAAATTCAAACTTGGTTAAATAACAATAAATATAAAAAAGTATTTTTCTATATTTATTGTATAACAAATGGAAATTGATAATATTTTTAAATCATTTAGTTCATTTTTAAATAATACTATGCAAAAAGATGAAAATTTAAATCAAGGAAAAGAACTATTAAATTATGAAGAAATATATAAAAAAACCGTAGACCCACACTTAAAACCATTACAAATGACATCGTCTCCTAAACTATCATCTTTAATTGAAACTTTAGAAAGTAACTCATCAACTAATTCAAATCAGAAAGTAAATCCTATAGTTAAATCAAGCAAAACAGAAGACGAATTCAATAAAAAATTAGCAGAATATTCTAGTACTTATAAAATATTTATAGAAAACTTAATGAATAACTCTAAAGATAAAGGTTCTGTCGTAAAATATTATGGTAAAACAGTAAAGGATAAAGACGGAAATTACACATATGTTAATAATTTTGGATTTACTCATAAATATTTATCTAATTCTTGGTCTTATAATGATACTTCATGTCCGAATGCGGAGATGGAAGTAGTAGACGACATGATATTAAATAAAATGACGAGGGGTCCAAATATGGGATCCGGTCAAGCATGTAAAATTGCAGGACAAAATGTAGAAAATAAAGAAACAAATGAAGTCGCTTGGGTTGACATTAAAGGTTTCAAACATGTTTATCCAAGTAAAGTATGGAATAATAAAAAAGAAAGCTGTAAATCAACGCCCTTGAAATTGAGCGCCAACGCATATAATAATATACCGACTGATACTCCTATGAAAGAGAATATAGATTGTATGAAATTAAACGCTGATCCAGCATTATGGTCTAAATTACAAAATTTAAATAGTGAACTAATTTCTCTCTCTAAAAAACTTGTAGATGAATTGAAACAAATAAATACAAATGATAAAAATATAAATAATAAAATTAAACAAAAACAATATGAACTAGATAATTATATTAAAAATTTTGAAAATGATAAAAAAAAAATAGGCGATATTGAAAGTACTTATGAAATAATACAAGGTCAAGAATCATATACATCTACATACTCAACTTCAGAACATAATCAATATTTAATTTGGTTATTATTAGCTATTTTAATTTTACTAGCATTATTTAGAAGTGTAATGGGAGAAGACGAACAATTAGTAAGCGGATTGTTATTGATAATATTAATGTTTGTTTTATATTACATAATCAAATCATACACAAATATTTAATAAATATATAATATAAATGGAAAATAATACGAATTTATTAGATTTGATTGAAAAAGAACAAGAATTAAATGCTTCATTAGAATTATACAAATCTATTAATAATGAATATAAATCAACCGATCAATTAAATAATGTAGAAAAAAGAACACATTTCAATAATTTATTAAATAATTTATTAGAATTAAACCAAAAAATTAGTTATCAAGCATTAGATGTTAAAGCATTAAGAAATTCTCTCTCTGATTATAATATAAATGTTGATGCAAATAAATTAAAGATAGACACGAATTTAAAAAATGTTATGAATGACATTGAAAAAAATACCGCCGAAATTATTAAAAATAAACAACTTCTAGATGATTATGACGGATCAAGCAAAGAATTTAGTAAAATATTTGATTCGAAAAATATAAAATATTTTTTTTCTGTTTTAGTTGTAATCGTCTTGATATTTAGTATAATTAAAAGTATATCAGTGCCATATCATACAAATTTAGAAAAATTAATATTTACAATATTGACATTTGTAACTATATACCATATTCGCATGTTTGTAACAGATAAAATTAAACATATTAATTTTAATAAATATAAACCACATATATTTGATACGAATTAATTTTAAGTGTCATATAAATAGTGTAAATTATAAAATTTATTAAAATACTATTTTATATAGTTATATTAAATAGTATGAATTATTCTGACTTAAATAGTGAAATAGATAATAAGTCATCTTTGTCTAGTATACAAGGACAAGAATATAGAAAAAAATACGACCCTATAACAAAAGAAGGGTTTTCCAATTTATTTGGAGAAAACGCAGTTGATTCTAAAAATAAATCAGATTTAAATGAATTATTAGAACTAGAAAAAAAATACCAATCATTGTTGTCGGAATATTTAAATGATTATAAACAGTTAATGAGTAATACAACGCAATATTTTGATATATTAAAAAGTCCATTGATTAATAAGAATATTCGTCTTACGGATGGAACAATTGGTTATGTAACCAACGTGGGTGTATTCAAACCGTACCCATCAATGGATATTTTTAATAATACATCCGGAAAAAATGGTTGTCCGTCTAATTTTACTCAAGTTGAAGCAATTATATCAAACAATAAAGTAACAACTACCCCTCCCTTTACAGTTGGAGAAAAAATGGAATTAGAACAAAGTTGTGGAAATGAAGGAAAAAATGTTTTTGTATCAAGTCTCGGTCAGGAAGGAAGTCATTCATATCAAGGATGTTTCAATGGTGGAGATGGGATTGAAGTCGGAAACCGGGATCAATTAGAACAAGGTGGTTCATTTGAACAATGTAAAAAACTTGCACAGATTAGAGGCAAAAATGTATTTGGATTAAATTCTGTTGAAAATAAAGCAATGTGTTATGTTGGAGATGATATAGAAAAAATAAGATCAAACGGATTATCTTTAAAAAATATTGTTAGTTGGGAAACGCCAATAAATACTAGTGCTATTTCTGCCGCACTTAATAAAACAGGACAATTACTAGTTAAAGGGTATGTTAATGCGGTTTCAAATATCATTCCTGGGCTTACTTTCCAGGTATACCAAGGATATATGAATGACAATGTTAATTTTTTCAAAACAGCAACAAAATTAGGAAGTCGTGGAGTTACAAATAGCGGGTTTAATGATATAAGGAGTTCTACGAATTCTATTATAAATGAAAATTCACAAAAAGTATCAGTTGAATGGATAGGATACGTCCAAATGCCATCGTATGAGTTCGATAGCGTTAGATTCGAACTTGAATCCGACGACTGCAGTTTTATGTGGCTAGGAAATGAAGCAATCTCAAATTATACTACTACTAACGCATTTATTAATAATCCAGGGACTCATCCTATGAAAAAAGTAAGTAAATCTATTGTTTTAAAAAGCAATACATATTATCCAATTAGAATTCAATACGGAAACAATGAAGGTCAAGGCAATATCAAAATATGGCAATATATTACCAGCGGAAAACAAACTAGTGGAGGAGTTTTAAGAGGAAATACTACTCCTGACCCTTTCAGTAGTGAATTGATATTACCAAATAGTTCAACAATAGCTACATTATGGAAGTCAAATGAACCAGTATCAGGATGTGACCCTATATATGGAGGTTTAATTAATTCAACTGATACTGTAGCTACTTGGGGATATAACTGTAATTCTAAAAATTTTAAAGGAACCCCTTATAATGTTCCGATTGGAAATGTTACTGATGGCGTTAAATCAGTTATTGAAAAAAAATGGTCGGCTTCATATTTAGTTGGAGGAAGTGGGAATGATCCAGCATATGGATGTAGAAAGAATTTTTCAGCAAATTACACATGTGGTAATGGAGTTACAAAATCAATAAATATTTCTGGGGAAGCAGGAGGACGAACCGCAGTATTCAATTGTAAATCTGAAACTAGGAAATGCCAGAGTTTTTTGAGAGTTCAGAATGATGGAAATTTAGTTATTTACAATTTATATGATCGTTCTGTTTTGTGGAATAGTAATACAGTTGGTAAGACAGGTATAATAAATAAAGATAAAATGGCATCCAAAGGAAAAAATGGGCGCAATTATTTACGGGAAGGAGAAACATTAAGCGATGGAGAGTTTATAGGTTCTGATAATGGTAAATGTTATCTGCAAATGGTTAAAGGTGTAGGACTACAACTAATTTACAATGAATCAAATTGTACTTCAATTGATGGTAAAATGTATGGTAATAACACGAGTACGATTGCGGCATATTCATTAACTGATAATGATAGATCTAATTTATTTAAAACTGGATATATTACAAATGACAGCATTTATAAACCATATAACCAAAGTCAATTATCACAAACAAATAATTATATTGAAATAGGATTGGGAAATAAAAATATGCTAACTAATATAGATAATCGTATAAAAGAAATAAAAGTAAATGATATATCAGAATGTAAAACGTCATGTAACGAAGATAAAAATTGTGACGGTTTTAATTACTTGAATTATACTGATAAAAATAATGCTAATATAAAAAGTTGTGGTTTAAAAGATAAAAGTCAAATTAATCCACAAGATAAATATTCAGCAATTTATCCAAATAATAATGATTTTTCAATTATAGAGAATAAATTATATAAAAGAATTAATAATGTTAAAAATAATACGTCTTGTAGTAAAGAAGTATCCAATATTTCAAATGATTTGTATTCTAATTATGTAAAAGGAGGAAGTTTCACAGAAAAAGATACTTGTGGATTAGGAAAATATAATGATGTTTTGAAAAAAAAATTAAATCGTAGTTTATCTCGGTTACAATTAACTGTTAGACAAATGAATCAAAAATTAAGCAATTTATCTGTAACAGATAAAAAAATATTAACAGAGCGTGGATATAATGAAAAAAAAATTAATGATAATATAATGTCAATCGGATTGACACATCAGAAATATTTAGGATCTAAACCACAATTTGAAACAATAAAAGGTATGGTAAATGATACAGACTCAGATATGTTAAGTAAAAGTTATAATAGTTTATTGTGGAGTATTTTGGCAATTATGATAGTCATTGGGGGCATTAAAATGACAAAATAAATATATATTATCTCATAAAATAATATATATGAGCGCTCAACAAACTACAAATCCCTATACTTCATATGATAATGATAAAAAGTTAAATACTATTACCACGATATTAAATTTACAACAAACAGAAAAGCAATTATTTAGCGATTTAGAAACGATCGCAAGCAATCCAGAAGGAAGTAATTTAGCAGAACAAAGTAAAATTATTGAAAAAATAAATAGTTTATCCACAACAAGAATAAATTTATTCAATACCATTAATGATTTGTACCAATATGCAAAAGACAATGTTTCTGAAAACAGAAAAGAATTAGTTGATAAAATGGTTGTAGCCAAGGTAATGGAAACACAATTGAATAATATGAAACAAATGTCTAATGAATTACAAACAGTTAAAAATAATAAATTAAGAATGGTACAAATTAATACGTATTATGGAAAGCAATATGAAGCACAAACCGATTTAATGAAACTGATTGTTAAAATATGCGCGATTATTATAATAATTGTATTTGTATCTAAAATGGGATTTATACCTACTCAGATTTCAACTCCTGTTATTATTGTTATAATTGGGGTCGGAGCTTTTCTAATATTTAGAAAAATAAGGGATTTATCATCTAGAGATAAAATGGATTTTGATAGATATGATACAGATATGATGCCATCTAAAGATTTATCAGAAAATTATGATTATAATAAAAATTTTAATGAATTAGGCGGTGATGCATGGTCTATTTGCGGAGACGGAACATTATTCAATAATGACAAAGGTCAATGTCTTGTGAAATCAGTTGAACCATTTAGCATAATGAATAGCGAAGTCGTTTCAGGACATGATGATTTTAATCGTTTAAGTGGTCCAATGGAAATATAATTTACAACAATAAAACATATATTTTAATATATAAATATATTAGTAAATGAATTTTAACGACTGTCAAGAAAAGGTAAATAATGCGTTAATAAATTATGGCATATATCCTAGACGCAAACAATGTCCGAAAGGAAAAAAGGGAAACAAATGTAGAGCGAGGTTTGGAAGTTATCAAAATAATAGCAGAGGAGGAGATAAGGACATATACTTCGATCCCGTTACTGAATGCGGCGCAGCATGTAAAGAAAAAAAACGACAACAACTACTACTTACTCTTAAGTATCAAGGAGCAAAAACAAATATTAAAATCGCTCCTTCAAAATTGGATGTGGCTGAAAAAAATTATTATGTAGGAATTTACGGTCAATCTGAATACAATGATTTATTATTAGAGAGATATTCAAATAAAATTAATGAAATTTCAATTAATGAAAAAAATATATTTAACGGACAGAAAGAGAACATGTTATTATTACTAGAATATTATGAAAAGAATATATTATTATATGAAAAAATAAATGGTTTGATTAAAAAAAATATAACAGAAAATAATATACTAATTAATAAAATAGATGATATAATAAGTAGAAGAAATACAAATGAGAGAGTCATTCATTACGACGATCAACAACTTCAAAATGTTAAAAAATGGAAAAAATACAATTTATATTTTTTGATATTTATTTACATTATCTTATTTTCATTGTTATTAATATTCAGGCGCGATCTATTAAGTTATAAAATTGTTTCATTATTTATAGTGTTACTTATAATTCCTTTACTTTTAATTCCTTCAATAACTAGGCTTATTTTATCTCTTTACAGTTGGATTGATGCCGACGCGTCTAATATGGGAGTAAATCAATTATTGTATAAAATTTTATTAGAAATGTATGATGAATTAAAATTATTTTTTGGAATTTTTGCTGCTCCAATTGAAATTTTAGCGTTATAAATATATATTATTTAATGTGTATAAATAATATAATTATCAATTTTTTATATGACTTAATTTATATAAATGATTATTAAAGTTATCTCTTGGAATGTATTGGCAGTTGAATTTGTTAAAAAAAGTTATTATCCGTCTTTGAATATTAACTCGCTTAATAATAGACCAAAGCGGATAAAAAAAATTATTAATAAATTATTAGAAGAAAATCCTGATATTATTTTATTACAAGAAGTTATGAAAAATGAATATAATTATCTTAAAAAATATCTTATGCTCAATTATTATTTTTCTGGTTTAACTAATATTAACTGGGCTAATTATAAAAGTAGTTCTGAAAGTGGTAATGTAACTTTATGTAAAAAATCTATTTTCTTATCCAAATTTGATTTTAATGAAATCGTTTATAATGATTCTGTTTTTGGTTCTTATATTATTCTTAAAACTAAAAATGATAAAGAAAATATACACGTTTTTAACATACATTTGGATGACGTGGCTTGGCAAACAAGGTTGGTACAAATTAATATTATTAGACCACTTGTTGAAAACTTAAAATATTGTATTATTGGTGGTGATTTTAACCAAGAATTTAATAAAACTTCAAAAATTTATAATATCAAAGATTTTATAATTCATAATACAAAAAATATAACCTATTATATCGAAAAATATATGAATATCGATAATATTCTATCTAACGGTTTTATTTCAAAAAAAGAAAATATAATTATAGAAGAAGATCAAGATAAAAAAATTTTGTTTAATAAATATGGTTCAGATCATATTCCTGTTATTATTATTTTACAAAAATAATCTCTTAAATATTCTAAAAATTTATCATCGGCTTAGTTTATTATAAATTTTTACATATATGTACGTTTACATAATATCACTTTCATTAACATCTCCTTCGTCATCATAAATAATAGATATATTTTGCCATCCATTTTTATAAACACCGTATCGCTTATCCATAAAATCATGTAGCTCTCTTCCCTTTGGAACATTGCGTCCGTAATTACTAGTATACCATTGTTTGAATGTTTCTGTAAGTTCTGTTTTCTTAATTTTACCGCCTGATATTTTCATAATCTTATCTCTAGCAAATTGAGCTAGATAATCCTGACTATTTCTGTATTCGTCGCTAGCGCACAAAACCTTTCTACAATCCTTTACATTTCCTTTTAATTTATAGGCAACCTCTACTAGTTTTGACATCATAATAGGAGCCCATCCATTAAATTTCGCATCAAGTCGTTTATCAATAGTATACTGATGAGGATATAAATCTCTAGGGAATTTAACTTCATCTCCGAATGGTTTTTCTACAAATTTAGATTCAAAATCGCAAACACGAATTCGCCTCCAAGTTCCATCGTCATTATTTTTAATATCAAACATTGTATTTGTCGTCACTACTAATTTGAATTGAGGAATAAATGTAATTGAATCACTCCATAAAGCTCGTCCTTGAATCGGATCTCCTCCGGTAATTTCTTTCATAATGCCTTCATTAATTGTATCGCCTTTAGATGGCTCTTGCATAACAGCATATCGTTTTCCTTTTAATTGAACGATTTCACTTGATGTGCTTCCAATTGTATTTCGCTTTTGTGTAATAAGCTGGAGCGGAACGACGCCTTTATAATCACCCATTAATTTAGACATTAAATCTACTAGTTTACTTTTTCCATTCGCACCAGAACCAGTATAAATATTGAATGTTTGATTATCATTTGTTCCAATCAAACACGATGCCAAATGCTCCCACATATATGCTCTTAATTCTTCACTTGGAAATAATTGATTCATAAACTCATCAATATTATCTGAAACTTCTCTGAATTGTTTATTATCATAATTGAATGCTACATAATCAATATTAGTGCTCATAGAAAGATAATCGTCTGGTTGTCCCCTTCTGAAAATACTAGATTTGAAATCAATGACCCCATTATTAAAACACATTAAGTACTGGCTTTGGTCTAGTTTATTAACAAATTCTCCGTCAAAGAATAATTCTTGAGATTCTCTCATAATGTTATTTTTCCAAGATGTTTTTTTCAACAAGACACATATATCGGATAATTTATTTGTCAATTTTTTAAGACTTTCATATTTCTCGTATTTTTCACCGTCAAGAGTACCATTTGGGTTTTCTAGTTTTTCATTTTCTAATGTATGAAGTTTCTCAACCGCATCTTGGATCTTATGACAATATATATCATGTACGTCTTTTGAAATCAAAACACGCAGTGAATTTCCAGAATCAACCTTTTCCCATTTATGTCCCTTATATTGAAACCACATATTTCCTTTAATGCTAGCACATACAAACATGTCCTTAAAGATATTATACAATACATTTGCAAAATCATACTCTGTACTAGTTTGAATTGATTTTTGTATGAAATAATCAATTGTTTCTTTTCTAACATTTTCATAATCTTCCTTAGTAGAGTTATTTTTAGCCCAGTAAATAATTGAACGACTTGTTAAACCATCCTCATTTTTATAGTCAAACTTTTGCCACTTGTCATACATATCTTCTACAATGTCAAAACTAAATTCACTTGATTTTGAACTCATTTTAACCCAAGATAAGAATAATTTCTCATTTGTATTTTTAAGAGCCCAGCCGACACGCATCCATTTATCATAAGAAGCCGGTCCATAAAACGTATCGGGTAAAATCATTACATAATTATGTATTTCCTTCAGTTCATAATCAGTCGGCATAATATCTGAAAATAAATCTTCTAACTTTTTATCAAGAATTTCTTCATTTAATTCATTTTCATCAATTTCTATTTTTTTCAAAACATATTTTTTCTTTCCGCTTGCTGATTTAGAGCCTGTCTTTTTTTTATTAAACGAATCTATTCTTTTTTCATATTCTTCTTTTAGTTCTTGGCGAACTTCAAACATCTGATATTTATTATATTGAGCGCTCAACATGTGAAACTTTTCTTTCAAATTAAAATCATCAATCTTATGTTCTTCGATTTCCCATTCATTAATATTAGAATCATAAATAATTTTATAATGACCTGTTAATTCATATGCTTTATGTCCTGGTTTTCTTGAGCCATATAATTGCCAATTACAATGCCCCATTGTTACTCCTTCATCAAGGACAGCATCCCATGTATTTATAATAGGCAAATCTTCCCACATAGTTTTAATCTCAATTTTAACCATTTCTCTCAACATTACTTGCATCGCTTTATGCATAGAAATGCCAATAATTAAATGAATGCCGTCTTTTGTTTTAACATCTAAAACATTTACAGTAGGTTTTTCTAATATAAATACATTAATAGGAATATCAGAATCGACGCTTACTAATTTACTAATAGACTCGGCGTATAACATTATCAAATCAACTACGTGGTCCTTTGTATGCAGTCGCGAATCAACTGATGGGTCATAGTGTAAATCCAAATCAACCAAAATCGGACCGTCTTCTATTAATTGTTTTTCTGTCAAATATTCAGCTCTCTTTCTAACAAATACATGGTTATAATATTTTTTATAAAATTCTTCTTTTTTATCTTCACCGATAACGTAAGAACCTCCATAAACATTTAAATCCTTGCTTCCAATTCTTGTATGCGTGATACTAGACGTTGTTTGCGCGTTAGATTGAAATGTTCTTAGAAATTCCTCAAACGATAAATCCTGTGATGTCATATTAGTTAAGATATATTAGTGTGATATATTTATCTCAATTTTTTTATATAATTTCTGTCAATTTTTTTATTTATCTTTAATTAATATAATTAATTATAAATCATGCCTGTATTTACACCCTTGAAGATTTAAAATGGGACAAATCCCACTAAAAATCAAAAAGGTTTACTCTTCACAGAGCGTGTAAATTTTGGTTTTGGTAGTTCGTCTAAACAACCTGATGATTTATTGCTTCTTGATAAATAATTTGGTCTTACTTTATTATTTATCGCATTATAAGCAATTTTGTAAATATTTGTCGCTCCATTAACATCTCTATTCCAATAACCGCATCCGTTCTTACAACAAATCAGTCCGTGGATTAAGACATTATCGTTTCTGTATGGTTTTGGATTTCTCCTAACCATATTCTTTTTACAAATACCTATTTCACATTTGGAACACATACAACTTGTCCTGAATTCATCAACCAAATAAGTTTGAAAACCTGCTTTTCTAAACAAAGTTCTCATTCCTTTTCCCTTGGTTGCCTCCTTATATTTCATTTGTTTTTTTTGTTCATAATCACCAAAACAAACTACAACATCTTTTTCATTTCCAAATATGCGTTTGAAATTATTTAACATTTTTTGTTCGCTTCTTTTTGTGTTTCTATAACTTTGTAAGCGTAATTTTCTAAAAATATATTTTTCATAAAAAGCAAACAAAATATAATTTATTTCACTCTTTTTTTTTATATATTCCTTAAATTTTGATATGTTAAGTGATTTTCTATTTAGTTTGGATAATTCAGTTTCCCATTCTATAATTGTTTTACCATGTATTTTTTCCTTTTTCAATTCCAATTGAATTTTTGAATACTTCTTTTTCTTTGTTTCTTTTCTTCGTTGGTCTTGTGAATAACGAAACTCATTTGCTTGTTTATTTGAATTATCTACACAATAAATTAAATCACATTTTCCAGGGTCTATTGCTACAATCTTTTTGTTTTGTAAATTAGAATAATCATTTAGTTCATCAATATATGTTTCAGTTGATAAACCTTTTTTTATCATCGGTATTTTTTTACCAATTAAATCTTTACGCAATAATAACAAAGAACAACTTACACCATCTGTTTCTATCATATGGTGAAATTCATAATACTTCTTCTTAAAACATTTTCGTTCAGTTCTAAAAAAGAATTCCCATATTTTATCCTCTTTGCGTTTCAAATTGCCTTTTGTTAAATAATCACTTTTATTTCCTTGTTTCTTTGTCATAAGCAAATGAACTAATGTAGTTGTATCTAATCTTATATGTTTTGGTATAACTTCGTTTCTCATAGGAAAAACATTATAAATAGTTTGTTCTTCCTTTTCAATTTGTTTCATCATAAAAATTATACAACCAAAATAATCAAATGGATTACACATTAAGTCATAAACAATATTATTCTTTTTATAACTTGTTTTATTTGGTGTAATAAATTGTTTTTGTTGGTTAATCCATTTATGATACATAGAATGAGATTTATAATTAGTTGTTTCAACATTCAGTAAATCATTTTTAATTTTGCGTAATTGATTACATAAATTATTTACTCTTTGTTCTTTTGCCTTTTGTGTAATATTAAGTTTTCTTATTTTGCTTACAATAAACTTCTTTTTCCAAACAACATTTACAAATCTTTCAACATACTCTACATAATGTAATTTAATATTGTTTTCATACATAGTAAGAATATCAATTGTAAGATAATCTAAAATGGTATTCATATGCGTATAATCTAAATTTTCATTTTGAATAAGTGGTTGAAAATCTGTTTTATAAAAAGCAGTTAGTTTATCTTTGAGTTCTTTAATTTCCTTCTTTGGCGGTCTTCCAGATGCTTTTTCATTACATAAGATTTTCATACAAGAATTAATAAATTCATCATTTATAATTGGTAATGAATTATGATTATCATAATGGTCCAATAAAAAAAGTTTCATAAACATCATAGTTTGAATAACAATTTTATTACACTTAATAACAGCATTTGTAATTTTAGGTAAATTAATGTCAGGATGTTTCAAGACACTTTTTAAGGATGTTTTAATTCCTTTGAAAAAGTCGTCAGGAGGTTTTTCTTTTATTTCCATCCCTTATAATATTCCTTAATATTTTTATTTTAAGTATTTTTCGCTAAATATAATTTATTTAAAAATTGAATTGAAATAAATATATAATTTTAAAATTAAATATTGATAATGCCTAAAACGATTGATTTGCTATATAAAAGTATATTGAATGGTGACGCAATTAATACACCAGTAATTGCCGATTATTTTGGAATTCATAATGCTATTGATGATAACAAATATAGCATTATATATGGAATTTATGAAGGTTTAATTAAATACAAAGGCATTTCAAAAGATTTATTAGAAAATTGTTATATAACAAATAGACTTGATGAATTAATTCATAAAAAATATACACATCAAAAAAGTAATTATTATTTAAATTTTGTAATTAATCATATTTCAATAGGTGAAACATATTTTAACTTTGATGATAATCAACAAGAAAAAATGGTTATATTGACAGATGATTATTGTTCATCATGTAATACATTTGGATATTATACAAAACAAAATTATAAATTAGGGTATAATGCTACTCCAGATTGTTTAAAATGTGGAAATAATATTTGTAAAATGTGTTCAAATTATGATAATAAAGATAAAGCATTTATTTGTTATAAATGTGAAAATCCAAACATAATTTCGTGTATTAAATCTAAAATATGTGGATATAATAAAAGTGATATTGAAAATTTCGGTGTTATTGGAAATATCAAAAAAGAAGATGTTATTTCACTTTTAAATAAACAAAAGTTTAGATGTTATGTTTGTGATGATATTGTATTAACATTTGGATACAAACCATATTGTCTTTATCAATTTTCAGTAGATAGGATTGATAATTCATTACCACATAATACAAATAATATATTAATATCTTGTTACTATTGTAATTGTATTAGTTATTTAACAGATGTTTTAGATTGTGACGATAATAAAAAATATAAAATATGCGATAATTATTGTCATTGTGAAAAACGAAATATATCAATAAAACGAGAAGATGTATCTATTGATAAAATTACTTCATTAAAATTAAGTTAATAAATTTTATTTTGAAATAAAATTGAAATAAAAAAATATTATAATTGTTAAAATAAATTATTAATATGTCTATTATTAAAAAGAGTTTGATTGACAATGCTGGGAATGGATTATTCGCAACAAAAAAATATAATAAAGGAGATTTAATATGTTTTTATGATTGTGAAGAAAAGAAAATAAATTCAATTAATGATTTTGTATATAGTATAATTAATCCATTTAATAAAAAATTATATGTTGGATATAGTGAATTAATGAATAAAAATGGAACTGGTCAATTCATAAATGATTATTGTATGTTTAATTTAAATGATGAGGATAGAGATGAAAATGGTTTTTATAAATTGACATCAAAAGTTATTAACGATAAAATAAGAGAATATACACATGTATCTAAAACATATCAAAATGTTGAATTTAAAAATGATAACACAAATTTATTAAACTTGTATGCTTCAAAAGATATAAATGAAAATGATGAATTTTATTTACATTATGGCATTGATTATTGGATATCTGTAATACAATTTTCAACAGATGAACCTTTTACTCGTTTATATTGTTTATTGAAAAATAAAGTATTAATATGTAAATCAAATAATTTTTACATAGATAATAAAATAATTTCACCTGAATATTTATTTGATATTTTACAAATTAATCCTAACGGAAGCATAATCAAACACTTAAAATTAGAAAATTATAATAATGTTGAAAAACTAAAAAAACTTATTTGTATATTGATTTAATTCAAAACAGTACTTTTGTGTTCTAATGTGGTTGCCTTCTTCTGTAAAATGATAATCTAAACTTGCCATATTATATTTTTTTTTAATTAAATGTTTTATTATTGACAACCAAGGTCTTTTTATTTTACTCGGTTCTCCAACTGCTTTTATTCCATTAAAACTATAATATTTTCTTATTTCTGGGATTAGTTCCATTATTTGTTTTTGAATTTCTTCATTTTTATCTAATTCATAAAGTGTATATTCCGTTTTATTTTCTAAATCCAATATCTTAACAATTTTATCTACTATATCTTCCTGTTCTTTTTTATATAACTCACTTTTAAGTCGCATTATAATATACTTAAAACAATATATAAATTTTAAGTATGTTATTTATAAATTTTTAATTTTCTTCTCCTTGTTGATGGTTTCCTTTTTAATTCGTATCCTTCTTTCAAATTATAAGCATATTCAAAATAATTTTTATAATTTTCTGTTTTTACTTTATCAATTGCCTTTTCTACATTTTTTTCTAATTCTTGAAAATTTGATACATTTCTATCCTTTTTCAAAATATTTTTTATTTGATTAAAATATCCCTCTATTGGTAGGTTGCTACGAGGTGTATAAGGAACGGCAAATAAATAATGATTACCACTTTTTGTAATGGCATTTTTGATTAACTCGTTGTTATGACTTCCAGCATTATCCAAAATAATAAGATGGTCTTTATATTTTGAAAATACATATTTTTCTAAAAATTCTAATAACCTTTCTTTTGTCATACCACCTTTTTCATATAATTCTTTTCCAACGCATTTTGAATTACTTATTGCTACTAATAAAGTAAATTTACGAAATACAAATTGATTTGATGTTTTTATTACACATCTTCTACCTAATTCACATCTACTATAAGTTGGTTTCAAAGCAGAACCAACACTTGTTTCATCTAAACAAATAATTTTATTCATATGAAATTGTTTAACTCTATTATAAAATTTATTTAGTTCAGTTTGCTTCTCAATTGGTTTCTTATATCTTTCTTTTGGAAAATGTTCGTGCCTTGTTCTTTTCCTTGTTTTATTATTATCTCTAATAACTTGTCCTAAATGTTGAGGTGTAATATCAAATGTAGGATATTTCTTTTTCATATCAATTTCTAATTCATTCATAGTAAGTTGTTCGTTTTGTTTTAACAATTCTAACACAGTTTTCACTTGTGGTTTAGTAATTTTATAAGATACAGATTTTCTATTTCTTCTTGTAAGATTTTTAGAAGTTTTATATCTTTGTATCCATCTTTGTAATGTAGATTTCTTACAATCAAATATTTTACAAGTTTTTCTAATATTATCTTTGTTATTCAAATAATATTTAACAGCAGATATTTTATAATCTTCTCTCTTATGTTTCATACTTATAATTAAAAAAGAATAAATATTGATTACTTATTTGTCCCATTTTAAATCTTCAAGGGTGTAAATGTCTTATCTGTATAATTCAATTACTTACTTAATTTAACTTAAATAGTATAGATAAATAGTTTAAATATACCCATTTATATTTTATTAATGACAGATAAAACAGCACCTATTTTTGTTCCACATAGCGCATTAAAACGTCTCGTAAGTGACATTAAACAAATTAATAAAAATCCATTAATTAACCAAGGTATATATTATCAACATGACGAGACCGACATGTTGAAAGGATACGCCATGATAGTAGGACCTGAGGATACTCCATACGAATATGGTTATTATTTTTTTGAATTTAAATTTCCTCCAAACTATCCGTTTTCGCCCCCGACTGTAACATCATGTACGCAAGACGGTAAAACCCGATTCAATCCAAACATGTATGTATCTGGTAAAGTATGTGTTTCTGTTTTAAATACATGGAGTGGGGAACAATGGTCCAGTTGTCAAAATATATCTTCTGTATTGCTTGTTTTATGTACGATATTATGTAAAGACCCTTTTACAAATGAACCTCAAATGACGACAGCTCATCCAGATTGTAATAAATATAGCAAAATCATACAATATAAAAATATTGAAGTTTCCATATACGAAATGATGACAAAAAAATTACTACCAAAAAGATTTGAGATGTTTTATCCAATTATGAAAGAATTATTTTCAAAAAATAAAGAAAAAATTATTTCAACAATTATATCAAATTTAAATGAAACAAATAATGTATACACTGTATCAAATTATAACATGAATGTAAAAATAAATTATAATCAATTGCTTCAATCGTTAACGGATTTTGACGATGAAAATAAGTAATTTAGAGCGATAAAAATAATATGTATTTGCGTATTAGATTGATATTATTTATGATTTATTTTATAAATAATATTTTATTACACTAAAAATTGAATTAAATATAAATTATAATAGTATTGTATAAGATAAAATGCACTTTTGTATCAAATGCGATAATATGTATTATATTAGAATTTCATCTGATGATGATAATAAATTGATTTATTACTGCAGAAATTGTGGACACGAGGATGACATTTTAACAAAAGAATATATTTGTGTATCCAATACACAGCTCAAAAGAACAGAACAAAAATATTCTCATATTATTAATAAATATACAAAACTCGACCCTACATTACCAAGAACTACAACAATCAAATGTCCTAACGCAGAATGTTCTTCTAACAAAAAAGACGATGAAATATACAAACAGAATGAGGTTATTTACATTAGGTACGATGATATACATATGAAATATATTTACATATGTGTAAATTGTGATGCGATGTGGAAAACAGACGAACAAAAATAAAATAGAATAAAATATAAATATAAATAAAAAATTGAAATATATTAAAGTTTCTCTATCTATAATAAATAAACAAATGAGCCAACAATCTTTAGATGAAGTTTCCGAATTGTCAAAAGATGCGTCTGAAGATATGTCACATGATATGTCTGAAGAAATGTCTGAAGATATGAAAGGAGGAGGCGATTATAGCGATTCTGAATATGAAGAGGAAGAGGATGAAGAAGCAACGTCTAAAGAAAATAAAACCAACCAAATAGATGAAAATGAAGACGATGACGATGATGAAGATGAACCAGATGAAAATTATCTTATGAAATTTGATAGGGAAATGAGAAAAAATTATTTGGTTGATTTCCATCCTGAAACACTTATTAATAATTATTCCGAAATTCAAGCATTGGTTAATATAACAAGAGATTCAAACGGAAATATAATAGACGAATTCCATAAAACGATTCCATTTCTTACAAAATATGAAAAAACACGCGTTTTGGGACAAAGAGCAAAACAAATTAATTCAGGATCAAAACCATTCTTGGAAAAATCAAGACTTACTCATGAAGGAAAACCTATTATTGATGGATATCTTATTGCTCTTGAAGAATTAAAATATAAAAAATTGCCATTTATTATTAGAAGACCTATTCCTAATGGAGCATCTGAATATTGGAAACTAGATGATTTGGATAATATCTATTAATATTAAAAAAAATAAATATAAATTTTAATATTAAAAAATGTAAATATAAATATAAATTTTAATTACAAAATTGAATAATTTATAATTAAATAATCCAAATTTTTTTAATGTTTCATAGTCTTTTTTTGTTTTTTATTATATTTTTTGTTGTGTTTTTTGTATTGTGTTTTATTTTTTTTATGTTTACGTTTATTCTGTTTATGTGTTATTTTTTTATTTTTATTTTTATTTTTGCGATTTTTATATCTTCTTGTTTTTTTCATTCCTCCTGTATTACTAGATAGCAATTGAATGCCAGCTCGTGGATTTTCTTCTGTGATTGGTTTAGTACCTATATTTATAAACTTAAATACTAAATCATCCCCATCCTTACTACATTGTAAAAACCCATATACATATCCGGGCAAAGCTACTTCTTCAGTTGTCATCAAATATTCAACATTATACCTCTCTATTTTACCATTTCCATTTCTTTCATCGTCATCGCTTACAGGAGGCATAACAATCATTTCTCTCATTCCTTCATCTCCCTCTTTAAATGGATATGCGTCTAAATCCGCACCTCCGGTTCCAACAATATATTGTTTTATAAACATTTTTGAATTGGAATAATCTCCTTCTGACGGTGATATAGCTATATTTCCAATTTGATATTGATGTAAATCAGCACATAAATAATAATAATCTATTTTTTTATCTAATAAACGTTTATATATATCATTATAAAAAACATCTAATAATGGTTTACCAGGACTACTAATTAATTTAGTATCATTTCCTTTCATTTTATAACCAGTAATTGGATGATGTCCTATTATAATTACATTTTTAATAATGTCAATGTATTCATCAATGCTATTTTTAATAAAATCAGATTGATACGTTCTTACGCTTTGTACGGTAAGCGGTTCTTGTTTATTCGCAAATTCTGGATGTATTTTATAACAATCGATTACACCTTTGGCATATTCGTCATCATATATTGTAGTATCAATCATCAATATTAGTGTATCATCTTGAAATAATCTAGCCTTATTAATTACAATATTTAAGTTTTCATTTAATGTTTTTTCATACATATATTCTGTCCTAAGTATTTTACAAGATGTTTCTACTTGATCTAGATTAGATACGTATAGATTTGTTTCATAATCGTGATTTCCCATTACTACATCAATTTCAACATTTTTAGGTAAACTATCAAACCCTGAAAACATATCATCCTCTTCAAATTTTTTTATTTTTATTTTTTTATCCCCCTCAATAACTGTTAATTTATTTGGATAGTAATTGTCTCCGGCTACAATAATAAATTCGGGATGAGTTGCTTCAGTAAATTCATTTAATTTACGCATTACATTTGTTAAATTTGAAGCTGTTTTTGTAGAATCAACACTTCTTAAATAACTAGTTCCTTTATTCCAACAACCAAAATGTATGAAATTATTTAAACTCATATACTATATTGTAATATTTAGTTTGTATTATTTTCTATATTTTCTATATTTTAAATTAATAAGCAATTTGAAATAAAGAAATAAAATTGAAATATTTTTAATTATACAATATTATACAATATTATAAACTATGATAACCGATCAAAGCTTACTTAAAATAAAATATTCTATTGAAATTTTAGAAAAAAATATAGATAATTTAAGTATTACAAGAATATTAAGAACTCAAATACTCACGCCTGAATTTTGTATTAAATATATACTAAATGAAGATTATGCATCATGTGTAGAAGAAACATATATATGCGATATTGATGTATTACATAATCAACCTCACATTAAACAATCCGACTTATGCGATGCTAGAAAAAAATTAGAAATTAATTAAATAGTATAATTGAAAATGTATGAATAAGAATGTGATTATATAAATAATTATTAATTTATATAATAAATATTTATTGTTAATTGTTAATTTTTTAATGAATTTATAACGAGGCAATTAAATAGTTTAACATCTCCATCTTTGCCCGCATGATAAACACGTGACAAACGTAGTCATCGGTTCATCTGCCGACCTTGTTTGTAGTTGATAATAAGTACACTTCTTAGATTTACATTTCCAACATGTAAAATTATCAGTTGATGCTTCAATCTTAGGAGTATATTTATTCTCATCACGGATTTTTTTATCATCAATTAATTTCTTCCATTTTTCAGGGCGCATTTCATGATGAGTCATAAACGCAATTTCGTGAATTTTAATTTTTTTTTCATTTATAGATTCAATGAGATATTTTGAATCCATATTAGTAAACACACTTCTTAGCTTATCAATATAAACATGGATGAAATATTCATTGTCCCATTTTTTAACAATATTTCTTTTACCAGATTCTACAATACAATAATTATATATTCCCTTTTCCAAATTGTTAGACATTTTACTATAGTCATCTACAATAATGCCTACATTTTTTATTTTTTTCATCAATTCGTTGGATACATTATCACGGAAACTTTCAGGATTTTCAATCACTTTCATTTTTTTTGTTATTATATTTAATTATAACATATTTTTTAAATTCAATTTTTATATATTTCATTGCAATAATTGCTTCATTATTCGTCGCTATACTCATATTCTTCTTCTTCTAATTCTGAACCACACGACAATTCAAGGTCGTCGTCTTCCAGTTCGATTTGTTCTTCGTCAGCATCATCTTCTTGTAATTCTAGCAATTCTTCTTCTTCTTCGTCAACATCACACGATACTTCCTCATCTGTCTCATCACTATCAACTACAAACCCATCTTTTAAATATTCCCCATTTTTTGTTTTCATTTCCTTTTTAATATTTTCTAATTCATCTGCCTCTTCTTCGTCCTTTTCATTATCAACGTCTTCAAATCCACCAAATAAAGTTTCATATATTTTAAGCCATAAATCCTTTGTTAGATTTACAAATTTCCCATTTTTAATCTGAACTAAAGCACAATTTCCAAAAAACAAGGTTGTATCTACTGGAGGAGGAAAATCATATTTATTTTCTGTATTTGCTTTGCCTTCGCTTCTAGCCCACAATTGAATAGTATGTTTATGAGTTCCAACGAGAACATTTTCCCATGTTGTTCTACATTCATAATCATCTCCTTTTCTAAACCCGCATTTTTTATACATTTCTTCCACTGTAATTTCTTTTACTGAAACTTCTTTTAAAGATCCAGTTTTTTCTACCACAACAAAACTTAAATTATTGTTTGGTGGCATTATAGGTTATAGATTATGTTATTTTATATAATGGGTTTAAATAGTTATACAATATATTATTAAATAGCATTAGAAGGATGAAGTATTATATATCAGATTTAAAAATATCAAATATTGATAAAATGAATACATTAAAAACATGCATTAAAAAAGAAGAACATTATACACTGATTTTCTCTCTTGAAGGTATATTTAAAATCAAAAAAAATAATAAAAATTCTAATAATTTAATTCAGAAAATAAATTATAAAGACAAAGAACCAACTCATTTAAAAATCAACGCCTATGATTTTTTAAAAGATAATAGTGAATGTTTTTATACAGATGTAAGTCAAATTCCTATGGAACATTTCTCTCAAAAAATTAAGATGGAAACATATACTCTGAGAGAAAATAGTCCTTTAAAGTTTATTATTATAAAAGATTGTAACAATAACAATAACATAATTGATTTTTATTTTGATACTAATGAATTAGATAATAAGTATATCATTGAAGATCTATTAATATTCTTGTCTTTTGAAAAATAAATACACTAGAGTATAACCATGCTTATTTAGCATTTATTTTTTGACTATATTCATTGATCTTAATCGTTGATCTTAATCGTTGACCTTATTCGTTGACCTTATTCATTGAGTTAAATACATTATATATCCAATAAAGTTATATAATAAATATTATAGACATGTATTTATTAATTATTCAGTGGTCTATTATTTCGTTATTTTTAATAGTATTAATACATTATCTGTATGGTTTTTTTCAGACAACTCTCACTATACCAAAAATAAAGGATTTAGTTAATCGTCCAGCAAGTGCTTATAAAGAAATGTATAACACTATTAATAATGATTATCGTTCTGGAAATAATAAAGATTCCCAATTAAATAAAAACGCAAACGCAAATTCAAACTCAAATAAAAATAATTATACTCAAAATTCCGAATCAGCAAATTCAACAAATCAGCCAAGTTCTACAAATCAAAATATGAAGGATGAATTGAAAAGTTATTTAAATAATTTAAGTAATGCCGAACCGGCAAGCGCAAATAATGTATCTTCATTTGATTATGGGAATGCTTATTCATCATATTGAAAACAAATTAAAGAGTATAATATAATATATAATATAAATAATTTTGATAAATGATGTTATCTAATGCCGATAAAAGTTACTTAGTAGATAAATTACCTGACATTGAACTTTCCTATGATAAAATGTTACATAAGAAAGTTTACGCGGATTTATATTCAATCATTCCAAAAGGAAAAAAATCTCTTATATGGTTTACATATTTCAATGATAAAAATATTTGTTTAATATTAGAATTAGATAATTCAAATAATATAAATAATATGTACATTATTCCATTTTGTTTTGACCGAGAGTTATCCTACAATACTATATTATATGGTACAATGAAAAATATAAATTCTACAATTTTTTTCACATGTGAAAATATCCTTTTTTATAAAAATAAAAATCTTAAACATGAAAATTACAAGACAAAAATTAATTTAATGAAAGATTTATTTAAAAATATTAAAAATACAACTTATTTCAATAATAATAATTTAATTATTAGTTTGCCAATTATTAAAAATAATTATTCTCATGCTTATAATGAATGTCAATTTCTAAATTATGATATTTATGGAATTCAAGCAATTTCATTAAATGATGTTGTACCAATTGGCATAATAAAAGTTGAAAATAATACAGTTGAAGCTACATTCAAAGTAATGGCCGACATTAAACAAGATATATATAATTTATATTGTCTAGAAAATAATCAATACATATTAAATGGCATTGCAATGATACCTGATTATAAAACAAGCGTATTTATGAATAGTTTATTTAGAACAATTAAAGAAAATAAAAATTTAGATTTTTTAGAAGAAAGCGACGACGACGAAGAATTTGAAAATACAAATGAAGATAAATTCGTTGATTTAAAAAAATCGTTTATTATGAAATGCGTTTACATGGATAAATTTAGAAAATGGAAACCAATTTCAATTGCCAATAAACATTCACAAGTATCTTCAAATAAAGATTTATATAGAATTCAAAAAAAATAAAAGTATAATATATAAAATGTCTTCTGGACTATACCATTTTGTTGGAGATACTTATTCTGATTATACAAATCCTACAAACGCACATAACTCGGGGAATTTTACTGACCCTGCCGGCGCTGTAACTGGTTGCACAGGACAAAATTATCCTTCACAAAGCATTAATGTGAGAGAATTAGATAATATGACTCAAAAAGGGGGACAAGGTTACGGAATGTCATTAGAACAACCAATTCCAGGATTCAATAGAATGCCAGACCATTCTTCATACGAAGAAGTCGGTTTAAATTCAAATGAAAATCTAGGCGTATCTAAACAATATAACCCGTCTATGCCTCTACCAACCATAAAAGGAGGAAGGCGTAAAAAAAGAGGAGGTACTAGTTTAATCTATTATGGATTTGATGATAAAAATAACGAAAACTTATCTACATTTGCTGGTGCTGGATACCCTCCAATTACTGTTGGAAGTCAAAATTTGAAAGGAGGAAGAAGATTAAAATATAAATCTCATAAAAGACATCATAAGGTTGGTGGAAAACACCGCAAACAAACAAGACGTAAAAAACATAAAAAATCAAAAGTATTAATGAAACGTCATCCTAAAACAAAAAAAAGTAAATTGGGTCTTCGCCGCAAAATGACGTCAAAATTATTCAAAAAAATAATTGGAGGAGGAAGACAAAAAGGAGGATATAGCCAGTTTATGGGAGATCAAGCATTTTCACAAGGTTATGAATTAGGAGGACCGATAACACCTCAAACGAGTTCTTTAGCAAATCCAATCCCGTTCAAACCATACAATAATTGTTCTGACCCATTTGGACCAAACTAAACATGGTATATTATAGTTAATAGTTAATAGTTAATAGTTAATAATTATTTTTAAAATCCAATAAATATCCCTTTTATAAAACCAAATAATAATGCCATTAAAAATAAATAAACCGGACATATTAATTCAACCATTTTCTCTCTATCAATATTTATTAATTCATAATTTTCATATTCATTTTCATATTCATATTCATATGGATTGAGTTCATATATTATATCATTTTTTTCATTACTAACCGAATTAGTATCTTTAATGGAAAAAATTATATTATCTTCTTTTTTACTGCAAATGACCAAATGCTTTTCGTAACTGCCTTTGTAAATATAACATTTTTCACAATATTCACAAAATATATAACTTTTTGTTATTTCAATGAAAGCATTCATGTACAAATTAATTCTATAGTATATAATAATAAAATCATTATAAATCATTGTTTTTTATATTTTATTTTTTATATTTTATTTTTTATATTTTATTTTTTATACATATCATCTAATTTCAATTGAACTAAACATTTTCCTCCTGTTTTGAGGGAATCCTTTTGTTTTGTTTTTGAGATTAAAATTTCAGGGTCGTATTCAGTATCCCAACAATTGGAAGTATATAAAGATGTATGTAAAATTTTATATTTATGCTTTATGTAATAAGCCTTTCGTTTTTGCCATTGAGACTTGAAAATGTCATGCTGATCCACTATATCAATTACTAGAGGATTGGTATGTTTTGTTCTTAAAATTCTACCAACTGATTGCGTAATATCAGTTTTCGGACTAGCAAATAATAACGTTGTTAAAGTCGGAATGTCAAGACCTTCAGAAGCCATCGCGTATGTAGCAATAATAACTTGTTTTGTTTCACTTTGTTTTAATTGTTCCTCTTTCATACCCCCTAAATAATAACCAACCGTTGCAATCTTTCTACTATTGATTGCGTCATAAAGATAAGTCAATATATTTTTATTATGAGCCAATACAATCATTTGCTGTTCTTTATTAAGTTCTAACTCATTTTTGATTACATTAATAATATATTCAGTTCTACGATTGAAAGAACACAATTTTCCAATCATAGTACTAAATTTAATATTTCCTCTCCAATCTGTTTCTACTTCATTGTATTCTTCGTCAACTATATTATATTCAATCGCTTTTACAATGACTTTATCATCCCTCTTTATAGATGATTTGAATAAAATATCGCCTAGATACATTTTAAATACTTTTGTTAAACCATCCTTCCGAGTCATAGTAGCGCTTAATCCAAGAGTATATTTTGTTATTATTTTTAAGAGAGAACGTGAAAATACTTCACTTGAAATATGGTGAACTTCGTCTACTACAGTTAGACCAAATGATTTAAATAATTCACATGGATAGTTCTTCATTGAAAGTGATTGTAACATGCCAATAACAATATCTTTATTCTCTATATCTATAATTTGACCTTGAATTCTTCCTACGCGAGCAGATGGCAAATATTGTTCTATACGTTCTACCCATTGATTCAATAAGAAACTTTTATGAACTATAATTAGTGTTTTCTTTTTAACTTGGGAAATAATATTCAATGCTAATACTGTTTTACCACCACCAGTATGTAAATCTAGTAAACCTCCTCCACCAGTTGAATCTCCTTCAATGCGTTTCATATAAATGTCAACTATATCTTGTTGATAATCCCTTAATTGTCCTGCAAAAGGTACATTGATATCATCTCCTTCTGATATTCTACTTTCTTCTGGTTTTCCATAATTTTCATATCCAAAATAACGAGGAATATAAAATTTATTATTAGATTCGCGATAAATCGGAAATGATGGAGGTTGAATCGGAGATTTAGGAATATAAGCTCTTACTGTTAATTCTTTTATAATAAATTGCTGCTCTTCCATGGAAAGAGCATCTTTATAAATTGTGTAACCTTTTTCTCCCAAATAAATGCTTACATTATCATTATTGTTGGTGTTGGTGATTTGCTCTTTACCAGGCTGAGACATTATTATAATTATTATAATTTATATTTATATTAGTTGATTTCAGTTTTTTTAATAATCTTTCATTTATTTTAGTATCTTTATTGAAATAAAAAATAATATAATGATAAATTATAATATGAATATTTTTAACATGAATATTTTTAATAAAATAAAAAGTATGTCGCAAAACAATATGATTGTTTCTGTTTTACTATTAGGATATATAGCATTTAATAATATCAAACCTCCTATTCCACTTGCTATATTTATTGATGAAAATGTTTTAGCCCAAGTATTACTTTACTTACTAGGATTACTAATTGTAATTTATCATAATCCTGTCGTAGGAGTAATTGCTTTATTTGCTATACACGAGATGATTATACGTTCAAAAGTAAGCACAAACGGACAAGCTGTATATAAATATTTACCTTCAGAAGATAAAAAAAATAAAAATTTAAACGCATTAAACCAATTCTCTGTTACTCTTGAAGAACAAGTTGTAGCAACAATGGCTCCTTTGGTTTTAGATGGACCGTCTGGACCAGCATCTTTTGTTCCGGTATTAGATAAATCTGACTCTTCTTTATTATCTGATGTAGACGACCAAGTTTTATTAAATTAATTTAAATTATTTAAACCGTCTTCCTCCTTTCATTGCTGTAGGAGATTTTGTAACCATTGATATTATGAGCACCGCACCATAATATAATATAGCTACACCTAATAATATTAATATTATTTGAAAAAGAATACTTTCTGATAAATTTTTAAAATTATAACTCTTGCTTCCTCTACCAATATTTTTTTTTTCAGGGACTAATACTTGATTTACTTTTTCATTTAAAATATCTTCATTATCAGTAGATTGACATTTTAGCTCATAATTATCTTCCATTGTGAATTATATAATTTATCAATATTATATAATTTTATTAAGCATTAAGTATTAAATATTAAGAATTAAAGTAGTTAATTTATTATATGATTACATCATCTATGAGGATGAGGATGACTACATTTTACTAGTCGCTCGTTTAGGCATATTTACAAATCTAGATTTACCAAAACTTTTTATTTTTTCAAATGTAGAGGATGCGTTCTCCACTTCATCTATTCTATTTTTATCAATAATAAAATTAAATAATTTATAAATAATCAATGTCACGATTAAACTTATAAATATTTGAAAAAAAATACTATTTATTATTTTTTTATAATTAAATTTTGAAATAAAATCGGTCAATGGACTTTTCATTAGTTTTTCACCATCACCAATAATTTTATCGTCATCAATAATTTTACCATCGTCTGATATTGGTTTACAATCTATATAAATTTCATCTGATGAATTTGCAAATAAATTAGTTGGACCTTTTGTGTTTGTATAAAATGTATTTTTTTTTGATTTTATTGAATTTTTTTTTATTAGTTTATTCAATACTTCTAAATTATTATTTGAGATTGGTATGTAAGCATCATCTTTTTTACTGAATGCTATAATCGTATGCTCACCGTTACAAGGAGAAAATGGCAAGGTTCCTTTATAGATATACATTTTTTTAGAAGGAATTAAAGAATTCAAATTTATACTCTTTGTTAAAAATGTTTTTTTATTTAATGTATCCGCAAATTGCGAAGATGTTAATATAATTGTCTCTAATAAAGGCGACGTATCTGTTTTTGTTGAAGAAATTGGTATACATACTAATAATTTACCGTTGTAATCACTTGTATGAATGATTATTAATTCTGCATCTGTTTTGCTACCAAAACTCTCGTGAAGGGAAGGAGTATAAATGCGTATCTCTTCTACATAATACGAAGTAGAATTATAAACGACTGGATCTATATTTGGTTTTTCATACGTTAATGATAAATATTTACCTTTATTCTTAATTGTTGTAGTGCTATCGTTATATTTAAACCTATAATTGCATTTTAAATCACATGTTCCAGATGACTCATTGTTAATATTTATAGGCGATGTAGAATTCAAACAACTCATTTAATATAATATTATAAATAAATTTTATTTTATCAAAAAATATATATACATGGATTTAACTAAAAAAAAAATATCTAAAATAATCAAAAATAAGAAACAATCTAGGAGAAAAATGAATTCTGCAAATAAGGATAAACAACATAAAAAGAAAAATAAATATAGTGCCCGAAATAAGAAACGTTTTAATTTAAAAAATAAAACTTTAAAGAGTAGAAGAAAAAAAGGAGGAGCTAGAGGATATAAACCAGGAGTAGATTCAATTACTGAAGAAGAGCAAAGCGATGTAGATGAAGAGAGCCAAGATGTCCCTCAGCAACAAGCACAACCAATAGGAAAAAAATCAAATGGGTTTATGCGTTCAATTAGAAACAGTATTCGTAATAAAACACGTAAACGAATATATCCAAACATAGAACAACCAATGGGAGAACAACCAATGGGAGAACAACCAATGGGAGAACAAGGTTCGTCCGAAACACCAATCATAGAACAGACATCTCTAGAAGAACAACCAAGAGGGTTTATGAGTTCAATTAGAAACAGTATTCGTAATAAAACACGTAAACGAATATATCCAAACATAGAACAACCAATGGGAGAACAACCAAACATAGAACAACCAATGGGAGAACAACCAAACATAGAACAACCAATGGGAGAACAACCAAACATAGAACAACCAATTGGAGAACAACCAAACATAGAACAACCAATTGGAGAACAACCAATTGGAGAACAAGGTTCGTCCGAAACACCAATCATAGAACAGACATCTCTAGAAGAACAACCAGTCGTATTAGAACGACCTAATGATGTAGCGAAACCTTCTACAAGTCGTGTTAGACAATTTTTTGGTCGACAAGACAATGCTCAAGGAGAAAAACCAAGAGGGTTTATGAGTTCAATTAAAAACCGTTTTGGTAAAAAAACACTTCAACCGGAACAGCCAATCATGGAACAGCCAATCATGGAACCTTCAAATGAAGTAATCCCAGTTACACCTTCTATGTGTGAAGCACTTCCTACAGACAATGTAAGCGCAATTGAGAGAAAAATTGACGAATATAACAGAAAAATAAATGAATTAAATCTTAGAAAAGATATTATTGAGGCTGAAATACAGGAAGCAAAAGATACAATAGTAGAGTCTAAACAAAAAATAAATCAAGAAATATCGGAAGAAGAATTAAGCTCTTTAAACAAAATAATTAATGAAAATAATGAAATTTTAAATAAAAAACAAGAAGCATTTGAAATTATTTTAAATGATATTAAAAATGCTAATACAGAATTAACAAAAGAAGAATATAATTTAAAGATCATCCGGAGCTGTATGGGGAGCGACAAGGAGCAGGCAACACAAGCACCTGAACTACCACTTCAACCAGCAACACCAGTAATACAAACACAAGCACCTGAACTACCACTTCAACCAGCAACACCAGTAATACAAACACAAGCACCCGAACTACCACTTCAACCAGCAACACCAGTAATACAAACACAAGCACAAGCGCCTCAAGTAATACAAGAAGAAGAAGAAGAAAAAACAATCTCAACTCCAAAAACGATTGAAGACGTGTATACAACAATGACTACTGATGAAGACGAATTTTATAAAACAATAAAGGTTATTATTAAAATACCTAGAAAATCTAATGTTAATGTCATAAATAATGTAGGCGATTCGGTAGATTCTTATTTACAACAAATGGCTTAATCTCTTAATCTTAAGTTTTACAATTAATTATAATTTTTGTATTTGATATATGTAAAATTAAATACAAAATATTAATATTGAATTTCTCTCTACTTAATCAGTTAAAGATCATTATTATTTTTTAAACAAATGGTATATATTTGTATACAGCATTATCATACATGGTTGCCTTAAATACAGCATCTATTCCATCCACATAAACACTGTCGCCTGTATAAATATTATCACATCCATATTCACTCGTACAACTTCGCTGCTTAAATGATATTGGTAATTTAATATTATTTTCATTTAATGTATAAAATTGCCATTTATCCCTGTTTGTAAATAATGGTCTACCCATCAAGGGTAATAATGTTTCCGGACCATTAACACGTTTAAGTAATCCAACCTGTCTATATGTAGTATCAACCGCACTAGTTGAAATATTTATAGGAACCGGAACAGAACCTCTTGGGTCTAAATTAAATGGAAATACTCTGTCGTCTCTATACGGAGGCGTATAAGGATTTAATAAAATATCATTTGGTATATTTGAATAAGAATAATTTGGACGAGAGAATAAACCTCCTCTGTCTACATCATTCACTATTATTTCATTCGTTTGTATAGATGGTCCTTGAGATAAACCACCCAATGTATTCTTATAATAAAAATAAGATGCTATCAACATTAAAATCAAAATCAAAATAATAATAATAATAATAAAAATTGTCATGTTTTCTATACAAATAACTCCAGGAGGACAACGTTTTGGCATATATATTAATTATTTATTATTTGTTATTTATTTAGTTGATAATCCTTTTAGGTTATTAATAACACTTCCTAACGAACCTTGTATATTATTCATACTATCTATTGGTAAAATGTTTAATAATTTACTCGTTTGTTCTATTAACGGTGTCATATTCTCTAAATTCTTTAATAATTTATTTTGTTGTTCAACTAATTTAGATGTATCGTTAGTCATTTTATCAATACCATCTTTTCCAATTAAACTGTCTAAATCATCATACGCTTTTTCTAAAGTAGCTGGATAATTTATATCTGATTTATTTGTATAACCTTCGTCTTTATCTTTTTCGTCTTCCTCGACTTCCTCTGTCTTTTTATCTTCCATGCCTTCAACTACACGACGCGTCATATGTCCGCTTGCAATAATGACATTTGTGCTTACCATAGCAACCAATAAAACTATAATCATATTCTTGCTAAAATATGTAGTTAAATAAGCAAGTAAAGCAAATATAACAGCAGCCGTCCAATTATGCATCAAAAGATAAACAAAAAAATTAGTTACTGCTACAAACATTACAACATATAAGACATTTTTATCCTTCAAAAGTTTCGTATTTAAAGCCATTATATATATATTTGTTAAAAAAATTGAATTTATTACAATAAATATAAATAGATTACATACGATTATTAATGGAATATTCAAAATACAAGATTGCTATATGTCATTTATATCATCCGTTCTTACACGGAAACACCGAAGAAAGTTCTTCTAACATTGTAGAACACTTTCTTGTATATCATACGTTTGACGTAAGAGAATTTTATAATTCAACTTTTCAAAGTGAGATTGAAGACGTTTCTCATTTTTATAATAACATTGAATTAACACAATTTCCACATCCTACAATAAGAAATTATCAAACTATTATTGAAGGCAATAATTATATTAAATTAGATATTATTCTTTCTGAAACTCTAGTCGGGTTTGAAGAAGTTGCATATATCAAAACATTTTGGATTAAGATATTTCAGAGAAAATGGAAAAATATTTATTATAAAAGAAAACAATTTATTAGTAAAATAATATCAAACCCAAAATATTTATTAAAGAGAGAAATTACGGGAAAAATGATTAAAATATAAATATAAATATAAATAAATATTAAATTGTGTTAATATTTATAAATTTAAAATTAAGTAAATTAAGTAAATTACTTTATGTGTCTAATTATCAAACGATAATAAATTAATGTTTTCTTGTGCGCTTTCCGCCCTTCTTGCCTCCTTTACGGCTCTTTCCGCCTTTTTTCCCACCGCGTTTACCTCCCTTTTTCCCGCCTTTCTTTCCTCGTGTTTTAAAGTGAACACGCTTATATTTACGCCTGGTTCTGCGACCTCCAAAACTTAAATTTTTCTCTGATGATTTAGGATTAATATTCACAGTGCTATTAAATAAATAATTTAGTTTACCATAAGTATCCTTTTTTATTTCTTGTAATCTTTCAATTGATTGTCTCTCATGGTATAGTATATTCCAGTTAGATAAATCTGATTTAATGTTATTATAATATCTTATTTGATCTGAACTCATTTGACCTGTTTTAAAACGCATTGCTACAATTATGGCCATATAATCAAATAATTCCAACGCATTTTCAGGAGGTTCATCAGCTAATTCAGGAATATTTTCGGTAGAATATTGATTCTCTATGGCATTCAAATCAATGTCTGGTGCGATTAATTCACTTGGTATTTCCCGTTGAGCCGCTTCTTGTGATAATATATCTTTGGGTGCCTCTGGCATATTAAGGGCTTGCTCTACAGATCGCGATCCACTATCTTCATTGCTAAGTTCTCCTTGGATATTATCTAATAAGCTTACAATATTATTCTGAATGTCTACAAGACTTCTAGTTAATGTTTCCTGTCCTTGATCACCCATAAGAGCTTCATCTAATGACGCAATAACGTTTGCTTGATTTATTGCAATCGTCTCTAATTCTGATAATAAACGACTATTCAACGCTTCATACTCTGATACCATTTTACCACGTTCTTCTTCGTGAGCTGCTCTTATTGCCTCTTGTTGCTGCGATGAAGCTTCTCTAGCGGCTTCTAACGCGCGCTGTTTATCTCCTTCCGACATTTCAGAAAGGGAGGATTTTAATGCAGCAAGCTCGGCCTCACTTTTAGCTTTCTCGCTTGATAGTTCAGCTCTCTGTGATGCTTCTAAATTTCTCATTTCTTGTTCAAAACCACTCTTTGCTGATTCTAATTCGGATGTTAATTTTTCATTTAATTGATTTAGTCTTGATATGGATGATTTCAACCTATTTACTAATTCACTAATGGCTTTCACTTTTCCATAAATCAAACTTAACTGATTTACTGATTCTGATGCTATACGGTTCAATCCACTCGCACGCTTAGACAATGAAGACCCTTGATCGTTTAAATTATTTAATTTAGATAAAACCTCTTTAAATTTTTGAGGCAGTTCCATTTGTGTTTCTGACATTATATAATAATGCAACAATATTTTTTAATTTTTATTTTCATTAATAATATCATCTAGTTCACTTTTTATTAAATCTATTTGTTCTAAAATTTCCTTTTGTTCTCTTGTCGCATTTATCATTTCTTCCTCTGTATAGTTATTTGATTTTATTAGACGCTCTAAATATTTATAAATCAAATCAAATGCCTTAATTTGTTGTTCTTTATTTTCCTTTATGTAGTCAAAATATTTATTATAATCATTCGCAATTTCATTTAAATATTCATTTTCATCTGTTATTACTTTTAATTTTTTATTGTTGCTTGCTAAAAGCTTTCGTCGGTTTTCAATTTGAGTTTGAAGGGAAGCAATCCTTTTATCTCTTATAGCCACGATCATTCTACTTATAATACTATTTTATTATTTTTTAAATATATTTAATGCGTTTCTAATAACAATTTAAGTAAAAACTAATGAAATTTAATACTTATATATTTTATTCATTTGAAACTAATTTAAAAATCTAATGATATAAATATTTAGGATGTCAAAAACAATTCAGGAACCTCTATTAACTGAAGACGAAAATAGATTTGTTATGTTTCCAATTCAAGACGAAAGTATTTGGAAAATGTATAAAAAACAAGTCGATTGTTTTTGGAGGGCAGAAGAAATAGATTTAAGTAAAGATTTATCTTCCTGGAAATCTCTTACTGATGACGAGCAATATTTCATTAAAATGATTATTGCCTTTTTCGCAGCAAGCGACGGAATTGTATCTGAAAATCTTGCTTTACGTTTTATGGGAGACGTACAATTAAGTGAAGCAAGAGCATTTTATGGGTTCCAAATTGCCATGGAAAATATACATTCTGAAACCTATTCTCTATTAATTGAAACATATATTAACAATCATGATGAAAAACATAAACTATTCAATGCAGTTCAAAATTTTCCGTGTATTAGAAAAAAAGCAGATTGGGCGATTAAATGGATTCAGGATAAAGATGCATCATTTGCTACGCGATTAGTCGCATTCGCCTGTGTAGAAGGCATTTTCTTTTCAGGCGCATTTTGCTCCATTTTTTGGCTTAAAAAAAGAGGACTCATGCCCGGTCTATCCTTTTCAAATGAGCTTATTTCTAGAGATGAAGCACTTCATTGTGAGTTTGCTGTTCTTTTATATAGTAAAATGATTAATAAACTCAAAAAAGAAAAAATATATGAGATTATCAAAGAAGCTGTAGAAATAGAAAAGGAATTCATTTGTGAAGCATTACCATGCCGTTTAATTGGAATGAATAGCGAATTAATGTCTCAATATATTGAATTTGTTGCCGACAGATTATTACTACAATTAGGATATGATAAAATTTATAATACCAATAATCCTTTCCCTTGGATGGAATCAATTAGTCTCAATGGTAAAACAAACTTCTTTGAGAAAAAGGTTGCTGATTACGCATTGGCAAATAAAGAAATCAAAGAAGATACATTTGATCTAAGCGAATGTTTTTAATATAATATGAGAGAAATGACTACTATTTATGTAAATTTTGTTTAATTATTTATCAGTATAAATAATTAAAAAATAAATAAATTAAATAAATTAAATAAATTAGTAAATAATTTAATCCGCGCGGCGACCACCTCCTGAACGTCTTCCTCTACGTCTTCCTGAACCTACACGACGTCTAGTGCGGCGACCTCCATCACTCTTGCGACCTCCATCACTCTTGCGACTACCGCCTCTATCTCTGCGGCTACCTCCTCTTCTTCCTGAACTGCCTCTATGTTTACGGGTTCCGTGACGCATATTATATAATTACTAAATATTTTATTTAAATTATAAAAAAATTAATGGAAGGATCTCATTAATAAAAATCCATGTTTTAATGCTACATACATACTAAATATCAACAATGATGTATAATATATCACCGGTCTAGTTTTTACTAAAGAATAATATATACCAATTATACCAATTAATATATGCGCAAAAGAAACATAATTATAATTACTTATAAAACGCGGAATATGATAAATCATAGCAAACAATAAATTTACTATCAAAAAGGTATACGCACTATTATCAGCATTTATTTTTTTTAAACCAATATATAATAGCACCGGAGCTATGAAAAATATATGATATACATTTATAATATTTTTCTCTAAAGCATTCTCCTCAGGAGTCTCCTTACTTGGATCTCGTTGACTTGCCTTATGAGTTGGCGGTTTAAATTGCTGGGTTATACCATATTTACTTGTTCCGCGTTTTAATGCTAATACTTGACACTCAAATTTATAATCGTACCAGGCCATTGCTACATACGCCACTACAAATAATAAAAAGGATAATAATAATTTCCAAGGCATAATCATTTGTGGAGGACAATAAAAAAATAAAGCAATTATTAATGATGAAAAAACAACACATTTTGGATTCAAAACAAAAGGATAATTTGGAAAAATTCCTCCAGCCATATATCTTATACTTTTATTTATTTTAGTATTTTGATAAATAAAAATGTTTAACTACTACCCATTGAATATATTAAATTACTTATTTACAATTGTAAGATACGCTATACGACTATACATCTACATCATCCATTTTTTCGGCGATTTTGTCATTAATGTAAATTTGTTTGCAAATGTTTTTAATTATTTTATCTTCCTTTTCTTCTATATTACTTGTTGCAGCTCTTACAATATCTATATATTCATCCTTTTTTCTATCATTTTTCATATAATCGGGATTTGCCTTAGCATACGTATTTATATTACAAGCTTGTAAATTTGAAACCCTTTTAATTGCAATTTTTGTCTTTTCTTTTTTTTCGTCCTTTTCCCATTTTTCTTGATTTTTTATATAAAGAGTTTCCCTCTTAACATCAGTACAGTGAAGAGGTCGCTGTGTAATAGGCAATTTATTCATATTCTCAATAAATATATTTGAAATCCCTTCTGCTAATCCCTTATCCTTACTTAAAAGCAAATTACTTAACGAAATTTCAATTGATTTTATAAAATTATCCATGCTAATTGCGTCTTTACATTGTTCGTTCAAAAATAAATTAATATTAAATTTATTATTTGAATTAATAGTATTAATATTTCCTATATTTGGAATCGCTTCTTTTAACGTTTTACTCTGTTCTATTAATACCTTTCTTAATTCTCTATTTTCATCAATCAAAGTAGTAATCATTTTTTCATAATCAACATTCGGGTTTGTTACAATTTCCTGCGGAGAATTATTACATTTTTTTTTATGGTTATTCAATGAAGAACGATGTAAATATTCTCTTCCACAATCGCATTTGTAATTTCTCTCAATCATAATATTTGTTGACATCATTATTTCATATGATAAATGTTTTTTTGTCTGTAAATGTTTTTTATAATCTTTTTTATTAATAGTAGAATAATTACAATTTTCACATGAAAAAAAAAACATTTTATTAATTATATTCATTTATATATTGTATGTATAAATTTTACTTTAATTGATTTAATTATTACAAACAAATTACATTTAAATACTAATTGAAATAAAAACCAATGTTGGAATTTTATAACGATGTTTGGTCTTGGGACAAAAATCCCCTAAGCGAAGTATTTCTAAGTATTGCCTTACTGACCCGATTTTTTGGAATTTCGTCAAATTATATAAATCGGTATACAATGCGATATTATTTTTATTTATTTTTTGTTATGGTCTTGGGACAAAAAATCCCCAAAACGAAGTATTTCTAAGTATTGTACTTTTTTGAAAATCATATTTTTTATTTTTTTTAAAAATTCACTTTTTTCATTATTTTATAAATGTTACTGTATATGGTCTCGTTATTTATTGTTTTTATTTTTCTTTAAAAAAAATTTCATTAAAAACGAAGTCCAAAGTTCTCCGGGAAAATCAAAAAAGGACATGTCCATTTTTAAAACGGCCAGGAAAGATTGGAAAATTAATTTATAGATTTTTTTTATAAATTTTTCAACAATATTTTTAAAATGTAAAAATACAAAAATGAGACCGATAGTCGTCTTGGGACAAAAATCCCCTAGGCGAAGTATTTCTAAGTATTGCCTTACTGACCCGATTTTTTGGAATTTCGTAATATTTAAACTGATTGAAAATGATCTCATTTTAAAAATGAGATTATTTTGTTATGGTCTTGGGACAAAAAATCCCCAAAACGAAGTATTTCTAAGTATTGGACTTTTTTGAAAACCATAAAATTTATTTTTTTTAAAAAATCATATTTTTCGTTATTTTATAAATGTTACTGTATATGGTCTCATTATTTATTATTTTTATTTTTCTTAAAAAAAATTTCATTAAAAACGAAGTCCAAAGTTCTCCGGGAAAATCAAAAAAGGACATGTCCATTTTTAAAACGGCCAGGAAAGATTGGAAAATTAATTTATAGATTTTTTTATAAATTTTTTCAATAACAAAATATTTTATATAAATACATAAAAGATTACGATATACAGTCTTGGGACAAAAATCCCCTAGGCGAAGTATATCTAAGTATTGCCTTACTGACCCGATTTTTTGGAATTTCGTAAAAATAAATAAGATTGTATTTGTATTCATTTGATTTATAACATTTCTATTGTTATGGTCTTGGGACAAAAAATCCCCAAAACGAAGTATTTCTAAGTATTGACCTTTTTTTAAAAACACAAATTTTATTTTTTTTAAAAAATCGAGTTTTTCATTATTTTAAAAACGTGACGATGTATGGTCTTGTTATTTATTATTTTTATTTTTCTTAAAAAAAAATTTCAGTAAAAACGAAGTCCAAAGTTCTCCGGGAAAATCAAAAAAGGACATGTCCATTTTCAAATCGGCCAGGAAAGATTGGAAAATTAAAATTAGAAAATTTTTCTTTAAATAGGATTAAAATAATATATATATATCGCGTGGGGTTACTTTATACTAAACAATTTTTCAAAAAAAAGTTATTTTTAATTGGATGATGTAGATGTAATAAAATCAATATATTCTTTATTAATAAATGAACTAATGCACTCTATATTAAATTTTCTACCAAATAAACATTTACTGTTTAATAAAAATAATAATTCTTCTTTTGATATATTACTGTAATTTTTTAATCTTCTATTTGATGGATATTTATAATTCATGCCTTCCCAATTTGTAAAGGTAGTTGCTTCATTTGTTTCAGATTCAGTTATAATAATTTCATTTTCCAAATTTAAAATTTTTATAAATGTATAATAAAAATATTCAGCTGGTGCATAAATTTTATTGTAATATTTATTTAATATTTCATCTTTATCAAAACAGAGATTTTCAACCAATTTTCTATTAAATATAAACCAATTATGTGATTTTGATATAATTCTTTTATCCATTACATTCAATAAATAATTACAATTCGGAAAACACTGATTTTGAGGAGAAGTATTTAAATAACCATAATTATCAATGGTTAGTTTATTATATATATAATCAAATGATTTCATTGGCACACAAGAACCCGATATTATAATAAATTTATAGTTTTCATCATCATTATATGCTTCTCTGAATAACACATTGTATGCTAATGGTATTGTTTGGTCTTCGTAATTAGTTTTAATACAATTTTTCAACTTATAATTTTCAAAAAATTTTAATGATTTATTAAATTTGTAATGTATATAAATATTATATTTGTTTTTATCTACATTTTTGAAAAAACGATTCCATAATACTTCGTGATTTATAATATCATAAATTAAAAAACAAAATGCGATTTTTTTCATATAAACTTGGATATTATTTATTTTAATAATCTAAACTTATAATTCATTCTATATACAAAATAATTTAAAATTGAAATAAATAAATCAACATAAATATTAATTATCAATACTTATAATCTACTGTGTAATTAAACATGAACTTTTTGGAGCTTGCTTTAGAACCCGAAATTTATTGTCCTTCAATTGATTTAAATGGCAATTACATTGATAAAATTCCTACATCTCAAGTATTAAAGAATGGAGTCAGGTGTCCATGTGGAACTAGACAAGATAAATCATATAATACAAATCCTAAGTTTTCAGCTCATATAAAATCTAAAAAACATCAACAATGGTTATCCGAATTAAATATTAATAGATTGAATTATTATGAAGAAAATATAAAAATAAAAGATACGCTCCAAAATCAGAGATTATTAATTGCCAATTTAGAAAAAAGTATCAATAGTAAAAATATTACAATTGACTATTTAACCCAGCAATTAAGTTTAAAATTTCCTCCAAAACATATTGCTCCAGTTGGAAATCTGATTGATTTTGAGAATTAACTATAGGAATTATAAATATATAAACTTTTATTAAATTCATAAATTTTTTTATTTTATTATGAATTTAATTGTATTATGTTGAGAGAAATTAGGATAATAAACATGTAAAATTTTATCTCTTAAAATGTAAAATATAAAACAAACTAATTATTAACAATATATTTAATTTTAAAATGCTTATTTTCTAATAAATTCTTGATTTTTTAAAAACCATTCATATGTCATTAATAATCCTGTTTCTATGTCTGTAAAATTAATAATATTAGGAATTGTTTTTTTTAATTTTTCATTTGATACTGTTTTTTTAATAATTCCATCACTATAATTATTATTATAAACTATTTTTCTCTCATCATAATTCATTATTTTTGCGATGAGAGAAACTATATCTTTAATTGTATATTCATTGTCGTCACATATATTATAGATTCCTCCTTTTATATTTACATTGTATAGTAATTGAAGAATAATATTGCAAAAATTAGGAGCAAATAAAAATTGTCTTCTTGCTGTTCCTGTTCCATAAACTTCAAATGTTTCTTTATTATATGGATCTATTTGATTTTTCGTTTTAAACATTCTATGAATTAGACCAGGTATAACATGACCGTCTTCAATATTAAAATTATCATACATTCCATATAAATTTACAGGAGCTACACATATATATTCTCGTCCATAATCTTTATTATATTGTTCGCATAATACATAAAGCATTCGTTTGGCATAAGCGTATCCCTGATTACTTTCATGTGGCTCGCTTTCGCATAATTGTTCTTCTGTCATGGGAAATTTGCTTGGATTTTTTGGATAAATACAAGAACTAAGACAAAATATTCCTCTATTAACATTATACTTGTGACAAGCCTCAATAATATTTGTATTTATTTTTAAGTTTTTCATTAACATTAAAGAATTATTATTCATATTTTTATATAATCCGCCTACTACTGCGGCTAAATGTATTATTTTATCATATTTTCTCTCTTTAAAACAATTTTCAACTTGGGTCATATCGGTTAAATCGTAATCGTTACTTGATATAAAATTATAATTATCAATTGATTCATTATAAGATAAATAATGTTTAAGTATAGAACCAACCATACCACTTCCGCCTGTTACTAAAATATTCATCATATATTTCTAAATATTATATTATAACAGATAAAAAGGGTTTAAATTTTATTTTACAAAATAAATAATACTTAAATTAAATGACTAACGTTGCATTTATTACTGGAATTACAGGACAAGACGGATCATATTTGGCAGAATTGCTTTTGGAAAAAGGATATATCGTTCACGGATTAGTAAGAAGAGCGTCTACTATAAATACAACTCGTATAGAACATATATTTCATGATACTAATTTAAAATTACATTATGGAGACATTACAGATGGTACTTGTTTGTTTATGTGTTTATCTAATATAAAGCAATTATATCCAACGATGTCGCGTTTAGAAATATACAATTTAGCAGCACAATCACATGTTAAAATTTCATTTGAGATGCCCGAATATACAGCAGATACGGATGCGTTCGGAACCCTTAAATTATTGGAAGCGGTTAGGTCTAATAAATTAGATGGGATTACCCGGTTTTATCAAGCGTCCACTTCTGAATTATATGGTAAAGTCCAAGAAACACCACAGAAAGAAACAACGCCGTTTTATCCTCGGTCTCCTTATGCGATTGCTAAATTATATGCTTATTGGATTGTTAAAAATTACAGAGAAGCATATAAAATGTTTGCATGTAATGGAATATTATTTAATCATGGAGGAGTAAGAAGGGGACACAATTTTGTAGAGAGAAAAATTACAATTGGTCTAGGTAAAATAGTGAAAGGAGAAGAAGACCGATTGACAATGGGCAATCTGGATTCAATGCGAGATATAGGCAATGCAAAAGATTATGTAGAAGGCATGTGGCTTATGCTACAACAAGAAACCCCGGATGATTATGTATTAGCAACTGGAAAAATGTATTCAATCCGAGAATTAATTGAAATCGCATTTAGCATGAAAGGGTTTGATATAAAATGGAGAGGTTATGGCGTGGACGAAGTTGGATATGATTCAAATACAAATAGAGATTTAATTTTTGTAGATAAAAAATACTTTAGACCAACAGAAGTGGAATTATTATTAGGAAATCCCGAAAAGGCGAATAAATTATTAGGATGGAGCGCTAAATCAAGTATCCATTCATTATTGAAAGAAATGGTAGAACAAGATTGTAATTAAAATTAATAAACCAATTATAAAATAATAAAAACAATTTAAAATTACTTTTATTATTTATTTAATACTAATATGATAAGAGAAGAAAAAATAGATATTCTTTATAATTCATGTTATGGCGGATGGAGAATATCCGAAAAAGCGATTAAATTATACAATACTAGAATGAAAGAAAGTATTCCAGGATATAAATCTATTAATTGCGATGATAATCACAATGAATTGTTACATAGACACGATAAAGTTCTTATTGAAATTTATCATGAATTAGGTGATGAATTTAATGATCAGTATAGTTGTTCAAAACTAATGAAAATACCAAAAATATATGAAAAATATTATACTATAACAGAGTATGATGGTTTAGAATATATAAATATTGATAAAAATAAATATAAATTAGATATAATAAAAGAAATTATTGTAAACAATCAAATTTCAACTGATGAAAAAATAAATAAAATTAATAAATTATTATAATATTACGAATAAAATTATAAAATTATAAAATTATAATAATAAACTTAAGTCATGAAATAGTAAATTACTAAATTATTTAATCTTTTTAAATATATATATGTCATATTCCGGTTATTATTCAAGTAAAAATTGTTGTGTAAAAAGCAAAGACCTATGTCCTACAACTTGCCCCACCGGGCCAACCGGACCAATTGGACCCGTAGGACCAGTCGGACCAACCGGAGAAAAGGGAATTGATATATCAGGCGCATGTTTTGGAGATTATATATATTGGAATACTAATACAAATAGTTGGGTTGTTGGATCTGATAATATTATATTAGGGTGCGGCGCGGGTGAATTAGGACAAGGCGTAAACGCAGTTGCAATCGGAAAATCTGCTGGAAATTTAAACCAAGATGATAATGCTATATCTATTGGTTCTTCTGCTGGAAGAAATTCACAAGGGCAATATTCTATTGCTATTGGAAATCAAAGTGCTGAAAATTCACAAGGGCAATATTCTATTGCCATGGGATTTCAAGCTGGAGGGAATAATCAAAGCCAATCTTCAATCGCTATAGGATATAATTCTGGAGAAAATGCACAAGGAAGAAGTGCTGTTTCTATTGGAGAACAAGCAGGACAGTCAAATCAAGGAGAATATGCGATAGCAATAGGTTTTCAAGCCGGAGAGAATACACAAGGAATAAGTGCTGTTGCTATTGGCAAACAAGCAGGACAGTCAAATCAAGGAGAATATGCGGTTGCAGTAGGATATAATGCTGGACTTATTTCACAAGGAGCAAATGCGGTTGCAATAGGGGTTGAATCTGGAAATGCAAACCAGCCAAACAATTCAATTATTATTAACGCAACAGGTTCGGCTCTTAATGGTGCTACACAAAATGCCTGTTATATAAAACCAATAAGGAATGACTACAATAATAAAACTCTTCTTTACAATGACCTAGACGGAGAGATAACATATTATGAGAATAATCCATTTGACATAAGTGGAAATTTAGACCTATCATGTAATTTATTATTGGATGTTTCTGGAATATATTTTTGCGACGGAACTTATATCGGACATGGAAGTAGTTTTGACATAAGTACAAGTGAAGTTTTACATTTTAAATCAAGTCAAAATGTGTTACTTGATTCCAATTTAAAATTAAATAATGATTTAATATTTATAAATAATGGGGAAAATAAGATGACATTTAGTGACTTCAGTAGCAATACTCAACTTGTTCAATTGCCAAGTATAAACAATCAACCAGTTAGTTTAACTAGAATGAGTATATTTTATAATAGTGGTGTAAGTGGAACATTAAACGCAGGCATTGGATCAATATTTATTTTACCATTTGGAACTATAGTTAAAAATCAATTAAATCTATCTATAGATAGTAGTACAAATATAATAAGTCCTTCGGTTGATATAAGCGGTCAATATGTAGAAATATATTTAAATTTAGAAATTACTACAGGAGGAAATAATACAGAATTTTCATTTGATATTAGCGGGGTAGATTGTAGTTTTTACGAAAGCATTGATACAAATGCAATTACTATAAAAAATAAAACTTTTTATTTAACATTTGGTCCTCACATTTTTATTCCAGAACAATGGGCTAATTGTACGCAATTTATTTTTCAATTAGTAAATAATGAAAATAGTGATGTTACAATAAATAAATCAAAAATTATTTTTAAAAGCTATTATTTGTAATAATAATATGATATTAACTTACATTAGACAAATTTATCCTAACTTATAAATATAAAAAATTTAGTATAAATTAAATAGATTTTATAGTTAAATATATATAATGACATCTTACACTGATTATAGGAATTTATATAATTGTAAACAGTGTTGTAAACCTGAATGCAGGGCATGTCCTACTGGTCCGACTGGTCCAATTGGTCCCGTGGGTATAATAGGTCCTACTGGATATACTGGTCCAACTGGTGTTACAGGTTCAAAAGGTGCTACCGGTTATACAGGACCTAGAGGTTATACTGGAAGCATAGGAATTATGGGAAGAACAGGACCAACCGGACCAACTGGTCCAAATGGTCCAACCGGTTTAGGAGTCACTGGACGCGCTGGTCCTACTGGTTTTACTGGTCCAACTGGATTAGGCATAACAGGTCCTCAAGGTTATACAGGTCCTACAGGTTTCACAGGTCCTACGGGTCCCACTGGATTAGGCATAACAGGTCCTCAAGGTTATACAGGTCCTACAGGTTTCACAGGTCCTACGGGTCCCACTGGTTTACAAGGTGATACAGGACCTCAAGGTTTCACAGGTCCAACAGGTTTCACAGGTCCTACGGGTCCCACTGGTTTACAAGGTGATACAGGACCCACAGGTCCAACAGGTTTCACAGGCCCTACGGGTTTACAAGGTGATACTGGTCCCACGGGTCCAACCGGATATACAGGTCCTACGGGTTTCACAGGACCTACAGGCCCAACAGGTTTACAAGGTGATACAGGACCCACAGGTCCAACTGGTTTCACGGGTCCTACGGGCCCAACTGGTTTACAAGGTGATACAGGACCTACAGGACCTACAGGTTTCACGGGTCCAACAGGTCCTCAAGGACTAGCTGGATTTAGTGGAGGAGTTATTTTATATATGAATTATAGTGAAATTACAAGCCCTTCAATCACAAAATTGACTACTGTTTCAACTCCTCCGCTTCCATCACCAATTATTACACCTACAGGCCCTCAAACAAGTGCACCTCCTCCTGCAAACCCAACAAAAATAAGATTATTATCGTTATTTCCAAATAATGCGGTTCAAACGGATGTGTCTACTAGAATAGATTCTATATTTCCAGTAGAAGAAGACTTAGCTCAATTTGCAATATATATATCCGATTTACCAAATACTCAATTTATTCCGCCTGGTATATGGGATATGAATATTTTTGCTAAACCAAGAGTGTCATCAGATTCTGGTCATATTAGTTTACGATATCATTTATATGGTGTAGATATTTCTGGGGGCGTAATTACAGGAACTCCTACAGAAATTGGAGTAGGGTCATCGATTGCAGATGTAATCGGAAATGCTGTTTCAATTGAACTATATACATTATCATTAATTATTCCTACAAATATTAATATTACTCCTTATAATGCGTTATATATCATTGTAGCTGCTGCAAATGATGAGAGCTCAAACTGCACAACAAACATATTTTTTGAAAGTCCTTTAACATATTCTCATATTCATACAACATTTGGAGCATATGTAGGTGTCACAGGTCCTACTGGTCCTATTGGATTACAGGGTAATACAGGTCCTACAGGCCCAACGGGTTTTACAGGCCCAACAGGTTTACAAGGCGATACGGGCCCAACTGGTCCTCAAGGTGATACAGGACCCATTGGTGAAACAGCGATGCTTACTCAGATACCAACTACCACTCAAACATTTGACACAACAAATACGATTGTATTATGGGGAACGACTGTTGCTGCAAATTCAACTGGATTAACAGGGTTGACTTATTCAGCAGGATCGTATACCAATTCAACAAGCGCGACATTAGCAGTAGAAGTACAATATAATTTAATTTGGAATAATTCTGTATCAGGCGCGACATATATAGATGTAAATGGAACAACGTATTCACTTACACAATTTAATGCATATGTCATGACAAATAGTGGAACATTTTTATTACCAGCAGGGCAATCCTTTACGATTTATAATCAGAATTCATCAACTGGTCTTATTCTTCAAACTTCTTCCGATATTGTCATTACAATATTAACGGTAGGACCGCAGGGGCCAACTGGACCTTCTGGCGTAATAGATATTTCTGGAACTGCTGTTTGTTATGGAGATTATTTATATTGGAATACTACAAATAATTCATGGACTGTTGGAACAGACAATATTAATTTGGCTTGTGGAGCGGGGGAATTTTCACAAGGATTAAATGCGGTTGCGGTGGGTTATCAAGCAGGTCAATATACACAAGGAACAAACGCAATTGCAATTGGTAATAGTGCTGGACAAACAAAGCAAGGAACAAACGCGATTGCGATTGGCTTTTCAGCAGGACAAGGAACACAGCAATCAGGTGCCATTGCGATAGGTTATCAAGCAGGAGATACATTACAGGGAAACAACGCAATAGCAATTGGAGTGAATGCAGGAGCAGGAACACAAGGTTTAGGTGCTGTAGCAATTGGACAGAGTGTGGGCGCAAGTTACCAAGGAGCAAATGCGGTTGCGATTGGTAGTTTATCAGGGAGAGATACACAAGGATCAAATGCGGTTGCGATTGGTAGAAGTGCAGGCGTCGTAAATCAAGGAAATAATGCGATTGCGATAGGTCCTTTTAGTGGTTTAACTTTTCAAAGTGCAAATGCTGTTGCGATCGGCGCTTCCGCTGGAAATGTTACACAAGGTGTTAGTGCTATAGCAATTGGAGTTTCAGCCGGACAAGATAGTCAATTAATTAATGCAATTGCAATTGGAAATGCAGCAGGACAATCATTTCAAGGTACCGCTGCAATAGCAATTGGCTTTTCAGCAGGACAAGGAACACAACAAACTGGCGCCATTGCGATAGGCTATCAAGCGGGAGATACATTACAGGGCACTAATGCAGTAGCCATTGGAGTGAATGCTGGAGCAGGAACACAAGGTGCGAATGCGGTTGCGATCGGCAATAATGCTGGTGTAGCCTCTCAGACAGCTGGCTCTATATGTTTAAACGCAAGTGGCGTTGCTCTCAATCCAGTCGTAGCGGGTTTCTTTGTTGACCCAGTCCGCATAGACGCTTCAAATATCACTCAGTCTTGCTATTATAACACTTCTACAAAAGAAATCACTTATAACTCTACAGTAGAATTAGTCGCTGGAACTGCCTCTATTAGCCCAACTATACCCATTACGATATTATCAGGAACAACTCACTCATTAGCAAGTGGAACAATAGTAGGGCAACCGAAAACAATTGTGAATGGTAATGGTAATGCCTTTTCACCCATCTTTACAGGTTCTACTCAGATGACGGGAAGTGCTTTCATCCGATGTTTGAAATACGACTCTGTGCTTAACAGAATGTATGTGGGTGGTGATTTTACTACAATTGGAGGTGTGGCTGGAACAAGTAGAATTGCGTATTACGATTTTGCTGGAGGTTGGAATGCTATGGGAGGTGGTGCCGCCAGCAATTCTGTAAATAGCATAGACATCTCTGGAACAAAAGTATATGCAAGTGGTAATTTTAATGATATGGGTGGAATACTAACTGCTGATAATATTGCGTTCTGGGATACTAGTGCCCCTGGTTGGACTGCTATGTCTCCTATAGCCGTCGTAAATCCAAGCAACGCGACCAAACTGATAGTTTCTGGGAATTTTTTGTATATGTTTGGGACTTTTACACTTGTGAATGGCGTTGCTAATACAATAAAGGTTGCTCGGTGGAACATAACGACGGGGGTGTGGAGTGCTATGGGAACTGGAATGCCTACAAATGCTGTCACAAATGCGGTGGTGGTTGGAACGAGTGTTTGGTTTTGCGGCTCTTTTGGTAGTGCGGGTGGTGTTGCGAATACAGCCTTTCTTGCGAGATGGGATGGAGCAACTTGGAATGGATATGGTGCTTCACAAGTGAATAACCAGATACAAACGATACAACAGTTAAGTCCCGGATTTCTGGTATTGGTTGGAAGCTTTTCACTGGTTGGAACGACACCCTATTTGTGGTCGGTGTTATTCAATACTTCTACGAATGCGTTTTCTTTTAATGCTACTGCTACGAATCAGAATGTAAATAGCTTTTTGGATACTGACAACACTGTGTGGTTAATTGGTAATTATACTTCTTTGGGAAACTTTATACTTGGAAGTGAGGATTACTATTATCCAACTGCTTCCAGGTTGTGTTTTTACGATACAACGATTAGTAAATGGTGTCCTCTCTTTACTACTGGAAGTAATAACATCCTCTCTATGGAAAGAACAAATGTCTCTGGTGAGTATTGGTTGGCTGGTGATTTTACGAATTTTGACGGGTATGCCCTTACTGGACTCGCAAGTCTGATGAGATTTACCAAACCCAATCTGATAAGGGTGAATAGTAATCTAATACAGAATGGAGTTTCCACACGGAATAGTTTCGGTATGACCTATAAGGGGCAGAGCATAGACTTGCTAAATGTGGATAATTCTAAATGGGCTGTTGTTGGTAATTCACCTTCCACCTCAACTGCACCAGTTGTTATTTTATACTAATGCTTCTGAATTCTTGTTTAGCAAGATTTGCTTGAAAATGGGTCCAATTTTGGTTCTTAACTCCGATATTCTAATATTCAACGGTATATATCCTTTGTAGAAGAATTTATGATATGTAATCCGTCCATGATCTAATATTATATCAATCTTTTCCGTAAAAATAAATTATAAAAATATATATTATATTAAATAAAAGATGTCATTTCCGTATAATGGTATAAATGCTATAGCGATAGGAACTTTAGCAGCATCTACAAATCAAGGGATCTCCGCAGTGGCTATAGGTCTAAGCGCAGGTCAAACAAATCAAGGTGTAACTGCGGTTGCAATAGGTAGTGCCGCCGGCTTAAACTATCAGGGCGATGACGCTGTTGCCATTGGTAACAATGCAGGTCAACAGCTGCAAAAACTACGAGCCGTTGCTGTAGGTAGTGCAGGTGTACTAGTACAAGGCCAAGAATCAGTTGCAGTCGGATACTTGGCTGGCTACAGTTATCAAGGCAATATAAGTGTTGCCATTGGTAGCAGAGCGGGGGTCAATACTCAAGGCGCCTTTGCTGTAGCGGTAGGACCTTCCGCAGGTGCAGACTCACAGCGTGACTACGCGGTTGCCATTGGTAGTTCGGCTGGTGCGTCTACACAAGGTACCAACGCAGTCGCAGTTGGTGCAACAGCCGGAAACCAGTCGCAAGGAGAAAATGCGGTTGCTATTGGAATCAATGCGGGTGAAAGAATGCAAGGCATTAGTGCTGTTGCAATAGGGAATCAAGCCGGTTTATCAAATCAAGGTGCTAATGCTATTGCTATTGGTAATGGTGCTGGTCAGACAAATCAACCACTAAATTCTATTGTTTTGAATTCTTCAGGAATAACAACTAATGGAGCAGTAGCGAGTGCTGTTTATATTAGACCTATGAGAGGAATTGCCCTTTCATCGACAGTATCTTATAATACTTCTACATTTGAACTTTCCTATCTCACTTCAAGTGCTAAAACCAAAAATACTATTAATGATTTATCTGTTGATACAAGTGATATTTATAAATTAAGACCAAGAACTTATTTATATAATTCTGACCCTGAATGTGGTTTTCAAACAGGATATATAGCAGAAGAAGTTGCTGACATTAATCCTGACTATGCTACTTATGCGGAAGTTGATGGCGATCCAGTTGGAATAAACTACAATGTGATTATAGTATATCTTGTTGAAGAAATGAAGACATTTAAAACTGATTTGAGTTATGTTGATACACAATATAATTTAAAGGTTAGTAAATCAGGAGATAAGATGTCAGGAACATTAGATATGAGTTCAAACAAAATCATGAATATTACAAATGGATCAAACCCGAAGGATGCCGTTAACTTTGGACAGTTAGATGAAAAGTTAAATAAATCTGGTGGTACGATGACGGGTATATTGGATATGAATTCAAACAAAATCATGAATATTACAAATGGATCAAATCCGAAGGATGCCGTTAACTTTGGACAGTTAGATGAAAAGTTAAATAAATCTGGTGGTACGATGACGGGTATATTGGATATGAATTCAAACAAAATCATGAATATTACAAATGGATCAAATCCGAATGATGCCGTTAACTTTGGACAGTTAGATGAAAAGTTAAATAAATCTGGTGGTACGATTACCGGAACTTTAACTGTAAATAATAACGCTAGTGAAAATCAACTTACAATTAATACTGGTAGTGGAACGAATTCACGCCGAGCAAACGCACGATTTTATAGCACTTTTGCGAATAATGTAGGTGATACAGGGAGTAGAAGAACAGCAGATATAATAGCAGGTTACAACGCAACCGCTTATGTTGGTACTGCGGCGATTGGAACGTGGGGGAGTGAATACTTGTCCTTTAATGTAGGTAATAATGGTGGGGAAAATGGAAATGAAAGTCAGGGGGCATTAACAAGTGAAAAGGTTCGCATAACCGCTTCGGGCAATGTAGGTATAGGGACAAATAATCCATTGCAAAGATTACACGTAAATGGGGACGCAACTATAACAGGTAGAATTTCAAAGGGTTCTGGCTCATTTAAAATAGATCATCCATTAAAACCCGAAACACATCATTTAGTACATAGTTTTATCGAAGGTCCACGTGCTGATTTGATTTACCGTGGTCGCGTAGAGTTAGTGAATGGAGAGGCATATGTAAATATAGACGAATCTTCAGGAATGAGCGAAGGTACATTTGTAGCATTGTGTCGCGATATTCAATGTTTTGTATCAAACGAGTCAAACTGGGACGCAGTAAAAGGCAGCGTAACAGGAAATCAATTACATATAATGTGTCAAAATACTCAGAGCAACGCAACTATTTCATGGTTGGTTATAGGAGAACGACAAGATAAACACATGTATGATACTGATTGGACCGATGAAAATGGTCGTGTTATCGTAGAACCATTGAAATCAGAAATACAAGAATAATATTTTAATATTTTAATAATTTTTATAATATAATTTCAAATAAAAATTATTATTTTGATTTAATAATATAATTTATAATACATTTTGTAATAATTCATTGGCTCTATTTTTCCAAGTTAATTCGCGTGCCCATTCATAATTCGTTTCTATTAGTTCTTGTTTTTCCATTAAATTTTTTTCATCCATATAATAAAAAAGCTTTTCTAATGCTTGTTCTTGCCATTCTTTTGTTGATGCGTCTCCTTTTATAATAGCACCTCTATTTCCTACTGTATTTTGTAGAGCAGCCAAATCATTCGTAATAGCAAATGTTTTTGTGGTTGCAGCTTCAAGAGCCGTTAAACAAAAGGTTTCCATAAATGTACAGGGGTAAAACCATATGTCAGATGTTATCCAAGCATTAGCCAATGTTTGTTTATCAACCCATCCGTGGTAGACAATATTCATATGTTTATATTCTTCTAATAATCGTCTTACTTCCTTCATCTGTTCGGGAGCAACATCATTTACCCATTTGCCATTCACATCAGCATAAATATGTAATGATGATCTTGGTTCTCTTTCATAAATTTTAGTCCACATTTGTAGGAGAGGAAGTAACCCGCGGTTTGGAAACGATGAATAAATAAATTTATAAGGAACTTTTTGTATATCTATATTTTTATTTAAAAATTTATTACTATCAATTCCATAATAAAACGGAACTGTTAAATGTTTAAGAGACGGAAAAATTTCATTCATATAACCAACGTGCCATTCGGTTAGACAAAAAATATTCTTCAATTTCGCATCAATCGGAATTACTATACCAGACGGAGTTAAATCATGTACTACTAAATAAACATTTTCAGTCAATCCTCTAAATGCTACAGGTAAGTATTCTGAAAATCTGCTTACAATACAACTATGAACTTTGGTTTCATTAATAAACTGATAAAATTCATTTAAATGTTTATAATCAACTCCTTCAAATGTTTCATTTTCACTACAATTACAAAAAACGACTACGTCAAATTGGTCGCTCTTTTGAATGTATCTTGCCATTTCAATTATATATGTTTCTGAACCGCCTACTCCTGTTGTTAAAATATTTTTTCCACTCCACTGATTAAATCCTCCATCCGCAACGAAAACAAAAATAGGGTTTCCTGATGGTGTTGTTTTTATTTTATACTTAGACAATTCGCACATATTCAACTTTTTATAAATATTATACCACGACACAACTTCCTGGTAATCATCCGTGGTCGGTTTATTATTTTTAAGAAACAATTCGGCAGATTGTTCTCCTAATTTATTATCCAACATATGATAACACGTTTTTGTTAAAAATTTTGGTAAAAAATGAAAACTTAGTGTTGGTTTTAAACTATATTGTCTGTGAATAGGATATCCTATTTCAAATGCTTTTTTAAAATATCCATACGCGTTTTTCATATCATTTTTCAAATAATAATTTATTCCAATAAAATATAACGCATCAGGTCTCTCTTTATCTAATTCATACGCATTTAAATACAATGGTTCTACAATGTCCCAGGAGAGTTTTAATTTAAAATTGGCAATTCTAGCTCCTTCAAATGCGGCATCAACCTTTTCTTGTATAAATCCCTCGTGTTTATGATTAACTCTTTCCATAAACCATTTAAAAGCGGCTCCATGATCGTTAAGTAAATTATATGTTTGACCTAAATAATAATGTGTTCTAGGATTATCAGGATCTTCTTCTAATTCTTCATATAATAATTTCAAGTCTAGTTGTTTTCTATCCATTGTTCGCTCTTCCATATAATCAAACCTTCTATCCTGAATAAACGCGTCTTTAATAGGAATGATAACATTATTATTATTCTCAGATTGTATCACTTCGTGAATTTTATATAAATATTTTAATTTTCTATTTGTTTTTAAAATGCGATTTGAACCATATTCAACATCATCACTTTTAATATATAATGTAAACGAGTCAGAAAATTGGTCTCCTCTAGTTTCTGTTAAAAACTTTCTAAGATTACCTCCTATTACATATGTATCATCTAGCATTAATGTATATTTGCAGCTTGTTCCTGCTAATTCAAGCAATCGGTTTCTGCTATCTTTGAAATTAATAAATGGTTCTTGATATAAATGTCCTTTTTTTTTTCCTACTAATGTTTCATGAATCGTTTCAATTGTATCGTCTGTACTTCCTGTATCTAATATCGTCCATCTATCAATTAAGTGTATATTATCCTTAATCATTCGTTCAAATTGTGTGCCTCCATTTTTAACCATAACGCACAAATGAATTAGGTTATCATAATTTAAAATTGAGTCGGCTGAATTGATTACTTGTTTTACTTTATCATTAATTTCATTATCATAATCATTAATATAATATTTAAAATTGACGAAAAATGTAAACCTATGTTTTTTTGAAATATATATCGTGTATTTTGTATCAGACAATCTATATTTATACTCGTATAACTTTTCTAAAATTTCGTTTTTACTAGTTATTATAATAGTATTTTTATAATTTGAAACAATATATCTATTAACTATATCAGAATTGTTTAAAATGTCTAATTCATATGAAAATAATAGATTTGTATTATTTTTATTTAATTCATTTATCAGGTTGTAATCTTGTTGATTTTGATTTATAATAGAAACATTTTTAATCATATGTAGTGAAATATTTTTGTTAGTATTTTCATAATGACTTGAACCTACTCTAGTTTCATCAAAATAAATTTTAACATTATCTAACGTATCATGGTCTGATACAATAATTGGCAAAAATCCTCCATGCGTTGGATTTATAAAAATAGGAGCTTTTATTGAAAATGGAACACATATATCGTTGATCAATCCAGACAATCTCTCAAACAATCCAATATCATCATACATTTCCAAATTACAATATTCTTGTTTGTATATTTTTATAAATTCATCGTCGCAACAATCGTATGATTTTGTTTCAATTACTACCATAATATAAAATAATTACATCACATTTAAGCATTTATATTTTTATTTTAATTAGAAAAAAAGTCTATAATAATTATGAATAATTTATAACTTAAATAAATATAATCCATAAATATTATGAATAGTAATAATTACGGATTTATTTTTAATGATATAACAATTAATGATAATACATTTACAAAAAAATACAAAACTTCATTTGGTAAAAAAAAAATTAATTATGAAATATTATTTTACAAATATATTAAAAAAAATAAATTAAACTTCTCAATGCCGTTACTAATATTTTACAGTGATGGAGAAATTACAATAGAATATATTAAAAAATCAAAAACATTAACAAATGTAATTAATAAAAATAATTTTTTGAATTATTATAAATTAATAAATGAAGAATTTAAAAATATACATTTTAATAAAGTAGAAATTACATCTGATACATTAAATAATGACTTATTAATTGAAAGTAAATATAAAATTATAAATAGATTTTTAGAATACGATTGGCAATCAAATGATATTTATAAATATATTAAAACGGTGAATAATCTAAACATTAAGAATATAAATTTTTATTGTGATAAAATTACAGAAAAATTAAAATTATATTTAAATGATAGAAATTATTATAATTTGATACACGGGGATCCACATTTAGGAAATATATTATTGGATAGTAATAATAAATTATATTTAATAGATCCACGAGGTTATTTTGGAAATACAGATTTATTTGGTATATTTGAATATGATTATGCAAAACTAATGTTTGGAATGTCAGGATATAGTTTTTTTGATAATTTAAGCATAACTAACTTGATTATAAATAATAATAATATAGAAATAGAATTTATTAAAAAATATGAATATATATTTGATTCTAAATTATTTGATAATATAACAAAATTATTTTGTTTAAGTATATGGTTAGGAAATAATAATTGTTTTATAGATATTAATAAAAAAATAACAAGTTTAATGATTGCTTATTATTATTGCGAAAAATATCTTGATTTACTTTAAAATTTTGATCTTATCAACTGAATCCAATAATCCATTTTTAATTTTTCATATTTGAATTTTTTATCTTTAAATTCATGTAATGTTTTATTTAATAAATTTTCATTAATATCATAATAATTATCAACTAATAATATTGGTAAGTCATCTATTATAAATAATATTTCTTTAAAAAAATACTTTCATTTAAGATATTATTATTAATATTATATTTAATGTATAAATTATTAATATAGCAATAATAAAATTGAAAAAGTATACTAAGCATTTGTGTTCTCCCAATCTATCGGAACGAATCTTTAATATACTGGTTTATACATTAAACAATTGTTTAAAATCATCGAAATAATAACAATCATTGTTTTCAAACAATTTATAATTATTATAAACAAAAATTATATCCGTAACATGTTTAATTGAATTGTATCCAACATTACTGTCTTCTATACCAATAACATACTTTTCATTTTTGCTATATTTTGAGATTGCCAAATTATAGCATTCTTTATCAGGTTTTGTTTTTGAATAATCTTCTCTACAAATCCAATTATTAATTTTATTTAATAGAATTAATTTTTCTTTAAAAATATTAACTGTTTTTTTACTGGTATTGGTAACTATACAAAAATTAAAATTATTATCAATTAAATATTCTAAAAATATATTACTATTTTTTGTATAATTTATTTCTTGTTGTTTCAATAATTTTGTTTTATATTCTTTTATTTCATTTATTTTATGAAAATCATTTTTAAAAAATATTTTCAAATAATCATCTATATTTTTATTCATAGTAAAATCATTCCATTCTGAATATTTTATAAAGTCAAATCCAAATGTTTCAAATGCTAATTGATATGAGTTATAATGTGCAAAATTACTATCAATAATCGTACCATCTAAATCAATTAAAATAAAAATATCATTTTTATTTTCAATATTAAATTTTGGAAATTTATATTTTGAAAAATGCGAATCAATTGTATTTTTAAAGTCGTGGAATGTATATTTTGAAATGTCATATTTGTCATCAAGTAAATTTGTATCATATGGTCTTGGTGCGAATCCTTCATTTGTTTCATTGTTTGCAACAATATTGTCAATTGATACATTTAAAGTGTTTCCAATTAAATCGCATATTTCATATTTAGTAAATTTATTATATGGATTATAAAAATGATATACGCCTATACATTTTTCTTTTATACAATTATCAATAAAATAACATAAATCTAAAATGTATAATGGACGTCTAACACAGTAATTATCTTCTTTGCATTTTTTTTTTCTAATATCCATAATTTTTTTACCAATTAAAAATACTGCGTTTTCATGAATTTTGCTTAATGAAGAATATAACACTGGTGTTCTAATTATACAATAATTATTGCAGTTTTTAATTACGCGATATTCTGATATAAGTTTTGATATACCATAATTTTGCAAAGGATTTTTCTCACTATCTGGTAAATTTGGATATTTTGAACCATCAAATACATAATCACTTGATAAATGAATAAATTGAATATTCAATTTATTACATATATAAGATGTTATATTTACTAAATCAATATTTGTTTTTTTAATTTCCATCCAATTATTTTCACAATTTTCTACTGCTCTTTCAACAATACAAAAAATGCAATGTTTTATTTTATGAAAAATTAAAAAATATTCTAATGTTTTTTCATCTGAAAAATTAATATTAAACATATTTTTTTTATAAAGCTTATTTTTATTGTATGTTCCTATATATTCTACATTGTTTTTATCAAAGTAATTACATATCTCTTTACCAACTAATCCTGATGCTCCGCAAACTAATATCATTATTTAAACATTAATAATAAATCTTTAAATTTATTATTAATAAAAGGATTATTTTAATTTATTATTAATAAAAGGATTATTTTAATTTGTTATACCAAAAATCTAATAAATCCTTAATAGTATTATGTATATCAATTTCTGGTTTCCATCCTAATTCATTTAATATTAAACTTGAATCGCCGTCTTGATATTGTATATCAATTGGTCTCCATAATTTATTATCAATTTTCATTTCAATATTTTTAATCCCACTAAATTTTATCAACATATCTGTATATATTTTCATTTTTAAAGGTTTCCCTCCACATACATTATATACTTTACCGTTGGACGTTTCATGGTTTGTTGCTACTAAGTAAAATGCGTTTGCTATATCACGAACATCAGTAACTGCTCTAATTGTTTCTAAATTTCCAATTTTTAGTACTTTTTCTTGTTTTCCTAACATCATAGTTGCGATTTGAACCGCGTCGGACGCAATTGAAAAACGGGCTCCTCTTCGTGGTCCTGTAAAACAAAATGGCCTAATTACAGTTGCCTTCATTTGTTTATTTTTCATTCTTTCACAAATATACAAGTCAATAGCACATTTAGACGCACCATAAGGATTCGCAGGCAATATACAATTATTTTCAGTAATTTTTCGCCCATCTATTCCTTCGTTTCCATACACTTCAACCGTTGAACAAAATATAAAATGACAATCTGGTTGATAATCTTGTAAACATGTAATTAAATTAATAGAGCCTGTCACATTTGTTTCCCATGTTCCAATTGGATCTTTAAAACTTGTTGGAGGATGAGTTTGAGCTGCTAAATGGAATACAACATCAAATTTATATTCTTTGAATAATTTATCAATTGTTCTATAATGAATTATATCTCCATATAAAAATGTAATTTTATTAAATTCTTCTTGAGTTAATAAATCTTTAATTTCTTGTTCAGATCCGCGCGTTCCTCTTAATAGACCATATACATTACATCCTTCTTTTATTAGCAATTTTGCCAAATGAGGACCTAAAAATCCTGTAATTCCAGTAATTAAACAATTCATTATAATAATATTTATTATTTATAATTATTTAAGCATTTATTTTTTTAATAATATTAGTTGTACTTTTACCAGTTATTAAATCTATTAATTCAATGTTTTTTAAGCTTGGGTGTTTTTTAAATATTTCTTCTTTTGAATAATCTGTACCTTTGAACCAAATATCAGGATTTATAATATTAATTATATTATCTAATTCGCTTTCTAATTTATCGTCTGTTTCATCATAAATGATTATATAATCTATAAATTTGTAATTGCTTAACATATATAATCTATCATTTAAATTATTGATTGGTCTTATTTCACCTTTTAATCTTTTAATCTGTTCATCAGAGCTTAAACATAGAAATAATGTATCGCATTTTTTTTTACACATTTTTAAATTTTTAATATGTCCTTTATGTAATATATCAAAACACCCGCTTGTTAATCCTACATTATTTATTTTTTTTATTTTTAATAAATCGTTAAGTTGATTTTTTGAATAAATAATTTTATTATAATTTTTATAATCTATATTTGATATACATAATATAGATATATAATCTGTCAAAAATGAATATTTCACATTTTCATTTATAAATGAACCAGATGATATTTTTCCATAATCACCAAACAAACAACCTTCTAATAAAATTATTTTTTCAAAATTATTAGTTACATTTTCTAAATTATTTACTTTCATAATTTCTATTTTAGTATCTTTAATTGTGTATTTATTATAATCATTGAATAACATTATTTCTCCTTGTAGTGGCATTCTTTCTATTATTGATGTTTCATATTTATCCTTGTCTCGGTTATATATATCTTTAAGTCTTAATAAATCATTTTTATCTGTATAGTCAATGTGTTCAGTATATATTTCAATTTCCATTAACATTCCATCGTTTCCATAAGAATGTATTCCATGAAATGTTCTACGAGGAACATATATGCTTTCAAATAAACCTAATTGTAAAGATTTATTAAATAAATTTATTTTAAAACTTCCTGACAGCGGCATTAATATTGTATCTTTCTTGAAATGACAATGTAACGATGTTTCTTGGTCTTTGTTTACAATTAAAATCCAAATTCCAATTTGATTATTTTGAAATGCTAAATATTCTTTTCCCCATGGTTTATCATTTATTTTATTATAATAATTTATCATTTGTGAATTTTCTCTTTTACTATTAGTATGGTTAATGCATATATTTTCTTCATCATTTGTTTTGGTTATAAAATTCATATAATTTAATAAGTATTTTATTTTCCATAATGTAACTTAATTAGAATTAATATTATTTATTAAATTTACATTTTTTTCTAATAATAAATTAATATTATTATTCAATATATTGCAATAATGTGAATTATTTAATATGTAAATTTGATTATGGTTAATTTGTTTTAATTTATGAAAAAACGTCCACGACCCACCCGTTGGTAGTAAAATTATTTTTTCACATTTGATTGCTATTTCCCATAGTTCAATTAAATTTTTACAGCTCGGAATAGGATTTATATCATAATCTTTATCTATAAATTTGATATTATAACTATTATCAAATTGTTTATCATAACTATTATCAAATTGTTTATCATAACTTGACAAAATAATTTTTTTTTTAATTCTCATTTTATGTATAAAATTATACATGTCATTCATATTATAATTCTCACTTCTAGGTTTAAAATTAAAAATAAATAAAGTATCTTCTAAATTTTCTTTATTATCATAAACATAATTTAAACTATAATTCGGAATTAATTCATTTATATTATTAATGTTGAACTTTAATGACAAACAAAATTTAGAATTAATAAGTGATATACATTTTTTATAAGAATTTAAAGCAGTTATTAAATCATAATCTATATGTTTCAAATATTCTGAAGCACACCAAGTATTAATAAACAAGTAATCTTTATTAAAAACATTTAATATTTTTGAACCATTGCGTTCCATATTATTTATTAATAACAATTTTAAAATACAGTTATCTAATAAATTTTCTGGTGGATTCCCATTAACTAAATAATTAGAATATTTATTTTGAATTGGATATATTCTAGTTAAATTTTCTATATTTTCAAAAAAAAAATCACCATTAATTGTATAAAAAAAAAAATTTATATTTTTATTTTGATTACATATTAGTTTCAAAAATATAGATGATATATAAACATCTCCAATGTGATTCATATTATAAAAACAAATATTCATAATATTAATAAATATAATTTATTATACATACTAACTTAATATCCAATTTTTTTTTGGATTATGCCAGAATTTTTTATAATATACTTCGCCATCGCTAATTAATGCGGCAACATAACTAAAGCTACTTGGAGATATTACAAGAATATTTGCTGAAACAAAAGCCATAAATGTTTTAATTATATCATCGTTAATATTAAAAATAACATCATTGTTTTCAAATTCTTTAAAATTGTCAATATTTCCTTGTGAATATATATGAAATAAAATATTTTTTTCTCTATATTTTCTTCTTATTTGATTCATAATATTTATATAATAGCTATTTGGTGTAGTAACTCTCTCGCCCGCCTTACCATTATCTACTATGTTTTCTCTTCTTATATGAATAGCAATATTAAATTTATCATTTTCAAAAAAATTTCTATTTTTATTTTCCCAGTAACAATCTTTTATAAATTTCATATGAAGATTATCGCAACATAAATCTACATTATTATCAAAAAAGGTTATTATAATATTAAAATTTATTTCAGAAATAATTTTTTTATTACTAATATTTTCAATGTTTGTTTTTAAATTAATTAATTCTTCTAGTTTATCATTATACGAAATATCATTTTCATAATTATGTTCAACTGTATCAAATGGTCTATATAAAAAATTCAAATTGTGTAGTTTACAAAAAATATATGTTTGAATTGATTTTTGATACTGCGCACCAAATCCATCATATGATTTGATTACAGTATAATTCATAATATAATATATTAATCTTTTATAGTTTAAACTATTTTAAATATAATATTATATTCAAAATAATACATTTTAAGTATAATTATTTAAAACATAAATCATTAATAATAAATAATGACATATATACCAAAAATAATTCATCAATTGTGGATTGGGGATAAGCCCGCTCCAACTAAATTTATGAATACTTGGAGAGAAAAACATCCGGATTTTGAATATATTCATTGGAATGAAGATGAATTGAAAAAAAGAAATTTTAATAGTGAATTATCGGATAAAATAAATGAAATGGAAGAAATAAATGGAAAAGCAGATATTTTAAGATGGGAACTATTATATAAATACGGAGGCATTTTTCTTGATGCCGATTCTATTTGCATAGAACCATTTGATAATTTACTTGAATTAAATAAATCATTTGCTAGTTATGAGAATGAAACAATGCGAGGAGTTAATTGGTCCAAAAATAATCCGGTATACGATGATGTTTTGGCAAGAACGCATCCATTAATTGCTACAGGAACAATGGCATTTCCCCCTAATCACGAATTACCTAAATTAGCGATTGAATGGATTAAAAATAATACAGTATCTGTAAATAAAACAGGAAGAAGAGCATGGAGAACCGTAGGGCCTGGTTTATTGACACGATTATATTTCTCTAAAAAATGGGATGATATAAATATTCTTCCAAGTTATTATTTTTTACCAGTTCATTGTAGTGGTTTAAAATACGAAGGTCATGGAAAGGTTTATGCGTATCAAGAATGGGGATCTACTAAAAATAATTATGATATAATGAATAGTATAGAATTGCCAACAGAATTATTATCCCCGAAGAGCGAAGAAAGCGTATCTATTTTAATTTCTAGCTATAATACAAAGTTAAAATATATTGCTGAATGCCTAGAATCTATTAAAATCCAAGTCGGTTATTTTAATATGGAAATCGTTTGGATAAATGATGGTTCAGATGAACTTCATACAAAATTATTAAAAAAAATGTTGGAAATTTTTATTAAAAACACACGATTTACTTCTTTAGTTTATTGTGAAAATGAAAAAAATATTGGGGTGAGTGCGTCTTTAAATAAAGGAGTTTTATTATGCAATAATACTATTATAATGAGAATGGATAGCGATGACATTATGTTTCATGATAGAATTTATAAGCAATATCAATTTATGAATAATAATCCAAATATACACATTTGTGGAGCACAAATTTTAATGTTTAGAGATAATATTAATAATATTTTATCTGAATCAAATCATAAATCGCTTTCGTTTGAAGATTATAAAAAAACAAAATCACATTGGATAATGAATCATCCTACATTATGTTATAGAAAAGAAAAAATAATAGAAATTGGAAACTATAATAAAGATTTAAAATTGGTTGAAGATTTAGAATTAGAACTAAGAATGTTGAAAAGGTTCAACTACATATATAATTTCAATGAACCACTTTTATATTATAGGGTACATGAAAATCAAGTTACTCAAATAGGAAAAAAAAATCCTGAATACTGGGAAAATTTTAGAAATAAAATTATAGAAAGTTTAATCAATTAAATAATAGAAATATAATTTAAAAACTTATATAGTAATTATTGTAATATATAATGATTACTATAAACTTAATGGGTGGACTAGGAAACCAATTATTTCAAATATTTGTTACTATATCATTATCTTTAAAATATAAAATTCCATTTATATTTGAATACAGTGATATTTTAAAAATAGGACATCATAGACCTACTTATTGGAATAATTTTTTATTATCTCTTAAAAAATTCACAACACTTAATACGCTTAACTATCCTGTATATAGAGAACCATCGCATAATTATCAAGAAATAATATTATCTAATTATTTAGGTGATATCAAACAAAGTGGATTAAAATTAACTGGATATTTCCAGTCATATAAATATTTTAAAGATGAATATTCATCTATTATTAAATTCATAAAATTAAGTGAAACGCAAGAAGTTATTAAAAAAAAATATAATGACTATTTTGAAAACAAAAAAAATGTCATTAGTTTACACTTCAGATTAGGTGATTATAAACAAATTCAAGAATATCATCCTATTTTGAAGGATGAATATTATATAAAAAGTTTAAATCATATGATTGAAAACATATTAGATAAAAATATTACTATATTATATTTTTGCGAAAAAGAGGATAATGAATTAGTATCAAAACGAATAAATAATATTATTAAAAATGTAACACATAATAAAATAATTGATATTATAAAAGTAAATGATAATATAGAAGACTGGGAGCAACTAGTTATAATGAGTTGTTGTGAATATAATATAATTGCTAATAGCAGTTTTAGTTGGTGGGGGGCTTATTTTAATGATTATAAAGATAAAATCGTCTGTTATCCTTCCATTTGGTTCGGAAAGAATAATAAAGAAAATATTAATGATTTATGTCCCGATAATTGGATTAAAATCAATTAAGTATTCTGATAAATGTGAATAACTAATTGTGATAAATTAAATAATTTTAGTTATTATCTTATTTTTTATTAAAATTGAAACTATTTTTTTTAATTTAATAGTTTTACAATAACACTGTAATACTATTTATCATTTATGATGAACTCTGATTTTGAGATTGAATATAATTCTGATATTATATTTATCCCACTTAATACATTTCCTTCTAGTTTAAAAAAGACAGCTTTCTATAAAAACATTTATAAAACATACGAAAAAAAAAATACTAAATTTCCTCTCCCTCGTCATATCTACAATAATGAAATGAACTTTTCAATGTTACATGATATGTTTAATAGTTTGATTGAAATAAAAAAAATGATTCCAGGAGGGAAAATCTCGCATTCAAATTACGATTTTATACTTCGCAACAAAACATCTATAATTCATTATTTTCCAAAATTAAAAACTAGTTTTGAAACATTTGGATTTATTGGAGAAGTGGAAATTTTAATTAATACTCCTGAAAAGGATATTATAGAGGGCATTGTAGTAAATAATTATAAAGAATTACTTATTTATTGTTTGAGAAATAATTTATTTGATATAACTCCTACAAAAGTATTTCACTCTGCTTCAGATCATTATAACCTTGAGATTCTTGAATATATTTATAAGAATTATAAGAAAGAAATCAATTTTAACAGCGAAGCAAATGAAACAAATTTATTATCATTATCATTATCTATAATATGAATGAAAATGAAAATGAAAATTAAAATTAAAAAATTATATAAAATTTAAAATAAGTGGTAAATTTATTTAGAGAATATTTTCTCTTTTGTTTAAGCTTTCTTAAAGAGTAAGATTATAAGATACTGATATACTCATACTATATTTGAGGGAAGAGAGTTTTTGTGCGTTTAAGTATATTTATCCATTAATTTTTGCGGAATTAATTCACCTTTAATAGAGTCTAATTTTTTGAAACACTTATTAATTGTTACTTCACTAATTTCACTTATCATATTTACTTGTCGTTTGCTTACATTTAAATTAAACGTTTGGGCTACAAAATAAACAATGCCTGCCGCAATTGAATGCGGTGTATTTTCAGGAATTAAATTTTTCTGTTGTATTCTTGTAGCAATAAATTTACAAAGAGTTGTCAATTCCATATTAATATTCAAACGACTGCAATATCTGTCAATAAACGATAAAGGCGTAGTGCTACACAGCGTAGTTTTATCTATATTTTCCATTTCGGATTCCATTTCATTAATAATAGATATTGCGTTTTTACAACCTTTTGTAGCGCTTGTATTATCTAGATGAAACATAGTAGCAATCTCTTTTGGAGTTCTAGGATAATTATTTGTTCTACATGCTACATATATAGCTGCGGCAATAATTCCATGGCGGTTCAATCCTCTGTATGTTTTTGCTTCTGATATTTTTTTATGATACCTCATTGCCTCGTCAATTATTAATTTCGGAATACCAGAATTTTGAGCCAAAATGGTGATTTGTTGAAATTCATCATATTGTGATTTTTCTTTATATGGCATAGATTGCCATTCGGTATAACGTCTTATTTTTCTCATTTCATAGCTAGACGCATTATTACAAATAACTTTGCATCCGAACGATGATTCTTTAAGCAATGGATTAATTGGCATACCGCATCGTGTCGGGTCATCAGCATTATTATTATCTGCTCCATAAAATCTCCATTCGGCTCCTTGTTCCAAAATGTCTTTGTAAATAATTCCACATTGTAAATTAGAACAAGCTAAGAATCCTTCATCTGATGTAAATAATGAACTGCTACAAATATCACAAATTTCTCTTTCGCCATTAGCTCTATAAACACATTCAAGTGATTTTTCTTCCTTAAATTCAGAATTGAATAAATTCCATAATTCTTTTTTATTTATATTTTTATTATGATGCAACTTTTTAGTTTTAGTTAAAGACATTTCTGTCATCTATTTATTTGTAAACAACAGTAATATAATTTTAATTCAATTTTTATTTTATATATTTATAACATATATATAATATAAATGGGAAATCAATCTTCAAATGATAAGAAAGAACGAACCTTATTGCAGGCAACTGATTATATAGCAACAAATCTTATTCTAACCCAAAATTTTAAGGATATGAAGAATTTAGCCGATATGAATTATTGTGATAATTTAGTTATTTTAACGTCTGACGCTATAGATAAAAACTTGGACCATTTAGATGTTTATTTTCTATCACAGCGATTAAAATCAGGTCAAGAAATTAATGAAATGAAATCCGATAGAATTTCATATCTTAAAAAAGATAAAATAGCAGAATTAGATATAAAAAATAAAACAAATAAAAGAAGAATGTGTATTGGCATTGCTAAATTTTATGTAAAATTGGCACATTTATTTGCTGCTATAGTAACCACTATAAATCCATCGTATACATATAAAAATAGTATAGGAGAAACTAAGAAAATAAATCTTTTAGAAAAATCAGCTTTACCATCTGGAGTAAACGCGAATATTGAAAGTGTTAATTTATGCGGCAATCGGATAAGTGCTCTTATAAATAGACATGATTATAATGTAGACAATAAAAGCGAAGTTATTGTTAAACCGGATTTATGTAATATTAATTATGATAGAATGAAAGGTTCAGATAAGAATTTAGGCAATGAACCAGGAATTCCTGAATTACAACAATTATATTATGATAAATATGATTACGACCAAGGAGGATTTGGTGGAAAAATGAATATAGAGGATAATATGACGCCTGAAATGTATGCGCGTTATAATAAAGATTTACTTTCTTTTTATAAAGCATTTACAGGTAATAGCCAAATTCCAATGGTAGATAGTGTTGACATAAAAGGAAATACAATCAAAGTCCCTGGTGTTAAAAAATTTGGGGACATTCCATTGAGAAGTTATCATAAGAGCGAAGGATGTAAACCGAATGGCTTATTTACTAAAGAATATCGCGGAACATTTAAAGATAAATTATTTTATGAATACGCTCAACATATTAAAAAAATGTTAAGTAAAACTGAAAATACGCATGCGGAATTATTAAAAATAATAGATAAATTATTTATTTTTGTCAATAATTCTCAAACTGAAAAAAAGGAAATAGTTATTTCTCCTTCATTAAATGAGAAAAAGTTGCAGGAAATAGTAGAAGATGCTAGAAAAATAATAGTAAATTTATATCTTACGTGTGAAGAGGATTTTGTAAAAGGATTGGATATTTTTGAAGCAATTGTAGAAACGCAAATCAAAGAAACGTCTTTAAGTCAAATATCACAATTAGAAAAAGCATTAGATGAAACTTTATCTAATCCTTCTGCTAATGAGAATGTAATCCAAGAAATTAAACAAGACGTTATCAAACCTGTTGTATTCGCTCAGCCTCAGCCAAATGTTCCTGTAGTCGCTCAGCCAAATGTTCCTCGTGTAGTCGTCGCTCGGCCAAATGTTCCTGTAGTCGCTCAGCCAGTTGTATTCTAAAACCAAAACTAAAACAATTATCCATAATTTTATATCAAAATATATAATTATGAGAGAATAATAAAGCATGTAGGAAAGGATATTTATTCATATAAGTCGTGGTGTTCTTCGTCTAGACATACCAACCGCGGATTATTTTGAATTTGTTCATGAAGAATGGCACTACCCACGAATATATATTTGCCACATGTCATACACGTAGTAGATTGAAGCTGTATGCTCATATCACGTCCGTCACTTTGACTACACGCAAAATATACACACCAATGCCATTCTCCTCTGTTTTCATTTTCATGTCCGGTTTTTATCATTGCATGCTTGATCCGACTCATAACAATATCCTTATTTTTTTTGTATAATTTTATCTGATAGTATTCATCCTTATCATAAAACGCAAATGATTTTACGACATTCATTACGTCATCATTGAGGTTCAAATGATTCAAAACCAGTTGAGTGTTGATCGCTTTGTTCTCTTCTACAGAAGTGGTTGACATGTTGTTTTTATGATTTAGTTATTGTGTCACAGATCATTTCAATTTTTTTATAAATTTTAAAACTTATTTCTCGTTTTTAATCGCGTTTACTTCTTCTTGTGTGAAATAAATTGTATCAATTAATTTATTTATTATTTTACTTCTTTTATGGTCGAGTGATTCTGTTGCATTTTTAACAATACTAATATATGTATCTTTTACCGTTTCATTTTCAATCCATTTAGGTTTATCATAAATGTATTTATTTATATTCTTACCAAAAAATATCATCAATGTAAATAATATAATAATAATAATAATAATAATAATAATAATAATAATATAAAAATATTTTTTAATTCTATTCTATAAAATATGGATAGTATTTTAAATAAGAAATATAATATTTATTCACAGAATGGAGAAGATGGCATAATCGATTATATATTTACAAAGCTAAATATTCATAAAGGAACATTTATTGAATTTGGTGCATGGGATGGCAAGCATCTTTCAAACTCATATAATCTTTTTTTAAATAAAGAATGGAATGGTATATACATTGAAGCAGATTCAAATCGTTATAATGATCTTGTTTCTAATTTTCATAATGTTCGTGATCGCATTGATTGTATAAACGCATTTGTAGGATTCACTGAAAATGATAATCTTGATACCTTAATTGAAACATATTCTACAAAAAGAGAATTTGATTTTGTATCTATAGATGTTGATGGATTAGACTATTTTATATTTAACAGAATGAATAGATATCTTCCGAAGGTTATTTGTATTGAGGTCAACGCGGGTCATGATCCAGAATATTCTTTTGTTATACCAGAACAAGTTGCATCAAATAATATTGGTCAGAGTATAAAAGTCATATCCAGTCTTGCTATAAATAAAGGGTATTTTCCTTTATGCTATACAGGAAATTTATTCTTAGTGAAGAATGAATACGTACATTTATTCCGTGATGATATACGCACATTTTCAGATATGTACGTTGAATTTCTACAACATTTGGGGCGTGATGGTGTATTACATCTAAAAAATACATTTGTATTAAATAAGCTATATAATGGTTTCCTATTTGAAAATGAAGCTCTAGAAAAATTTTGTAAATGCTTATTGTAATCCGTTTTATTATTTGTACAATAATTACAAATTTTACATTCAAATTTTTTATTAAAAATGTCGCATTTGTAAGCATTTTTCATTGATTTTTTTGAAATTTTATAAAGAAGATTGGAACATTAAAAAACAATGAAAAAAATATGAATGGTCTTAAAAAACAAAAAAAATATAAATAATTTATGACAGTTTATCTTCTAGTTTTTTAAATAAATCGTTGTTATAAATGAGACTGCCGGTTGGTTTATAACTATTAACATCCTTGAAATTTTTCTTTGACTCTTCTGAAATTTTAATATTTTTTGGAAATAAGAGAGAATTTGGATCACTTGGCGGAACGATGTCTAATTTATCGTCTGTTTTATTCATATGATTTCCATTGCCATCAATAATCATTCCTGTTTTTTTCTTAATTTCATTTCTAACATAACTAGGTATCCAATGTTTCCAAGAAATAAAAATAAGATTTGGATGTGTATATTTTACATTAAATCCATTTGTATTTAATTTATCTACTATATATGCTATACATGCTCCATTATCATATTTTGGAACTCCAATAATGAGTTCAGGAACTAAAAACCAACAATATTGGTTATCCTTGGATTGTCTTGATGCTAATTTAATTTTATCATGAACTCTTGTAAGTAATTTATTATAAATATTTAATGTATTAAGGTCATGTTGTTTTTTCTTCTCATATAAATCATCCAAATTTATTTTTTCGGATAAATCATCGTCATCCCTTAAAGTAAAAATCGTGTCCATATTATTTAATATATTAGAAAAAAGAATTTTTGTTAAAACTTATTAAACTTTAATTGTTATATATAATCAAATGGTTATTAAACATTTAGTTATAGCAGGAGGAGGACCAACCGGATTTTATACATATGGAGCTGCCAAGTTTTTATCAGAGAAACAATTTTGGAATATTGATGATATTGAAACGATTTATGGAACATCAATTGGCGCCTATTTAGGAGCATTACTTTGCATGAAATATGATTGGGATACATTAAATGATTATATTATTAAACGCCCCTGGGATAAAATATTCAATATATCACCCGAGTCTATATTTCACATTTGGGAAGAAAAGGGAATTTTTGGAGAAGAATGTATAAGAGAGTCATTAAAACCATTATTAATTGCAAAAGATTTAGATATTAACATTACACTAAAGGAATTTTACGAATATAGCAAAATTGAATTGCATGTATTTTCCGTTGACATTAATCAATTCCCATTATGTGAAACTGACATTTCGTATAAAACCCATCCCGAATTATCATTAATAACTGCGTTAACAATGACAACAGCAATTCCGTTTATTTTTAAACCAATTATTATAGAGAAACAATGTTTTTTAGATGGAGGGATTATAATGAATTATCCATTAAAATTATGCTTGACACAAACAAATTGTAATGAAGATGAAATATTAGCATTTAAAAATTATTATTCTACTAAAGAGAAACGAGTTGATTATATTGATGAAAATACAACAATATTGAATTATTGGTTATATTTCATGAAAATATTAATTAAACAGACAAAAACACAGGACTCGCTTCCAATAATATCAAATGAAGTTAAATGCTTTGTAGATGATATTGGAAATATAAATGAATGGAAAAAAACTCTTGTTGACAGAGAACAACGAGAAAAATTTATTAAAAAAGGCGAAGAAGCAGGATTTATGTTTATGGAATATAAAATTAATCTGCAAGGACAGTAGATAAAAATGTTTCTAAAGTTTTAACATCGGGTTTTGCGTCGAATTCAATCACTTGATTACCTTTGACTAATTTAATTGTAGGGTAACCACTGATATTGAATTTATTTGCTAAATCCGGGTTTGCTTCGCAATCTACTTCAATAAAATTTAATGTATATCCGTTTATTTTCCTATCATTTTCATAATTTTTTTTCAATTGAGCCCATTCGGGTTTTGTTTTTTTACAATGAGGACACCATTCTGTATAAAATAAGTATAAATCGGCGTGTTTATCGTCTAACTTTTCTGTGCTAATGCTTGTATCTACATGAGACAACGGCTTATTCTTTTTGACTGCGTTGCGATATACAACTACAGCTACGCCAATGAATATTGCTGCTAATAAAATGATAATAATAAATTTTTTATATGATAAAATATTAAGATTACTAAATTTGCTTGTAAGCTTTTCAAACATTGTATATAATATTGTAGAAAGTAAAAGGTGAATTATTTAACGAATAAATTTATATAATATTGAATTTCTCTCTTAATATCTCTCTTCTTATTATTTTTTATTGAGAGAGAAATTGATTAAATAATATATAAATTGATATAGAGTATATTCTAAATATCATAATAATAACATGATATTTAGAAATAAAGATGGTAATTTGATTGAAATAAATAAATTAGATTTTATAAATGATACTGAATACAATAGATCCATTTCGGAGTGTTATGGTTTTTTATTTAATCCTAAACAACATAATGCTCTAGAAACAATTATATCATTATCTAAAAAAGGAGTGTACAATAATAGCGAACAATATCATAATGCTAAACGAGAAAACATAACTAAGGATCATTATATCTCTAACGTTTGATTTTGATGGGTCTACAAATAAATTGGTAAAGTTTGTCATTATTTTATTTGTTGTTGTTACGTTTATAAAAAATGCGTATGATAAAAGCGTTAATGCTGCGATTTTACCGAGTATTACAATTATAGAATTTATGATTGGTAAAAAAAATACAACAATAATAATTATAATACTTAATCCAGTAATTAATGATACACGTTTAATATTATCTGAAAATTCATAAATATAACTGTTTTTTGAAGCCATATATATTAGTTAACAATAATTTTCTCTATATTTAATATATAACATGAAAACCCGAAAGCGTAAAGTAAATGCAAATAAAACACGAAAATCTAGTGTTTTTAATGGTAAAGATTATAATTCAGGCGATGGATTTTTAACTAGTGTTTGGGGTCCTCCTATGTGGCACTTTTTACATACAATGAGTTTTAATTATCCAATAAATCCCACTGAAAAGGATAAAACACATTATAAAAATTTTGTTTTGAGTTTACGTAATATTTTACCTTGTAAATATTGTAGAATAAATTTAACAAATAATTTGAAGGCGCGTCCAATTACTGATAATGATATGCGTAATAGAGAAAATTTTTCAAAATATATATTTAATCTACATGAAACCGTAAATACATTATTGGGGAAAAAATCAGGATTGACTTACGAAGAGGTAAGGGATACATATGAAAATTTCAGGGCAAGCTGTACGATTGATTCTCCAAAACCAAAAGTATTTGACTTTAAAAGGGAGTCTCCTAAAGAAAAGGGTTGCACTGTTCCTCTCTATGGTAAAAAATCAAAATGTGTTATTAAAATAGTTCCTCAAGAAGAAAAGGGTAAAACATTTCAAATGGATGAACGATGTATAAAATTTAGATAAATTATTTTTAATTATCTAAACATATTATAGAATATGCCCCGAATCAAAGAGAGAAATTCAAAAAAAAGTAAGAGACTGAGAAAAGAAAGGACAGCAAGAAAGATGAGAAAAACAAGAAAAATGAAAAAGAATGAATTTAAAATACTTAGTGATGTAACACGGCGCGTTTATGTATGTTCCGGTGGTAAAAAATAAATCCCTTTATTTACATACCAAATGAAGAGAAATCGCTTAATACAGGAATTGGGAGATATGGGTTATCAGGCTTATAAGTAGGGCGTTTTACACATTCAAATGAAGCTTCAGGACAACGACCACATGGAGGACAAGGAGGAGTTTCTTTACCTCCTCCAGTGCATTTATTAATTATTGTAGGACACGCAGGGCAAACAGGAGGGACAACTTGAGATTTTAAAATATATAAATCATCATGTCCTGGAGGAATGTTTTTTCCATGAATGCCGTTAACCGTATTTTGAGGCGTAGCATAAATAACTCTTCCATCATCAAGGGTAACATGTTTGGTTAAATTATTCGTATCATTTATATCGGAGTATGAAGCATTATTTGAATATTCATTTCCATTTATATTAGATTGGGGTGTATAACGATTGTTATTAGATTGGGGTGTATAACGATTGTCCTTGGTACCAAGCATTTTTTCAAATATTTTTTCAATTTCGTCATCTGTAACTATTTTAACATTTTCTGATTTAATATTTGGATATACGGGTCCTCTCATTGACTGTATTTTATATGTACCGTCTTCATTAACTAACATTACCGTACCGAATTCTTTATTATTATTAATAGATATTGATACTCTACTTCCTTTGACAATATCATTATTATTTTGCATCCCTTCAACGACGTTGAATACTCCTAAACTGCAACAGAAAATTACTGTTAATAATAAAATTAAAAATAAATGTCCTTTTGTAAGTTTCATTATATCTTATATTTGGAAAAAAAGTTATTAATAAAATTGATATGTAAATAAATAATATAAATATTATTAATAATACAAATAATAAGACATTGAATATGCTCGACATTTGCTACAATAACGACGACTGCATTGAGATTGGTGTAGATGAAGTTGGGCGTGGTCCTATGTTTGGTAGAGTCTATACAGCAGCGGTTGTATTACCTAAAGATAATTCATTCGACCACTCTAAAATGAAAGATAGTAAAAAATTTCATTCAAAGAAAAAAATAAAGGAGGTTTCCGACTATATAAAAACGAATGCTATCCATTGGAGTATTAAATGGGAAGATGAAAAAGTGATTGATGAAATTAATATTAGAAATGCTACACATTCAGCAATGCATAAAGCTATAAAAGAAATTTATAACGTTGGTAAAGATACATTATTATTAATTGATGGTAACGATTTTAAACCATTTGTTATTTTCAATAAAACGCATCTAGAACAAGTACCTCATATTACAATTGAAGGAGGTGATAATAAGTATTCGTCTATTGCGGCTGCATCTATATTGGCGAAAGTTGCTAGAGATGAATACATTCAAGAATTATGTAAAGAATATCCTGATCTAATAGAGAAATACGACCTTGAAAAAAATAAAGGATATGGAACAAAAAAACACATGGATGGAATACGCAATTATGGCATTACTGAATGGCATCGTAAAACATTTGGCATATGTAAAAATTATTAAATTGTGTATAAAATATATATAAATGTATATAATTGTGAGACTAATTATATTATAATAATTAAATTAGCAATAATATTATTAAAAATTGAAATAAATAGATAAGTATTTATAATATTAATAAACCCAAAATGCGCGTCTTAGTATTTGATACTGAAACAACTGGACTTCCAACTGAAAAGAATCCTTCTATTTGTGATTCAGAAAAATGGCCTTACATCGTACAATTGAGTTATGTTGTTTATAATGCAGACGAGAATGAAATTGATTCGTGTTATGATGAGGTTCTCAAATTAAATGATGACATTGAAATTTCAGAGGAAAGTATAAATTTACATAAAATTACAAAAGAAATTAATCAACGCATTGGAGTAAATCGTCGTGTAGCATTACAAACATTTAATAATGAATTAGAAAAAGCAGACATTATTGTCGGTCATAATATTTCATTTGATAAAAGGATGATTATGGTTGAATGTAATCGTAATAAGGTACAGCAAAAATTCAATTATAGAGGTAATAAAAAAATAGAATATTGCACGATGAAAAATAGTGTAGATATATGTAAAATTGAAAAAGTAAGCCAATATGGAAAAAAGTATTTTAAGTATCCAACTCTTAGCGAATTGTATTATGATTTATTCAAAGAGGTTCAAAAAAACGTCCATAATTCATTCATTGATGTTTTAATGTGTTTAAGATGTTATTATAAAATCGTATATCACGAAGATTTAACTTTAATTAATGAAGAATATAAAATGATGGTATACGTATAAATATAAAAATATAAAATTTAAAAATTTATTATCAATCGAAAAATAATATAGTAAAATAAAATAAGTTAATTTATAATTTATTTTATTTATGGAAAAATGTAATGAATATTTTCTAATTTTTAATGTAATTTTAATATAATATATTATTTTTTAATCAATTATCCGGAACACATTTCGCAAATCTCGTATTCTTCTTTCTCTTCAATAATTTCTTTCTTTTCCGGGACAATTGTAAACTGTTGGGCTGTATGTTTCGGTTTTCTTCTCAAATAATAAATTCCAGTTTTAAGACCAGCTTGATGTGAATAAAAATGCATGCTCGTTAGTGTTTTATAATCAGGTTCTTCAACCCATAAATTAAGACTCTGAGATTGACATACATACGCACCTCTATCTCTAGACATATCAATCAACTGTTTCATCGGAATCTCCCATACAATTTTATATTTATCTTTTAGATGTTGTGAGAGAAAAGGCAATTGTTGTACGCTTCCTTGATTTGAAATAATATTATTTTTAACATCTTCGTTCCAATGTCCTAGATTAATTAAATCATACATTAAATATTTATTTACCATAACAAATTCACCTGCAATTGTTCTGCGAGTATAAATATTACTGGTTAGTGGCTCAAAACATTCATTGTTTCCTAAAATTTGACTTGTGCTTGCTGTAGGCATTGGAGCAACTAGTAATGAATTTCTAATACCATTTTCCTTTACTTGGGTTTTCAATAAAGACCAATCATATCGGTCACTCGCTTCTACATTCCACATATCAAATTGTAGAATTCCTTCTGATGCGGGCGACCCAATAAAACTAGAATAGGATCCAAATAAATTATATTCTCTACATTTAATTTCAGAACCATTGCTATTCTGCTTATAAAATAATTCATTCGCAATAGGTTTTACTTTATGATACAAAGCATTGATTGTTTTATTTTTCAATGAAATATTAGAGTTATATAATTTTCCTTTATCAATAATTGTTTTAGCTTCATCGTATGCTTCCAAACTGTCAAGAAAGTAATCACAAAGCGGTTTAAGCTCATCGCGGCGTTCAATAGACAATTCCATACTTTTTTCTAATGAAGCATGATAAATGGTTTCAAATATTTTCTTATTAATTTCAACTGCTTCTTGGCTATGAAAAGGAATATCTAATCTAAAAAATGCGTCTGCTAAACCTTGGACTCCCAAACCAATCGGACGATGTAGCATATTGCTTCTACGAGTTTTATCAGTTGGATAATAATTTACATCAATTACTTTATTCAAATTTTCAGTAACTACTTTTGCAACTCGGTGAAGTTCATCGTAATGAAATACTGGTTTAAGTTCTTCTAGTAGAGCATCATATCCTCCAACAAATTTATCATCTAAAAATATCTGCGGAACACTATTAATTTTTTTATCAACTTGATTTTCCAATTTTTCATAAAATTCTAGGCGTTCTGCATCATTATCTAGATTGATTTCTTCATATAAAATATTATTTAATTTCAATAGAATTTTTGCTTTAGCACAATAACCGCAATTTGTCTTTGTGTAAATTTTTGCGTGTTTAATGTTTAGATTTTCCGGTCCAACAAAACGATTCAATGCTAGGCTTGCCAAATTACATACGGCTGTTTCATCGGGTGACGAATATTCCATAATTTCAGTGCATAAATTACTTGATTTAATAACTCCAAGATTTTTCTGATTGCTCTTTTTATTTGCTGCGTCTTTAAATAGAATATAAGGAGTACCTGTTTCCATTTGAGCGTCTAATACTTTAAACCAAAGGGAGCGAGCTTTCATTGTTTTAACTGCTTTACCCTCGCTTTCATATTTTTCATATAGTTTATTAAATTCTGAACCATAACAATCGGATAACCCAGGACATTGGTCGGGACATAAAAGAGACCAATTGCCATCTGTTTTAACTCGTTCCATAAACAAGTCAGGCGTCCAAAGTGCTAAAAATAAATCACGACAACGCATTTCTTCATCACCATGATTTTTACGGAGTTCCAAAAATTCAACAATGTCTGTATGCCAAGGCTCAAGATAAATTGCAAAACTTCCATTTCTCCGACCGCCTCCTTGATCGATGTAGCGAGCTGTCATATTAAATACACGCAACATGGGAACAATTCCATTGCTGGTTCCATTTGTTCCTCTAATATGAGAACCTGTTCCTCTTACATTATGAATATGAAGTCCTATTCCTCCGGCCCATTTTGAAATTTTAGCACAGTCTTTAATTGTATTATAAATTCCGTCTACGCTATCATTTTCCATAGAAAGTAAATAACAAGAGCTCAATTGTGGTCTAGGTGTTCCAGCATTGAATAGAGTAGGCGTAGCATGTGTAAAATATTTCTGAGACATCAAATCATAGGTTTGTTTAACCTTTTCTAAATTATTACCGTGAATACCAAGTGATACTCTCATCCACATATGTTGCGGACGTTCAATAATTATTTTATTGACGCGGAACAAATACGCTCGCTCTAGTGTCTTAAATCCGAAATAATCAATTAAATAATCACGCTTATAATCAATCATATTTTCTATTTCCAAATAATGTTCTGTAACAACATTGTATAATTCACTTGATACCAAAGGAACACCATTATCATTAACATCTTTAAAATTATATAATTTATCTACAACTTCTTTGAAATTAGAAGGAGTGCTTTTTTGATGATTTGATACTACAATAATGCTAGCAAGAGTTCCATAATCTGGGTTTTGAGTGCACATTGCGGCGCATTGCTCGGCAGTAAGTTCATCAATCTTTTTTGTAGGGATACCATTATAGAGTTGGTCGATTACTTTCATTACCAACAAAGAATAATTAATATTAACATTAAATTCTTTACCAATTATTTTAACTCTATTTAAAATTTTATCAAATGAAACATCCTCTTGAACGTTATTTCTTTTAGTAACTTTCATCTCAGAGATATTCATAGTGTATCCAATAGACATATTATTTATTAATAAAAAAAGTTTAAGTTGTTGTTTTAATATAAAAATAAGTATTTATATTTATATTAGCAATTAAATCATTTGAAAATAATATGACGCAACGCTATAATAAGGTCAAGTATTTAACGAATTAATTGTAATAAAATATTATTTAGCTTGAATAGAATTAGTTTAAGCTAAATAATCCTTTATCATTTACAATAATTTAATTCTATACATATGATATAGATGTCTGTAAATATTTCAAAATTATTTGATAAGCCAGTACAATTTTACGTAGCATTATTATTGTTGATAATTGCGATTTTTTATAGACCGATTAAAAAAATATCAGAGGGATTTTTAAGTCCAGGCGACTATCCAAGAGATTCAATTTATCCATTATTATACGAAAATTATCAGCTTAAAAAAAAGCACTATAAACAAGTTTCTAAAAATAATTATTCTGATAATTATGAATCTTACCCTGTATTCTCATCTGATTCTTTAAAAATAAATAATGTTAGATATTGGAAAACTCCAGACAATGGAAAATGTTCTAGAGCAGAATTTTGCGACGTGTTATATGATGAAAAAATGATACCTGATAATAAATTGGACGCACCTCAACCCGAATGGGGACAAGAGCGCGTGAATTATTATGAAACAGCTCTATATTAATAAATGTAATTAATTATTTACAATATTTTATTTGAATAATGTTATATCTATAAAACATTTATTTTTAATATCTAATTCGCCATCGTTCTTATTCGTTCTTCTAGTCATTTTTTTCTTTGGAGCGCGATGACTAACTCCTTCTATTTTCTCTCTTTTAATAATATTCCATATATTAATTAATACTGGTATAGCATGACTAAACCATAATTTATTTCGTAAAACTAATACACAACTAAACTGGTCTAATTTCCAATAAATATTTTTAACCCAAATAAATTCATTATATTTTTCCATTGTTTCTACTTCCCATGGTTCAACATCGTTTTCATTCATATTCAAAGGAGGATAAACATAATGAGGAGTATCTCCTTTATTGAACATCATAATAAATCCTTTTAATTTATTATCTTGTGTATAATTAAACGTTCCATCTTTTTCAAATTCTTCAAACGAATCATATTCTATAAATCTCGTTTCTAAAAAATCGCATTCGTTTAAATTACATACTTCCATCTGTATCTGCATTTGTACCCAATACTCTAATTTTGGGATACCATTTATTTCTCTGTTGACAATATTTTTTATTTCTAACATTCTACCATATCGGTCTGATATTTTTTCAATATTAATGCCATCCGGAGATGCTGCGATAAAATCATATGTATCATGTAGTATACATCCAAATTCTCCAATTGTAGTTTTATAACGTTTTTGATAAAACATTGCGGAAAGAGGTTCATATTTATTTCCCCAGTGCATTGGTGTATCAATTGATGTGCTGAATTTATTTGAGTTAGAAGGATTGCATTTTTCATAAATTAATTGATTCATAACACATTGACTTCCAAATGCTTTCCATATATTACTCGCTGTTAATGTACTTTGTCTAAATTTATACCATTCTTCTGATTTTTGTTCTGGTTGAGGTTTATTTTGCAAATACGTTACGATAGATGATATATTTTCTACATTAGGAGATTTTCTTATAAAAGTGCGTTTAAAAGAACGCATTGGAGCTATATGTTTATGAAATAATTTAAGAGCATGTTTGATTATAATTGTCAATTCTTCTTTGAAGTCATCCAATGTATCATTTGTTATTTCATATATTTGAGATAACTGTATTTCAAATATATCAAGAACATCATTTATAATTATTTCTTGATAATCAGGTTCATTATAAATAATGGCATTTGTATTTATTATACTGTCAATTAAATAAAACGCATTTTCTATGATATGTCCTTCTTCTTCTTTTGTGAAAATTTCAATGGTTTCATCATTATCTGATTCAGAGTCAGTTGAAAATGAAATAGATATCGGATTCGTTTGATTAATATTCATTAGATTGGTTATTTATAAATTAAGATATTATATTTAAATTATATCAATTTTATCTTTATTTATAATTTTTTTAGTTGAAGCATTCTTTTTAGGTCCGAGAGATTTTAAAGTTGAGACTTGTTTTTCTGACCTTTTCATTGTAAATTTTCTTGTATTTTTATTAAATTGTAAATTTGGTATATTATTTATTGTTCCTAATTCTTTATCGTAATTAATATCTTTAACGCGTTGTAATTGTTTTTTATCAAGAGCATTATGAAGTTCTTTTTTAATATTTTTAGCTTCAGTTATAGATAATTTATGTTCTTTTGTTAAAAAAATAACATATTCATTTAATTTATTTAATTTTACAGTCTTATCTAATTTACTCCATGGCTCTGATTTATTAAAATTGCTTTCTTTTTCAAGAATCATATCTATTTTTGAAATATTATCTTTAATATTTGGATTAATATCGGGATTACCGCTTAAAAGCATAGTTTTATATTTTATGGTCTTGAGCTCCTTACAATCATTCTTTGACATACTATTAATATATATAGAGATATAATTTTAACTGTTTTTCATATATAATATGTTTATTTAAAAAACTTATTATAATGATTATAATTAACCAATGGATAAAACTATTAAATTTTCTGGTAAAAAAACAATAGATGATATGACTGATAGAAAAAATGCAAAACGCAATGAAACAAAGGAATTAGATGATATTTATTTAGATCACATGAAACAATTAAATATGATTAATAATTTTTATTTGAATAATATTTGTGATAATGAAAAGTTGTTGAAGAGAGAAATTGAAAAGAAAATTAATAGTTATAAAGCACAAGATATTGATAAAAAAATATACAATAATTTATTATTAATTTCTCTCAACGATACGGTTGAAAAACTCGTTGCAAGTAAGTTGAAATGTTATTATTGTTCTTGTGATGTATTAATATTATATAAAGATGTAAGAGCAAATAATCAATGGACTTTGGATAGAATAGATAATGATGACTGTCATTCAAATGAAAATACAATTATTTCATGTTTAAAATGTAATCTACAACGTAGAACACGTGATATGAAAAAATTCTTATTTACTAAAAAACTTAAAATAAATAAATTATTATAATTTTTCAAATACAAAAACATAAATACAAAAACATAATGTGATAAATAATCTAAATGAATTTATATTTATATTTATATTACAATGAACGAGTTAAAATGGACTTTAGGCGACCCTTGTATAAGAAGTTTAAGAAATAAACCATCGCCTGCTGCAGTTGTTCCGGAAACTATGACATTATCTAATAAGAGAGAAATTGCAAATGAAAAAATGAATGAACGACATATGATATCTCAAATAAGTCAAAATCCATTTCTTGCCAAAAATACTTATTTAGAAGATTTGGATATACAGGAAAACTTTTTAAAACCAAAAAACTCTAATTTTGGGTTAAACGAAAACGAAGGATAAAAATTTATTATATTAATTATATTAATTATAATATTTTAATAATAAATTATAATTTATTAATTTAATAACTTAAACTTAATTGTTTGGATATAAACATTAGTATTTATGAGTTCTTATTCAACCCAAAATGATTTATTATTAAATAAACTACTTGATTATTATAAAGAATCGGATAATCTTGATAAAATATTGCAAATTATAAACGGTCAATCAAAAATATCATTGCGAATCGTTGATTGGTTTGCTACCAATTATGCCAAGAAATATTTTACAGTTTATAAATTATCTGATTCAGAAAAAAGGTTCAAAGTTTACATGGATTATAAACTTAAATTAAAAGCATATTCAAAAAAAAGATTTGATCCCTTTTGTAGATGGGAAAGAATTAATATTCCATATAAAGACGGAGATTATATTCAAACGACTATAGGACAATTGAATTTTTTTAAATGGGCTCTTGAAAATGAGGTCATTGATTATATTAATGATAATTATATTACAATTGAAAAAGATATGAATAATCGTAATAGTTCATCCAAGAAGAGAGAAATTATAAATAATAAAAATTTAACAAGAAAAAAAAGGGAAGAATTATCAATTTATGCTTCAAAAAATATTAAAAAGGAAGATGTTGAAATTGTAGTATCATTCAATTAAATTTGACATTATACGATATTTAAGATTTTAAATGGTATAAAATAAAATAAGTTAAAATAAGTATTTTAATATAAACAATTATTTTAACTTATGGGAGGACAACAATCTATAAACAAAATAAATTATGAAGACGTTCAATACGCGATTAAAAACAATTATTTAATAATTAATTCATTGCCCGTAAACGAACAAGATGTTCTTATATCAAATACGATTCATGCTTCAAAAGAAGAAGAATTAATGAATGCGTTAATTAAATCATCGTTGAAAGATAAAAATATTGTTGTATACGGTAAAAACGCAAATGATGATAAAGTTTTAATTAAATATCAACAATTAATTTCTTTAGGATTTATTAATATTTACATTTATTGTGGAGGGTTATTTGAATGGGTCTTATTACAAGATATTTATGGAGAAGAAGAATTTCCAACTACAAAAAAAGAACTAGATATTATCAAATACAAACCGTCAAAAGTATTCAATATAATGCTTTTGACTAGATAAAAAATTTATAATAATTTAATTTTATAATATTTTTTATTATAATATTTTTTATAATAATATTTTTATAATAAGTTTATTTAATGAATTGTCGCAATGGTTAAATCTTTAATATAACTATCTTCGCTATCACTATCAGATGAATAGTTTAATTCAACATTGTTTATACCAATAAATGTCTCAATTTGTTTAATCCAGTCAATCATAATATCGGGATTTGTTTTAATATTATTATTGCCATCTAGAGTTAGTTTATCATAATCCGTTTGTGATAACCAATTCTCGTGATAATCATGGCATCGTTGTAAATATGATAGAGGAATATTTTCACCAAGACGATTCCGGGTAATGACTCGTTCTAATGAAATTTGAGGCTCGGCTTTAACATAAATAATTTTTGTAAGCGGTATATCATTAATAAATTCGTCAAACCACATTTTATAAATAGAATATTCTATTTCTGAAATTTTTTTATCGTCGTAAAGCATTTTTGCAAAAATATTAGAATCAGTGTATAATGAACGCTCAGATATGATATATTTATATTTATTTTGTTTGATAGCATTTTTCATAATAGATAAACGAGAGATATATGCCATCATTTGAAACTGAAACGCATACTTTTCATTATTTTCATAAAATTTTTCCAAAATAGTTGTACCATTCTCATCCTTGATTGTATTCCATATATCAACTGGTTCTTGAAGAAATCCAATATTATTATTATCCTTAAAATATTTTTCTAATTCTGAAACAAGTGTAGATTTTCCAGATCCAATATTGCCTTCAATTGAGATGATAACAGTCATTTGATAAATGATGTGTTTTATTGTATGATTAATAGTATTTAATAGATAATAATTCGTTTCAATTTTTATGAAAAACTGATCTATTTATAAAAACCATAGAAATATAATTATAAAATTGAAATGAAATAAACATTATAAAATATATAATAGCAAACACAACACAATGGATCTAAATCAACGCAAGCTTAATCGTGACGAATGGAATGGTATTGAAATCCCTGTTATTGAGAGGGAGAAAATTGTTCTTGAATTAATTACAAAGGGATTTCATGACGTTCAAATAAAATATAATAATAATCTTTCTCTACTAGAGTTTTTGAAAACACCAAATACCGCAGTCATACAAAACTATACATATGATAACTATTTAATCCCAAAATTAAAAAAACTTAAAAAGAAATACGACATCCCCGAGTATCCGACTCCATCTAATAATACAAAAATGAAAAAAGCTGATATGATTCGCATGGAAAATAATGAAAAAAATATTACTGATAATGTTGATAAAATTTTTGAATTTAAACTGCTTGAACTTTATACACAGATGTATTCAAGATTGAAAAAAAACAACAAAAAATGGCATGTTAGCTATTACACGCTTAATATTCTACTCACCTATAACGTTAAAAATATGAATGACATATTCGTTCAATATATTAAAAATGTCCTAGATAGTTTAAGTAGTCGCGTTTCAAAATCAGACCTTATTCAAAACGGGTATGAAATTATTGAAAATAATCCCGATTTATTGAAATATAACGACGAGGAATTATACGAGCATCAAAAAGAATTATTTACTACTTGTAAGAGACCCAATGCTAAATTAGTATTGTATATTGCTCCAACCGGTACTGGAAAAACATTGTCTCCTATTGGTCTATCCGAGAGATACAAGGTAATATTTGTTTGTGCTGCTAGACACATCGGATTGGCCCTTGCGAAATCGGCAATTTCAATTGGTAAAAAAGTAGCATTTGCGTTTGGCTGTAATGACGCAGAGGATATTCGTCTCCATTACTTTTCGGCAAAAGATTACGTTGTAAATAGAAAAACGGGAGGCATTTGGAAGGTAGATAATACTGTAGGTGATAAAGTTGAAATTATGATTAGCGATATTAAATCATATATACCCGCAATGTATTATATGCAAGCATTCAATCCAGTAGAAAATATTATTCTATATTGGGATGAACCTACTATTACAATGGACTACGAGCATCATGATATCCATTCAATTATAAAACGCAATTGGAGCCTAAATGTAATTCCTAATATAGTATTGTCCTCAGCTACTCTCCCCCAACAAGAAGAAATGAGGGATACATTGATTGATTTCAAAAATAAATTTATTAATAATAATCCAGAAGTACATAGCATCGTTAGTCATGATTGTAAAAAAACAATTCCTATTATTAATAAGGAAGGATACGTAGAAATGCCTCATTATCTTTACGAAAATTATGCCGATATGAAAAAAGTCATTAAACATTGTGATAAATATAAAACATTAATGAGATATATTGATTTATCAGAAGCAATCAAGCTTATTGTTTATATTAATAAACAGGATCTCTTATCTAATGAAACGGATAGAGTTGAACATATTAGAAATTTTCCAACAATCCAAAGCATTAATATGAAAAATATTAAAATGTATTATTTCAAGCTATTGAAACGCATAGACGAAGAATCATGGGAGAAAGTATACAAATATTTAGTATCTACGCGAGTCAAGAAACAAGAATCCAATATTTATGTTACTACTCAAGACGCACATACGTTAACTGATGGTCCAACTATATTTTTGGCAAATGATACATCAAAGATAGCAAATGTTTGTATTCAAACTGCTAAAATCCCGGCTGACATTATTACTCAAATCACAACAAATATAAGGGATAATAATATAATTAACTCTCGTATAGCCGATATAGAAAAGGACATTGAAGATGGAATTGCTAAAGATTCAGAAAATGAAAAGAAGATGGCCGAAGGAAGATTTAATCCAGAAATAAAACGGTTGATTAAAAAAGTAGAAGAAATGCGTACAGTTATCAAGCGGGTTTCTTTGAATGAATTATTTGTTCCGAATACGAAAGAACATTTGGGACGGTTTAATCATTCCGAGGTAACAAACGCATTTACAAGCGATATATCGGATCAGATTGTAGAAAAAATCATGCATATTAATGGAATTGAAGATAGCTGGAAATTATTATTGATGATGGGGATTGGTGTATTTGCGAATCAAGAAAACGCCCCTTATATGGAAATTATGAAAAAAATGGCACAAGAGCAAAAGTTATATTTAATTATTGCGTCGTCAGATTATATTTATGGAACAAATTATCAATTCTGTCATGGATATATTAGTAAAGATTTAAATGACATGAGTCAAGAAAAATGTATTCAAGCAATGGGACGAGTCGGTCGAAATAATATGCAGTGCACATATAGCATTAGATTTAGAGATAATGATTTAATATATAAATTATTTAGAGAAGATGAGAATAAACCTGAAGTAATAAATATGGCAAGATTATTTGTAACTTGCGACGATGAAGACAACGACACATAAATTATGTTTATGAATACAACGCACAATACTATGAGGTTTATAACGTTATAAAATTTAAAATTTTTAACACTTTGAAAATAATTTTTTATTTGTTTTATTTATAATGGCTAACGAATTCAAGATTTTTTCTAAATTTACATTTATTAAAAGTTTAGCAATTGTATACATAACAGTTATTTATGCGGTTGGGGGAGTATGGCTTGCCGCGTTTGCCGACAGGAAAATACTTCGTTCATATTATCATACGACTGCTGAAGATGAAGAAATATCAACAAAAAAACATTTTATGGAAACTATAATAGCATTATCGGTATTAGGTGTATTAACCTATATAGGACGTAATGTATTACAAAAAATCCCATTTCCGCTTGATGGTGTATCAGGGTTTGATTATATGAGAGTTCCTGAGGTTATAACAGGTGGACTTTTGGGATGGACGGTAATCATATTTTCAGGTGTATTAGATAAAAAAATTAAAATAATCAACGAGAGATTATCCGATATACCATTCAAGGATAAAAAATTATAAATTAAATAAATAAAATATATAAAATATATATGAGTGATCATTTAAATATACCGAAAGAGTTTAGGATTGGAAGGATAAAAAAAAATATTGAAAAATATGGAAAAAAGGGTCAAGAAGAAGAAATATTAAATTGGCGAGGATATCAAATTATTTTTTCCTTATTTTATCTTTATTTATTTAAAAAATATGGTCAATCGTGTATAATTCAATCGTTTAATACTAATGGGTTTGGGATAGAGTTGAATTTGAAAGGTCCAGATTTAACTTTTAAAGGTCATGATAAAAATGAATTGTATGATTATTCATCGGAAATTGGAAAGTGCATCACAGGCATGAAACCCGAACAAAAAAATTTAGTAATTCCTGTAAAATTACATCTTTCTACAAGTTTTCATGCAAATATTTTAATATATAATAAAATATTTAATACATTAACACTGTTTGAACCAGAAGGCAATATAATAAAGTATGAAAAGGAAAATAATCTAAAAAACGAAATGTTAGAATATTTGACAAAGGAAATAAATCAATTTATGCGGTATAGGGGCGATAATGATAAAATTAAATATGAGACTGCTGAAGACATATGTCCTACCACTTTTGGGAACATCATTGGATTTCAACAAGCAGAAAAAATCGCACAGGTTAAAAAAGAAGAAAATAAAGAAGGCGGTGGTTATTGTGTTATATGGAGTTTATTTTTTACAGAATTAACACTGGCTAATCCTAATATAAGGTCAAAAGATTTATACAATGACATAATAGATTATATTGCTGAAGTTGAAGGAAGACAAAATGTAGGAAATTATCTTAGATTTATTGCTCGTGGATATGTAAAGATATTGAATGAAAAAATGAAAAAATATTTCAATAATTTATATAATATAGATATATCTAACATAGATGATTATGCTAAATTTATTGATGAATTGCCGGCCGAGACATTAATAAAATATAATGATATTACACGAAATTATATACTATTACAATATACCTACGGAGATGTTTCAATTGAAGAACTTCGTAATATCTATAATACTATGGCGACCCATAATGAATATTATAAAACACAACTATTGACGAATCCAGAAGGTCCATTTACAATACAATATAACATAGTACAGAAATTATATAATAAGCAATTGATAAGAACACCTACATCAACATCTGTCAGTTTTGCAAGTCATCATGAAAAAGCAATTGATATTTTAGAAGAAGAAATAAATGAGTTAATCCCTGATGAAGTTGTAGATAAAAAATCCAAAACTTTAAAAACTAAACCTCCTTGTAAAGAAGGTAAAGTAAGGAACGCAGTCGGAAGATGTGTTAAGATGAATCAAACATCCAAAAAATCAGCAGATACAAAAAAATCAGCAGATACAAAAAAATCCAAAACTTTAAAAACTAAACCCCCTTGTAAGGAAGGTAAAGTAAGGAACGCAGTCGGTAGATGTGTTAAGATGAATCAAACATCCAAAAAATCAGAAGATACTAAAAAATCCAAAACTTTAAAAACTAAACCTCCTTGTAAAGAAGGTAAAGTAAGAAACGCAAATGGTAGATGTGTTAATATGAATCAAACATCCAAAAATCAGAAGATACAAAAAAATCCGAAATTTTAAAAACTAAATCTCCTAGTAAAGAAGGTAAAGTAAGAAGCGAAATTAGTATTTTAGAAGAAGAAATAATTCCTGAAGAAGTTGTAGATAAAAAATCAATTAAATTGAAAAATCCTTGTAAAGAAGGTAAAGTAAGAAACGTGATTGGTAGATGTGTTAAGATGAATCAACCATCCAAAAAATCCGAAACTTTAAAAACTAAATCTCCTTCCCGTTTTAGAAAGTTTATAAGTACATTTAAGAAGAAAAAGTAAGAAACGCAGTCGGAAGATGTGTTAAGATTTTATAATAAATTACATTAATACGAATTGGTTTGTAGTTTTTATTACACACCGCCTACCTAAATTACATCTGCTATAAGTTGGTTTCAACGCAGAACCTACACTGGTTTCATCTAAATGACTTTAACCCAATAATAGGTTTCAATTTTAAAAAATAATATAAAATTTATTATAAAATAAATACTTATATTATTATGACAAATATATCTACATCTTGTTATGATTTTATCAGAGAAAATTCAAATTTATTTGATTTAACCCGATATGATGTAGATCATTCAATTAATTTTGAATTATTAGATAACTATGTTGATAAGCAAACATGTTCCGAAAAATATTTTGAATTATTGCGTTATATTTATAAGCAGTCTACTTATATTGATGTAAGAACTTTTATGCAACACTACATTGATAATATTAACGAATTAAATGAAGCATTTAACGATAAAGAAATTATTGTTATATTCCCTTATTTAGATGTTAATAAAAGTAATTTTTTTTTAACGTTGTATTTTTTATATTTGTATGAATCTGTTTTATCAAAAAAAATCAATTATGTATTTCCATATAAAAGAAAAGAAAAGAAAACAAATATAATTTCTATTTCTACATTAGCTTTAACTAAAGAGCCATTAGTTGTCATTTGTGACGATTTTTTATATAGTGGAAAACAATTAGGATTGACTATTGCTAATTTACCATTTATTTGTTCAGAATCTATAAATATATACGCATGCATTGTCGGAATGACAAGTAATGCTAGACAGATTTTTTCTAAAACAAATTTAATAGAATTAGGAAAAAATGATTATTTTGATGAAGAAGAGGGGGTTGAAGAAGAACCAATAAATTGTATGTATGATGTAATTTTCCCAAGTAATAATTTAGTTATAGATAAAAATTTAAAAACAATATTACGCGATAAAATGATATCTGAAGGTTTATATAATAATACCATAGCTGAAGCTAAACAAATTTATGATTATATTCAATTAAAGGATATGTATATTCTTGAAAATTTTGACAATAAGTTATATGCGGTTGGACAATTTTCTAAATTATATTATAACCTTAATAATACATTAATTTATTTATTCTTTAAATATCCGGACTTAATTTCAACAGTATTATCGATGTGTATTCTTAAAACATATTCAAATACTTACACTGTTTCATTCGATAAAATTCTTTATAATAATGTATCTATTAAAAAATATCCTTCTAATGATTCGCAAATCATAAACAAATTTGAAATTACACAAAATTTATTTGAAGAACCACAAGATTTAGAAGAAATTAAACAAAATATTAAAAATAATATTCAAATTGATATAAATAAGTTTTATTGGTTAGAAAAATGCAGTGACTATAATTTTAATGATGTCGTTTATGTTAATTCAGATCATTATGATAGAATTCAACTTATTAATAATTTGAAAAAAAAATTCAATTCGGCACAAGGAAGTGCATGTAATGATAGCATTCTTACTTTTTATAAACAAAATAATTTAATAGCGATTTTTACTTCATTTAGTAATTTAATTAAAAAAATGGGTATAAGTGGAGGAGGAAGAGTAAAGCATTATAATAGAAATAAAAAAACAAATAAAAAAAATAGAACAAGAAAATCACTTAAAAAACAAAAAAAATATATTAAAAATAAAACAAAAAAAAATAAAATGAGAAATAATAAAACCAAACAATATCGTAGATAAACGTGTATTGGGAATACGAACCCGATTTTAGGAGACATCCATTGATATGTATAAAACGAACAAGAATAAAATATAAATAATATACATTAAATGAACGTATTATTGCCGACATTATCAAGTGATATAATATATTACTGTATTACATCTTTATCTACATCTATTTCATCTACACAAAATTTATATAATTTTATTATAAATTATTCGCATACAAACAATGATTATATTGTTTATCAAAATAAATTAATTAATACTGACATTCCAAATAAATTACAAGTAAGCAGTTTGCTAATTACTGATATTATAAAAAAATATCATTTAAGCGATAAAGAAGATATCAACTTGGCCGAATGGGTTGAAAAAAATTGTAATTTAAATGTAATTGAAGACGATGAATTCAATGTAGTCTCTAATATAAAAAATAATAATATAATAAGCGATTTACCAAAACCTTTAAAACTAATACTTCAATCTACTCTAGAAATTATTACAAATATAAATGAGACACTGAAACTGATACAAAATAAAATAAATCAATATAATATATCATATTTTTCTTATTTTTATAAATTAAACATACACGATGATGTTAATAAGTTGGTTACCTATTGTGATATATTTGATAAACGATTAACAATGTTATTTGATATTCTCAAAGTTTATAATAATATATTATAATTAATTATAATTAATTAACTTCTAATAAAAGCAAAATATATTATTATATTAATGGAAATATATGTTTATTGTCCTCACTGTAATATATTAATTTTAATATACAAAAATGAAATTAATTGTTCTATATTTAGACACGGAGTTATGAAAATTAATATGCAACAAATAGACCCCCATTTACCAAAAGAAGAATGCGATAGATTAGCAAAGGATGGATTGATTATAGGATGCGGAAAACCTTTTCGGTTAGTAACAAATAAACAAGAAGAATATACAGTTATAAAATGTGATTATATTTGATTATAATCATTTATTTTTTCAAAGGATAACCAAAGAAAACAGGAGAGATAATATTTGAATCCCAACAAGTTTTTATTTTCTTTTTACCGCCTTTATGTTGTTTAGTTTTTGAATGTTTTTTAGATTTAACCTTTTTTGTTCTATTTTTTCTTGATTTATTTTTTATTTTTCTTGATTTTCCACCTCTCAAACGATTCATATGATTGAATTTTGATGATAACGTCTCTATTATTTGTTCTAATATACTTAGAGGATGCTTATTTAGCATAATGCCCGCCCAGCTATAAGTATAAGCATTTAAACTTCCAATAAGTTCCTTTTCTTCATCTCTAAGTTCTCTCCCTGCATTCCGTTTGAAATACTCATACGCAGTTCTATGATTCCCATCTCCAAAAACTTGGAAAATAACTATCAATCCCGATAAGACATATAATTTTGTCAATCTATTCATACGAGGATCATCTAATATTTTTACTACAGTAATGGTTGAGTTTCCATGTTTATCTATGTCTATCAATGACGGATGAGATCTATATGCTAAATTCAACCAAGCTCTTAATCTATCAAACCCTTTTGAAAATTGTTTTTGTCTACCATTGGCTAATAAATCATCCCGAAATGTTTGTCTAAATTCCTCTTGTTCTTCATAATCATCCAAATCTATTTTTCCAGATGAAATTTGTTTTTCTAAAGCTTCTTCTGTGCGAAACTCTATATTTTTATTAATGAATGACATAAATCCTGATAAATCTTGACCAAACTCACGTTGGATTTCTTCAAATGACATTTATATAATATTTTGATACAATATTATATTGATGTGTATATTTGAAATATTTATAAAACACTTATCTTAGATGACAAATCTTTAAAATAATATCCATTATAAGGTTTATTTGTTTCTAATGATTTTCTAAGCGTTTTATCGCTCATGGATAGAGATTTAATGCAATCATATTTGCATGTAAATTCACGAATTAAATTATTATTTAAGTCATATTGCCCTAATCCATCTTTATATAAAATTGGTTCTCCGAATTTATCTTCAAACTCATTTATTAATTCTTCCTCGCATTTATCATATAACATATAATAATGTCCTCTAGAAATTGTCATATTTTTAACCGGGTTATCTAATGCCGAAGAGCTTTCATAACCATTTAATTGTGCTGCCGTTTTTCTATCTAAATAAACATTCATAATTTCAGATTTATCATTGTTTAACTTTGCTATATATCCTAAAAATTGACTTTTCGTTTTTTTTGTTTCAGCGATATTATGAATAATATTTGGGTCTAATTCTCTATCAACTAATAACCATCTAAACCCTCTATAAATAGTATTTTTTTCAACTGCTTTATTGATACTACTCCGTTTTATATCACTATTTTCCTTCATAGCTTCTGTTACACTTTCATAAACTTTTACAAGTTGTAAAGTTTCTGAGTGAATTTTTTGAAGTCGTGGTCCTAATGTAACAAGAGGTTCATTAAATCCAGTAGATGTTTTAGTTTGTGTTGAATTCATTTTTTCTACCAATGCTTTATTCGTTTGTTCTAGATTATCAATTCTAGATGTTAATTGTTTTACAGTTTTAATTAATTCATGTATTAACGGATTATCATTACTAGTTTTATTCATTTCAATCATCATTTTTAATTGATTATTTTCAAGTTCTAATTTATTTGTATTATTATTGAAATATTTGATATTATTGTTAATAATATTCAAAAGAGTTTGATAGGAAAGATTTTTTCCAATTAAAAACAATTCTAATTCGTGTTCGTGTCCTTCTAAATTATTTACTTTATTTAATCTTATATTTTCATGATTATGAACAAAACTTTCAAAATCTTTACTATTGCTCACTGAAAAACAATCCAATAAAAGAGATTCGGAATATTTTGATTTATGCTCATTATATCTATTTAAAACACCTCTACGACTTTCTCCAATTTTGATAATATATTGCCCGTTTTCTAATGTTTTAACTTTTACAATATAGATAATAGAACCAATTGTTCCATATTGATTTAATAAGATTTTCTCTCTTTCCAAATATTTTTGTTCTTTTAATTTTTCTTCTGTTTCTTTATTTTTAGTTGTTTCTAATTGTTGTAATTCATTATTTTTTGTTTCTTCTAATTTTTGCATTTGTTGTTTTAATTCATCACATTCTTCTTTTGTGATTTCAAAAATAATATTTTCTAATTTAATAAAATAATCGTGTATTTCATCTGCTTTTTTAGTTCCGGCTTTTAAACAAATTTTTTTAAATGTATCAACGTTTAACATAATAATCTCTTTATTGTGTCCTCCTCTTTTCACTTTCTTTGCTTCCGAAGCTTCGGGAGCAAAGATTTTATAATCACAATCAATGCTAAATTGTTTTTCAAGTAAATATTTAGCGTGATATTTCTGTTGAAATCCTAACCATTTCCATATATTATCTAAATCAATTACAAAATCGTTTTTAGAATCATGCTTAAGATAACAATAAAAACTTGACAAAAACATTTGTTGTTCATATTCTGTAAATACATTTTTAATCTTTTCTACTAATTTGCTCTGATAATTACCAGTTAATTTAGTGATTGGATTGCTCTCAATTAGATTTACGATATCTAAACTCATTCTTCTATATACTACTATGGTATCAAGTCTCTAAGTTGCTTTTTGCTTTTTGCTTTAATAATTAAAAAACAAATGATATCATACTTTTGTTACAATATTATTAATTTATTTCACATCATGATAAATCTAGTTTTTTAAGTTTATATATTTTCTCTCTTAGTTCATTATAATATTCATATCTTTCTTTTGTTAATTCGCTTTCATATACTTTACAATTACCAGTAGCTATCTTTTCTGTTATTTTTTTATTTATTTTTGAAGTAGGATTATTTTGAATAATAGTATTATATATTCTAATAGTTTTCCAACCTTCTAATGTCTTTTCAAAAATAAAAATAACTTCATCGCCTGTAATTTCACGTTTTTCTAAACGTTTTTTCTCTCTTCTTTCCTTTTTTTTCTGTATATGTTTTTTCTTATAATCATTATCCATTTTTATAAATAATAGATTTATGTTTATACAATATTTTCTTTAAAATGTTTTCGTAAATTTAGATAATATTCATATTTATCTCTAGACAATTCAGATTCATAAATAATAACTTTATCATTCATTATATTTCTTTTTATATTTTTAACAATATCTATAGTGATATTTTGTTTATTTTGTTCTATTAAATATTTTAAAATTTGTGTATGTTTCCATTTTTCAATATGTTTTTCAATAATAAGAATAATATCATCTGTAGATATTTTTCTCTTTGATAAGTTCAATTGTTCTTGAGTTAAAGATTTGGTTTCTTTTTTCTCTTCATCTCTACAAACTAATTTTCCAGTTTTTATTCTGGTTATAGTATGTCTGGGTAAATTTAATAATTCTTGTATTTCTACATTTTTATATCCTTCTTCTATCATTTTTCTGATAGTTTTAATGGTTTCATCACGTATACCTTCTTTCGAATATCTAATTGAATTCGACATTTTTTTCTTAGTTTCTTCTGAAAAAGTCTTACCATAATTATGGTTCCCTGTTCCTTTCATTTTTTCGGATTTTTCTCTATAAACTTCTTTATTATGAATTTCTCTACAAACTAGTTTCTTCATTTCTTTTATTTTTAACATTTCTAAATATCCTTCTTTTCCATCATCATTTTGATTTAGTTCATTAAATATTTCTATTTCGTGTTTCTCTTTATTACAAATGTCATACATTTTTTCTCTAATAGTTATATCAGTTGTTACTAAAAATGTTTCAAATGCTTCTGCTTGATTGCATTTAACAATTAAATGTTTTTTAACCAATCTAATAAATTTTAGACAATGTACCTTATTGTATATAATAAAGGAATGATTGTATACATTTCCAAATCCTAAAAATTCAACTATTTTAAATAAAATTTTAGGATGATTTTTTTGACAGATAGATATATAATAAGAGTTTAATTTATTTTTATTAATATATATACATCCTTCGGCATCAAATAATCCAGCAATATACTCTATATTTAATCGGTTTAAATATTTATCGTCTAAATTACAAATATTATTATAATCAGAACAAGTTAAATATAATTCTTCCTTTTCTTCATTTTTATTTGGTATATTTACTAATTTATTAAAATTATATAAACACTGATACTGTCTTTCTTTAATTATAAAACTATTATGTAAATAATCGAGTAACAATTGATATTCATTGTTTCTAATTATTAAATTATATTGGTTCCTAATGTTATATTTATAAATATAGTTATCATCATCTATAATATTTACAGTTTTATCATTTCTATTAGTTGATGATGTAATACTTCCTCCAAAATGATATCTAATTATTTGTAATATATTTGTTCTACATTGAGTTATAGTAAATCCTGATTGATACCCGCATTCTATTTTTCTAATAAATATACAACCATCACCATCAATAAATCCTGCGATATAAGAAGGAGACGGAGGTTCATTTTTGAAACGATTAATATGTTTTTGGTTGTCTGCATTAATGTCTGTCATTGTATATTGTAGTATATACACGGCGATTTAAGTAGTTTTGATAGGATATATGTCTTTTTCTAAATCATCTACTATTTTATTAATGTCATTCAATTTTTCCAATATTAAAACTTTATTTGATTTATTTCCAATCAATATTTTATTTAATTTTGGATGTTTTTCAATTTTGAAATACTGACGTAATCGTTTTTTCTCTTTATCGGCATAATCTTCATAATAAACTACATATTTTCTCATCATATCTTGTGTTATGCCATCTGGTAATGGTTTAGCATTCGTTTTTCTTGCACGTTTTGTTCCATCCATAATTCCTTTAGAATTTTGTTCTTGTTCTTCTCGTGAAGAGATTCTTAAATTATCCCAACAATTATTTAATGGGTCTCTGTCAATGTGGTCAACACTAATATTTTTTGTTCCTTTACCATTTCCATAACAACCTGTAATAATTTGGTGAATATATAAATCAATTGAACTATATATATATCCATTAGTATGTTTAAAAAAAGTTATCTTTTTATTTTCGTTATTTTTAATTTCATATTCCAATATTTTATCTAATGATTTTTGGTTTAATTTAATAATTGTATTTTTTTCACAATACATTAATATATAATTCTCATTATCATCATTTATAAACCATAATGGATTTTTTATTATATAAGCATCTTTTCCGGTTTCTATATAATGACCAACATTATAATTAATAACATTATATTCACTAACAATTTTATGGTGATATTCGTGATAAACATTAATATTTTGACGTCTTAAATCAAATGGGTCATTATTTTTAAATTCATATTTTATATTTGAATCATCATATTTAAACATATAATCTAAAAATGAAATTTTCTTATTATGACGTAAATAATATGGATATAATTTTTCTTCAGTATAATAAATAAATGTTTTTTCAAAGTTGATTATAGAAAATAAATCACTAAAATCCATCATTACTCTTTTATCATTAAAATAAATCAAACCGCAGTTATTTAGAGAGTCAAAATCGTATTTAAGATTGTAATTCATATTATAATATATATGATATGAATATCTTTAACTTGTTTTTAATTGAAATATAATATTTCAATTTCTTAATTACTATACGCTAACCCGCCCCGGGCATCATATAGTCACCCAAATATTTCTATTTGAGCTTGGACTATCCCTTAAGTCATCATTAAAAGCTGCTAACTTTTTCAGACCCATTCCATTATAGTCTCTGAACCTTCTTCTTATGCTTGCTTTAGCGCACTTAGAAGCTTGGCTGCAGATTATCCAATCCTTTTCGTTATTACTATGCCCGAGGTCATTACCCTGGGTATTCAAAATGCTTTCACAAAATGAAGTAGTAGAAAAGGCTCTAAGGATATTCCCGCAATTTAGAAATGTTGCCTCTGCTGACTTAGATAGTCAGACTGAGACTAGCTGGTTATATAATACATTCTGATATTGTTGAATGTATATTTGCTTTACACTGTTTATCCATACTAGGAAGCAAATATCTAGTATGGCAGCCAACTGTTGAGCACAGACTTGAAAAATGCCCGACATGACGCGTAACACGTTATAGTTGGTCGCGTAGACACGGACCTTAGCAGTCTTAGTACCCTCAACAGTAGAGTTGGATAAGACGAGTTGTAAGGTGGCGTTATCAATACGCGAGAAGTTGCACGAACCGCTCGGTTGATGTTCTTCCGGACGAAGAGCAAAAGAATACACGTTAATACCAGTGTCAGGGTTACGGGTGTGGTGCTGGTAAGGCTGGACTAAGTCAAAGTAAGTACCTTCGCGCTCAGAGAAACGATCCTGACCATTAAGCTGGAGCTTAGCAGTGACGACCGGGTTCTCACCCCAACAATGGAGGTCAAGAGAGGTCTCAGTGAGGACAAACGTACCGGCATCAGAGACACCCGAGTTTTGGACACCAGTCTCACCAAAGTTGGGTACATCGTAATTAACATTAGGAGTAGTATTATTATTCCACCAACCATTTTGAGAAATATCAACCGCGCCGGCAGTCTGGAATATTCCAGAAGCATCAATAAAGGCATAACCACCAGATCCATTGGTACCAACAACCGAGTCGGGGGATCCGAACGCATGAATGGCGTTAGGTAGAGCATCAACGGCGTCAGTGTAATTGAAGGGCTGGGCTCCTAGAGTCTTGTAAAGGAGTGAGCCAGATGTAAGAGACGAGCAATAGTCAACGTTCTCATCAGGCTGGACGACCCAAATGAGTTCCTTACAGGGGTGATTAAAGTTGAGTTTAATCTTGTTGGAAGATGAACCGACTGACTCATCACCAGTGAACTGAAGTTGTTCGATTAAATACTCATGAGGGTTCTGGGCCATACGACGGCGCTCATCGGTATCAAGGAATACGTAGTCAACATAAAGAGACGCAGCAACTAAAGACTGATTGTAAGCCTGAGTTACCTTTGTGTTACCACTGTTAGACTCGCTGCTGTTTAATGATGATACAGCCCATAGACACTCATCGATGGGACGAATATCAAGATTAATCTTGACTTCATGGTATTGAAGGGCGATTAAAGGAAGAGCTAGACCGGGGTTACGGCAGTACCAGAACTGGAAAGGAACATATAAGGTGGTTTCAGGGAGGGCATTGCGGGGAGCACATACCTGGCGGGGGGCATCACTGTCACAAGGGCCATCTACTGCGGCGAAAGAGGGATCAGTAATAAAAGTGAGCTGAGTTGTGTTACCAACCATCTTGTAATAACCACGCTGTTGTTCAGAAGTTAAAGTGAGCTGGTTCCAGATGTGCATCCAATCACCATACTGGCGATCAATGCGTTGGCCTCCAATCTCTACTTCAACCTGAGAAATTAACTGTTCTCCGGGGAAATCTAACCAACGAGCATAGACACCTTGACCGACTTTGCCAGGGCTTTGGTTTTTCATATCCTGATTGATTTCAGGAAGAGTTACCTGTAAATATGTGCGGTAAGCTAAATCACCGTTACGACTGATCGTGCAAGTAACACGGCGTCCGAAATCGGCTTGTCCGTTGAACGTTTGTTCGATTGACTCCATAGCGAAGTTAGTGTGACGACGGTAAGTAACTTTCCAGAAAGTAATTTGAGGATTACCCGTAAGATAGACATCCTGGGCGCCATAGGCTACAAGTTGCATTAATCCACCACCCATTTTATAATATTCCTAAAGAAAAAAAAATTTTGAAATTAATTAAATTGTACCAATTCTTTTAATTTTCACTTAATATTTTATTGACATCAAAATTTTGTTCTAAGAATCGTTTCAAATAATTGTCTGAAAAAACTTCTTTTTTACCTTCATGTTTTTTAATAAAAAAATATTTATTATCTATTTTTTTAATTTCCCATCCATCTTCTAAAGCATTGAATAAAAATGTCATTTTTTGTAAAGTTAAATAATTAATATTAATTTTTTTGTTATGATTAATGTATATATCCATTTATGTTTAAGAGAGAAATATATAGATTAAATTATACGGAATATTGTAATCCCTAAATTAATTAAAAATATAATATAATATAATGGAAATTCCACAATCTCAATTATCTATATATAAAAAAAGGAAAATAGATGATTATATTCCGGAAACAGATATGTATGAACTACCTACGTGTTTAACTGAAGATGTTCCACAAGAATCTAAAGAAATAAATTATGGTAGTTTGTTTTTTAGAAAAGATATAATAGAGAGATTTAATGCGGACATTAATACAATATCTATTGGAAATTCTACATTATTAAACAGATATAAACTGTATAATGGCGATGATTTAATAAATTTTATATCATTGTGTCCAGGTCCATATACAAGAGGATTTCAAACAGCTGATAGATTTTTAAATTATAGGAATACATTTTTAAATAAAATAAAACATGAATTGGCATTATTATGCTCTGATATAAATGAATCTTATGGAGAGCGTTCAATACAACGATCGCTAGGGGGCGACATTAATAATAATTATGATATTGTTGTATTAGCTGATCCAAATGTAATGGAAGATACTAGATTACATACTGTAAAAGTAGATGATCCTAATCTAGGTGATAAATGGTTAAAAAGGAAAAAACGAATGATGACATTTGAAGAATTTGCTAAATACAAAATTGATAGTATAATAGGATTTATCATTGTAGAGAAAGGAGAGTGTAAAAAATATCTAAACGCATACTGCATAAATTTAATTTGTTCTAGAGTTGGAGTTGAAGCAGGAATAGGGTCTTTACTAATGGGATTATATTTATATACAATTGTATCACATCCTAAATTGCCATTATCTATTAATGCTAATGCTACATATCCGTCTGGAAAAGCGACAATTAAATATGTTCTTATTGAAAATCCAAATGAAATATCGTCTCAAAAGCCAGTATTTTCAACCGATGACCCGTTAATACCAGTTCAGCATATAGGTATATTGGAATTAGCAGGAGCCTATCAAAATGCGCCTGGATTATGTTTGTATGAAAAGTTTGGATTTAAATATGAACCTTTATTATTAAAATCAGATTGTTTTACTGATATAGAAAATTTACCAATGGTTTTATCATTTAGTTCAAATTTAAAATATAAACATTTATGGAAAAACAATATTGATATGATTAAACAAATATTGGTTAAAATATCGATTGGGTATAAAGAGCCCGACGGAACAACATTTGATGTCCCCTTATCCGGAAGGAGTAAAGTATGTGGCATAAGAGATAGAAATGCGCAAAAGTTATATGGATATTTAAAAAATTTATTTATTTTTGAAATAAATAAAAAACAATCAATTAGTGAAGACCCTGACAATGATTATAAACCATTATATGACAAATTAAAAGAAATTAGTACTATAACTCAGATTTATATTGGTGATATAATATCAATATTAATAACAAATGTTTTATTGAATAATGAAGAAGTTTCATTTGATAAAAAAAATTCTGAAAAATATGTAATTCATTTAACTGATTTATATTCTCTCATAAATGAAATGTCAGGTGGTAAAAAAAATAAAAGTAAAAATAAAAATAAATATAAGACTTTAAAAAAAAAATATTCTAGTACAAAAAGAAATAGAATATATCATAAACGACATATTAATAAAAAAACTTATAAGAATAAATAATATTAAAACCAATTATATTATTTTAAGTAATATGCCTATATTTAAACCAAAAAATACAAAAAAAATAGTTGTTTCTAATAATAATGTTATTACACTAGATAATAAACATTCAGAATTAATAAAACATTTTGAAGAAGAGATTAATGTAGGGATTCCGAATTTAAAGATTGAAAGAAAACAAATAATGGCATTATTAAATAATAATAATTTATCATTAGATGAAAGGTTAGATTGTGAAGATAAATTAAAATACATTAATCTAAAGATAAAGGAAATAAAACAAAAGAAAAAAAAATATTATTTGGATAATTCTAAATATATATTTGATTATTTTGAGAATAAAAAATTAGTTGAAGACGGGAAGAATAAAGTGAAAAAATTAGATAGTTTTTTTAATATAAAAAAAATAGATGAAAATGGGAATAATATAATTGATAATGATAATTTGAATAATAATGTTGAAAAATATTTATATAATATAGATGAAGTATTTTTTGATTTAAATAAATTTGTTACACAAAAAGATGTTTGTCAATATTGTAGTAAAGGAGAATTAATACCAATCGAAAATGAAGGAATTTTAGTATGTAAAAATGATAAATGTGGAAAAAATGTAAGATATCTTGTTGAAAATGAAAAACCCTCTTATAAAGAACCACCAAAGGAGGTTTGTTTTTATGCTTATAAGAGAATTAATCATTTCAGAGAGATATTAGCCCAATTTCAAGCAAAGGAAACAACTCAAATACATCCTGATGTATTACAAGATATAGAATGTCAGATTAAAAAGGAAAGAATTCCTTTAAACGAAATTACAACTAAAAAAGCAAAGGAAATTTTAAAAAAATTAGGATACAATAAATATTACGAACATATTCCATTTATTAAAGATAAATTAGGAATTAAACCACCTATTATGCATCCTGAATTAGAAGAAACATTATGTAATTTATTTATGGATATACAAGGACCATATGCTAAATATTGTCCGGATGATAGAGTTAATTTTTTAAATTATTATTATACTGTTTATAAATTGTGTGAATTACTTAATCAAGATGAATTTTTACCTTATTTTCCGTTATTGAAAGATAAGGAAAAAATGATTGAACAAGATGAAATATGGAAAAAAATATGCGAAGAGTTAGATTGGGAATTTATACCAACTGTATAGATTATAATAAATTATATTGTGAAAGTCTTATTGGAAACCGGTAGAACGAGAGACGGAGTAAATGGAATACTATATGATAATAATAAATCATTTAGATAATTATTATTTGAATAATTAAAAGCACTTTTTTTATCAATTCTATGCTTAACTAAAATTTCATCGCAATTATAAAAATTTTTATTTTGTTTCCAAAGTCGTAACCACAAATCATAATCATCAAGAAAAATATTATTCCAATTACACAATGATTTTTTAATTAATGAACTTGAATTTATTATTGGATTGCAACTAAAAAAATCAAAATTACTTAAATCTCCAACTGGAATATTTGGTGACCCTGTTCTATCTCCAAAATATTCACATTTTGTTCCAATAACATCATATCTATTTAAAAAATTAATTTGTTTTTCTAATTTTGTTGGATGCCATATATCATCAACATCTAATATTGCAATCCATTCATAACTTGAAAATTTAATCATCTCATTTAATGATGATGGTTTTCCTTTTATATAAAATAAATCTAAAACTTTAATGTTATTTGATTGTTCTTCATATACTTTTGCTAATTTGAATATATCTGAATTTTCAGGATGTCCATTAATGCCAACAATTATTTCCCATTCAGGATATGTTTGTTTAATAACGGATGATATTGATTCATCAATATATTCTATACCATTATATATAGGTATTAAAATACTAATCATGTATATAATAATTTATATAATAAATTGTATTTTAATGCGAATATAATTAAAATACAATTTATACCATTAGTAATATGAATTCATTAACTATTGTGTCTTGTTATTACAAAATAAAATCTAAAAGAAGTCATGACGAATATAATATTTATATATCTAATTTATTGAATAACTTAAAAGCGAATATTGTGATTTATACATCTAAAGAAGATTATGAATATTTAAATTCTTTTAAAAATGGAAAAAATAATATCAATATAATTATTAAAAGATTTGAAGAAATTAATTTATATAAAAAATATTTTCATATTATGGAAAAACAATATCAAATGGATAATCAAAAATATACAGGGAGAACATATCAATGTTATATATTATGGAATTCTAAATTAGATTTTTTAAAAGAAACTATAGAAATTAATCCATTTAATTCTGATAAATTTATGTGGTTAGATTTAGGAGCAGTAAGAACATTAGATATTATAAATTATTTAAATTCGTTTCCTCGTTATGAAAATATATCAAAAAGTAAAATTGATATAATATATTTAAAACCATATCTAAATGTGAATCAAAAATATTTTAAAGATGAAGTTCATCTAGGAGGATTATATGGAGGAGGAAAAGACATAATTATGGAGTACCATAAATTATTTTATGATAAATTTCAAGAATATGTAGATAATAATCAATTCATAGGATGTGATCAACAAATAATTTCAAGTGTTTATTTAGAAAATAAAAATATTTTTAATTTAATTATTCCTGTTACAAATAATATTACTGAAAATAATAAATTCATACCATTAAATAAAAATATTGATCCATGGTTTTATTTAATTTATTATTATTCTGTATAAAATTATAAAGTTTATTATTCTTTTTGAATTATATAAATGTTTTCTTCTTCTTCGTCATCATCATCAACATCTTCATAATCAACATCTTCATAATCAACATCTTCATCATCAACTTCTATATCCTGATTGACCAATTCATCTGGATCTACTACTTGTTCTTCCTGAATTGGTTCAACTAATTCTGGTTCGAATTCCAATTCCTCGTTAGATGGTTCATCTACTTCTACCGCATCAATAACAAGTTCTTGTTCTTTTAGTTCTACCAATGTAGTCTCAATGGCATTATTAACAGGTTCTTGTACTTGAGCGGGTTCTTTATGAATATTATCATATTGATTTCTTTGTTTATTAATTTCTTCTATTTCTTCTTTTAAAATATCATACAGTGTTCTAGAGTCAGCATGATTAGAAACAATTTCTTGATGAATAGTATTTCTTGATTGTAATATGGATGACATATGAATTGATGAATTAGATTTACGCTGATTATTTAATCTAAACGTTAAGTTCATATAAAATATATTAATATTTTATTAAATGTAAATAATATTTCATATTTAATAAAATATTAATATATATGAGTGGTTTCATTTTCTTAAATACTTTTGTCTTATTAAATCATTTTATACATTGCGTTGAAATAAATAATACACTGAATGACTTTGAGGATTCAAACGAGTTATTTGGTTTTATTAAATATGGTAACTGGTGTGGTCCTGGACACGGCGGATACCAAGATTGTTGTAATAATGGACCTTGTTCTGATTGCGACTTAAAAAAAGGCACTCCTACACTTGAATGTTTCAAACAATGTCCTCCAACCGATTATATGGATTATTATTGCGCGGTTCATGACGAATGCTGTTTAAATAATACGAAAGACATAACGTGTTTCCCTGAAGGAAATAAATGTTATTGCGATTGTCTACTTATAGACGGTGTAACAAAAAGCAAATGTGTTTCAGATGAATGTTCTTATTATAAAAGAAGATTATTATCATTATTTAATTATGGTTTATCGTGCTGGTATAAAAATGAAAATAATATTTCAGTTTGTAATATTTTATCATTGAGAGATTATTCTATTACACAATTTTGTGATAATGGCAATGAAATAAATCCTTGGTCTAATTTACTTTAAAAATAAATACTCATTTCATTATTTGACTGTTTAAATCCACATTTTTCATAAAATGTTTTCTTTTCATCATCACAATTCAATATTATCTTGTAACAATCATTTACTTTAGAAATATCTATTAATTGATTTATTATTTTTTTTCCGTATCCCTTATTTTGATATTCTGGAAGAATAGAAACATCTTCTATGTGCGCAACACTACCACATTTATGTATAAATTTAGGCTCAATAATCAATGTTCCGCATCCAATCATATGTTTTCTTTTATAATCTTGTATAATCCAAATTTGAATAAATGGATATAATTCTACAATTTTATAATAGGTCATTAAATTCAACATTGTATCTCTTTTTTCTGTTGTATTAGATAGATTTTCAATTAGATTTAAATATTCTTGTAGATTGTTATCTGTTAAAAGTTTAAAATGTATATCATTATCAAGCATATACATATTAGATTATTATTATTAAGTCGTGTTATTTAACTCTTATTATTTAACTTCCTGTTATATGATTTATCTAGGGAAACCAACTAAGTTAGCACCAATACCGAAGCCAGCACCTGAGCGAGCACTTACAGCCATCGCAGGTAAATATGTATCAAGAATGCTAAATGTGGCCGCAGCGGTTAATGCAATGAAACCAACTTCATCAAGAGATAAACTTCTCTTGGGGATGGCAAACGCAGCGATTGCTACAAAAAGACCTTCGACTAAATATTTAATTAAACGTTTGAGTAATTCGTTAATATCCAAAACATTGAAAACGTTCATCTTATATATTAATTAATAAGAAAAAAAAATATTATATATTATTCGTTAAAAAACTTAAATATATATATTCTTAAAATATTATATTATGTCTTTTTCTAAAGAACCGAGAAATAAAACCATGGATTATAAAATTAATTTGGACGGAACTGAAAATTCTAAATATGTAGATTTACTTGATGAAGACCGTCCGATTGCCGGTCAAAAGTTTTGCTGTGTATCATTTGTATCTCCTGAAAATATTTTGAAACAACGCGAGATGTATTTTATGGAAGAATTTTTAAAATCGTGGGATTTGACTAAATCACTTGAAAAATTCAGTCAATTTTTAAATTTTGTATCTTATAAATATTCTTTAAATTTTACAACCTTAACTGAAGATTTACAAGAATTTGTAAAGGAAGAAAGAAATTCTTTATCTACATCGTCATTAAATGATGATTATAAAACATTTTTAGATAATAATGAAGAGAGATTAGACAAGGAATTCAACGACATTTCAAATTTCCAAACATCAATCAGAGGTTTGAAAGTAAGAGGTTCTTTCCCTAGTCAGAAAGAAGCCGAATTGAGATGTAAACTTCTTCGTGAGCTAGATCCTCATCATGATGTGTACGTCGGTCCTATCGGTATGTGGATGCCGTTCCACCCCGAAGCTTACAAAACTGGACGTGTAGAATACATGGAAGATGAACTCAATCAATTGATGCATGAGAAGAAGAAGAATGAAGAAAAGGCGAAGGAAGATTTTGACAAGCGTGTCAAGGAAGCAAAACATAAGGCGATTGAAGACAATAAGAAAAAGGCACTTGAAAGTGGTAATAAATTAACTCAAACATTAAACAGCGAAGGCAATCTTATTAGTGTTCGTGATATGAATACTCAAGAAGAAAATTTATTACAAACTGAGGGTCTTACGTCTGCTGACATTCGTCGTGAATTATTTGAAGGCGAAAATATTGTAACTTCAACTGATACCGACCATGGATTATCTGATTTAACAAATATTTCATTCGGTGTAAAAAATGAAAATTAAATTGATTATGGAATGATGGAATTATGGAATTCAGAAATTATATAATGATTAATATAAAAAATTGATTAATAATATAAATAATACTAATAAATTATCAGTAATATTTATAATGACTAAGTGCCTTCAAAGTGATTGTTTAAAACGTTTGAAATTAACAGATTTAAAATGTAGATGTGGAAATGTATATTGTTATATTCACCGATTGCCTGAAACTCATAATTGTAGCTATGATTTTAAATTAAATCATCATCAAATAAATAAATTAGAAGAAGAAATGAAATGTATCGCTCAAAAATGTATTAAAATATAATTTTACAATAAATTAATTATTTACCATAAATAAATGTGACTTAATATTTTTGCGTTATAATATCCATTAGAATGATTGATTTCATATTCAATCGCCTTTTTTCTATTTTTTATACCATGACTATGTCTACTATAATAATTCATTTGTCTTTTTTTATTTGAATGATTTTTATTTGCGTATATTTTTAAAGGGGTTCTATCTTTATACTGTTCATAATCTGACGCTCCAAAATGTATTATATGAACTTTTCCGGTTTCTAAATCTTTAACATATGCCATATATTTTTTTTCTGGATTGCTGCTCTTCTCAAATTTAATAATTTTTTCTTTCATTTTATTTTTTCCTCCAATTTGAATAGACGGAGTTCTTCTTATCTTGCCGCGCATTGCTAATTTAAGTGCTAAGCTATTGGCATTACAACCGTTTTTTAATATAGCTATATCAACTAGTGATGCCTTTCCTCCAGTTATAGAACTTGCTAGACGTGCACGTCCCCAAGACTTTGCGGTCTGATTTGGTCTAGATCCCGATGAATAATACGCACCCATGCCTTTATTTTCTATTTTTTTTAAAGCTTTTAAAGAGCATCCAGTTTTGATTGATAATAATTTATTTGGGATTATTTTATCAATGCCGTATATTTTTTTAGCATTTAAAATATGATCTGATTGTTTATATTTAAATGACTTTACTTTTTTCCGTGTATAATAGATTCCCTTTTTATATTTTTTTCTAGATTTATTTAATTCTGATTTCACTATTTTTACATCTTTATTTGTTAAATATTTCGGGACATATCTTTTTGGTACTTTATCTCCTCCAATCATATTATAGTATAATATTATTATAGTAAAATTACCATGTTGATTTTTTGACACTTATTTTAGGTCCCGATCCTCTTTTTTTAACCGAATTAGGGTCATATATTTCATCTTCGTCATCGTCAGAATTGAGACCTTTTGATATTTCCCAAAATTCTTTTGTTCCTAATCTAAAATCAGGATGTGATTCTGCTTTATACCAAAAAATTTGGTCTTGGAGTTTATTAGACTTTGCATTATTATTTATAACTAAACATTCAAAGTTCTCAGTACATTGGTCCATTACTTGGCAAAAACTTTCAAATGTTGGAAACATACCAGCATAATTTTCAAATATGCGCTTTCTATTTGTAAGGTATGGTTCCCTCAGTATAAAAACATAATCTATATTTGTTCTTAAATTTGGAGGTACACCTAAAGGATACTGCATCGTAATAATAAGCATAATTTTCCAATGTCTTCCGTTCATGAATAATAATCTCATCAATTTATCTTTGGTCCAAGCATTATCATATAGACAATCATCTAATATTACAAATGCGCGTGGATCAATATTACTTTTTTTATAATTATTTATTTCTTTTTTGACTTGCTTTAAAACCATTTTTTGTCTTTTTAAAATATTTTCAATAATGGCAGTATTATATTCGTCATGAATAAATAATTTTGGTACGATTGAACTGTAAAAACCATTGCCTGCTTCTGTTCCAGAAATGACAGTTCCAATTGGAATATCTTGATGATAAAAAAGTAAATCTCTAACTAAAAAACTCTTACCTGTATCACGACGACCGATTAAAACAACAACAGGACCTTTATTTTCATCCGGTCTAAAACTAATATTACGCATATCAAATTTTTTCAATTCCAAAGCCATTTACTATAACTACTTTTAGAAAAAAAATATATATTATATTACGCAAGATATTAGTTTAAATGTATCATTAATTTTATATTAATTAAATAATGATTAATATAAATTATCAAAAACGAAATAATTCTATATTATTTCAAGATTTAGAAAAACATTTGAATATTGAAAAATGTCAAAATTACATTCCTATATACAACAAAATGTTTCAATTAAATAATACTAATTACAATAATGTTAATCTAGATAACGATAAATATGCTTTCAGGATGCTTCATAATTTGGATAATCCATATTCATATAATACTGTAGCGAAAGACATTTCAAATAATATATCTACATTGAATATATTTATTAAATTAAGTCCTCTATTAGATCCTGTTAAATATGCAATGGGTAAATATGACATTGAGGATAAAAATTTGTTAGAGCTTCCTTGTTTTCTTAATAAAAATAGTCATGCAAAAGTGAGGGATATGAATAATTCTGCTTATGTAGATGGTTTTTTTTCATATTTAAGTAGTAAATTAATTAAGAAGTATAATTTCATACATGGAGTAGATTATTATGGAATGTTTTTAGGGGTGAAAAATGAATTTATTTATAATGCTACAGATGAATTAGAATTATTAATGGATAATAAATTTTTTCACGAGCACAAAAATAAATTATTTACACTTGATGACAAATATTATTCTTTGAATAGTGATAGTAGATCTTATAAAACTAGATTAGAAATTAGTGATGCGAATGATGATGTATCTGATTTTGATATTATTGAAATAGACGATGTCAATAACTTATTGGAAAACAATAACGCAGACATTAAAAAAGATGCAAATGACCCAAATATTGAATTTCAAGAAATTAAAGAGTTTGATTTATTGTTACTAGAAAATATAAATGATTTTACTAAAGACGATGTTGCTAAAACAGTTCCTTCTTCTAAAAAATCAAACTCTAGTTATAGCGATTGTTCTTCTAGAACGTCTGCCACAAATACAGACGATGGTTTTGATGATAATAATAATTTTTCAGACGACGATGATAATGATGCAAACGATGATGATGATGCATCGTATGAAACTGTAGATGAGGATGATACTGATGATAGTGATGCAACTAGTTTAACAGAAAGCAGTGTAGAGGAAATAGTTAATTTATCAATTAGTAAATTTCCAGTATCAATTATTTGTTTAGAAAAATGCGAATATACATTAGATTATTATATGGTTAATAATGATATATCGGACGATGAATGGGGATCTATTTTAATGCAAATAATAATGATATTGCTTGCATACCAAAAAGCATTTAATTTTACTCACAATGACTTGCATACAAATAATGTTATGTATAAAACAACCGATAAAAAATTTTTATATTATAGATACAATAATAATACATATAAGGTTCCTACGCATGGAAAAATATATAAAATAATTGATTTCGGAAGAGCTATTTATAAATACAATGAAATTACTTACTGTAGCGATAGTTTTCATAAAGATGGAGATGCTTCAACACAATATAATTTTGAACCTTATATTAATAATAATAAACCTCGGTTAGAACCGAACTATAGTTTTGATCTTTGTCGTTTAGCTTGTTCTATGTTTGATGTTATTGTATATGACGATGATAATAATGAAAGGGATGATAAAATATCTCTATTAATTAAGGAGTGGTGTAAAGATGATAAAGGTAGAAACGTTCTTTATAAAACAAATGGAGATGAAAGATATCCAGATTTTAAATTATATAAAATGATAGCACGAACCGTTCATAATCATACTCCTGAAAATCAATTGAAGAGAGAAATGTTTTTAAAATTTTTAGTTTCAAAACATAAACTTAGTAAAAATAACACATTGGAAATAATAAACATTGATATTATGTAATCGTTTGCATCTTTATTTTTGTATGGCAATTAATAATCATAATTTTTATACAAAATCATATATTATTATATATAATATGAATATAGATTCAGGAATCAATTCAAACCGAAAATTAAAAATTGCAGTATTAAAAGATGCTTTACCGTTTACAAATTGCGGAAAGGAAACAAAACCGTCCGGTGTTGCAGTTAAAATATGGGAAAAAACAGCAGATAAATATAGATTAAATTATGAATATGTTTGTATTGATAGAAAATACGACGATACAATTAATGATATAAGTGAAGGTAAATACGATGTAGGATTGGCTGAATTTAGTGTGATAACACGTAGATACGATAATGTTTCATATTCTAGACCTTATTTTGTTTCAAAGATGAAAGTATATAGAAAAAAAAACGATAATTCATTTAAAAGTTTTGTAACAAATAGAATTGTCAAAATACTTTTCATAGTTGTTTTTTTGATATTAGCTATTTATTCGGTTATAAGAAAAAATGTTTTAAATCTTCCATATACAGAGGCGTTGTATGAAACATATACTATTTTTTTTACAAATGTAAAGGATTTCATATTAATAAATAAAAAAAATACTCCGTCTAAAATTAAATTGATTAATGGGGTTTGGATTTTAATAAGATATGCATTCTTTACTGTCGTTGTAGCTCAAGCAGTAAATATTGTAGTTAAAACAAATGATTATATAACAGACGAAGAATATAATGAAATAAAAAAAATAAATGTTTTGAAAGGAACTTCGTATGTTGATTATGTTAAAAATATTGATAAACAACCAAAATTAAATGATACTAATCAACAAATCATTGAAAAAATATATAAATCTAATTATGATGAGTATTGGATGGATGATAATAACATTATAGTAAATGCTATAGAGAAAAGCCCATATAAATTACAGCTAGATTCTACTATAAATCCTGTTGTCAACGATGAATTTACTATTGTAGTAAATAAAAAAATGCCTGATATATTGGAAAAAATAAATAAAACAATTGTTGAAATGCAAGATTCAGGAGATATGGTAAGATTATGTAAGGGATATATGAAAGTCAATTTTGAAGATTGTTCTATGTAATTTAATAAATTTATAAATAATATACTTTTATAAATTTATTTAAAAATCTGGATTGTCAACAAATACATTTACTCCTCCACCACCACCAGCTATAGTATTAACGGTAGTTTTCATTAAATCAAATTGATTGGCTATAAATAAACCAATAACAACACTTACATAAACATGAAGGCTTTCACGAATTAAAAATTTCAATGGCTTAACCTCTTTTAAAATAAATCTCATTTCTATGAATTTACACAAAAAAAATATAACAGATACAATTCCTGCTAAAATAAATATATTTTCCATTTTAATATAGTTAACTTTTCTAATTTTATATTTAACGCAAATGATTTAAATTTTTATATTTATTTTAAATCATTAAATAAATAATTATATATTTATAATACTTCTATGTCAATCATCGGGTCGTCATTCAAAATAGTTTGTTTTGTCATATCAAATACATCCAATGTATCTAAAGAAATATCTCCTCCTATATTTAAAGCGTCGCTATCACTTTCTTCATCCTCTTCTTGTTTTCTCTTATTATAATTTGATTCGCTTATGTGTTCCAATCGTTCTATTGTTTTTGGAGCATTAATCGCTTGTTCGTTCCCCTTTTTATCTAGAACCATATCTAAATCATTAAATGTAAGCCTATCGTTTTTGGGTTCATTCTCTTCGTAACCACCTCTTTGAGGAACAGTCGGAGGAGTAGGTAATTCTTCGGGTGGAATTTCAGTTTCAATAATTTCTTCCTTTTCTTCAACTTCTACATCTGTTTCTTGTGTTTCATCTAAATATGTTCTTAAAATTTCTTCTACTGGAATACTATCTCTAATTGTAAGTAATATACATTCTTTAATAATTGTTTCAAGTTCTCGGTTGTGTTTTTGTATTTGTAATGGGGTACATGTTTTATCAAATAAATAAACATTTGTGTAGACTTTTCTAGCTGTATTTATATAAATTTTATGAATAAAATCCTCAAGGGGTGGAACATTGATTGATATTTTTTTCTGTTTTAATCCAACTCTCGCACAAGTTAAAGCTTTTAATTTTACAATGTGAACACATGTTACTAAATCTTCTAAATATCCACACCCACTTACTTCTTTCATTCGGTTTGTTTCATCCTTAATCATAGAAGGATTCCATTTTGTAATTCTAGCTATAAAGTTTTGAAATGTCATAAGATATTTATCTTCTTCATTGTTTTCTCTGCATAATTTCCATGCTTCATCAAATATAGACCTTAATCCACTTATGATTAATGGTGCCAATATAGATACAAGCCTGGCACACCATTCATTTTGCGATTCAATTAAACTATTAACTGAAAAATCGTCCATAATATTATTATTGTAGGTTTAATAATAATAATTTAAACTTAAATAATTTGAAATGAATTATTGTTAAACTTTATATAAATGAAATATTTTCTACATCAAATAATTCATCTGAATATAATAAATTTAATATATACATAATTAATAATTTTTCATTTCTAAATTCTCTCTTTACCTTATTTATTGTTAATAAAATTTTATATTTTTTACATTCATCTATATCTAATGTTTCTATTACTTTTAATAATTCAAGAGCATTATATCCTTTTTCATAAAGTTTTGTTGATAATGAAAAATAATCATTTAAATTTCTTTTTTTATCACACAATTGATTTTTTAACCATAAAAGTTTTGCCTTATTTTCTTTTGTAAAATCATAAGTATTCTGAATATGATGTTCATTCAAATTTATATTTATCTCATTCAACTGTGGCAACGATAGATAAATTTCACAAAATCTAGATAATATTGGTTTTAATAATTTATATTTATCTTCTACTATAATAAAAAAACGAGTCGAATAATTGAATAATTCAATACACCGTCTGAGTGCTGATTGGGCGTCAATTGTTAATTTATCAGCGTTTGATAAAATAATACTTTTGAAACAATCATGTTTAATATGTGTTTTGGCAAAGAATTTCAAATCTTCTCTTATAAATTTAATCCCTTTACCATGAGCGCAATTAACATACATAACATATGATTTAATTGCTTCTCTATCATCATGATATATCATTTTAATAAATTTATTAACTAATGTTCTTTTACCACTTCCGCTAGGTCCATGAAAAATAATATTAGGGATTTTATTAATATTAATAAAATGATTTAATTTTTCATATACATCAGTATGTATTTTTAATTCCATAAAATATATAAATATATGAGTTATGTATTTATATATTTATATTTGTATTTTATTTTATGACTCTTTATTTTTTTATTTACAAGTAAATCCAAATATCCAAATAGAATGAATTATGATAGATCATTAAGCCCAGCTCTAAGCCCAGCTCTAAGCCCAGCTCTGTAAGCTTTGAGTGTATGGATTTTGTTTGAACGCACTAAGAATATCTGGTTGAATTCTCTCGCAGTTAATATTTTCATCATAATATTGTCTAGCGCTAAATTTACCATATGTCTCGGGTGCAGGTAGGGCAGTTGCAACAGTTGGACCACTACCTCTTACCCATAAACGATTATTATCTCTGTCACAATCAACCTTATCTATTTTAATATTATCAGTTTGATTAAATATCTGTGTACCACCTTGATTGGGTCTGTTAAGGTATGTCTTATTCGGATTATTATGTTGATTATATTCAGCATCGTATTGTCTTAATCCTGATTGATTCGCCGGTCCACCTGAATTACCCATATATGTTATGTTTGTAGAATCTCTGTTATTTTCTATTGCTTGTTGGGTGCTAACAGAATATGCTCCGTCCTTTTGATTTTGGATGTTTAAATGATTATTATCTAGTTTACCTTCTAACATTTCGCGATTTGTCGTCTTTGTTCTATCAGATGGATTATATACTACATTAGCAGGAACACTACTCTTACCATTTTCATAAGGTCTCGCATTTCCTACTACATTCTCCTTTCTTGTTGGTCTAAGAATATCTAATAAAGGAGCCACGACTGCTTTTACAACACCACCTACAATGCCTGTCGCACTATAACAAACTGTAGAACGATTCGTTGGTAAAAATTTGTAACTATCCCTTGAATAATCCCCGGTAGAAGCAGGATTTTGACCCACAGCAGATGGTGCTGAAACAATTTCACATGTTTTTTCTGTGCGATGTGATTTCTGATAATTTTGAGGAGTATAACCAGCATCTCCTTCTGCACGTCCACTTGTTCCAAAATATTCAGTTGTTGTAAATGGGCGACTTACATCTTGTAGAATTTCAATTCCTCTAGCTGTTTGGGCTTTTTCAATACCAGTTGTTGTTAGCCATCTATCCGGAGTATTATTATAATAAGTATCTGGTAAATGTTTTTCAACTTGTCCTATAAGACCTCTATTTTTAATTAAATTAATTGCCGGTCCTTCATGACCTTCTAATCCAAATGTAAGTTTAGGATTCGTTTTAACACGAAGCTCATCTACCGTATATGGCATCCAACTTTCTCTTGATCCCATACCAGAATTAAAACCAAGTGACCCTTCTGTTCCGTATCCTTGATTTAATCCAGGCGCTACTAATTGTTCTTCCCATGGTTTAATATTAGCCATTCTTGTTCCGGGGTTAACTCTTGATTGATAAAAATCACTCTGATTTGGCATACCATGTGCCCACTGGACGTTATCTTGAGGTTTAAATAACGGAGCTACTTCTTTTTTTCTAAATTGTTGTGTTCCAGTTCCTTGCATATTATCTAAAATAGATTCGCTTACATTTGCGTTTGCAGTAGCTCCTCTTATTTTCGCACCAAAAAAGGGTGTCATATTGTTGTGTCTAAATTCTTTTCCTACAATTGGTTGACCTGATAATGATATGAAATTCGGTTCATTTTTTAATTCTTTATTAATCGTTTTTTCATATGTAGCAGGGTCAAAATATTTATCTGTTATTTGGTTTGGATTTATATATCTTTGTACGTTATCTGAATTTACTGGAGCTAGAGTAGGATAATTTTCTGGAATTATTTCAGTATTCGGTAAATAATTTTTTTTATCACTCATATTTGTAAATTTTTCTTTCTTCTTCTCTTGGTTAGATATTATATACATACTGCCTAATGCTATAAGAGGTATTGCTAATTCTGCCATTTATATATATAATTGTATTATTTTTTTTAGTTATTAACTGACTATAATATACAATTTAATGAATTATATATTATTCTCTAAAATTTAGTTGTAAATACATTCATTTGATTTAAATTACTCATTTGATTCTTATTCACAGTCTCAATTTCTATGCAAGGATAAGGGGTTACATAACGGTCTTTTTCTATCATTCTAGTATTCAAATTATTTTCAAATGGTATACACGTATTCTCTTGTGGGTTTAATTGTAAAGTATACCAGTCTACTTGCTCTAAATCTCTTGACATCCACGCCGGGTGTGTTGCTCTTGATTGGTCTGTAATTGTTCCAGCTGTAGGATATTTGACATCATTTGTTTCGACTTTATGTAAATTATAATCATCTTCCAAACAATCTTTATTTACTCCACGGGTTAATCCTCTCAAGTCATTTTCTAGATTTATTGTATTTGTTCTTAAATTTCCGCCCCATTTTTGTAATCTTAAATAAGGGTCATCAATGTAATGCGGTTTCAATCCATTGCCTGGGACATTCAATATATATCTTCCTTGATCGGTGCTTTCTTGTAATTGTTTTTTAATTCTACAAGGGTCATCATGAAAACGAGTAAATGCCATTTATAATATTTATATATAAAATTATATTTATACTTAAATATTAATTAATAAAACAAAACAAAACATTATTATTGTTTAAATGTCAAAAACAATCTCTCTTAATATGATTGTTAAAAATGAAAGTCATATTATTAAAAAAACTCTAGAACATCTTACTTCCATTTTTAATTTCTCTTATTGGGTAATATGCGATACAGGATCAACCGATAATACTCAAAATATAATTATAGATTTTTTTGAAAAAAAAAATATAAAAGGCGAATTGCTTCAGCATGAATGGAAGGGATTTGGATATAATAGAACCATGGCATTAGAGGCAGTATATGAAAAAAGCGATTATACATTCATATTTGATGCTGATGATTGGATACACGGGGAATTTGTTCTTCCTGAATTAAAGGATGATATGTATCATTTGAAAATTGGTAATAATTTTGTATACAAAAGACCTCTACTTATTAACAATCATTTAAAATGGAAATTTATGGGTGTACTACATGAATATCTTTCTTGTATAGACAATTATAAAACAGAAACCACTATAAATGGAGACTATTATATAGAAAGTGGAAAATCTGGATCTCGTAGTCTAGATATTAATAAATATATTAATGATGCTGAAATACTTGAACACGCATATGATAATGAAGACGATGTAAGTTTAAAAGCTAGATATGCTTTTTATTGTGCCCAAAGTTACATGGATGCGAATAACAATGTTAAATCTATAAAATGGTATAAAATTGTTTTGACCTCAGTAAATTGGTCTCAAGAAAAATATTATGCTTGTCTATCAATTGCTAAACAATTAAAATGTTTAAATGGAGATATGAATGATATTATTCATTATTTAACATTAGCCGGAACATTTGATAATGAGAGAATAGAACATATAACAAACTTGTGTGAATATTTATATGGGAAAAATATGCATATATTAGTAAATGCGATTTATTTACAAAAAAAATATAAACACAAAACAATTCAAAATCCAAATGATAAATTATTTTTATCTATAGATGATAACGCTATAGAATATTTTAATTCAATATCTTCTTATTACATTGGAGATTATGATAGCGGTTATGAATGTTGTAAAAAAATATTACTATCCATTTATAACGTACAAACAGGTTTATCTGATATAACAAATTACAATGAAATCATAAAACACACTATTAATAATAATTATCGGTTCATATCAACCATTAATAATTTATGCTTCTATAAAGATGCTCTTAAAAATGATAATAACGGAGAAGATATTGAAAAACTTTTTTTATTAGTTGACTATTATATTAAATCTCGTCATGAAGACAATAACATTTATAATATTTTTGAATTATGGAATATAATATTTAATAAAATGAATTTTTCTAATTACAAACTTTACAATCATACAAACAATGAATTACCGATTGTATTTCTCTCAATGACAACTTGTAAACGCATTGATTTATTTCAAAAAACAATTAACTCTATATTTAATTGTTGGAATGATGTAGACAAGATAGACTATTGGTTTTGTGTGGATGATAATTCTAGTGAAGCTGACCGAGATAGTATGATAGAAAAATATCCTTTTTTTGAATATTATTTTAAAAGTGAAAATGAAAAAGGTCATCGTAAAAGCATGAATATTATTTGGAATAAATTAAACACTCTTAGACCTAAGTATTGGATACATATAGAGGATGATTTTTTATTTTTTGATAAAATGGATTATGTTAGTGAAAGTATATTTGGTCTTGAATTTCTCTCTGAGTATAATGTTAAACAGATATTATTTAATAAATCTTATGCAGAAACAATAGAAGATTATAAAATAACAGGATCAACTATAAAAGGAAATTATTGTATTCATGAACATAGCAAAGACAATGATAATAGTCGTATTAATAATAAATACTGGCCACATTATAGTTTTAGACCTTCATTAGTATCAGTTGATGCTATACTAGAGATAGGAAATTTTGATACTACGAACCAGTTTTTTGAATTGGATTATGCGAATAAATGGAATGATAAAGGATATAAATCTGCTTTTTTTAATAAAATAACAAATAAACACATTGGAAGATTAACCAAAGATCGTAATAATTCAATAATGCCAAACGCATATGAACTGAATTTAGAATCTCAATTCTCAAAAGAAACAAATTATATCAAAGTAGTTAATTTACTTAGGAGAGAGGATAGAAAGGAAATATGCGTTGAATTATTTAAAAAACACAATGTAAATAACTATGAATTTATAGAAGCCGTTGACGGAAAGGATATAAAAGAGGAAGATACTGAATACTTATATTTATTCAAAGGCAATGATTTTGGTAGCAGAAGAGGATTTATAGGGTGTGCGTTAAGTCATTATAAGTTATGGAAACAACTAATCAATGATAATGAAAATGAATTTTATTTAATATTAGAAGATGACATTCGTTTATCCGATAATTTTACAGAAATTGTATATAAATTAAAACCTATAATGAAACAAAAAGAATTTCTATTTATGGGGTATCACATGTATAACAAGGAGAGAGAAAATGTTAAAAATATATATGATGTAATAAATAATAATATAAAAGTTGTTAATTTAAATAATAATTTATTCATAGGCGGAACATATTGTTATAGTGTAAATAAAAAAGGAGCAAAATATATGTTAGATTTTATAGATAAACATGGGATTAAACACGGCATTGATTATATAATTGGAAAATTAAATAATAATATTTGCTATGAATTACAACCCCATATTTGTTTTTCTGAATGGCATGAAGATTTTAAACAAATTGACACTGATATACAAATGGATTGTGAATCAATAGATATTGATAATTATAATAAAATAAAAGAAGATATTTTCTCTCAATTTATATTTATTGAAGGTAAGGATCAAGTAGAATTTGATTTATATTATAAACAAACAACACTATTAGAGGCAATGAAAATAGCATTAAATGATAATAATTGCGTTGGGTTTAATACATTGGGTTTTTTTAAAAATAAAATAAAAAATTTAACATCATCTGCTTATTATAAAGCATCAGATGGAATGTATATCAAAAAAAATGAATATGAGATATTTATAAATGAAGAAAATACATCAGATGTAATAGTGAATATCAAAAAAAAAATTAGAATTAAACTAATATGTCATTGGTGTTCTTCCGAACAATTATGCAAAGAATGGTCCAATATGTTTGAAACAAAAAATAGTTGGAAAGACATTGAAATAACTCATGAGAATAATGTTGATTATTTTGTCATTATTAATTGTCCGTATAAAGATGAATATTTTGAACGTTCTAGAAGTATTGTATTTCATATGGAACCATGGGTTCATGATAAAAGTAAAGATTGGGGTGTTAAAACATGGAAAGAATGGGCTTCGCCAGATGAGAATCTATTTTTGTATGTTGGCACTCATAAAAAAATGTTAAACGGGGTTCAGTGGCAAATTAATATTCCAAAAAGTATACATGTAAATAGATATAATAAAATTATTAGTGTTCTTAGTGCTAAAAACTATGATAACGGTCATATAAAGAGAATTAATTTCGTTAAATATATGGAAAAAGAAAATCAAAATAAAATAAATATTTTTGGTCATAAAAATTATCATAGCTTTAAAAACTATAAAGGTCAATTAAATGGTGACAAAAAAGAAAATCACTATGTAGATTATAAATATTGTTTAGCAGTTGAAAATAATATGGAATTTAATTATGCAACTGAAAAAATATGGGAGTCAATATTATGTGAATGTTTAACCTTTTATTGGGGATGTCCGAATCTTGAAACATATATAGATTCAAACGCATTTGTTAGATTGGATTTAGATAATTTCCAAGAATCAATGAATATTATAAATAAAGCAATAAAAGAAGATTGGTGGTCACAGAGAATAGATATTATTCGTAGAGAGAAAATCAAAATTATAAATGAATTAGGATTTTTCCCAAATTTGAGAAAATTAATTGATGATATAAAAGTAAAATAGATAATTAAATATCTATACAAAAATAAATAATAAAATCTATTAAATTATTTTATTTTTTTTATAATTTATAAGTTTATAATTAAAATTATATATTTATTGTTATACAATTATTATTAGATGCAAAATAAGGATTATTTATTAGATCATTATGCAATATTGTTTCAAATAAATGAATTCCATAAATATCTTCATTAAGATTGTCATTTATATTTAAAAACTTTTCTCGTTCAGACCATTTAAATGGGAAAAAATGTTTTGACTCTAATATTTCTATATTGTATTTTAAAAAATAATGTTTTTTCTTTTTTAATAATTGTTTATTACTTTCTCTAATATGATAAGCCCAGTTATCCATTCTTAAACCAGTTTTAAAAGAATCTAACCATTTTTTAACGAAACCGTTATTTGGTTTACATGCTAAAAAAGCATTAATTAACCCACCTCCTTTATCTCCTTCTTCGGATATATATAAATCCTTTCCTGTATTAATAATATTTTCAAAATTTTTAATAATTAACATATCTAAATCTAGATAAATACCGCCATATTTATATAACAATTCAAGACGAACGACATCTGCTTTATATTGAATAAATTTCAATGGAAACCCATCAAAATGATCGGGTGGAGAAATATATTCTATTGAAACCATTGGATTTTTTTTAATATCATCCCAAAATTTATTATTTTCTGGCTCAATATCATTATAAATAATTATTTTATAATTTGGCATATTGATTAACATAGATTGTATGCACTCATAATGAAATTTTTCAAAATCAATTCCTTTAAAATATATCAAGTGAATGATTTTTGGAATAGATAAATTATTTTTAACATATAAAGTATCTAAGTTGCATTTTGCATAGAAAGAATATTCATCTTCTATATTAGAATTATAAACCTTTTTAAATTCCCTCTTTGATAATTTCCTATCATTGTAATAATTAGAAAATCCATAAAAGAATCTTACTTTATTTGTTTCTTTTTCATTAAACTCTTCAAAAAAAGATAAATATAATTTTGATATATAATTCAACGTTTCCAAATGTCTAGAACCATATGCTATTTCACAAGCATTAAGTAATTCATTTTTATTAAGATGTTTATAATCATTATCTCTTGGTTTACTTTCATCTAATTCGAATTCTTTCATTCCATTATCTAATTTCAATTGTATATTTTTTTTTGAATTTATTTTTGAGTCAACTAGTTCTTTTATTTTCAATAAATAATTATTCTTTGGTTCTTTTTCTAAACGAATATTGTTATTTTTATTTATTTTTTTTATATTATTATCAAAAAATAGAAAGTTATATTGCTCTTCGTAAAAGTAATAACACTCTTTATAAATATTCGTATCGCATAAAATCATTAGTTTACAATCATTTGTTTCGTGTGAAGGATAACATTCGCTGCAATATTTATGTATACCTGTATGATATCCATACGCTCTATTGCGTAATAACGGATCAAATAAACTTCCTAACTCTAAACATGTGAGAGAATTGTTAAATTTAAACCATTCATAGCATAAAACTCTTCCCAAAGGACCACATAAACATAATATTATATCTCCGTCATTAAATGATTTATATTCGTCTTTAATTCGTTCATAATCATTCTCAAACGCGAATTGTTCTGATACGATTATGATTTTATACGGATTAATATTAAAATCTTTTAATTTATGTATATTTTTAACATTATTCGCATTTGTAACAATAACAATATTTTTTTCATTCATTGTTTTTGTAAAAATTTCTATCGTTGTATCAATGTTAGTATTAATTAATATATTCGCATTTAAAATGTATTTATTTTGTTCTTCTTTATTAGTTATATATTTGTTTGATTCATTATATAAATTATTATAACATAAACAACAAGGTAAACCTATAAAATAATTTTCTCGGTTGTATTCAAGACATTCTTTAATTTTTTCAGAAAGTTTTAATGACGAACGTTCGTCAGAACGGGATAAAATGCTATTTACATCTATCATTGCTGATATCTCTCCGTCATTTAATTTAATGAAACAAAATGGTATATTATTTTCTAAATTATAATATAACTGTGTAACCTTATCCATAAATATATAATTTAATATTGATTTATTATTTATATAATAATTTTAAAAATTGTATATTTTATAAAATTATTGTATAGTTAGGTTCTTTGATTTATTGGGGAATAGGAAAAGGTCTATTATTTTGTTCAACTAACATCGGTTCAGGCATTAATAATGGTATTCTATCAAAATACCCTTTCATGGGAATTGTTTTTAATTGAGGAGTAACAGGAGAAACATTGTAAACTAAATTGGTTGAACCTATGCCTTTCAAAAAGCTTTCAATTTCAACTGGATTATCTGAAAGTGCGTTTCTAGGCATACGGCTTGGTGTAATTCCTAAACAAGGAATTGCGTTTTCATATGCTGGACCATAAGATGAATGCTCGTAGTGACTATAAATGTCAGCTAAACTATTATTTCTCTGTTCTAAACAGTAATTTTGAGGGGTATTTTTATTTCTGGTTGAAGTCATTTATATAATCTATATATAAATTAACTATTTTCTATTTTTTGAATTAACTTATTATAATTTGTATTTGAAATATCTCCATTATTGAATAAATCAATCAAGCAATTATGCAATAAATAAAAATATTCATATGAAAATAATATAATCGTTTCCATATTTTTTATAGGTAGTATATTTTTTTCCTTTATTTTAAGTAAAATTTGTTTACCATAATCATTCTTCATTAATTCATTATTTATATATTCTAACATTTTATCTATATCATCTGAAGTCCAATCATCAGAATTAAATGCTTGTAAAAATTGACTCCTATATAAATCATCACTAATTTCCATATCTTCTTTATCATTTGAATCAATTAAATTATAAGTACATCTAAACGTGGTGTTATACATATAATATAATTGAAAATATCTTTTAAATCATTAATAATTTAAAAAATTAATAGTTTAAAAAATTAATAGTTTAAAAAATTAATAGTTTAAAAAATTAATAGTTTAAAAAATTAATAGTTTAAAAAATTAATAGTTTAAAAAATTAATAGTTATTATTAACAAAATGAAGACATTATGTTTTTTTTCTGGAAGTCTAAGACTTGATTTGAATACAATTATACATTACATCAAAGAGTTTAAAAAACATTTTGAAAATATGAATCATGAAATTACATATTTATTTATAACAGATAAAAAGAACCCATATATTTATTTGAACTTGGACCATTTTAAAACAGAAATATCAAAACACGCGACTGTTTTATTTGTTGAACCAAATCATAATCTAAATGTCAATACAATGAATAATTATTCTACAATTAGTTTGATGTATTATAATCATATACAAGATTATATAAATAAAACGAATTCCAATTTTGATTATATTATGAAAATAAGAAATGATACATTTATTAAAATAAATAAAATAGAAAAATATTTTAATAATAATACTTATGTCCTTCCTAGATATTGGTATAATACAAATCCAAATAGTTTGGCAAACGACCATTTTTTTATAATGCCCTTTTTAAAATTTATAAATATTGATTTTTCAAATTTAAACATAAATAAATTAGCACCTCTGAATTGGGATACAGAAATATTAACACAATCAATTATTTTACCAGATAAAACGATTGACATTCACGATGTATTAGAATATTTATTAAACGGTTCTACAAAATTTCACATTAAACATAATAAAATTATAACTTGTAGTTATGATCCATTCAATTCATTAGCTAAAATAATATAATTTATTTAATACTGATACGGATTGTGTGACTTGGCATAATCTTGATCTCTTGTTAAATTTCTTGAAGGTAATCCTCCTCTTATCCATCCATCGGCGGCAACACCTTCTACTAAATTAGCAGGGTTCGTGACAGTTGTTTCAATAGAAGGAATTAAAGGATAATTACTATACGGAATGTAGGATGTTTCACTTGTAGTATTTACACTTTTTCTGTTTGTTACTGTATCCCCTTGTTGTATTTGAGATTCTAATATTGAATTGCTAGAACCTCTTCCCAAAAAAGGAACAGTTGCAAATGGTCTTTGCGATAAGCTAATGCGACATTTAGGTTTTGTTAAATCTGATATAGTTAATTTTGAATTATAATCAATATTGCAGCCATTTACTCCTACTTGATTGCCGCCTGAATAAAATACACTAGGTTGACTAGTAGCAAAATCAATTGCTTTTGTCATAGGACAATTGGGGTAATAATTTGTAACCATGTAGTTACCGCCTTTTAAATATTGAATATCTTTTTGATTTAAAAAACAATCATCATTTCCAATTCTAGACATATTTTGAAAGGAATAATTGCTGACTATACTCATTTCTATAAATTAATAAAATATTATTTTTTACTAAATTTAATAGTGATTAAAATTAGAAATTAAAATATTAAATATTTAATAATTTGTATAACGATAATTGTCTTTGACACACGCAAACCCGTTCCCTTCTTTACAAGAAATCATATCTCCGTAGCAAAATTCAGCAAATGCGTCTTGGTCGTTTGGTATTTTAGTATTTGCTGTAGCATAAAAAGTTCTCATAGAATTATCAAAATCGTAAGCATCTGCTAAATCCTTGAATAATCTCTCGTCAATGTTTGGGTCACCGAAATTTTTTTCTACAATTTTTTTTGTTTTATCGTCCATTTCAATGCCAACCTTTTTATTATATGCTGGAGCAGCAGGAGCCCGATTAGGATTATCATTAATTTCAGTCAATAATACGTTCATTGATGGATTTAAAGAGGTTGGATTTGTATAGGAATTTTTCAAAGCATTATAACAATTCATATTTTCAAATTTTTCAACTACCTTGGGGTTTTCAACTGCTTTATTTTTATTTACATTATAAAGTAAAATAATTACACCTAAAGTAATTACTCCTGTTATTATTATTTTATAAGTTTGTGTAAATAAATATCCTAAAATAGTTAATAATATTACTAAACGAGTTATAGCATTTAATTTTTCTTCAGGCGACATGCTAGATAATGGATATAATTGAAATATATATTCAGATTTGAATAAAATAGAAGGGTCTTTCGTCCAAAATGTGCTCATATATATTCTTTTATATATATTCTTTTTCTATTTTATTTATTTACAACATAAAAATAAATAAAATTATATGATTTAACAAAATAAGTGTAGTTGATAAATAATCTATTTGATATATTAATTATAATTTACTTTTTATGTTTACCTTTATTTTTTTTAGGATTGTTGTTGCTTTGAGTATTATTGGGTTGAGTATTATTGGGTTGAGTATTATTGGGTTGAGTATTATTGGGTTGAGTATTATTGGGTTGAGTATTATTGGGTTGAGTATTATTGGGTTGAGAATGATTGGATTGAGAAGGTCTAACACTCTTTTCCATTTTCTCTCCACTTCTAAATATTAAATTTTCAATGTCTTTATTGTTTCCTTCATTAAGTAATCTTGTAATAGTTGCCTCGCGCTCTAATTCTTCGGACGTTAAATTAGCATTCGTGTTATTTGAGGATTGTTCGTTTCCATCTATTTTTCTCTTTAAACGTTCTTTCGTTTTAGCCATTTTGAGATTTTGGTTCAAGTGATTCTGGACGGCTCCCATATTTACCTTCATATTTTTTCCACCCAAATTAGGCATTCCCATTTTATTCAACATACTTTGAATATTTTCCATTCCTGGCATATCCTTCATACGTTTCATAATATTGCTTGCTTCTTCCATCAATTCGCTCTCTTTTATATCCCCGGATTTAAGTTTTGTATCTAATTTATCTCCTACATTCTTAACCAATCCCATCAATTTACCTGGATTTTTAAAAAGCGTTTGAAAATAATCATTTGCCGAGGTCATATCATCAGGATTAAGGTTTAATTCGTTAGCTGTTTCTTCTGCGATCTCTCGCGCCAATTTACCTAATTTACCCTCCATCATATTATTAATATGGTCGTGAAACGCACCTGCGTCGGGTAAATCTTCAATATTTATACCAGAACAATCAGTCCCGTTTCCCGCATTTTCTCTGTTTGTTTCAAATAAGTTTTTGATATTATTAATAGTATCATCTAGCTTACTCTTAAATTCATCTTCATTAATGGACTCAAATAATTTTGCTGTGTCTCCAAAGCTTTCTCCTTCTGAAATGTCACTTACTACTGAAAATAATATTAGTTGTAAATATTTCCATATAGTTTCACGTGTCATATCAGTAATATCACAATTCCATAAACTTTTAAACTCAAGACCTGGTAAAAAACAAGTATTTATTTTATCATCTGAAAATATCTCTACGTTTTGATATAATATATCAAAAAAACGTTCTGGAAATACTTGCTTACAATGGTTATATACATTAGTAAACCCGGTTTCATCATTATTCAGAATTTTACTAATGTCATCGTGCATATTGTCCTTAATTTCAGGGAATGTATTCAATAAATCTTTGCATAAATCAACTACTATTTTTTTAAAATCGTTTTTAGATTTTACACGTTTATCTTCATCCGACATAATATAATTAAATATATACTAATTTTTTAAATCATACTTATATTTAATTATTTAATTATAAATTTTTGATAATTTACTCAAGTTTTTAATATATTTCATTGACTTTTGCTGATTTTCTTCTCCCATATTTCTAATCGGTTCTCTTAATACATCAATCTTTGACATTATATTATTTGCAGAAGAGGATCCTAGATCAGTTAAATCATGCGAATAATCCTTATCTATAAAAAAGGATAAATCCTCATTTTCTATTTGGTTATTATATTTATTTGCTATATACTCATGCCATATTTTAATAATCATTTTTGGATTAACTTTTCTTACTGCTGTAAGTGCTAATTTTGTAACCATGATGTCTGCATCATTTGGAAAAACATTTTGAATATCTTCTACAAATTCAAAAAAATGATTGTTAAACGCTTGAAGAATTTCCGATTTATTCATTTAATATTATTGAGTATAATTTATTTAAATTAAAATAACGTTATAATATTTTTATTTTATATTATATTTACATTGATAAATAAATCATTTATTTACTAATTTTATATGCTTCCCTTGTTTGTTGAAGTTTTTCTATTGAAACATCAGAACTTATTTTATCAGGAACATATTTATCATCCGGTGTTTCTATTTTATCAGTATAATCTATTGTAGCATAATGATACATTTGTCTTAGACCTCCGTCTCCTTTTGCAGTCAATGATTCTGGTGGCTGATCTAAAAAACTATAATTATCAGATACAACACCTAAACTTGATCCACCATAACCACCATTGAATGAAAAAGCATTTGGTTCTCCATTAAAATTAGTCGCCTTTTGATTTATAAAATCATCTTGTGGTTTTAATTGAGCTAAAATATCATTCAATCCTAATATAACTTGATGACCTTTATTTAATAATAATAATGCCGGTACTTTTGTGATAGTAGGGGGCAATATAAGCTCCTGTCTATTATCAAGTATAATATAAGTAATTCCATTTGATTTAGTAACCCGATTATCTATACAACAATAATGTAACTCTTCCTTAAGTTTAGTTCTTGATATATTTTGTATTAAAGTTTTACTATTTTTACAATAATTGCTATAATATAAAATAGAACTCATTTATATATTTGTATTATTTTTGAAATGAATATTTAAACTTATATTGAAAAAATTGATTTAATAATATCTTTTAATATTATATCACAAATAAAATGAACCCTGTCGTGTCTAACAAGTCTGAAGAAAATGGAGTATTAAAATTTACACTTAGCGGTGTTAATTTAAGCTATGCTAATGCTATTAGAAGAATTATTTTAAGCGAAATCCCATGTATTGTGTTTAAAACCACTCCATATGAACAAAATAAGGCTACTATATACGCAAATACAACTAGATTGAATAATGAAATTCTCAAGCAGCGTTTGAGCTGTATACCAATTCATATTGATGATTTAGCATTTCCGATTGAAGATTATATTTTAGAAGTGAATGAAAAAAATAATACAGATACAATTAAAATTGTAACTAGCAATGATTTTAAAATTAAAAATATTAAAAATGGTAAATATTTGAGTAAAGAAGCAGTAAGCAAAATATTTCCACCTGACCCGATTTCAAATAGCCACATTGATTTTGTAAGATTGAGACCTAAGCTATCCGACGATATTGATGGAGAACAAATACATCTAGAATGTTATTTTAGTATAAGCAATGCTAGAGATGACGGGATGTTTAATGTTGTATCTTGCTCTTCATTTAGTAATACAATTGACCCTACCGCGGCAAAACAAGCTTGGGATGAAAAAGAAAAACAATTGAGAAGTGAAAATCAAACGTCTGATGATATAGCGTTTATTAAAAAAGATTGGTATGTTCTGGAGGCATTGCGATTTTTCAAGCCTGATAGTTTTGATTTTATAATTGAAACAATCGGTGTTTTTGAAAACGAAGAAATTGTTAAAAAAGCAAGTATGATTATGATTGAAAAATTACAAACTTTTAATAAAATTATTCAAGAAAATGGTCGTGCGTATATATCTCACATTCGGGATACAACAGTTCCGGAATGTTATGACATTAAATTAGAAGGAGAAGATTATACGCTTGGTAAAGTCGTAGAGTATATTTTATACGAGTATTACTATTTGAAAAATAAAATATCATATTGTTCTTTTAGAAAACCTCATCCTCATATTAGTGAAAGTTATATTAGAATTAGCATGGTATCGTTTGATGCGAACAGTAATAGCAACAGTAATAGTAATGCAGGAGAAAGTAGAGATTCAAGAAGCCGAAGTATGTCTGGAGGAGCGGATAGTTCTGGAAGAAGAGATGAACCATCTGAAAAAGTAGAAAATATAATTATGATGATTAACGAAATAACATTAATTGCTACAGATGTTTATGATAAGCTTGTGAATTCGTTCAAATAAAATATTTAAATATTTACGTATAAATTTAGATAATCATTTAATATCAATAAGTTAGATTTAATATTTATTTAATATATAAATGAACGTTAAAACAAAAAAGTTATTATCTAATTTTTTTATTTTTTTCTTATTTATATTTATTTTATATCTTATGAAGTCAAAAATAATTGATAATAACACGTATATTAATACATCATCGTCTGTAATGGTTGAAGCACCTCCAGTAGAAATCCCTATATTGGAAACAACTGTTATAGATACTCCCACATATTATCGTTTATATGATTCATATGAACCTATATACATTGCTCCAAGATATTATGACAGACCTCATTCAATGCATAGACAACCAGTTTATACTAGACAATTTAGTCATCATCCGGTCAGAAGAATGGATAGGATGAACGTACATCATTCTGGGTCAGGCCCTATATACGGTCGGGGGTCTATGCGCGGTCCTGGACATGGTCATGGACGCGGTCCTAGAAATAGACCAAGTGGAGGCAATTAATAATAAAATATTATTTAAATATATAAGATGAGAGAAAACGCATTTATTATGTTTTTACATTCTGCTATTATAAGTGTTATTTTATACTTATTGATGGTAATTATTTTACGCCAAAAGACAAATGTAGCTTTAGATAGAAGCATTTTGATTGGAGCAATTACACTTGTGTATATGATTTTATTCGGACATGGTTTACCTTATAAAATAAATAGTAATCTTATGTAATGATTAAATAATAAATAAATTATTATAATTAAATAAATAATAATTTATTGTTTCGCATTTAAAAAATATTTGAACGACGACTCTTATTATTAGAGAATTTATTCACTAATATTAGTATCACTTCCCTCGTCGGTTGTAGTGATTATATCATCTGCTTTTACACAATCAATGTGCTGTTTTTTAATATTATAATTTAAAAAATGCATTTGTTGTGATTGGTGTAGATTGTTGACATATTCAACGACTACTTTATACGTAATGTGTTTCTTTTCGGGTCTTAAATCATTAATATAGGTCTGATGAAGATTATACATATTTGTTCTAAATTGAGGTAAAAATTTATTCAAAGGGTTTTCTTTATTGATATAACAACTTACATAATTATAGTACAATGTCGTTGTATACTCATGTAATTGTTCTCTATATTCATTAAATTCTTTTTTATACTCGGGATAATATTTCAAAAATTCTTTCATATTTCCCGTTTTTCTAAGAGAAAGATATTCATATTGTAATTTAGGTTGATTTCCCCTCAATTTACGAACATGCTCGTAACTAGGATTACGCATCTTACTTCTTTCTCCTGTATTTGAATGCAACATTACGCCGACATTATCATACCTTGAATTCATAGAACAGTGTTGTGATTCTAAATCGTCATATGATGTGAAATTATATTTTTCAGGCAGTTTTACAGTAGTCCCATTAAAATATTCATCATGAATAAATTCTCTATTAATGTCTATGACTTTATAATTTTCAATTTTATATACTTTTACCAAGTATAACATCTTTTCATAAATCGGTTTTACAATTCTATTTTTAGGATGCTGCATGACAAATGAATAAAAATATCTCTTATCCAAATTATCAAATTCTAATTTGGTTTCATTACAAGCTTCAAGAAACATATTTCTAAATGTAATTAATTTATCATCGTCTTGAAAGAAAATGATTTTCCCTCCAATAGTGCTTCTAGTTGATATTTCCCATTCTGTAGCATTCCAAAATAAATTTATCATTGTTCCTTCTACATATTCTTCTGCAACTAGATTAGACAATTCTGAATATTTTGTTTTAAATACATCCAAATTCAATGATTTAGGCGGAGAAAATGATATAATTTTATTTTCATTATTTACAATGACAGAACGAAATAATCCAATTGTATGGATCATATCATTTGTCATATAATCTTTATCATAACGAATTATTTTATACACTTTATCATTATAATTCCAAAGTTTCTCCGTTAATTTTAGTGAATTAGAAATAATTTCAACATTTTTATCAGTAGCATCAGTATTATAAATTTGTTTCATGTCAGTGTCATTTATAAATTCTAAATTGTATTCAATCATCATTTGTATAATTAATATTAAATATTATATCTTTATATTAATTTGTAATTTGTAATTTGTAATTTGTAATTTTCGTTTTTCATTTATTAATTAAATATGTTAAGTATAAAAAACTATTAAACTATAAAAATATATAGTATAATTATAGATAATGTCAAAAAAAGAAATTTCACTCTACGTTCAATTGGGTGATATTATCCAACTTACAGCACCGGCGGATATTAGCATTCATGATAAAATATTTTTAGTTACATTTTTAAATAAAAGTAATATAAAATTAATATCTACAGACGGAATCACTGAATACATCATTCGTTTAAATGATGACGGAACAATTGGTAATGAATCAATTACAAGTATTAGCATTTTAAGTAGAGATGATAATGTTGGATATGCTCGTCAAAATAATTTATTACCTGGAACATGGATAGATGTTTTTTTTAGTGGCGACTTGCCTGTAACTATAACAGGATTGATTACAAATATAGAAGAAGATATGATTGAGGTCAAAACATATCCAGACAGCGATGTTATTTATTTAGATTTCGCATACAAAGGATTACCAGAAGATATACCAATTGAAAAAATAATTATTAGAACACCTCCAGATGAAATTATTGAAGAAGCTATTGAAACGCCAGTAGCACAAGAAATGCCATCTGATGTTTCTAGCACGAGTGAAGACGAAGGAGTAGAAGAAGGCGAAATAATGTCAACTCCTGAAAAGGTAAATAGAATTACTCCGATTGAATTAAAAATGCAAATTAAAGAATTACTTATAGACGCCGATAAAATACTTATTGGAGAAGAACTCGATGAAGTCGTTCAAGTAATAGATGTTCCTGAATACGAACAAAGATTTAATATTGATAAACAGACAAATGATTTATTAGATGAAATGTTATCATCTATACCAAACGCCCAACGAACTTCTAATGTAATCAATAATATTCATAAAATGATAGAGAGATTTAAACAATTGCGTTCCGAGTTTTCAGTATTTGATAAATATGGCAATGCTGATATCCCTGAATTAAAAGGAGCAAACTTTAAACCGCTTGCAACTTCACTTTTAGATTTAAATAAAAAATTATATTGGCTTCTTCCTGTTAGTAAATTGAAAAAGAAAGTATATGATATAGATAATATTGAAGTTGATGCCGAAACATATAAAGATGTGGTTCCTTTGACATTAGCAGAAGACCGAATCAAAGAAGATGAAGTAATGAAGCTATACAAAACAAATTCAATCCCCGATGAAGAAAACAAATATAGTTATTTACTAACTCAAGTAAATGATTTATTCACTCCATACGAAGATCCTGATATTCAAGAATTTCGCATTACATCTAAACAAGTAGAAGATAATATAACGGCAATAATTGATAATTTAGATGACCTTAAATCATCAGTGGTGGTTAAGGATGGTATAGCTCGTAGAAAATTCGTTATCCAAACATATAATCTTGCTCTTACACGATTAGAAACGATTGAAACACAAAGAAAAAAATCATATTTAAAACGCGTTAAAGTTACACCAAATGATAATATAACAATTAAATCATTTATTTCGCTTCCTGAGCCTACAATAAAATATTCTCATATCAATCTTCCAAATACAAATATAATAGAAAAGGCATCGTTAAACATGAATAATCTTTATTATTGGAAATTACTCAATAAAAAAACAGCAGTTAATCAACTTGTTGTTGATAATTTTGATGAAGAATTACCTTTTACAGATGAAACATATTTAAATGAAATAAAAGAATATATTTTAAATGAAAATATTGAAGACCCCGATAAATATAAAAAATATTTAAATACAATAATTCCGAAAACAAGAATATTATTTAATTTGGTTAAAAAATACATTGATGGTAAATTATCATTATATTCAATCGTCAAATATCTTGAGCCTTTTTTAATTTATCAAAAAGATTTGTCGTTCAAACAATATGAAACCATTACTGAATTTGTAGAAATAAAAATAAAAGATTTTAAAAAGAATTATGTAGAGAAAAATAAACAATTTAGACTTCTAAAAAAAGACGCATTTGATGAAACAAAAGCACAATTATTTTCAAAAGAAATAAAAGGAGATAAATATGACGATATAGAGATAGAAAAATATTATTCGGTTAATTATGAAAATATGTCGGACATTGAAATATTAAATGAAATGATTGAGTTTGATTATTCGCGATATTTTTCAACCTTAATGGGTGAACTTTCAAATAAATTATACTCGCCCGAACATACTTCAAATTTTTATAAAGAAGACGATAAATTAATAGAAGAAACCGATAAAGCATTACTTGATAATAAATGTAAAGACTTTGTATTAACAAAATCATATTCATCGGTAGAAGAATTGCAAAATGACAATGATATTGAAATCTATTTTGATATAAAATACGACACAACAAGATATGATATTATTGATATTTATAAAAGAGAGAGGGAAACAATGGACCCGATCTCATTCAAAACGTTTTTAATAAAAGAAGTCATGAAAAAATTGCGTATTATAAAAGAACGAGCAGAGATAGAAACAGAAGCGATGATACTTGGTAAAAGACCTGTTAGAGAAGGACAATATGCTTTTTTGATTCAAGAAGACGAAATATCTGAGTTTCCATCAATTGATAAGACGTACAGAAGCATATACCATAAAAGAATAAATAATCGGTGGGAAATTTCAGATGATATAAATCCGTATACATTAGCCGAAGACAATAGAACATTTTGTAATATACAACCCGGGTGTTTCCAAATGACACGCAAAAATAATTGCGAAGACATGAATATTTCAAATAAATTATTGAAGCAACGCACAGTCGGAGATATTTATGACGAAATAGAAAAAGATTATATATATTCTAAACGAGAGAGAGAAGAGAAAATTCGCATTTTAATCTCAACTTATAGAAGCATTAGAAATAATTTATTTGATATCAAAGATAAAAAAATGTTTAAATACGATACTCAAAAGGTTTCTATTGGAGAAACAGTTGAAGAATATGATGTGATTGAATCACCTCATTCTAAACTAAGAGACCTTGTATTGGGACAATTTGATTTTGTTAAAAAACAAGAAGATATTATTCGTTTTACAAAACAATTCACAAGAGAGGCAACTGAAACCGAAGAAAAATATTGGAGATATTGTACGAAGACAAATGTTAAATTACTACCTATATTTTTTGTTAGATTAGCACAAACATTCAAAACAGGTGAAAATTACAACGAAGAATATGAAAAAATATGCGCGGAACAAGGAACCATTAGCGATGACGGAAATGCTTGGGTTGATAAATATAGTGGATATATTATCGGAAGAATAGATTTTGATACCGAAGAAGGATATGACGAACAAGGTTATAAAGTAAATACACGCGACTTAATACAGGAAGACATAGAACAAAAAATATTAGGACAAAAAGATACAGACAAACAGTATGAGAACCCTCTAGCTAGACAAATATCCAATATTCTGTATGCAATGACAAGTTTTATGGGTATTGATTTGACAAATGATCGTGATTTTATTGTCAAGAATACATTAGCCGCCCAACAAAATGAAGAAATTGTTCCGTCTAAATCCGCATATGAAAAGAATTTACAACTCGCTTTATCAAAGGGTAAAAAAGTACCATCGTATGAGAGTATATACGATTCATCTCTTATTTACTTGACTTTATCCTATATGCTTATTGGAATACTTACATCTATGCCGTCAATTAAATCAAAAAAAACATTTCCCAATTGTATCAAATCATTTACAGGGTATCCTGTTACTGGCATTGAAGATAAAACAGCAATCACTTATATTGCGTGTGTAGCACATAAAATTAAGAGTTCTATTAAGCCGTGGAATTCTATTAATAAAACATCGCAAGTGAATATTGCGGCCAAGATAGAAGCCATTTTAGAGCGATATGTCGTTACAAATAAAGAGGTCCAACTTAAAATAAATGATAAACAGCAATATTTATTAAACCCAACTCGTGAAGATATTATACCAGTAGAGCATGATATTATTAATTGGATAAGCTTTTTACCTCCATTGCGTGAAATCAAAATGTCAACACCGTTGAATATATCAGCAGAGTTTAAATCTTCTTTTATTGATAATTTAAAAAGAGGAAATAGTAAACAACACGTTCAAATTGAAGTAATCAAAACAAAAATAATTCATTTCTCTCTAGCAATTCAAAAATTAATTCAAAATGTTGTTTCAAAAGAAATGCCAATTTTAAAATCATCCGCTATGGAACCGTATTTGGAAAATTCTTGTTGTAATGAGGAGGGCATTGATACACATAGATATTTTACAAAGAGGGAACCCGATATTATATCATATAATAATATAGTAATTGAATTGAATAATGTTATTGAAGATGTAAGAAAAATGACTGAAGCATCTATATTATATGACGTAACTAATACAAAACCTATTATACCTGAAATGCCAACCGAATTTTCAGAGGATACAATATATCGTGCGTTTGTTGTATACTGTCGTTTTAATAGTCTATTGCCTATAAGCGAAACATTAAGAGGAATATGCCTTGGAAAGCCGGATAGCGTAAGCACATATGATAGTATAAGCGAAATTGTTCGTAAATTGAAGCGCGATGGTAGAAATTATAGCAAAGAATCGCTTGATATGCTTATGAAATTAGTAAATTATGAAAACATGATTCATCTTCATACACCAGTTCAATATTCATCTATCCACTATCTTAGACTTATTTCAGAAAATAAAGAAACTGATTTTCAAACATTATTGTATGACGCATTAGATACATATGATGTTGCTCTTTTAGAAGACAATAAAGAAGTAAGAAATTTGAAAAACTTCATCGGTAGAGAAAATACCATGATGTTAGATAAAATTAAAGTATTTATTAGATCGCACTCTAAACTAAACAGAACTGAATATAATAATTTTATTAATACAATTAATAATATAAGTGAATTTAATCTAATAGAAACTGATACATTTAATAATCCTGAAAATGCCACAACTTACACGTATACAAATTTTATTAAAAATATTCTTAGAAACATTATTAGCGTATACCCTGATATAATATTAAATAAAGTAGATTATGAAGACGTCAATATCCCAAGACACTGGAAAATATCTCATAGACATGCTACTGACGTACAGACATTTATTAAGAAATATTATTCCCCTCTAAAAAGTTTTTATAATAATAAAAATATTGAAAGGATACTTAATGTTGTTAGAAATAAAACATTATATTTTTATAATCTTGCCGAACATACTCCTTTCTTTTCGCCTATAATGAGAGATAAAAAGGATATATATTCTATTTTTGATAAAAGAATGGTTTCAATGTTATTTAATTATTATTTATTAAAGGTTTTCATTACTTATATTGATTTAATTTCTAATAAAGAATTACTTGCTACCGATAAATTAAAAGATAAAGAGTTTGAAGAAATTGTAACAGAGGTTCAATTAGAAGAATCTGAAACCGGAGAAATAAGTGAGATTGAAATATTAAGAGGAGAGAAAAAAGAAATATCTGAAAATATAGCGGAATTATTAATTTCATTTACAAATATGATCGCGGATGAAAAGAAAACAATGAATTATAATTATGAAAAAATAATGGAACAAGTGTTAAGGTCTAAAGAAAAAGAGAAAGATAATATAACAAGCGACCTTAAACGTTTAACCGATGATGACAGAGAAGTTGAAAATTTTTTCAAGAATGCTAAATTAGAAAAATGGGGAGTTGGGTTACAAAAAGGGTTAACAAGATACGTAGAAGGAACATACGACCAAGAACGAGAAAATATGGAAAATAGATTATTATTGGATATTCAACTTGGTAAAAATATGCAAGTGCATGAAATGAATTCAGAAATATATGCGAATGAGTTGCTTGAAAATATGAGAAACGAAGAAATGGAAGACGCAGAAGCAATGGATTTAAGTCATTTACCTGATGATGATGATTATGGAGACAGAGAAAATTATGAAGATGTAGATGGGTATTCTTATATGTTAGACGACGCTAGATACGGATACGAAGATTAATTTCAATACTAATGTACTATTTTCTATGATGTTAAATAAATAATTATAATGTTAAATTATTATAATTATTTTTATTATTATAATTATTTTTATTATTATAATTATTTTTATTTTATTCTACTTCTTCTATGCTAGTAACTTCATTGTAAAAATTGTATATATTATTTTCACTTTTACTAGTCTTATTAATATTTATTATTCTTATATCTTTCAAATTTAAATATGGATGCATCATATGATTAATCTCATTTCTCATAAACTTTTTTTTTTCACATGACCCGAATGATGATGTTCCTCGTTGTCTCGGATGTGATTACTATGAAGATCACGAGTCGGATGATTATCTTTATCCCGTTTATCGTTTTTTTTTATATTCTCTAGAATGGTGTTATTGTCTTTTCTACTTTCTTGTTTATCATGTGTAATTTCTCTCTGAACTCTGGGTTCATCCTTTTTATCGGATACATAATCTACAAATTGGATATGTTTGGATTGAATATTTAACTTTGTTCTAATATTATTAATCATAACATCAATTTCTGATTGAGATAATTTATCATAATGATATGTCTGAGATAGGTTAGATAGACCATTAATTGCGTTTGATAATGCCGTATTCAATCTTAATAAATTCTGTCGCGATTCATCATCCTTTTGTTTTGTTAATGTGTCGCTAATCTCAAATGCTTTTGACAATATGATTGCTGTAAATTTTATACTATCTGATCTATTTTGTCCTGAAAACCAACGAGATAAAAACTGAAAATAACTTGTGTCAATATTTACATATTTATCGGCTCTATACAATTTATTTCCAACTTCTATTCGCGCAATTAATGTCAAATTTACAAAAATATCTTCTAACGAAAATTCTATTAAATTAACCATCTTAGTATTCGCATTAGTATTATCACCCGATTTAACAAGATCATTTATAACAGGAATAGACCCTGATACAGTGGATGTATCAATGTGTTTAATTTCATTATTTACATCAGTTGTCCGAATATTCGTCTGCTGATTATGAGTGTCTGTTTTTTCCATAATTATATAATAATTATATTATATATCATTAATATCTCTATATTTAAATTATTTTATATTATATATGAATAATTTCATTAAAATAATTATTTTAAACGCGTTATTAATTCTCTCTATTGATGGTATAGTATTAAACGCGCTCAGTGATGTATGGAAACAAACAATTGAAAAAGTACAACATAAGAAATTCATTCCTAAATTACATTATGCAATCGCTTCTTATATTTTAATCATTTTGGGACAATATTATTTTGTATATAAAAATATTAATAGAAATAACTGGATTAAAGATTCATTATTTAATGGCTTCTTATTTGGATTTGTTTTATATGGTGTATTTGATTTTACAAATTTAGCTATATTTTCTGATTATTCTTTGAAAACAGCTATAATAGATATGTTTTGGGGAGGTACATTATTATCTATTACTAGTTTTATAAGTTATTATATATTGGAGGTTTCAAAAATAGTGTAAATTAAGTATTATAAAATATAATAATTCTATTATTATATATAATTAATAATGATTTCAAGACTATTTATAAGAAATCACATAAATTCGGTAGCTATTTCTCTATATTTAATTTTATTTGGAACATTAGTTTTTATTAAACCAAATTTTTTATATAATAATGACGGTAGTTTACGACCATTTGGTGTAGGAAAAACAAAAAAAACGGTTATTCCTATATGGCTTTTAGCAATCGTATTATCTATATTATCATATTTATTTGTCTTGTATTATCTAGCATCGCCTAAACTTATATAATTAAATCATTTATTCGGTAGAAGTATATACACGAGGCTGGTTATTATTCTTAGCTGTCAAGTCAGCATGTGCCTCTGTCTCGCTAACATTTTCTTTCATTTTATCTGCTGATTTCTTACATTCGCTATTTACTATATAATTATAACTCACTGAAGTTACTAGACCACCGCTTAATATAAACCAAATAAATTCAGATACTGTATCTTTCATTTTTACAAAATAACGTAAGTTTTCTTTAAACTCGTCGGCATTCTTTTTAAAGAAGCCAGAATCTGACATTCTTTTCCAAAAAGTATCAAAATTTTCCTGTGTAATTTCATTTATCAACAATGATTTATCGTTATATATATGTTCTAAAGCTTCAGCCGCAATTTTCATATTTTCAGGTACATCATTATTGTCAAATTTAGTAGATAAAATATTATTCAATACTTCACTTATTCCAAATAATTTTGTAACTAAATAACCAAATGTATTTGAAAAGGGAGATAACCAACCAGGAAAAATAGTTAACAAGACTTTCAAGAATCCAAAAATAAATATCCAGGGTATAAATGTAACAATTGCTGCGGTTCCATATTGTTGAGACCCACATAAATCATTGCTTACTGATACATTTATAAAAAATTCACCAATTAATAATGTCAAAAAATAAATTATTGTCATTATCATAATTATTTTCGGAGATTTATAGAATGCTTTAAATCCAAAATAAATAGTTGTTAGTATTATAAAATAAATTAATCCAGTTAATGAATTTCCAATTGATATATCTGCCATATTAAATAATATATAATGTGTATAATTTATTTTCTTAAAATAATAGTAATAATTATGGAGCGCGTAAATACAACATTAGTTGAACCAGGAGTTAAATATTTTATTTCTTGCTCGCTTAAGCAGTGTAGAGAATTTAAAGATAAATATATGAATGTCGTATTCAATATAAGCATGCTCGTATTTCTTATTTTATTTATTTCAGGAATACTTATTTATAAATATAAAGGGAAAATTACACCTGTAGAAATGGAAATTAGAAATAGAAAAAAACAAGAGTATATTGTCTCAAAATTACAACAAATCGCCGTTATAAAAAAACAAACAAGTGAACGATTAATAACGGATTTACCTAATTGGAGCGACCATCCTGAATTAGGCATTTTAACCTCTACGCCAAAATATTAGAAAAAATATATACTATTAATGTATAAATGAACGAAGACATTTTAGTTGCCATTGATGAATATTATAAATTAAAAGCAAAATATGAGAAAGCAAAAGAGAATGAACTTAAAAAATACACGTCTGATAGCGACCTAAGTAAAAAACAAAAGAGAGAGAAATTCTCTCGGTTTAAACAAAAATGCGTCAATTGTAACCGACCAGGCGGAACTGAATTTTCTAATAAAAATAGAATTCTAAGAGCACTATGCAATGTATCTCCGCCATGTAAATTAGACATTCAAATTCAATTAGGTTCATACGACTCAAAATACAATGTCATGCAAGAATATAAAACATATAGAGACGAAGAACAAATTAATATTATTAAAACAAAATTAAACCTATTATTCAGCTTTTCAACAGAAGACGAAACCATTAAAAAATTTGAAGATTATAAAAATAACTTTATTGAATTTAATAAAGCATATAATTCATTGTTAACCGACTATTTACTTATTATTGAAAACCCAACCAGACAAAGTAATTTAGATGACGGAATCGTTTCTTTATATGAAAATGTTGAAGAATTAAAACAATTAAATAAAAATTATATGAACGATACGAGACCAGAATACATTAGAGAAATGATTGAGTTATATATTAATAAAATTAAACCTAACGCGGAGAGAAATCGTAATTTAAGATATAGTTATAATTCAATTGAACCGGATGATAATAGCATGTATTTAATTCAAAAACCATTTATAACAGAACAAATTGAAATTAACATTGGAGAAACACCTAAAATTATTAAAAATAGTAGGTAATATTATTCTTTTATTGTATATAATTATAGATGTTCTTTGATATGATATCATTCCCGGCATTCTTAATTAGTTTAGTATTAGGACTTTTTATTGTTTATATGGTTAATCCTACACCAACCGTAATTTACGTATATCCAACACCTGATAATATAAATAAAATACAATACAAAGATTATGCAAATAATTGTTACGAATTTAATGCAACAGAAGTAAAATGTCCCGGCGATAAGAAGCTTATTAATATTGTTTCACTCCAGGATAACGATAACCCACTAACAAAATAATTATTAACCATTCAAGGTGAATATTTCAATTCGTAAAATTATACTATTATAAACTATAATATAAAATATTCATAAATTAATAATAAATATTTTATATATAATGGAGTTGAAAAACATATTGCATTCTAGAAATGGGAAGATTTTAATGTCAATACTTTTAGGAGTTGGAGTTTCTACATTATTTAGAAAAGCATGCAAAGAGAGAAATTGTCTAGTATTTAAAGCACCTACTTTTGATAAAATAAAAGATAAAATTTTCAAATTTGACGATAAATGTTATACTTACAAAGAAAATTTAAAACACTGTGATAAATCTAAACAAATAATAGAATTTGCGTAAAGAATAAAATCTAGCAATCTATTATTATATTAAATGAGTGATGTTACAGATATTAATTCATTGCCTACAAATCCAGCAATGGGAGGAGGTTCAGAATCAATGCCTAATATAATTATGGCGAAAAATGAAATCGTTGATAATAAATTAGAACAGTTTACACAATCTAGAGATAATGATTTAAGATCATTCGGACAAGGTCCATCTCAGGGTCAGGCTCAACCTCAGGGAAATAATATGCCAAACGCGTTAGAACAATCGGTTATCAATAAACTTATATCCGGTATACAACAGGCAAGTGCTGTAGGATTAACAGGATTACCATCAAGTCATATTCCAACAGATACAATCGGATTGTCAATGGATAATCAAATTAAACCGAATTATATTCCAACCAGTTCTAACGTTGATTATATCAGAAATGAAACTACAAATGAAGATATAATGAAACATCACGGTAGAAAACAAAATAATAATGATTCATTGGATGTAATGTATGACGAACTACAAATTCCCATTTTAATTGCCATAATATACTTCATGTTTCAATTGCCTATTTTTAGAAAATATTTATTTTCATTTTTACCATCATTATTTAATAAAGACGGAAATCCAAAATTATCCGGATATGTTTTTAATAGTGTATTATTTTCTCTTATCTTTTATGTAATTAAAAAAGTCCTCAATTATTTGACAGATATATAGATATAGATATAGATATACATTATATCTAATTCATTACCCTTCCTATTATATCCATAAATAAATCACGAGTTATATGCTTAATCCAAACGCAATATTTGTATTCTTTTATTTCGTTTGGTATTTTTTCGGTTATTTTATTCATTAAATCCAAGATTATTAACATAACAATCCATGAATATTCAGTTATTCTATACGCAATAAAATCCAGAGTCGTCCATTTATCTAAATAACTACATAAAACGGTTGATTTTTGCGTAGTTAAAAATAGATTTACATCTAAAACACCACTAAATAAACGCATATATCCATTTGTTTCATTTTTAACAGATATCACTTCTGATATGTGATTATGTGATAACAAATTTATATACATTATTTTGTTTTTTTTTGAATTTTTAAATATATACGGGAACCCGGCATCAATATTATCGTTATAGCTCATATCACCATTCATTAAATAAGGTATAAAACTGGTTTTAACCAATTGCTCTAGCACATCTTTATTACTGTTGTATTTTCTTTTAATGATTATTTTCTTTTTAATATTATCATAATGCGTTACATATAATTTTTTATTAAATAATTTATAATCATTTTTATTCATATAATTTTCAAAATTCATTATCATTTCTCTCATGTGAAAAAAATTATAAGTTTGTTTGAACTGTCTCATTAATTCATTTGATAAATCATTAATTAATTCTAATTTATCTATAATATAAGCGAAACCTAATATAGCCCCCGCACTTGTTCCTGATATTCTATTCACCTTTATTTTTTTTAATTTTTCTAACTTTTTTATATACAGCAATACACCCATTCCATAACTAGCATTAAACGCTCCGCCACCAATAATTATATCAATCTCTTTTGGAATTTTATCTACATCTAAATCATCTACAAATTTTTCAACAAAACGATCCAATGAAAAAATCATTATTTATAAGATAATATCTAATTATATTGAAAAAATACAAATTAATAGTATTTAAAAGATAGTTACAATATAGAAATATAATAACTCGTCTATGCTAGGTTATATTGTATCGCGTTTTAATATTTTCAATAAAGAACATAATGCGCCTCTCGCTCATAATGAAAATATGGTCCAGTCAGTTATTCCTAATATTATCAGAGTAAATCAAATGAAAAACGTACAACGTGAAGGACTGGCTTTGTTTGAAAGAAAAAATAAAGACTATGGCGATGCGTTTGCTAGATATGGAACAATTGGCGTTTTGATGCGAATGGGAGATAAAATTTCGCGACTCCAATCTATTACTAAAAATGGAAATGTTTTGGTTAATGACGAACAAATGAGGGATACTTTAATTGATTTGCATAATTATTCAGCAATGGCAATTATGCTTTTAGATGAAGGAAGAGACATGAATATTGAAGATGCCGCATACACTGATGAATATCCAGATGACCCTGAAAATAATTATAAGCAACCCATTTTGTTTGGAGTAACTCTTCTAGTTTCCTCTGCTGGGTTTGTCATGGTGAGAACCCTCTTGCGAAAATGGTAAATAATAAATAATAAATAATAAATAATAAATAATAAATAATAAATAATAAATAATAAATAATAAATAATAAATAATAAATAATAAATAATAAATAATAAATAATAAATAATAAATAATAAATAATAAATAAAAAATAAAAAATAAAATATTATTTAAAATAAGTTTTAACCCCGAATTTAATTCAAATTATTACAATACCATATGTCGTAATAATTTATATAACAATCCAATTTCTCTCTTGCTTGGTATTTTTCTCTCAAAAAAAATTTGTGTTTTTTTATGTTCCAATCTTTCCTGGCCGATTTAAAAATGGACATGGTCTTTTTGGATTTTCCCGGAGAACTTTGGAACTTTGTTTTTTGTGTTTTTTTTCATTTTTTCAAAAAAATAAAAAAATATATATTATATAACATTGTTATTGTTTATGATGTCAATTTATTTGTATAAAAATATATGAGACCATAAGAAAAAAATAGATTTTAACAAAAAAATTTAAAAAAATAAAGTTATAAACTATAAATGATGATTATCGATACTTACTCAATACTTACCAAAAAGGGGGAAAAAGGGGGAAAAACGTTTTTCTGTGAAAATTGTAACTATTTAGCATGTGATAAATATAAATTTGATCGCCATTTAACAACCCAAAAACACTTAATACTTACTAATACTTACTCCGAGGGGGAAAAAGGGGGAAGACCAATTTACAATTTTATTTGTGAATGTGGAAATTCTTATAAGCATAAACAGTCTCTGAATACACATAAGAAATGTTGTGTTTTAAAAATAAAAGTAGAAAATAAAATGAATGATTTATTAAACGTATCAGATGTAAATTATAAAGAAATGTTTATTGAAATTTTAAATCAAAATAAAGAATTACAACAAATGCTTATTAAACAAAATGAAGAACATAATAAACAAATATTAGAATTAGTTCCAAAATTAAATGTAACAAATAATATAACGAACATTAAAGACAGTAAATTTGACATTAACATATTTTTAAATGAAAAATGTAAGGATGCGTTAAGCATGGACCAATTTATAAATAAAATAGAGATTTCCTTATCTAATTTAATATTAACAAAAGATAAAGGATTAACCGAAGGTATATCAAATATATTTATAGAGAATATGAATAAATTATCTCTCTACGAAAGACCTCTTCATTGTACGGATGCAAAGAGAGAAACGTTGTATATAAAACAAAATGAATGGCAAAAAGACGATAATAAAACCGGTGTTAAGCGAGCAATAAAGCGTGTTGCTATGTTACAGTCAAAAAATATTAATAATAATTGGATGAAAACATATCCGAATTTTATGAATCATTCAAGCCAAAAAGATGCTTACGTACAATTAGTTAAAAATACAACAGATGATATAAGTGATAATAAAGAAGAAAAAATAGTAAAAAATATATGTAAGAATGTTTATATTAATGGTTCAATCATTGATGAGTAGAGAGAAATTCGCATTAAATTCAGATATTTTTATCTTTATCTTTGTTATTTTATTCAAAAATATAATTTATTTTTTTTGAATAAAACGATTCAATTTATAGCTCTATGCTTCCAATGCGTTTCCTTTTAGTTTTCCGTTGTTTTGTCTTTCTTTTAGTAGTTTTGCGTTTATTCATTTTTTTTTTAAATTCTTCAACATTGACATCTTTGTCATCGTCATCGTCATCGTTATTTTTATTTTTATTTTTATTTTTATTTGAAGGATTATAATTTAAAAAATATTCATCAAAATCCTTGGTTCCTTTTTTATCTTTCATTAATTCATAAATATCATTTTTTTCGGCTTTCATGTCTTCTCTTGTTGGTTGATTTCCATAACAATTAAGACCGAACCGCTTCAAAACGCCATATTGTTTAAATTTATTTTTACTTTGAACTCTGAATAAATATTCAGCCATGCATAAAATTCTATTTTTATCATATTTTGAGTCATCTTCGTATAAGAATGCTAGGTAAAAACTAAGCATCGTATCTATTGTTGCGATTTTAATATTTTTCCCTTTTATTTTGATTGTATTATAACTACTGCATCCGGTTGGTTCGTAAATAAATACAATTGGTTTTTTATTCACAGAAATTTCAATATGAGGAGATACAATTTCTCCTATTGATGGTTTATTTTTAATTTTAATATTTTTATATCCATCTGATTTTAACATTTCTTGTATAATTATTGCTATTTTATCCGGCTCTTCAGAAATAACATCAAACTCAGGTGTTCTATTGTATTTTTTACGTATAATATTAGAATATAATGAAAAAGCGTATCCACCAAAAAACACTACCCCATGAGTTATAAGTCTATTTTTAACAGAGTTATAGAGTTCATACTCTTTATTATCATCATGAACGTCATCGTTTTCAAATGTTTTTATAAATAATTCTTGTTCGCATTTTTCCCCTTTAATTGGATAATTTTTATTTAATAGGTTGAGTCGTTTAAATACTTTTTCCCATCGGCTTACATCTCCCATAGGACGAGATAATTCCAAGTACATGGACATGCGAAGAAAATTAGGCGGAGCATAATAAACCCCGTCAACTTTAATAGAGTCATTATATATCATTTTAAATAATTTCGGTTCTATATGAGTGATGTCTGCTACAGGTAAATAATTTACAAATACTTTGTATGTTCCAAAATGTTGTCCTGCTTTTGCTTCTACGTCTTTGTATCCATTTGAATGATATATATTGGCTAATTCAATCGCGTCATTTACGGCGTTTGATGAGAAAAAATCATAATCAGGCAATTCTACATTTTTATCATAAAACTTGTCATCATTCGGTAATAAATTATTTATAGCTGTTCCTCCATAACAAACGCATTTTTTATGTCTTAAAAAATCTTCAACTATTTCAATGATTTTTTTTACTTCAGGAGAATTAACCTGTTTTTCTCCTACTTTTTTCTCAGCTAATTCAACTGCATTTCTTAAAATTTCTAATTCTCTATCTGAACTATTTGTTAATTCTGCTTGTTTTTTCATTATATATATAGAGATGAGAATATAATGAAAAGCAATAAAATAGGGCGTATATATTTTATATATCAAATTTATAGTAATCCGATTTAACTTCTCGTTTTTCGTATGAATAAGCTGGATTAGGAGGAGTAGGAACCGGTATAGTAACAGGTACATATCTCAATTTCTCAGGTTTCAATACAAATGCTGTATTTTGTTCTTCAAATAGTTTATTATAATATTCTAAATTATCGCTTTTACTTTGTAAAGACATTCCAATCATTTGAGATCCATATGTCATTGGTAATGCGGACGATATATTTTTATCATTTGCTGATTTATCGGGTAAAACAATTGTCATATTTTTCTTATTAAATTCTGTTAATTCGTTAAAATCCTGTATATTTTTGATTTGACTAAATGTATAATTTCTTAAAAATATAGAACCTGACGCGATATTGACGTATTCATCCAGTGGGGTTTGTTGGTATAACGGATTTTTTCTATCAACCATTATAATAACTTTACCCATTAAATTTTTAATAGGTTCGGCTGATAAATTTTTCCCTTCAAATTCGTAGCTATATTGTTTATCTAGCATTTTTGTTTGTAAATTTGTATATAATGATTTCGCCATAGCATCATATATTTTTACATTATTACTCATTATTCTGAAATGAAGTAAGATGGGGTCATTTGGATTAGGGCAAGTACTATTGGAGAATGCGTATGTTGATATAATATCCATTGCTTCATCAAAATTAACACTATTATATGATCCCTTTGTATAAAAGTCTGAGACTGGCGATACAGCAATAACCGGTTTATCATTTAATGAATAAATTTCAAAATCTAAACATCTTGCTCCTTGTTTAATCGCGTTTTTAAGAGCGCATATATTAACAAAATCATTTTTGAACATTCCAGCAGAGCATGCGTTATAAGCAGTTTTAATATAATAATCTCTTAAATTATATATTTGTTGGTTATTATTGATTGATGTTATTTTTGGGAATTTTGGATATAATGAATCAAGATTTTTACAGTTTGTCTTATTTCTTTTAATGGTTATACTTGCATAAACGATGGATAATATAATCATAGAAAAAATAATAGCAAAAGATATCATTTTAATTATACTAGTTCCACCGGTAGCATCTTTTACCATGTTTATTACATTACTTATATTTGTTTTAATATTTGACATCTTATCGCTTACATTTGTTTTAATATTTGACATCTTATAATATTATAATATATTTTATATAATAATTTATAAGTTTAAGACTATTAAAATAGTTAAATAATATTTATATAATATATATTATGCCTGGCGGCTTACTAAATATAGTATCATACGGACAACAAAATATTATTTTAAATGGTAACCCTTCAAAAACGTTCTTCAAATGTGTATATGCGAAATATACAAATTTTGGTCTTCAAAAATTCAGAATTGACTTTAACGGACAACGTTCACTAAGATTGACCGAAGATTCAAAATTTACATTTAAAATACCTAGATATGCGGATTTATTAATGGATACTTATTTGGTAGTTCAATTGCCGACTATATGGAGCCCTATTTTTCCTCCACAAGATTGTAGTGGAAAATGGGTAGAATATGGTTATAAATGGATAAAAAATTTGGGGTCTCAAATGATAAAAGAAGTTCAAATATCTATAGGGGGTCAAATCATAGCTCAATATTCGGGTCAATATTTATATAATATGGTTGAGCGTGATTTCCCTAATGATAAGAAAAATTTATATTATAAAATGACCGGCAATGTAGCTGAATTAAATGACCCGGCAAATGGCAATGGCAATGTAAATGTCTATCCTAACGCATATTATACCACAAACCAAGCTGGACCTGAACCGTCTATTAGAGCAAGAAAATTATATATTCCTATTAATACTTGGTTTACACTTAATAATAAAATGGCATTTCCTTTAGTTGCTCTTCAATACAATGAGTTGATTATTGATATTACAATGAGGCCAATACAAGAATTATGTGTTATTAGAGACGTAGGTGATGAAAATAATGTGTTTGCATATGTCCAGCCGAATTTTAATAATCCTTATCAGGGATTTTATAGATTTTTGCAGCCACCGCCTGATGTTGAGTTGGATGTGAATTCATATGCGGATAAACGAACCAATTGGAACGCAGACATTCATCTTATAAGTACATATGCTTTTTTAACAGAAGAAGAAGAGAAAGTTTTTGCGTTGAATCAGCAACGTTATTTGATAAAAGAAGTGCATGAATATAAATTCAATAATGTAACCGGTTCTAATGTTGTTGAATTAGATACACTTGGTATGGTTTCAAATTGGATGTGGTATTATCAACGAGATGATTCAAATTTAAGGAATGAATGGAGTAATTATACAAACTGGCCTTATGATTATTTACCATATGGGATTGTAAATGCTGATACAGCCACTCAAACTTTGCCAAACCCATGTAGTCCTCCTACAACACCAAATATTAAACCCAATGAAAACCCTGATGGAAATCCTACTGGTTATTTTATTACTCCAAATTATACCCCTCAAAATGAGAAGAATATTTTAAGACAATTTGGAATATTGATGGATGGTAAATATAGAGAAAATATGTTTGACGGCGGTATTTACAATTATGTAGAAAAATATGTAAGAACTTCTAGTAATTCGCCTGACGGCTTGTATTGTTATAATTTTGGTTTAAAAACCGATCCATTTGATTTTCAGCCGAATGGTGCGATTAATATGAGTAAATTTAAAACAATAGAAATGGAATTTTCTACAATAACGCCTGTTCTAGATCCTTCTGCTGCGTTTTACCAAATATGCGATCCTGTAACCAAAACGATAATAGGTGTCAATAAACCATCTTGGATTATTTATGATTATAATTTTAATTTAACAGTAATGGAAGAAAGATATAATGTGTTGACTTTTATGTCTGGTAATGCTGCGCTTGACTATGCTAGATAAATTTAAAATCTAATATAATATAATATAATATAATATAATATATATTATATTCAAGAGTGCAATTTGTTATTGTTATTATTATTATTATTATTATTATTATTATTATTATTATTATTATTATTATTATTATTATTATTATTATTATTTTCCACAATTGTTATATGCGTCTGGTCCACATTCGGTAAATGTTCCTGTAACATTCATTCCACACGGCCATTTACTAACATACGGCGACCAATCTTTATAAAATGAATCTTTATGATTTACATCTGTTGTAGTTAAGCTATCCGTTTTAGTATTTGGATTTGCAGTTGTATTTTTGTCTTTATTGGGAGATGGTCCATTATCATTTTTTTCATCATCATCCGTTTCATTATCGCCTTCATTTGCCAAGTCACATGGGACCGCCATTTTTTTATATCCACATCCTACACAACACTCATCGTGTTTACATTTATCCGATTTATCCGGGCATACATACGGGCATTTTCTATGACAATTACCATCTACATCTTTATATATGGTTATCGGACAACTATCATTTATTTTATTTGGTCTTTGACAACCTTTACCGCATGAATTATCATCACATAATATTGGTTTTGTTTTATTAGAGAAATGTTCTTTTATGTTTATAAATAATTTGATGTAATATTTATAAAGTAAATAAATAATTGCCACAATTAAAATAGGAATTACATAATTTAATAATATTTTTGTTAAATCTACTTTCATTATATAATAATAAATATATAATAAAATACAATGAATATACAATACAATGCGTTTTAATTTACGTATCAATATCAATATCAATACTTGACTATAATATATATGTTTGGTTCAACCAATAAATAGCAGTAAACCAGTCATCATTATTATTTTTCCATTCTGTTAATTTATTGTAAAACATGTCATAATTACTTTCTAGAAATTCTTTTGTAACGTCGGTCCAATTATCTACAATAATAATAGGTAAAATTTTATAAAAGTGGTCTAAATTGTTTTTTTTCATAATTGGTATTGTGTTGAAAAAGATTGATTCGTAAATGCGATGCGAGTCTAGTTTATTTCCTTCGGGTGATAAAATATATTTTGACCTACGAATTTTTTTATAAAATTCTTCAATTGGTATTTGCTGATCTTTATATACCCAATTTTTATTAATAAATGCATTTAAACATTCTATTCGTTTTATTTTATTTTTTGTAAGAGAGAAATTAGAATAAATTAGTATATCTTTATCTTTATCTTTATCTTTATTTATTTTTACATTAAAATTTTCTTGAAATATATTTTGTAATTTTCGGTTGTTTATGAAACCAATTGGTATAGGTGTTATTTGATTGTTTATTACTAGTGAATTGATTGAAAAAATATGATTTGTTATATTATAAAGATATTTAAAATGTTCTAATGTAAAAGAGAGGAGAGAATTATGTATAATTAATATGAATTTATGGTTTGGCGGGTTATATGATAATAACGAGATAAATTGTATAAAATAATCTAAATTTAAAAAAACAATATCATTTTCTTGAATTAATTCAGGTTTAAAATTTACTTGATAATAAGGGCAATAAGACCATTTTGCTAATTTATGAAATTCATATCCAGAGACAAGAGACATAAACCTAATAATTATTAATAATATTTATATATTTTTAATTATTTTAAATATATATATATGTCCGATTTATCTCTAATTGAAATGAAAAATGAAAATACATCAGAAAGTGAAAGTAAAAAAAAAACAGATTGGGCAAAGTTTGGTAAATCTATATTAAGTAATTTAATATGTACTATTATATTAGGATTTATTGGTGCAAATTTTGTCTATATAATGTACGCTGATTTAGATTCATGGTTTCCGAGTGATCCTTCAACGTTACCTTATCGAACGACGAAGGTAGCGAATGGTAATAGCTTCAAAGATAAAATTTCAAAGATGTTTAGTAATTTTAGAGGAGGATCATCAGAAGAAATAAACAGCGAAAATGATAGTAAAAATTTTTGTAATAATTTGGAAAATTTAGTCAGAGGATCAGATGATAAATTTAAAAAACTTAGTGGTAAAATAGGTCTTAACGAGTTTGGTTTTCCTTATAGCTGGGATTCTGACGAATCAGGAATATTGAATATTATTAAAAGTTTATTTGGCAAATCAGCAAAATACTCATATATTAATAGTAGAGGAATATTAAAACGAGTTTTAAAATTTTTTAAAGGCTTTGAAACGGTTGGAGAAAATTTGTTATTTGTATTATCATTGCCAATATTAATATTATTAGTTTTATGTCAAATGCCGTTTATTATTGGATTTGTTAGTACACTTTTTTCATTTGCCGGAAGTTATTTTAATTTGATGCCTGCAAATTATGGATGGATATTAACGATTATAATTACTTTTTTCACAATGTTTTTATCTATATCATCCGGCTTATTATGGTCCATTTTAATTGGAATGGTACAAATGATTCAATTATATGTAACATTATTGGTGATGCCCTTATTTGACATTGATGTTGTAAGAGAGATTTTATACTGTAAATCTCATATATTATTATTATTCTTTGTTTTATTAACCATATTATCTGCATTTAACCACTTAGAAAATATATTAGCGATTGTTATGGCGGTAACCTTACTCGTTTTAACTAGTTATAAATGGGTTAAAAAAAACTAAAAAAATATAGAACAGAAACATAGAAACTACAAATATTATTTATAATAAATATCATAAATAATATAAAACATAATAGATATATTATGAATATTAATGGTTAATAATAATAGAAATAAAAATAATAAACTCTCTAATGACATTAAAAATAAATATCCATTGGTTAGTTTATGTACGCCAACATTTAATAGAAGACCATTTATACCAGCAATGATTAAGTGTTTTCAGCATCAAGATTATCCAAAGAATAGAATAGAATGGATTATTATTGATGACGGAACTGATAAAATAGAAGATCTTATTAAACATATACCTCAAGTAAAATATTTTAAATATGATAAGAAAATGTCACTTGGAGAGAAAAGAAATTTAATGCATGATAAAAGTTCTGGAGACATATTGGTTTATATGGACGACGATGATTATTATCCACCAGAAAGGATTTCGCATGCGGTCCAAAAATTAAAAGAAAATCCTAATGCTTTATGTGCTGGGTCAAGCATAATTTATATTTGGTTTAAACACATTAATAAAATGTGGCAATTTGGACCATATGGACCGAACCATGCTACAGCAGGAACATTTGCCTTTAGAAGGGAGTTACTTAATATAACGAGATATGATAATAATGCTGCTCTTGCCGAAGAAAAGGCATTTTTGAAAAATTATACAATCCCGTTCGTTCAATTAGACCCTTTAAAAAGTATTCTATGTTTTTCACACGAACATAATACATTTGATAAAAAAAAATTATTGGAAATGCCGAACATTCAATTTAGTAAATCGGTTGAATTATTATCAGAGCAAATCATAAAAGATAAAGAATTATTGGATTTTTATAAATATAAAATAGAAGATTTATTGAGGGATTATGAACCTGGAAGACCAATTATGAAACCCGATGTTTTGAAACAAATGGAAGAAATTGAAAAAGAAAGACAAGCAGAAATTGAAAAATGCAAGGCATCCAATAATAAAAGTTCAATCATGTTACAACAACCCGGGAAATCACCTATAATATTATCAAATGATGAGGTAATTGATTTATTAAGCAACCAATCACAAGAGGTAAATCGTTTAATTAATATTATCCAAATGAAAGATAAATTTATTGAATTAATGAAGAATAAATTACTAGAGAAGGATGAATTGATTGTGATACTAAATAAAGAGAAGGAGTTATACTCAAATTCTTATAAAAATGAAGGGGTGAATGTAACAAGAGTTCCAATTAATGATACTTTTGAAAATATACAAATTCGTATAAATGAAACCGAAGCTGAAAATGAAAATGAAAATGAAAATGAAAATGTATAATCTATAATTTTTAAAGTTTTATTAAGATATTGTTGAGAGAAATTAGTATGAAAAATTAATAATTTAATTTGAAAAATAATATAAAATAATATAAAATAATATAAAATAATATAAAATAATATAAAATAATATAAAATAATATAAAATAATATAAAATAATATAAAATAATATAAAATAATATAAAATATAAATATTTATATTATTTGTTTTGATTTACTCTTCTAATTCATTTTCATTATCTTCTGAATCAGATGTGTTTGTCTTACTATATTTGTCTATATATCTATACATGCGATTTATATCTAATTTATTTATTTCGTAATCCTGTAATTCTTCGTAAATAGAATCATCCGTACAATTATGTCTAATTTCCGTAAAATACGAAAAAAGATCTTTTTTATCTGATCCTAATGCTTGGCATAAATTTTGAATAAATAGAGAATTATTATATTCCGTACTGTATTTTGTAAGGACTTTTGTAAATCTAACTTCAGCAGGATTGTATTTACATTTTAATTTATTTGTGTTACAATAATTATGATAAATATTATTATTATAAAATGTTTTTATAAGCGAACTCATCTCATTAAATTGCCAAATTTGTTTTTGAAATGTAATTCTATCTATAAAATCCGCAAAACAAATATTATCTAAAAATTTTGAATAAAGAGGTATACTTTGAGATTTTGGATATTTTGATAAAACATCAATAATATTTTCATGCCAAAGTAAACTAACAATTGTTCTATCGGTTTCATTCATAATTGTTATATGTTCGTTTAATGATACAGGCGAATTAATTAATTTTTTAGTGATTTCCTTTGTATCTTCATTGTATGTATTAGGTTTGAATATATTTTGAATTAAATTTTTATTTAATATATTACATTGATTTTTATAGATATTATAAATAGAATTTAGTTTTCTAATATCGCCTTTAATAAATTTTATAATATTCTCGGTTAAATCTGTATCTAATTCAGGCATAATTGAATTTACAATATTTTTGATTTGTAAATTGGATGGTTGTTTTAATTCAAACGAGTTACATACTTTCATTAATTCTTTAATTTTTTTATCCATATGATAATTGCTAATACATATAATCGGATTGTATGTAATTTCTTCTATTTTTTGTTTTTTTGTTTTTTTTGGTCTTATCAATTTAATCAATGAGTTAATTCCTCCCTTGTCTCCATTATTCATTCCGTCTATTTCATCCATAACAATTGCTATTTTTTTAATCTTTTTTTGAAACATACTAATAACATTTGTATCAGACATATTATGACGTGTAATTGTATCAATAATACTTTTATTTCTTATATCGCCGGCATCATATTTAATTACATCATAATTCAATTCCTTCAATAAATTCATAACAAATTGAGTTTTACCGCTTCCAGGAGCTCCGTAAATATAAATGCTTCTTTTAAATAATAAATTTCCTTTATTTTTTTCAAAATCAATTAGTATATCTTTTATATTTTGTGATATTTTCTCTCTATCTAATAATTGATTTAAATTTATTTTATCCATATAACATTTCTGTTTATTTTGTTTTTATGTTGTTTTCCATCTAATCCTGTAATAGCTATAACATGATTTATATAATTAGAACATTTAATAGCATTCTTTTCATTTGCAAAATATCTTAAAAAATGAATATAATTTTTAAATATCATTTGTTGATATCTATATTTTTTTATGTGTATCCATTTATATAAATTATCATTAATTAATACATTGAATATAAAGTCATAATCACTAATAATAATTTTTCTGATATATGTTTCTACATTTATTTTTAATATATTAGGAAATATTTTATAATGATATTTGTTATATGTAGATTTATTTAATAATACTTGTTTATCATAAGATATATATGACTGAATAATTGAGATAATTTCACGAGGTAATTGTTTCAATTGAAATAATATATCGTCCATCCAAATATAGCAATAATATATATTGCATTTTGTTATTAAATAATTTACACTTATATTGTAAAAGTTTTATTTATTTATTTGGAACATTTTTAACACACTCATTCGGATTATTGGTTATTCCATCCCATGTAAGGTCGCACATTTTAGCCCAATTATATTTATAACAACCTCCGTCGGTTTTATTCCATCGTGGTTCAGAAAAATCAATGCTTTTAGAACAGTTAGATTTGCCTAAATTTTTATTGTTAACACAAACATTTCTATTATTTCTTTTTACCATTTCCCAATAATCAGGACATTCGCCTATAACAATATTGTCTGATACAAATGTATTTTTTCCTTTATACATTAGAAAACCAATTACAGCGAATGTAATAATCAATACTAACAAAGCTATATTAGCAACAAAACTTTGAAATGACATTATATAAATTAATCATATATTATTTTCTATTTAATATAATATATGATTAGGGCAACAAATTCAAATTCAAATTCAAACATAAATTCAAATGGTAGAGTAGACATTGAAGGTCCAAATATAAACCTTAAATTTGCTATGATGGATAAAATACCAGTAGATGATTGCTCCTCATTTAGAGATGCATTGACCGGCAATTGGAATGATAGCCCCTTATCGCTTGCATTTTTCTCAGGTAAAAATATACAAATATTACAAAATGCTATTAGAGCTGGCGTATATAATAAATCAGAAGGTAGATATACGATTTCCCCTCAAGACTGTGATGTCCTCAAGACCATAATGAGAAGTATGTATTTACAACATGCTGTAAATTTATCTTCTAATTATACAGAACAAATAATGGCTTTAAATAAATTAGTAATTGATTATTCAATCACTCAAATGTATGGAGAAATAGACAGTTATATGAAATATAAACGAGATGCTAGTAATATGTATACTCTTATGCCTTATCCTATGTTGGCAACAACTAAGGCTAAAACATTGGAATTAAAAAAATGGTTTTAAAATCATTTCGCTATTAATAATTAATTGTATAACTTTTTTATAATTTATACAATTTTATAATTACCTTATTTTTGATTGGTTATATTTATAAATGCCTTATTTTTGATTGGTTATAATTTTATATTTATTCATCTAATACAAGGGTTAATTTTTTCCCCTTTGGTTTACTTTGTTTTGTATCTCCTTTTACGGTCTTTGATTTTTTAACAACTTTAATAATATCCGTTTTCTTTTGTGTTTGAGTGCTAGAGTACTCATTGTGTAATGTTTCTAATTCTTCCATCCAAATGTCTTTGATTTCTTTTGATTTTAGAATAATCAATTCCTTTTCTTTTACCTCTTTTTCATTCATAATTTTTTCAACATTTTCTTCTGATACACTATCCATTGACATTTTAATCAAATATTTATAATCGTTATCATCATCAATTTTATCATATCCTTTCTCTTCCAACAATGATATAATTTCCCTCATTTTTTTCTTTCTAAGGTCAAGAGAATCATTTAATATTTCTTGGATATACTTGGCTTTATTGCTTAACACGACAAGATCATTTGTCAATATTTCAATCTGATAACGTTTTCTTTCTTGGTAAAAATCAAGTCTTACTCCGTAAAAATCGTCTATTATTTCTTCAGGCGTTTCATATTTTCTAAGTTTTTCTTCATGATTGAACGCATGCATATTATTTGTGGATTGGGTCGTGTATAATTTCAATAATTTTTCAACTCCGTTACATCCGTTACTATCTGTCGTTTGTAATAATTCTTGTAATACATTTGGATTAAATGTAATGGTAAATTCTACAACAATATCAGTGCTCATATCAGAATAATCTTTAACAAGACCTTTTACTTTCTTTTTAGTTGATTTCTCAGAACCCTCTTTCTCTTTCTCTTTCTGTGGTCCAATTATTAAATCTTCAAGATGTTCCTTAAAATCATCCGTCCAATGACCGATTGGCAATTCAGTAACCTTAATCGTATTTGGTCCAGTTATTTCATAAAGCCCCTTAATTAAATATTTATTCTCTCCGCATTCAGCAATTGTTCCATTAAATCCCTGGTAATACGGTCTTATTTTAATATTTTCAATTGTATTATTTATTTTATTTCTAATATATTGAATAATGTCATTCACGTCATAACACATTATACTAGTGCTGAACCCAGTTCCAATTCCGCGGCTTCCATTTACAAGAAGCATGGGAATGATTGGAACATAGTGAATTGGTTCTACAGGAAACCCGTCATCGTCTAAATATTTCAATATTTTATCATCTGCCTCTGGAAATATACATCTTGTCAGTTTAGTCAAGTGTGTATAAATGTATCTTTCTGATGCCGAATCCTTTCCGCCTTGCAAACGTGTACCAAATTGACCGCAAGGTTCAAAGAGATTAATATTATTTGAACCTACGTAATTTTGCGCCATGCCAACAATGGCTTCATTTAAACTTTGTTCTCCATGATGATATGCCGCTTGTTCTGAAACATATCCACTGAATTGTGCTACTTTAATTTCAGCAGTTAGACGTTTTTTAAACGCAGCATATAAGATTTTTCTGAGACTGATTTTCAATCCATCCATCACATTTGGAATAGAGCGGTCACAATCGTATTTTGAGAAATGAATCATCTCTTTATTAATAAAATCGTCATATGTAATGCTTTGATTATTCGTGTCAACGTATAAATCTCTGTTATATGTTTCTAGCCATTTTTTCCTGTCATCTGCTCGTTTTTTATTGAAAACCATGTCAATCGCATTTTTACTAGTATCTCCCTCATGTGTGAAAGTTACTATTTTCTTTCGTTCAAAATATTCCTTGAATTCTTTAGAAGTGCTCGTTCCTAGACCCTTGTAATATTTGATTTTCCATCCATTCGCATTATTATTTTGTTTCCATTGTTCGTATTCACCGTCGTTATAAAATATCAATTCATTATTTCCCTTTTTAGCCTTTAAAATTGGCGTATTCATAAATCCAATAAATCCATTTATTTTAGATAATGTTTCCCATTCGCTTTCAAATAAATTCAATCCTAATCCTTTAATGTGACTTCCGTCTAAATCTTGGTCTGTCATAAATAGAATTTTTCCGTATCTTAGTTTTTTCTCTACATCTTGGTCCGTATAAATTTTACCAGTTTCTAAACCAAGGATCTGTTTAATTTCTTTAATTTCTTTATTTTCAGAAATTTTCTTTTGTATTTCTCCTCTAACATTATACAATTTACCGCGCATTGGATAAATACCGATAATATTTCTGTCTTCTTTACTTAAACCAGAAACAATTCCTGCTTTGGCCGAGTCTCCTTCACAAAAGATAATAGTACATAAATTTGATTTATCTGTTCCGGCATAATTGGCATCAATCAATTTTGGAATCCCGCGAATGCTACGTGTTTTTACCCCATCCGTTTTTTTGGCAGCCTTATTTTCCTTAACTTCTGTAATAGCACATGCTGCGTCCATAACCCCCATTTTTGCGATTTTTTCAATAAATTTATCACTAACAACGCAAGATGAACCAAAATTAGGAATTGCCGTATTCATGAAATCCTTTGTTTGGCTATCAAACGCAGGATTTTCAATATCACAACGAATGAATAACATTAATTGTTCCTTGATTGCCGTTGGTTTAACTTCTACCTTTTTTTTCTTATTGATATAAACCTGTAATTTTTTGACAATTTGATTGATAATATACTCTACGTGTTTACCTCCTTTACTCGTGAAAATTCCATTTACAAATGAAACCTGAGTAAATTCATCTACAGGCGTTAAACATACAGCATATTCCCATCTCTCATTTGCTTCTTCATATACTCTAGGTCTATCCGTTTTATTTCCAATGTATAAGTCAATGTATTGTTGGAAATTGCTGACTTGAATTAAATCGGAATTATATTTTACTTTAACTGTTTTTTCTGTTACTGCAGCAATGTCAATAACGCGTCTTCTTAGAAATTTAATAAAATCGGCTGTCATACCAGATAGACCTAGACGTTGATAATCGGGTTTAAATGATACTTTTGTATAAGGTTTAAGCTTAGATTTTGTAATAACTGGAGCGCATATTTCTTCCAAATTATTCTTGAATTCCTGTGTATATTTTAATCCTCTATTATGGTCTATGGTTTCAATCATTCCCCAAGTAGACCAAATGAGAACCAATTTAAAACCAAATCCGTTTTTTCCACCTACAATTTTCTTTTCACTTTTATTATAGTTTGTTGAGGTACGCAAGTGTCCAAAAATCATTTCGGGAATCCAAATGTTATATTCGGGATGCTTTTCTACATCAATGCCATTTCCATCATTCATCATTGTAATGACCCCCTCGGCATCAATCGTAATGCTTATATTCGTAACAGGAATAACCCCCTCTTTACCAGATAAAATAGATTGTCTGCATCTTACAGCATGATCTCTACAATTGACAATGCCTTCATCAAATAATTTGTATAAACCAGGATTGATAGGAATATTTTTACTTATAATTTTATTGTCTTCAAATATATAACAATCGCTCTCTATATTTTCAATAGAACCAATATAAGTATCAGGAGCATCAAGGATATGTTGACGGTCCGTCTTCTTTTGGTATTGTTGTGCGAGATTTGTATCTGTCATTTTTAAGTCGCGGAGTGGATATTTAATCATTTAAATAATATATTTAAATGGTTTCAATTTTTATTTATGACAGTTAAATAAACCGGAATTGTCTTTATAATATAAAAATCTTGAAATTATCTTTGTAGGGTATTATACTATCTAAATTATATAAGATAAACCACTATACACAATTGGTAGATTTCCTCTTACACCATATAACGTCCATTCTGCTAACGCCGTATATGTGAAATTATGTGTAGAAACGACAATGTATCTAAAATATTTGTATGAATTTTTTTTTTGACTTGTAAATCGTTTTGTTTCATGTTGCGACCAATTTCCTACATTATTTGAATAATAAATAAGTCTCCAGCTTCCTACTTTAGTGTTACTTCCTACAATGTAAATCTCTTTTGGATATCCTTTCATTTCACTCGAATTGATTGATGTTAATGTAAAGCTATCCAATTGGATTGGAGAAGGAAGCTCAATTTCTAACCATTGACCTGGTATAACTTTCTTCTCTACGAGTGTTGTTATGCTTCCATCATGAACTCCTAAAGCATTGTATTTATCTGGTATACACCAAAAATCTATATCTGATGTATCTTTATTAAATATTTTTGATGGAATAATTTGATTTTTTAAATAATCTTGATTTAAATAAATATTATTATCTGTAACATTCACATTTAATTTTTTATATAAAACCCATTCCCCAACACAAGCAAAATCTTTATTAATCTGAATTGAATGAGAAATATATCTAAAACGACGATAGAGGTTTTTATTTGTTGTAATAAAACGTTTTGTTTCATTGATTCCCCATTGTGCTGTATCTTCAATGTGATATACTTCTTCCCACCCAGTTACATCAGCTGCATCAGTTATGATGTTGCTACCTACAATATAAATTTCTTTACCAATGCCAATATTGACATCGCTATTTCTAGCTGTTAAAGTAAACGCATCTAAACTAATTGCTTCGGGTAAAATAATTTCAAGCCATTCACCATTTATCGTATTTATTGTACCTTGATTTAATACATTGGTGGTTGATGTTCCACTATAGAGACCATTAGAAATATCATATTTATTACTATCGCTTCTCCAAGCATCATTTACATCATTGTATATTTTATTAAATGAACGCCATGCGTCGTGACTTGAATTATATATGCTACTAGAACGCATGATATAACTACCATTTCCATATTTTATATACGATAATTCTGTATTGTTTGATGTTGCTGCTAGTGGAGGATATTCCTTTTCTGTTTCTAATAATCTTTGATTTGGTTTTCTAAAAAATAATGTATCTTCGTCATTTGATACTTTATTGCCGTCTGGTTCTGTAAAATTAACATTGAAATACGATACTGATTTTTTGCCCAAAACTAATTTAAATGGATAATACTGTCCAGCAGTTAGAGAAATTGTTCCTTCTAATGGTTGAAAATCATATGTTCCGTTATTTTTATCAACGACGAGTGTTTCATTTATATATAGATCTGCTTTAACTGCGTCGGCTGTTGGAAGACTGTTATTATACCATAATTTGTGAGAATATATAGGACTACTATAATTAGTAATAGATTTAAGAAGCGAAAGAGGAGAAATCACCGAATTTGGCGAAACATTATCTAAACCACCTATTGTCGCTTGATTGTTGCCTGCCAGTGCTTGACTAGTTGATACAATGTAATTACCAATCAATTCATTATTCATTATTATTTTTACATCGTAATTTGTATTTGTTGGATTTCTATTTACATACAAAACCAGTTGTATATCCGTATTGAGATATTTACTAATATCATATTCGTTATTAACACTAAATGCTCCTGTCCCACTTTTATAATGAATTATTTGGATTTTCTTTATATCTGCCTCATCATAAATCGTTATAGCACTAGAATTTTCAGCGCTTCCAATTTCAGTTATAACACCTGTAGATGTTTCATTTAATCTAAAATTATAAATAAAAAGACAATCTAATGTTATAATTACAGCGGGAATTGTTGCTGGGTAAGGACCGGTTCCTTCATAAGTAGGATTGTCTAGACTTTCGGCAACAACACCAAATGTATGTGTTCCTGTATTTCGGGCTCTAAAATAACCATCGATTGTAACTGTTTTTGATGCATTATCTTCAGCTTTTAATATGTTTCCTGTCATGGTGGATAATGTTGATAAATTTGATGTTTTAATATTGTATAAATTTGGTTCATATAATCTCCATTCCGTGATTTCTGTATATGAATTGCCTACGGTTGAAAGTATAACAAGTCTATAAAATTTATATGTTTTGCTAGGCATCGGTTCTACTTTAAATGTTTCTCCTGTAACTGGATAGACTATATTTTGATTTTCATACACAATGCTCCAAGGATTATTTATATTATTGCTTCCTAATATTTTCATATTTTTAGGTTTTATAGTTATATCGCGGGTATTCATAAAAAAACTATGGAGTGATATTGGTTTTGGAAATTCAATTTGTAACCATTCGCCCGAAATATCACCAATTGTAGTTTGTGTAGTAATTTGTCCGTTATAACTTCCGCTAATATCATACGTAGAATTTGAACGCCAATATTTAGGCGTATAATCAAACGCTTGATAATCATATTTATCACCTACTGAACTACTCGATGAAACAATATAATGTCCGTTTCCATAAGATTCGTTTGTAATTTTAAAAGACGGTATATACGATTTAAATACATCTTCTGATGTAGCATTTATAATATATTTTGTAGTATCAGTCGTCGATATTTTTGTGTATAAAACCCATTCAGAAATACATACATATCGCTGGTAGTTGGTGTTATTATATTTAATGCTTTGGACTGATAAACGATAATATTGAAATGATAATGTTTTAGAAGGTGATAATTCTATTGTTTCATTGTTAGACCATTGGTCGTCAGCATCATTAATAATATCATCAATGTTATTAGTTTCAAAAATAATAGTCCAATTACCACTTAAATTATTACTTCCTAAAACTTTGAATGCTTTTGGTGCTGATGTAAAATTTGCTGCATTTCTTGAGGATAATTTAAAAGAACTTAAAACAATTTGGTTAGGTAAATTTATTTGTAACCATTCGCCTGATATGTCTCCTTGATTTGTTGCTGTTTTTATAGTAGAACTATAAATTCCAGTTGAATTTGAATATACATTGTTTGTGCTTACCCAAGCAGGAGAACCAGTGAGTTTATTAAAAGCATTATATTCCATATTATCAGTATGAACGCTATATATACCACTTGTTGTAATAGAATAAACTCCGTTTCCGTATGTCTGACCTGATACTGTTTGAGTTGCACCAGTTATAGCAACAGGCGGATATTCATTAATTCCTAACGCTTGATCAGGTTCATAATAACCAGCACTAAATTCTTGACCTGATACGCTTTCTCCATAATAAATATCAAATTTGTAAAAACTTCCAGCAGTCATTGGAAAAATACCATAACGAGTTTGAGTTGCACGAGCTCCTCCATTTTGAACAACTGGTATATTATTAATGTAAAGAAATGAACCGTCGTCGCTTTTTGTAAAAAATGTATATGTGCCTGTTTTTTTAGCACGGAAAGAACCTGATATTTTTAAAGAGCGATTATCAACATTACCAAACAGGTTATTTGTAGCACTTTCTAAACTTGATAGATTACTTGTATATCCAGATGCTATTAATGGCGCTGTATTAAACCAAGAAATGTTATGACTAATATCCAAACCATCTACACCACCGAAGTATCCATCGTAAATCATATATTTTAATTTATCAATTGAACCAGTATTTTCTATTTGTAATGCGCTATCAATTGCGATAGGAGGATATTTCGTACTTGGAATGCCGTTGTACAATTTTGCCGAAGATTCATATAATTTCCATTCACTAACACCTGTGAATAAATTTGGTGCAGTTAATATAATCAATCTATAATTTGAATATGGTTCTATTTGAACGGATGTAGGATATAATTTATTTGTGGTTATATTTGATGTTGTTTCATAAATTATATTCCATTTGTCATTTATATTATTATTTCCTACAACTACAATAGGGCTATTGCCGTTTACTATAGCAATAAATGAATCTAATGTATTACGATAAGGAAGTTGAATGTCTATCCATTCTCCTGAAATATCTGTTCGATTAACTACTTGAGTTACACCAATCGTGGCAGATAAAGGGTTATATTTGTTCATACCGCTTTGCCAGCTAGTCGAGTCGCGATTATCAAACGCCTTTTGTACACCATTATTAGAATTCGTACTACTTGAACGTATAATATATGTCCCGTTACCATAAGACATATTATTTTTCAGAATTGTTTTAGTTGTTAGAGATGCATTCTCATAAGTAAATAATCCAAGCGGAGGGAATTCATAAATAGTATCTTTATTTACAATATGCGAATTTATATCTCCATTATAATTTCCATCATATATTTTATAAGATAAGCCTAGATTATCTGAAAATAAATTCAATCCACTAGCATTTGATACGGATACTTGATTATCAGTATCGTATAATTCAATTTCATTAATGCTACAAGATGATAAATTACATTGTCTTACTACAAAACGGTAATCTGTATACGGAATAGTGGGGGTAGGTTTTAAAATAATGGATTCGTTAGTACTCCATACATCATCCGCATCATTGAATAAATTATTAATATTTGTTGTATCATATATCTTTGTCCAATCATTTGCTCCATTTCTTCCTAGAACGGCAAAGGAACTAGGAACACCTATTTTTACATTATTATCGTAAAAAGTAGTCAATTCAGTCGCGTTTTTTGTAAATATATTTGTATCATTCGAAGGATTTACTGTTCCATCATTATTTGGTGGTAAATATCCACATGATAGATATTGTTTCTCGTATAATATTATCTCATTTAATTCAATTCCATGATGGGCTGTTGATGATGTATATGTCGAAAAAAAAGTAAATATTTTATATGGTTTCATATGAGTTGTACTATTATAAGTTATTGTAAATGTGCTTCCAGAAGTACTTGGTATTACATTTGAATAATAATGTAACTCATACGTTGAACCATTAGTAACATTTGAACCAAAAACATACCAATTTCTCCAATACCAAGAATTTCCTTTATCAGTAGTAGATCTAATAAAATATTTATTTAACACTATAGGATATGGCAATTCAATCTGTGCCCAGACACCGTTTACACTTGTTCCATTCGGAAATGTAAATGATTTTAAAGTCCTACTTGACGTCCAATTACCAGAATTTTTAAAAATTCTATCGACATAGGTATAATTATAACTATTAGTACTTGCTGATGCTGTATATTGTCCATTTCCATACGAATTATTACTTATATTCAATGAAGCATATGGTGGATATCGTAATTCTGAACTACCTAAATGTGGTCCATAATACAATGTAAATGGGTAATAATTACCGGCGATTAAGGATTTAGTTGTACCTATTTTTTCAATATAGTCTCCATTATTTTGAACAACAGATGAACCATCTATTATTAAATTATTTTTATAATTACTATTTGTAAAAAATTTATATATTCCTGACGTTTGAGGTCTAAAATAACCAGATGCTTTTAAACTTTTTGAATTTGGTGGAATCGGACTATTTGTTACTGCGAAATATTCTAGTTCTATTGTAGCTGTCCCCGCAGTGATAGGGTCTATTCTAAAATATTTCCAATAAGAAGAAGAATTCCAATTTGTATTATTTGTCATATTGAATGTTATGATTTTCCATTTATTAAGTATAATCTCTTCATCGTTATAAACATTAATCGACCCAGTTGGTGTAGACGTTGTATCTTTATTATAATGATATGTCGCAACATAATCAGCATTTGCTCCTTTAATCTGACTAGTTCCGCTAGCATCAGTCCAATAATAAAGTTGTAAATAATCATTTAAATTATTCGGAAGAGTAGTAAATTTATATTTAATATGTATATATTTGTTAGTCGCCGGATCTATATTTGGACGCGACGTTCCAATTAATTCTAATATGGGGTCAGACGAATTAATCATTGTCAACTTAGCATTATATGCATTAAAAGATGCTGCTAAATTTGTATATGCGTAATCCGTTCCAGATATTCCTGTCCAACGCTCAATATTGCCACTTATTAAATTCCAATTATTACTATTATTTATAAACCCGCTATTTGTGACAGTGTCAATAGTAGTTAAATTACTAGTCAAATTGTTGGTTGTTGTAACTAATTTAGGTGCTGTATCAAACCAATTAATATCTCCGTTATAATTTCCATCATAATGAGTCACTATTAAGTTTTGTCTTGATAAAAATTGGGATGTTGTTTCATTTAATGATTTTAATAAGAAAGAGTCTAATTTAATTGGACTAGGTAATTTGATTTCAATCCATTCTCCAGAAATATCTTCTCCAGTAGTAGTTTTAGTCTTTTTCAATTGATTGAGTTCTCCACTCGTACCTAAATATTTACCAGTTACGGGGTCATAACTATTGTCTGCACAATTCCATGAAAACTGATTATTATTATTATTAAACGCGTTAACCACTAGAGAATTCTCATCATAATCACTGCTAGAACTGATTGAATATGTTCCGGTTCCATAGTCTAAATCTAGAATATTAATGTTTAAATTATTATTGCTTTCAAATGCTAGCGGAGGATATGCTTTAACAAAATCAATTCCGGCACTAAAATTGGGTATTTCTGTTCCTGAACTTGAAAATCCGGTGTATATTTCTATTTTGTAATATTCTCCCTTAAGCATTTTTATTTTATTATAAACCATTTTGTTATTAACCATTTGTTTTATTAAAAGATTATCATTCACAAATAAATAACTTTCATTATTGCTTGTTATAAATAGTCTATAATAACCGCTTGATTTAGCTTTAAAATAACCGTATATTTTGAGTGATTTATTTTTACTAGTTAAATCGTTTTTAAAATAACAATTTGTTGATGTTTGTAAATTAGTTAAATCATTTGTATATCCTCTTTCTAACATAACTGCGTCGTCAAACCAATTAACATTATTATTAAAATAACCATTGTAAGTTTCATAAATAAATCCGTTGTTCAATATCTTTTTCTGATAAAAAACATTTAATCCAGTCGCATTTGTAATAGAAGACGAGTTATAATATTTGAAACCAGCCGTGAATTCTGGAATCAGTGGATCTTGGAGAGGAGTTCCTATGCCATAATAAATGTCTATTTTATAGAATTGATCAGCAATCATATTTATTGTATTATTAAGTAAACTTCCTAACGTTGTATTATTAATAAGAATTCCATCATCAATAAGTAAATAACTAGAAGTATTGCTCTTAGTAAAAAAGCTGTAATCTCCTGTATATTGTGCTTTAAAAAATCCAGATATTTTTAATGATTTATTATTTATATTTGTTCCAAAATTTCCATTTGTAGCAGTTTGTAAATCAGTTAAATCTGTTGTATACCCACTTTCTAAAAGCATTCCACTATTTTCAATCCGCGATAAATTATCGTTAAAATATCCAGAATAAATTTCATATTTTAAACTCGTTTCTGGTGTACGTACTGCATATCCATTAACCGAACGTTCTCTTGTAGATGTTTGTAATGATTGTGATGGAACATCTCCAAATTCAATTATATTTGACGTTTCATCCTCTAGTAAAAATCCTTTAAATGTATTATTTGGCGGATATTCGTCAACCTCATAAGTATTCGGTTCGATATAACCAGAACTAAATGCGCCGGTTGAACTTGTTTTTCCATAATAAATATTGATTTTGTAATAATTTTTAGCAATCATATTATAATTTCCATAATAAGTTTCTTCTCCTTGTCGTTGTCTTTCCCCATTATAAACGACTGGAACACCATTTATATAAAGAAATGAAATATCATCACTTGTTGTAAAAAAAGTATGTAATCCAGTTTTACTTGCTAAAAAAAGCCCAGACAATTTCAAAGACATATTTATGGGTAATCTACTATTATTTGTAGTCGTTTCTAAATTAGATAAATCGCTAGTAATTCCATGTGATAATTCTTGTGCGAAACTAAACCAATCAATGTTTGGATTTTCGTTTGTTCCTTCGAAATATGCCGAATAAATTGTAAACTCTAGACCAGGCGGAGATTTAACAATACAATTGATTTTACATAGAGACGCCTTATTAATTTTTGCTCTTCTTACAGATGTACTGTTTGCTCCTACACCTGAACCAGGGACATATCTATTGAAAATAAATCTATCCTTATTATTTATAATCGAACCGATTGATAAAATGCGTCCTACTCCTGCCATATATAAATAACATTATACAAAAAAAAATAAATTTTTATTCAATTTATATCAATATTTTATTCTATTTTATTCTATTTTATTCTATTTTATTTACAAGTAATAATAAATCATATTATAAATATTACATTTTTTCAAATTATTATATACACATCGCTAGAAAGATTGCTACAGATACGGCTACCAATGTTGCAATAATAATAGTAGAATAATTATTATATATTTCAGGGTTCAAATGTTTAATCATATACGTTTTTTCTAATTGATATCCGCACTTATTTTTATAATATTCTCTTGTTCCAACGCCTGCAATAACTGCAATTTTATTATATCCTCGTTCAACCGCAATGTCTTCCGCTGTTTTTACTAATAATTTACCATATCCACAATGTTGCGATGATTTAATTGGTTGTTCTGTATTTCCAACACCCAATGAATATCCATAAACATGAACTTCCCGAATTAAAGCAGTATTTTTTAATTCATCAAAAATGTCAGCACCAGAATTCGTATCTATTCTTAAACGACAAAACCCGATAAGTCCATTATAAGTATCATTATTGCCATTCCAATATATTTTCTTTTCAAGAAATAACAATGACGCATAATATTTAATAATAAATAATACATAACTCCAAAAATCACGCGAATATATACTTGATGGTTTATTTGATTCAAATGAAATAAAATATTCATCCCCTTTTGAAGCAGTATATTGTCTTACAACGAGTCTTGCGTGTTTCGTTACTTCATTATTATCGTCTCCGATTTCCATACATCTAATACATCGACAATGAGTTCCCTCTTTTTTCATTTCGTCTTGTATTAACTGTCTTAGATTGCTTTTCTTCTCATATCCAGCCTCTATAGATATAGATGGAATATCTCTCACTAATCTCTGAATTCTAACCCATGGTTGTATATTTTGTTTATAAAATTTCAAAATATTAATAAGTAAATATAAGTCTTTTTCAGTATAAGGGATGTATTCTCCCTTTTCATACCAGTCTAATATATCAGATGTTACAATTAAATTTGGGTCGCTTGATTTGCATATGGCAGTTGGATATATTTTAACATCGTCAAATTGTAAATCCGGATTGTTAATCGATTCTTGAAACATCCATTTATCCAATAATGGAGAAGAGCCCGGTAGGTCAGGCATTAAATGACAAACAATTTTAAACCCGCATTGTTTTAATGTTCTGATTGCCCGGATGGTATCTTTTGTAAAACATTCTCGGTTTATTTTATTCAAAATGCCATCGTCATAATGTTGAACTCCTAATTGGATGCGAGTGATTCCCCAAAGTCTATAATCTTTGATTGATTGCCGAGTTACAAAATCAGGACGCGTTTCAATCGTTAACCCTACAACTCTGTATTTAGATGTTTCATTCATATTGATTTCATTTTCTACACTTTCTATTGGTCTAACGTCCGTGTCTTTATATTCAAACGTGTTTGCGGCATAATAAATCTCGTTCATAACTTGATTTCTGTATTCATAATTATACGATTCCCATGTTCCACCTGATACAATAACTTCTAGTTTATAAGAATGATTTTTATTATTTAGATTATTTGATATATTTCCGGTTTTAATATATGAATTGATTCTATCGTGCAGTTGACCTTTAACATCAAACTTATATTGAAGGGCTCTTAGCATTGCCGGTTCACTTGATAAATAGGATTTGGGCTGTGTATGATTGCCATTTAAATCCGTTTCAGTCGGACAATAAGAGCATTTTTTAGGACAACTAAATTTATCTGGTTTCAAAACAATTGTAGCAACCAATACCCCCGACCTTGATCGCATTGCTTTTTTAATCATAAATCGTTGTAATGAGTTATTAATTTTTATATCGGAATAATACTTTTCATAAATATAGCGCATTTGTGATTTAGAAGGATATATTTTGTATTTTTTTCTTAAATAATTCATTTTTGTATATTGCTCGTTTACGCTTACATTTTCAAATTTGTGATTTGAAATTAAATCCTTGACAAATAATTTTAATTTAATTTCTTCTGGCATTTTTGAATTTTTTGTAATAACATCTTCAATTTCTCTCATCGGTTCGTCTTCTAACTTGTGAATGTTTGACATCCGTTTACTTTGTATTTTGTTTTAAAATTAATTGTTACGTATTATTTAATTCAATTTTATATAAATTTATTAAAACTATATTTTATATCATAAATGTCAGGAGGAAGATATTCTAGAGTAAGTCCATGGTTTAATTATAGTGATAAATTTGGTTGTCCCCCTCCTATATTATTCAAAACAACAGTTATATCAGTAAATAGAAATGGTAAAATAGAAAGAATCATTATAAAACAACCCACCACTCCTTATTGGCAAGGTCAAAGCGAGAATATAAGGAATTCAACTTATTTTACAGCAGGGCAATCATTAGTATATGCGAATAAAACATTGAATGTGTTTGGTTCTTGGGCTGGAGCTCCTAGAGGATATGGAATGCCTCCAAAAAATACATTTTAATTTATTTTAAATATTTATTTTTTGCGTTAAATATTTAGAGAATAATATTTTCTAACATTAGATTATAATGGTTAAACGTGTATCTAAAAGTCAAGATGGTAAATATCATATTAAGGGAAAATCATATGAAAAATTAATCGGTTCTCGTGCGCAAGTATTTCACGGAACAGCTTATAAAACAGCTGGTGAGCTAACAAAGTCTAACATTTTAATGAATAAACATGGTCGAATTGTTTCGGCCAAAAAGCACGCGACTGCTAAAAGAGAGAAACGTTTAGTAAAAGCCGGATATTTGACTCGCAAGGGAAAATTTGGAGCTTTCAAATCCGGAAAAGCCGTTTCTCGTAAATCTAGAAAGTCTAGAGGAAAAAAAATGAGAGGAGGACGCAGAGATGACGAGGAAGTAGATGGCGAGTCTTCATGAACTTCAGGAGCAGTAGATTCAGATGGACTTCCAATACAAACTCTATAAATAAATAAAATAATATACAAACTCTATAAAATTTGTATATTATGACAAGACAATATAATTTAATAATATTTAGTAAATAAAATTTAATAAATATATAATGAGTTTTTATTGAATAATAAAAAAATTGAATTAAATATTATGATTACTAGTAATAATAAACTCTTTAATATTGAAGAAATGGATTTAACCAAATTATCAAAAACTGAACTTTTTGCAAAGTGCGAAGAGCTTGAAATTAAAAAATATAAATCAAAAAATAAAAGTGAGATGATTAAATTAATAAATAGTAAAAACTCATCTTCAAAAAAAAATATAGAACATGATAATATTGAAGAACAAATTAATAAAAATGAAAAATCTAATTTATTAGAATGTCTTGATAAATTGTTTCTAATTTATTCATTAAAACAATTATCAGAAGAACTAAATGTTGCAACCGGTACTATAACAAGATGGATAGAATTGAATTATATTCCAAAAAATTATGAATTTGACATATTAAATTTATCAAATATCCCAATTGATTACTCTAAATATTCAACAAAAGAAAAAGATCAGTTCTTTACTCCATTAGAAACGGCACAAAAATGTTTTCAAATATTTACAAATGTAATAAAATCATATAGTGAAAAAACATCAGACTTTAAATATATAGAACCGTCGGCAGGAGATGGAAGTTTCTTACAAGTATTACCGTCTGATACTATAGCATTAGACATTGAACCGCGTCATCCGTCTGTAATTAATTGCGATTATTTAAACTGGTTTCCAACTGAACAACATAATTATGTTGTATTTGGTAACCCCCCGTTTGGTTTGAGAGGACACACCGCATTAAAATTTATTAATCATTCATATAAATTTGCTGATTATGTATGTTTTATATTACCACAGTTATTTGAAAGTGATGGGAAAGGTGTTCCTCGTAAAAGGGTAAAAGGTTACAATTTAATATCCTCAATAAAATTAGAAAGTAATTTTTATGAACCAAACGGAACTTTTATTAAAATAAACACAATATTTCAAATTTGGTCTAAAACCCATAATAACGATTTATATAAAATTAAAGATTATACTAATGAAAAAATGAAAATTTATTCTATGTCAGATGGAGGAACCGTATCATCCACAAGAAATAAAGTTATGATAGGTAATTGTGATATATATATACCATCAACTTGTTTTGGAAAAGAAAATATGAAATGTTACATGAATTTTGAAGATTTGCCCGGAAAAAAAGGATATGGTATATTATTTACTGAAGATAAGAGTTCAATGATAGATAAAATGTTGAATATAGAATGGAATAAAATCGCATTTTTATCAACCAATTCAGCATACAATTTAAGAAGTTCGCAAATTTATTCATTATTCAATTTTTGATAATATAAATGTCTTCAATTCAAGTAAATTAACATTATATCCAATTTTAAATGAATATCTTTTTATAATATTTTCTTCATTAATTTTTATTGTTGTATCTAACTTAAACGCGCCGCTTTGTTTTCTCCAAGTTATACTTTTTGTAGGAAAATAAGGTTTACATTTTTCTCCGCTTTTGTAAAATTCTTCATTAAAATTTTTAAATATAGTTAAATATATACAATCTGGTGCTACATCAATGAATATCATAAATTCCGACTTCCACGGAGTTTCTCCTAATTCGTGCTGAAAACTATGACTAACGCAACCTCTATGTGATGTTTTTATTTCAACGCTTTTAGTTAATATTAATCCGTCCCCAATTCCTCCTCCTAATTCTTTTGTTTTAGACCCATCCACTTGTGCTTCAATATTACAACTATCACACATTTTTTGTATGAATGTTTCTCCTACAATTCCTACATTGTTAGATTGCAATTTAACTAAATGCTTATATGGACTATCTTTCCATATATCAGAAATTTCTTCTTTTTGTTTTTGAAGATTAATCAGACCAATAAATATATCATTTGGAGTATTTTCAATAATTAGATTGCTTTCCATATCTTATTGTATGATAATTCATTTTATAATTTAATAAGATATTTCAATTTTTAATAATAATAACTAATAACTAATAACTAATAACTAATAACTAATAATTTATTATCTCTTAACTCCATAACGTAGACATGATTAAATTATTACTATCAACGTGTTCCCCGATATAATCTAGTATAAATTTTTCTATATATCGTTTACTAGCAACGAGGGATTTATTTTTTAGTGATGTATAATAATACATACATAAATTATTTACATTATCCGGATATTGTGTTTCCTTTTTTGATAATTTATATTTTTCTATAATGTTAATAATGTCTGCTTTTTTATCCCACATTTTACAAGATATTTGATTTATATATTTTTGGTCTTCAATTTGGATGTCTGGATAAAAGTGTTGTAATAAATCCACAATTGTCTTTTCATTCATATATACATTTTTACCACACCACATTTTAAATAAATTGCATATCTCTCCTATTTCTAATTCATATTCATATTCATCTTCATCCTTTGTCATTGTTTCTTCCCAAAATTTTAAAAAACTACTTACCAATGGTAAATGAGGACTTGTAATATTCATGAATATATCTTGTCCTTCATTGTATTCTAATTTTTGTATTAATAATTGTTTCAACTTTGAACTAAATGCTACATTCGGAATAGAAAGCTTATCAAGATAAATTTTCCATAAATATAAAATATTTTTCCATTTAACAGACGAATGATTACATGTTTCTAATGATACTTTTATAAAATCCTCCGTTATATTTTCTAAATTATTGTCTTTTAGATACAATGCGTGGACGTTTAATGCTTTATTGCCACATATTTTTAAAAAATTGTCTGCGTTTTGATAACGGTTTGAATAATGACATGCAACACAAAGGAAATCCAAAATGTATTTATAAAATATTTTATCTAGAGCGAATTTATTATTATCATTTATCATAATAAGTCGGCAATCTGTATAAGAATGGTCGTAATATTTATATTTTATAGCATTAAAAAGATTTGTTATTCCTAATAAATTATATGCTTGAGTAAATATTTCATTGCAAATGCTCTTTATATCAGGTGATATTATATAGACTAAATTTTCATTCTTTTTTAAAATACTATCTCCTATAATTGTTAAAAAATATTTTGCACTATCTTTATCTATGAATAAAGCAGGATATAACTTATTAATAATAAATTGTATAGTTGCCGATTCAGGGATATATGACATTGGATTATTTTCTTTTATTTGTTTAATAATATTTGATTTTATTTTATGTTTAATTGTCATTAATTTTTGACCGCATGTAATTGAAGAGAGAATTTGATATTGGATTTCATCTTCATTCATTATAGTAAAATGAATACCATCATAATTAAAAAAAAGTTCGGTTGTTTGACAATATGAATAATTATATTTTTGTAAAAATTTACTTATAAAATATTCTTTTTCTTCGTTTAATTTCTCTCTGTATTTTAATTTATCGTCTTGTTCTTTTATAGTTTTTTGTATAATTACTGGTAAATTTGTAATATAATTATTTATTTTATTAATTATATATTGATTTGTATTATGCTCATTAAAAGTATTTCTAAGAGTATTCAAACAATTCTCTAATTTATCAAGTGATTGTGATTGTGATTGTGATTGTGATAGGGTTTGTGATTGCGATTGTGTTTGTATTTGAATTTCTTCTTTATTGTCTTGAGTTAATATATTCTCTATTAATTCAGTCATATTATAGATTAAATATATTTGTTATGTTATTTTTATGTTATTTTTAAATAATCAATTTCTATTACATGATTTTGACACTCTTTTCATTTTTTTATAATACTATTATATAATGAATAATTGGCAACGACCTAGCTTTCTAGGATTTTTTTTGAATGGTATTTTATTGGCTATTTTCTTCATATATTTTATTAACAATTATAAATCTTTGTCTAGTAAAGATATGATACATTTATCGTTGGTCGCTTCAATCGCGATTGGAGTACATAGCATGTTACATGATAGAGAAGAGAGATTATACGGATATAATCCTTTAATGAATCTTTAATTTCACTTTTATTTATGAATTATTTTATATAATATCAAAAAATACTTTCAACTAAATATTCAATACATAAGTATTTAAAGATTTTTATAATAATTTATTATAATGACAGATAATTCTTATAAATCAAATGTATTAGAAATTAAAACCGTTCAAATTGCTCCATTCAGAACTCTTATGACTGCTCTAAAAGATATTTTATTGGAAACAAATATCACATTTCAAAAAGACGGAATAAGAATTATTAATATGGATAAATCACATACTATACTGGTCCATCTATTTTTAGAAGCAATTAAATTCGAACAATTTTTTTGCGCGAAAGATAAGATTGTAATTGGTGTAAATATGTTCCATTTATTTAAATTAATTAATACTATTGACAATGACGATACTCTTACTATTTATATTGAAAATCAAGATTATAATGATGGGATTGTTTCATATCTTGGATTGAAATTTGAAAATGGAACAATAAAACAATGTAAAACACAGAAATTAAAATTAATTGAACCTGATAGCGAAGAATTAGAAGTTCCGGATGTTAAATTCTCATCTATCTTGAATATGCCGTCTACTGATTTTCAAAAGATAATTAGAGATTTATCTTGTATTTCTGAAAAGTTAGAGATTAAATCAGTAGGCAATGAACTCATATTCAAATGCAGCGGACAATTTGCGAATGCTGAAATTCGTAGAACTGAATCAGATGGAAATATGGAATTTATCCAAAAACAAGATTATTCAAAGGTAGTTCAAGGCGAGTTTTCCCTTAAAAATCTAAGTTATTTTATTAAATGTACTAATTTATGTTCTCAAATTGAAATGTATCTAGAGAATGATTTACCATTAGTTGTTAAATATGATGTCGCTAGTTTGGGGTCAATTAAATTGGCCCAAAGTCCGCTTCCTTCATTATAAATAATTATAAATAATATTATAAACAAATATAAATAATATTATATTTATTTATAATAAATAATAATGGAAAATAAACAAAATAAGAATAAGAATAAGAATGAGAATGAGAATGATTATGAGATATTATACGTTCATATTTGCGTGAATGAAACTAGAAATTATTTAAACTGTTTAAATAAAGAATTAGAATCAGAAGAATACAATAAAAATAAATGTAATAAATTATTGAATGTATTTTTGAATTGTCAAGAAAAGAATAATATAAAATAAAATTGAAATATTATTTTTAATACTAATATTATATATCAATTACAATACTTACTATGCCTGGATTTTGGTCCTTTGATTGGCTATTTGGAAACGCGCGAACTGGGTTTTGTGGGGATGACATGGACATGTATGGACCAGAAGACGGACAGTTTATTATTTTTGGAAAGTATCCTCATTCAAGAAGTAGAAATAGAGTCCATTCTTTGTATGAAAATAGTCGTGGTAGAACGATTTCAGAATCAGAAAAGAAAGCTAGAATAGAAGGATTGGCTCGTGTAGCTCAGGCAAATTATGATAACGAATTGGCGAAAAATAAAATATATCATTGCTCTTACTCATCGTCTCATAAATAAAACAATATGAAATGAAACATAATAAAATAATCTTTGTTATGTATGTGCGTTTGAAATATAAAATTATTACAAATACTTAAACTTACAAAAACCCTATGGTTTTTTTATTTATATTTTTCGTTTTTTTAGATACTATTTGAGTTTTTTCATTTATTGTATCAATATAATTATTATGTAAATCTAAATGTTCCCCTATTTTGGAACCAATCCATAATAATTCGCTCAGTTCCATTTCCAATTTTAATAATTCGGCATTTTCTTGAGGACTCAATTCTATAGTTGTTCTCATGTTATTTTCATAATATTTATTTATTTTTAAGAGTTTCTCTCTTTCTTCTTCATTATCTATTATTTCATTGACTAATATTTCATTATAATTGATTTCTGACACATTAAACGGTTCATTTGTAATAAATAACTGTTTTTCATGTGTTTTTCTTGTAAATATTTTAGAAAAAAATCTCCTGAATGGCACAAAACTTAAAACCCATCCACTCCATGACATTGTGTCTAATACTTTATTTGATGTATCTATCAAATCATTGCTTTTATTTAAATTATTGTTCGTTTGTATTAAACTTTGCTCTTGCTTTTCTAGTTGTTCTAAAATCTGAATACTTATGTCTTTCGTTTCGGAATTACATTTATTAATATCTCCCAAATATGATGATAATTTTGAAATGCGATTTATCATTATATAATAAAGAAATTATTATATTAAGTTATAATATATATTTTATTTACATATGAAAAAATATATAAATTTATATCATGCAGTTATATGAAATTTATATATTTTATAATTATTTATATTTTAAATTTATTTAATATTCAGGAATATGTTGTTTAAATAGGCAACCATGAGAGGATATATCTTTTATTTCACCAATAATATTTGGATTTTGATAAGTACACGTTGACAACCAAATTTTAATAATGCAGAAGTTTTTTTTAGGAGAGATAGTAATTCCATTAATAATAGCATTATGCTTTGGATCAATTGCGAGAGTTTCTCCAACCAAAGCATAAGCAAGATATTTCCACGTATTTGCAACTGTTTTATTTCCAACCTTGTATGAAAAACAACCACCTGTTCTATTTTTAGGGTCTTCCCAAATGGGTTGAATACCGTCTTTCATTATAAATAACATACAGTTTTTTACCATTTGGTCCGGAATCGTTTCGAATAAAACAATCGCTTTTTCTGCTGCTTCAATATCATAAATCGGTTTATAGCTTTTCAACGTCCAATCAACGTCGTGTGGTAGATGAGCCCACAGTCTCCATTTATTGTCTAATTTATATTCCTTTAGAAGTTCTTGTGTTGCCATTGTTGTTTCTAAACTTTCCATCTATATATTTAATATCAATTTTTTTTTTATATCATTTTAAATAAATCAGTTTTTCTAAACTACATTAAACCCAACGTCCACCAAGCATGATTTTGTTCTACAACAATCTCTTCCGATTTAATTTCTTTATCTAAATCATTTGATTTGTTTAAAGCACTTTCTATTATTTCATTATTGCAGTTATTTGTATCACATATATCAGAGACTATAACATTTTCAATCACGTTTTCAATCACGTTTTCAATCACGTTTTCAATCACGTTTTCAATAACATTTTCAACATTCGTCTCGCCGTCTCCTTGTTCTTCATCTTCACCTTGTTCTTCATCTTCACCTTGATCTTCACCTTGATCTTCACCTTGATCTTCACATTGATCTTCATCTTGATCTTCATCTTCATCTTGATCTTCATCTTCACCTTGATCTTCCTCTTCATCTTCCTCTTCATCTTGTTCTTCATCTTCTCCATAATTCGCTCCATTGCTTATATCATCATCCGTATAATTTTCAAGTATTTTATCTAGGTCATTTATTGGTGTATTATTTTTAAGATTAAATTGTTTATGGATTAAATATTCACTCCCTCTTATTTCAATATAATCGCCTACAGTCAATTTGATAGTGTCTACATCACAATCAATTATATTAATCTCATAACTTTCTATCGCATCTGGATCAATGCCATTAAATTTATTACAATGCCATAATACAAAATTTTTGTTTAAAATTTTATTACCAGCTACCATAAAACGCCTCAAATCTACATCTATATTTATAGGATCATCGTTTTTAATTTTAAGATTGATAATACAAGAAATAAAATATAATTTTACATTTTTAAAATTATTTTCATTATTAATAATTTTGCTTGTTTCAATGTGTTTCTTTACTCGTTCAATATATTGATCCATATTGTCAGGCGAGGTATGTAAGTCTGAATAATATATATAATTGTAATCGGTATAATATACAATATCATCGTTAAATGAATTACAGTTTATTGCGCAATATGTGATCTCATCTATATCTTTTTCTTCATTAAATTCTATTATTTCTCTCCCATCACGAACGATAGTATAATGATTTACATAATTAAATTTATTTGATACAATTTTGTAATTATCATAAAGATAAATGTAAATCGGTTGAAATACATTATTATTACTCCATATGTAAATGATGCTGCATATTCTCATTAATTCCCAAATAATATTATAAAAGTTTACTAATAAATATTCATTGTTCCATTGGTTTTTCCAAATTAAATAAAATAAAACAAAATTCAAAGGAATTACAACGTAACTTAGTGATATAGTATTGTATTGATTACAACTATCATCTAAAACTCTATAATCATCTTTATTTAATATCGTTTCTTCGTTATTTAACATTATAAATATAATTATATATTTTTTAATTTTAAATTACTTTTGTATATATTTTATATAAAAGTAATTCGGCTAAGCTAATCGGATAGAAACATTTGAACTCTCTTTATTGGTCCCTTTATTGTTGTCTTTATTGTTAAACTCAGTAACTTGATATGTTGTTTTGCCAGTTGTCGGAGATAATCCTAGAACATATAATAATAAACCAGTTATAATAGTCATTAAAATAAACGGAACAAATACTATAACCCATGCTACCATTGTAAATCCGTTATTGCATAATGTATCTAAGATTGCCGTAAAAACAATCATAACAACAAATTTCAATATAGCCGTGTTATACATATTTTTAATTATATCAACTATGATTTGAACTAATGAAAAACCTAAATATACTAAGGCCGGAGGACATAAACCTGCTAACATTATATATTATACAGATATAAAAAAAGGAACCTCGTCGTTTAGTATACCTATTTTTTTACCTACTTCATCGTTTTCAATTATTTCATATATAATTCCATTTTTTTCATCTGTTACATAATACCTTTTTTTATTTATAATAATTTCAAATACATCTTGGCAATCCTCTTCTTCTTTATCATCTTCTTCATCTTCTTTATCATCTTCTTCTTCATCATCTTCTTTATCATCTTCTTCATCTTCTTCTTCATCATCTTCTTTATCATCTTCTTTATCATCTTCTTCATCATCTTCTTTATCATCTTCTTTATCATCTTCTTTATCATCTTCTTCATCATCTTCTTCATCTTCTTCTTTATCATCTTCTTTGATTGTTTCTTCTATATCATATATCTCTTCAATGTCTGATTTTGATTGTTTTACATTCACATTATTATATGATAATCCATTAGAACAATAAATATCTTGTATATCATCCTTTTTATCATTACTTTTATCATCAATAATTTTTAATTGAATTGAATTTTTACGACAATCAAAATATTTATTTTCATACCAAAACCCATTATTATTATTATTCTCTATTATTTTTTCAATAAATGTCTTATTGGATTTATCTAATTCTTTATTTTGGTTTGACAATGAAATAAAAATAGTTTCAAAATTATTTAATTTTTCTTTAAGTGCTACATTCTCCGTCAAAAGATCATTATATTTATTATTCAAATTTTTATATATAGGAATGTCTTCAATAAATTTATTTAATTTATTAGCAATTTCAAAATTCGTTTCTATTTCTTTTGAAATTGGTTCTAATGCGGCACTCAATGATTTATTTGCATCGTCTATTATTTTATTTAAGTTGAATCGTTGTGAATTTTCAGACATATTATTTATTAAACAAAAGTTTCGTTTAATTTAATTTAAAAATATAATTAAATAAAATATAAACTATGATAGACAATAAAGACAATATAGACAATGAAGAATATAATGAAACAATTGATATTATTGTTAGACAAACAGAATTATCTAGAGATGAAGCAATCGTCTTACTTGATAAAAATCAAAATAATTATATGAAAGCTCTAGAAGAACATTTTGGCATTAAACCAAAAACAACTTCAAACAATAAGACAACAATTAATCAACAAATTTATAAAGAAATAAGATCTGTAATGGATGATGCTTCATTTAAATTTTATAATGAGAGAGAAAATCAAGGAGAAAAATAAATAATTGTCGTTCTCTTTGTATTAATGCCAATGCCAATTATGCGTTCTATATATTGATACTGATAAAAAAAATATAATGTTTATTGTGATTTAATGTTATTGATGTTTATTGTGATTTAATGTTATTGATATTTATTTAATTCCAAATTTTTCATTTAATATATCGCTCTTTGTTTGTTTTGTTCCTTTTCTTCTTAATTTATATTTTGACGATGGGATTGAATTATTATTGTTAATAATAAAATCATCATTGTCTTGATGTAGCTCAGGCAATTGTCGGGTTAATGGTTTATCAACAATCAACAATAATCTCTCGTGTTTTAATAGTTTACGATATTTTTGAATAGAAAGATTACCATAATATTTATCCAATGTATAATATGGATTAGGAGCAGGTTTAATATTCTTTTCATAGTTATAAATTTTACCGTAGGTTCGGTTCATTAAATGATATCTTTCAAATTTAGTAGCGGTATCAATATTTTCCTTCATTAAATACGCAACTCCGCACTCAGTACTACAAAAACATCCATAAACGTGAATAGACCCATTTAATTCATACTTAGGTATATAAATTGGTGGATTATCAAAATCGCATGTATCCCAAAAGCAAGCAGATTTTTTATTAGTTGTATCATTATTATGTAACAAAATTTCTAGTTCTGATAATTTTTTCCAAATATCCTTCATATTATTTTCATC